TTATTTTCTGAATTCAGCGTCCAATCTTTCTTCTAAATCCTTAACACCTTCTGTTCCTTCTACGTTTCCTTCTTCTCCACGTCCACTGGCATATTCTACATAATATCCAAAAGTACTCACAGGATGTATAAATTTTACTTCGTGTAAATCTATATATAAAGTACCACCATCTAATGGCATTGGTTTCATTAAAGTAATTGTTCTTGCTTGTTTTTCTGGATCCGATGAAGGATAATTTGGTTCTAACATTTGGACACTACCAACACATTTAAATCCCATATTTTTCAATTCTTCGACATATTCCGCAGTTTCCCTTGGTGTAATTGTAGATGTACAGTATTCAGAAAAAGTTTTGAATGTTGGTAATCGTTCGTATTTTGCTACCTGTTCAGAAACTAATGGTTTTACTATTCCATGTTCAGCATTGAACAGGGTTTTCATTCTTTTGATGTGTTCGTTTAAATTCATTTTTTTTTAATTAAATCAGATTATGCTACTTATATAAGTAAATATACCTTTGAACAAAAAAAAAAACACCCCGTGAAGTGTTTTTTCAAAGTTCTTGAACTTTTTTCATAATTTCAGTTACCTCATCAGAAGATAAATAACCGATAACATCATTTGTGATGGGTGTATTATAAGTTATTTCCCACTCATTTTCATTACCAAAAAGAACCGCAAGTTCCCATTGATTGTCAGTATTAGTGTAAGATCCGTATCGTCCATTGATTTTGAATCTAACAACTGACACACCATATCCATTATCAAAGAATATTTTTCCATGATACCCATCACCGGCTGAATGTTCTTTGAATTCTATATCGTCAAATGTTTTCATTTTCTTTTATTATGCAATTTTTAATTTGTAATAAGCTTGCAACCGTCCATCCAAGTGTTGCAACAATATTATCGATGTATATACTGAAAAATGTATTAAAAAATAATATCAATAACAAGAACCAAGGTAGTATATTTTTCATATGATTGTTTTACAATACATATTTTGAAATATCATTTAATTTCAAATGCACATTTCATTACTCTTTTTATTTTAACTGAATCTTCATAGTTTCCGATAACAACACCATCTTTGATTGTGAATGCGTGTCCTGAAACTATAACAAAAAATGTCCCAATTGGATTTTTCTTAATAAATGTTCCAACCGTCATATTTCGTTTTTTAACCTCACCTTTGACTTTAACATCATATGACAATGTTCCAAACATTGATGGGGTAAATCGGTATCCAACTAAATAAACTTTTTTTTGGTTTACAACAACTTCCTCATTTGCCATTTTAACCAACTTAAGAGATGTTCCAAAAGTCCCACATCGTGGTTTACGATTGAAGTGTGTCGCAACATATTCGTGAGCAACATCATAAGGAATTTCGAATGAAGAAGCAAATGCCCTGACAACACAATCTTTTGTTTCTCCTTTGGCAATTGCAGAATTAGAATATCCCTTGATTGCCTTTGATGTCATTTCGTATGGTAGTCTGTTTTTCATATCACAAAGATACAAAAAATAATTTGACATCAAAAAAAAAGACTCCAAAAAGGGAGTCTTAATAATAAATTATAATTAATTTCTATTTAGTGAGGACTATTACGCACCCGCTTTATAGAAATAATCACCAAAAGTTTTTTCGGTATTCAATCTTTCCATTTCTGAATTACCTAGTAATCGTTGAATATGATAAGGTATATTAGCCCTACCTAATTCCAATCCCGCAGCAAAGTTATTAATGTAATCGATGATATCATCATAGTCACCATCACTTATACTTTCCAAACATTCTTCCACTCGGTAATATTGAGCTTTATCTTTAATCTCTGCAAGAGCGTCGCGTAACATAAATAAATCATCATAAATATATCCTTGTGAATTATATATTTTTGCAGCAATCGAACAATCTACCCAAGCATTTCCAGCTGCGGTTCCTTTTTTAATTTCCGCAGCATCTTGAGTTGATACTGCAGCTTCATTCACAACACGTCTAATAAATTTTGTCAATTGTGACTCCGACAATCTAATTATTTTTTTTCTTTTCATAATATTTTTTTTCTTTTTTTATTTTTTATATAAATATATCTTGATTAAAAAAAAACACTATATTTGTATTTCAAACCAAAAAAATTAGAAAAATGAAAAACATAATTTTTATCAGAAAGTCAGATAACATTACTACAAAAATTTCAAAAATTTTAGTTTATTGTTACTTGTTGTCCATTTTTGTTATAATACCAATAAGTCAGGTGTTGATGAATTCACTTGCTTTACATTCATTTGATTCTCCAAAATTTCAACTTCATCAAGTTTTAACTTACCCATTATTTCATGCTCAAGAACCAACCCATTTGTTGTGGAATCTTTCTTTCTTTATAATATTTTCATCTCAACTTGAAAATATGATTAGTAAAACTAACTACCTGATAATGTTGGTAATAAGTATTGTCGTTAACGTCATATTAATAAACGTTCTATTTGTTTTACAAGGTGATGATTCTTTGGTGGGTAGTTCAGGTTTTGTTGCAACAATAGTGACAGTTTTTCTTTTCTTTTCTAATGATAATAAATTAAAATTCCTTTCTGTTGTCTTTATTTTTGACACATTAATCTCATTAAAACCTTCTCCTGAATTAAACTTTACCGCAGTAGGACACTTTTACGGTATTATTGGTGGTTTGGTATTTATTGGATATTATAAACTAAACAACTTATTAATGAAAAAGTCGGTATAACCGACTTTTTTTATTAATATTCAAATTCTTCATCATCGTAATCCCAATCTTCTTTGTCTTCATCATCTTTGTCAAGAAAATCATCAAAATTGAAATCGTCTTCAAAATGTGCGTTATATTCTTCATCGTCGTCTCTTTTCATTAACATTGTTCCTTCAGGGTCTTCAGCACCTGGTTGAAATATGTTTTTTGGCATTCTTCTATATGTCTTTGGTGAATAATCGTCGTAGTGTCTTTTTGTTCTTTCGTCATCAAAACCTTCTTCCAAGTCACCTTCGAAACCTTCTTCATATAACAAATCAATAATCTGATCAACTAACATATAAATGTATTGTGTTTCCGTTTCTTCACACTTTTCAGCATTTTCTTCCAATGCAGTTGCAACATCCATTTCATCCATTTGATTTAATTCTTCAAATGTAAATCCACATTCATTTTCCAATATATCTCTTGCTTCATCTAACAAATCTTGAAGTTTTTGTTCTCCTTTGTCGGTTTCACCCCACTCTTCATCTCTTCCCATCGAATGATTCATTTCAAAGTCATCGTCATCGTGGTTCATCTCAAACAAAGTTTTATTGACTATTCTTCTTATGTCTGATTCAGTTAATCTCGATTTCATATATTTTTATTTATAAATATTGTGGGTTTATTAAAAAGCTAATCTCTTGTTAACTCTTTCCAATTTTAATACATCAACTATTTCAACAAAATAATCTTCAACATCAGCTGAATTATTTCTTTCATCTGCAGGTATATCGTCGTAATAAATCGAAGAAAATAAATTTAATTCATCTACCAACATTTCAAAATTTGAATCTTTTTCTTCAAATATTTCATATAACATAATTTCACCATCATATTTTTCAATCAGGTTTCCAACTGTAACATATTGTCGTTTTGTAATATTATAAAATTCTTCTTCACTTTTTGTTTCACCTGTACCGTCACATTCGTCACACATTTCATTTCCACCCCCATCACAACTACCACATTCTTCATTTCCACTCCCTTCACAATTTGGGCACTCAAAATTTCCACTCCCCGAACAATCTCTGCACTTTTCTACACCTGAACCATCACAAATAACACATTCAACTTCTATTTCATCACCTTCTTCGTCTTCTTCTGTTTCTGTACCTTTACCGTCACAATGTCTACAATCTTCTGTACCACCACCACCGCAACTATCACAATCTATTCCACCATCCCCATCACAAGTTCTACAATATTCTTTTCCTGTACCTTCGCAATTAGAACAGTCTTGGTATCCATCACCATAGCAACTTGAACATTCATTTTCTATATAACCTGTGTCATCGTAAAAATCAATTGTTACAAAATATAAATCATTAATTAATTTTGTAATTTCCTCTTTTGTTTTATTAGATTGTATGAAAAATGCTGAATATATTGTTTTTACTTTGTCTGACATCAAATTAGTTGAAGACAAGATGGTTTGTGCCATTTCAACAGATTGACATAACGTATAGAATTTACGTAGAGTAATTAAATCTTGTCCGTACTCTTCTTTAGCAATATTTAATAATACTTTACCTAAAGATATAATTTTATTATCTGATAATGACATATCCTTATAAATATATCACTTTTCGATTAACACTGATGTTGTGATTGTTCGAACATAAATTGTTCAAATAATTCTGAATTAATGAATTCATTATGCATCATTTCAAATAAATCTTCCATAATTATATTTTTTTTACTTCGTAAGTATATCCAGAATCTGAATTGGTTTGGAATATGTCTTTCATTTTTTCTGCTTCTTCAAAAGAATTGAATTCCCAAATTTCACTTTCTGTGTTTAATAAAATAACAGGAACTTTTTTATTTCCTGATGCCGATCTGAGGTGTTTGATTATTACGTACATAAAATAAATATAAAAATAAAAACCCCCTTGTCAATCAAGAGGGTTCAAATTATTTTCCAATTACCAAATCGTCTAAATCTATTTGGTTGTTTCCTTTCATCCTTTCTTCTGCTTCATCATACATAAAGGACTTAACAACTGATGAAATGGATTGTTCTGATTGTGCAATTTTTGTTTCCATCCAATCTTCCAAAGTTTCTTCATCTTCCAACATTTCCCACATTTTGTAAGCAAGTGTTGCTATTGTGAAAAGTTGTTGCTTTGCCATGTATGAACCTTCTTTATGTTCTTCCTTGATTGTTCTTATGACATTTTCTAATTGTTTTTCTGTTATAATAATTTTTCCCATTTTTATGATGTTTGTTGTGTTATCATTTTTCCTTTGAGGTTTGCCTTTTTAATTTCATCAGCAATTAATGCATATAATGATGAAAATGAGGTTTGAAATTCCGTTTTGATTTGTTTTATGTTTTTTAAATCCAATTTATCTAAAAGCAATTTTAACCTTTCAGTATCTTTTACAATATTGTTTAATTTTTGTTGATCGATTTTTGCACCATTAACAAATTTTATTTGATTCAAAATTGATTCTATCTTTTTTTTCAAATTAAGTTTTTCTGTTTGCAAATTATTTGAATCCAATGAATCAAATGTTTGAAGTATTTCTTCTTTTGTATCATTAAGGAACTTTTGCATATCATCTAAAGAAATCGTTTCTGTTCCTTCTTTCAAATTCAAATATAACGAACTAGTTGCGTTTTGATGTTGAATCAAAATTCTTTTCTTTTCTTCTTCACTAATTATAAAACTTCTATGCATAATATTATAAATATCAATTCAATCAATAAATTCAACCTCAATTACCAAATTACCATCACCTTTGATTACACGATGGAATGTTTCTTTTGGAATGACTAATGTATCACCTTTTTTCAATAATTTTGGTAATTCATTATCCATTTGGAATTTCCAATTTGTTGACTCAATTATTTTAACTTTTCTATCTTCTTTATCCCTGTGCCATTTCAATTCAATCGGATCGATATTTTCATCGAACGTTCTAATTTTTTTTTCGTCAATATTTTTTTGTTTGAAGGGTAAATGTTTTTTCATTGTTAATAATCTTTTGAAAACTGTTCAAGGGTTTTTTTCATTATTTTAAAATAATCGTTATTAAACCAATCAAGTAATTCAGATAAGGTATCAAATCTATTTGGTAAATCTATTTTAGAATATGGTTCATAGTCTTCAGTCTCACCGTTGACATTATCAGTAATTTCAACATTTTCGATAGGGAGGTAACATTCTTGATTCCAATACGGTGTTCCATAACCGTATAATCCATATTTTTCAGTTTCGTAACTATATTCAATTGCTCCTTCCATTTTACTGAAAAAAAACTCAAGTGTGTAATTTTCTGTACGAACTACTTTGCGAAATAAATCTGTTTTATCATAAAGGGTGGTGATTAAATCATACGCCATTTTACAATCGATTTCCATATCGTAATCCTTTAAAAGAGTCACAACTTCCCCCAACGGTAAAGATGTATAATTTGAAATTTCTTGATATGAAAACCCTTGCTGATAAAACTTATTGACAAGTTTTATTTTTTTTTCAGAATGAAGATCTTCTTTCATTTCTTTCAATTGTTTTTCTGTAAGTATAATTTTCATCACCAATATCCACCGTATGTTTTACCACCCCAAAGATGTCCATACCTATTTATTCTACACGCCCAATAACCAGCAGTCATTCTATCTTTTTTTGCTTTACAGTTGTGTCTTGAAGCAAATGCCTTTCTTGCTTTGGGGTTAGAAACTTTCGCAGTTAATCCACCGTGAACATCACCAAAACTTATTTTCTTAACTTTTCTTGTTGATGGGTTCATAACATAAACCACATATTTTTTTCCTCCACCAGTGTTTCGCATCGGTCTACCAAGTTGAACTTTTCTTCCTTTGTATTCTGCTTCGTTAATACTATTTTCCAAAATGGGTACTTCAAGTCTTACAACTTTACCATTTGACAATCTTATTTTTTTTCCAAAGTCAGATTCCACAATCCACTTTTCTTCATTGTCAACATCAATTAAACCTTTATTATATAATGTTCTTGCCTCATTAATCAAGTTAAAAAATTCAGGCGAAAAAGGTCTGAATACGTTTTCAGTTAGTGGAATACCATTATCCAAATGGTAATTCATATTTTCGGATATTAATGTTTTCATATACATAAATACCTTTAAAACAAAAAAAGGTGAGCAACTACACTCACCTTTTTTGGGTCGTTCACGGAATGTGAATCTAACTTCCACCACTTTGTTTTGAAGATAAACAAAGAAACTGTTAGGACTCTATTTTAGATTTTGCCGATACTACTTCAGCCATAGAGACCTCCTTTGTGTTTCCGATAATTAAACATTCTTTTAATATGTCGTTTGGTATATGAATCAAAAAGTCTTTACCATTGAATGATGTCAACTTCTGATTCATTTCCAATGAACTATGTAACATTGTAAGAAAGATTTTGAACTGAACTTCATCCAAAAAAGATTCATTCAATATTTCCCCAAACTTAGGATGTATTACTGTTACTTGTTTTACTTGTGCCATGTTGTAAAATTATAAAACTTTTTTCAATTAATCAATTTTTTTGTACTCTATTTTTGATACTACTATATTTGTTATTTCGAAATATTTCAATTCTTCCATAAGTCTGTCTTGAAACTTATCTCTATACCAAGAATTGTATCTTCTTTTTCTTCTGTTCGCCTTTTCATTAGTAAATGAATAGCTATATTCATTGTTACTTAAATCAACAATCAAGTCAATTTCATAAACATAACCATATTCAGCACCCCAACTGTGCCTATACTTTCTAATGTTTTTGATTTTCAAAACACTATTATTCAATTCATTGTAATATGGGATTTTTTTATCAAAAAGTAAGGTAGTTTTTTTGAAATATTTTTTAGCAAACTTTACCTGTTTATCTGCAATTGATTTACCAAATTTCTTTACGTGTTCCATAAAACAAATTTAGAAAAAATATTTGATTTGGCAAAATGAAATAAAAAATTAATTTTTTTTTGTTTATGTGAAAAATTAATATATCTTTGTATTGTAATATTTTATTAATCATTTAAAACTGAAAACATGAAAACTATTTTTTTGAATCTTTCTTTTTTGTTCGTGTCTTTTATTTCTTTTTGTCAAACACAATTCAATTTTGTTGGGTTTGGTTTTTACAAAATGGACTATTCCAATTCCAAAACTAGTTTATCAACTTTATTACAGAATGGTCCAAATTCCCAAAATACCGTTTGGACTGAAGGATTTAATCATTACGAAATTGATTTGGATAATAAAACTTTCGTTCACAGATATGTCGGTGAAAATGAAGGAATTAAAAAAGTTTCAGTAATAAATAATTTAGTTACAACAGATGATTATGTTAAATTTGACATCAATACTGAGGATTTTGGAAACGTCACTTGTTTAATCAGTCTTAACACTAAATTCAAGAGTGATTTGGTTTTTAAATATAAAAGTGGTAATACTACTAAAGTAGCATTCTTTTAAAATAAAAAAATCCCCAAGTAGGGGATTTTTTTCATTTTGTTTTGTTTTTAAGATCTTTTAAGTCCTTTAGCCATATCTTCTTTTGCCATACTAACAAAATCGGAATCTACATAACCTGTTGGTTTAACACCTGTCTTTGTTTTACACCAATTTCTAGCAACGGTGTCAACTTTTCCACCATAACCGAAAAGATAATATGAACCTCCACTCAGTACATCATTCAAATCAACACCTGACATAGCACCAGGGTTACCATTTTTGTCACAACGACCATAGAACGCCATTTTTCCTTCATATGTTACTTTATTGGATGCATTATAAATAAGCCCATCAAACACTACTTTTACACCTTGGATTCCAGATGATACACCCCCATCAGATGCCGTGGGAGTACCGAATGCAACTGCCATTTTTGTTGCGTCCCTGTTCCAACCCGCATCCAATACCGCTTTTTCGCTACCTTCATTAATAACTCTTTTGACTATTCTTGCAAGATCTGATTCTGTTAATCTAACAATTCTTTTCATAACTTTTTTTCAATTTTTTTGTTTATTTATTTGTTATTTAATTATAAATATATCAATCTACAAAAAAATCCCATCAGATGATGGGATTAATATCATTTTTCTTTTTTTTGTTTATTTGTTTTTTCGATTTTTTTATCAATATAATTGATTGTTTCTTGTGTTATCCTATCTATATTTCGGTGAACACTATCCAACGATTCCCTCCAATCACGTTCTTTTTCGTGTAATGAACGACTAAACCATTCAAATTCATGTCTTAAAGTTTCTTTTTGATTATCAACTTCCTTTTTAAGTCTAAAGATTTTGATAATTCCCACGATGAAAACACAGATGAATATCAAAGCAATTACGGTAAGAAACCCGAATGAAAAATATAACATTTCCATAATAATTTTTTTCAAAATTTATACCTCTATGGTAAAAAAAAAGGGAAGCAACTATTTGTTGTTTCCCCAATAAATTCCTTATAAGATTTTTAACCTAAAATAAAAACCTGAGATTACAGTTTTTTGTGAGTTTCTTTAGAAGTATTATTGTTTCCCTTCGTATCCACTTTCTTTTGGAAAGTAAAACTCAATGACGGTTATTTAGGTAAACCACTCCTTGAGGTTTGAATTACTCTCATCTTACTTGACTCTTTCCGAGGATGCCTCCCCAGTTCGTCCTTGCGGGACTAAAGGTTTTTCGGATAATTACACATTGACTTGGGATCTCTGTGTGCAATGAACAGCTCATTACTATGTAGTCACCTTTCATCCAAACCTGACGGACACTTTTCCTTATAGCTTTCTTAGTTAATTTGATTCAACTTTTTAAATCATAAGTATTGTGTCGTGGATTTTCGAAGTAGTGGTCCGCCACCCGAGCCAACCCATCTTTTGAACGAATCGATACTCAACTACTCCGTGAAATGTCCCCATTTCCATATTTCAAGACTACTTCGTGATTAACCCCTTGGTAGGAGTTTATCAAGGATAATGTCAGCACCACCTGTTTGTTATCATACCTTTCGGTTTTAAGTATCCTATCATATTGGAAAACGCAATAATAAAATTGGATAATCTTATTTTTTGCAATATTCCTACGGGTTCTTCCTATTGATGTTCCCACCTCAATCGAACGACCCACATCGCCCAATCGTCTAACCACTTTCCCTACAGCGTTGCCCTCGGTACTAAAGGTTATACGGTATCCCGCTTGTGTACTCAAGTTCGGTTACCCAAACCGCAAATCAGTTACACTTCTGATTCACTTTATCCCACTTTCGTGGTTTATTTAACGACTATACACCGCCGAATATCTTTATCAGTTTCATTACTTACTCCTGAACGGATAATTCAATTTTCAAAGAACGATTTCGGACGTTTCCGAATTTGTTTTACAAAGTTACGACTTTTATTTCTATTTGTCAAGTACTTTGTGAACTTTTTTTTTCGATTCGACAACGAGTATCTTTCATCACCTTTAGTTTCAAATCTTTTACAAAGTTAAGTCTTTTATTTTGATTTGACAAGTACCTTGTAAAATTTTTTTAATTTTTTTCGACGAAGACATCATCAGTACCATACTTTTTTGCCATAATGTGGGCAAATTCCAAGTTAGGTGTGTATACTTTTTCGTTTCTGTCATTTACATAAGAGTAAATAACGTTTTCAACTTCTTTTGTTGTTTCTGTCATATAAATACTTTTTAATGTGATTAAATTCTTTTGTAATTATAAATCAAAAATGATAATTAGTCAAACGATTAATTCATCATTCTTCTAATTTCCCCTTTTTTATCCACTGATTTAATTTTTTCTTTAACCCACAGTTCCACATTTTCAGGACTTTTAAATATTTCTTCAACATCTTCAGTTTTATCAACAGGTAATTCTACAATTTTACTTGCTCCTGTAATTTTATAAACTCCAGTGTTTTTTTTACAGTATTTAACCTTTTTATTGTCACCTACTAAAACCAAGTCATGAACAATATTATCACAGTCAATACCATTCCCTTTGACTATTATGTATGGCAAATCTTTGAATGGTGAATATGTACGGTAACCATCTATGTGTGGTTTAAATTCTTTTTCTTCTTTCAAATTACCCCAACCTTCTTTTGGTTGTTCCAAATCTGGTTGTAATCTGTAATTGGTTGTCAGTTCTTCACCTTTTTTTAAATCTTTGGATGCGACTAAGTATCTTTTATTTCCAACTTTTTCATTATGACAAGTGGGTTTACCACTATGATTATGCATTTTACCCAATTCAGTAAAATCATAATTGACACCCATTTTTTTTATTGTGTGAAGCAATCCGATACGTTCACCTTTTTTGATATTTGTTTTTGCAAATACCCCTTTTCCCGCACCTTTAATGTCACTATCGTCTATATAGTACTTTTTTTTTTCAACGACATTTTCGTTGATGGATTCTTTTTCTATATAACTTTCAAGTACTTTTACAAACTCTTGTTGAATTTTCTTAATCATATCTACATATGATGTTACCTTATTGTCTATGTCTGGGTTATACCTTCCTGATTCTATTTCTTTTTTGATTTGGTTTACTGCTGCAGTTTTTTGCTTTTCAGTAAGTTCTTGATTTTTTTTCATCGACTTCAACTTTCTTTGGATGTCCAAAACAAAATTGTTTGATCCACCATATTTTTGTATCATCTTTAATTCGTCATCTTTATACCTTCTAATGTTTGTGTAAAGATAACTTAAACCAGAAATGTTTGTAATACATTTATGTCCACCTGAATTTGCTTTCACGACATCCATACCATTAACACTGGCTTTTTCCAAATTCATTTTTTCTTCGAAAGTTAAAGTGGAATATAACTTATCTGAAAGTTTATTTATTTCACTTAATGTATCTTCTTTATTTCCTTCAATCTTCAATGATGGTGCATTTCCATATATCGCTAAAAAATCTTTGAGAGTAAAACCAACGGAACCCTCACCAGCCTTTGATTCAGAAACTCTTTTTAATGTACCAAAACTTATTTTTAATTTACTTAATTCCGGTTCAAACTTTTTAAGAACCTCATCTTTCATTTCACCAAGATTAACACCTTTAAGTGAACGTTCACCTTTATATGCATTACAAGAAGCTTGAACAATTCCTGTCGGCCAAGCAATTACCAAGAAGTCAGCATCAGGATTATTCTTAAACGGCGTATATCTATCATATGAACCTGGTTTTGTCATAGAACCCCCACCATACTGTACAATAACTTTACCCTGTACTTTAGGGAATTCTTTCATTTTTTCAATATAATTCTGTTTGTTTTGTTCTAGTTCTTCAGGTTCAGCATAACCTTCCACCTTCATTATATCTCTAATATTATTTAAAATACTTAACAAAGATGGGTTACTTTTCATAACCAATGTTTCTAAAAATTTTGGTTTGTTTTTAAATGCAAGTAACAATTTGTTTGTCACCAATCCCATCATCATTTTATTTCTTTGAAGTGATTGATCCTTATCCATTTTGAAAATATAATTCATTACCATGTCAAAAGTTATATCATGTGCAAGGAAATTGGCAGAATCGACAGTAGATATAAGAAGTAAGTCATCAGATGGAAAAATATCTTTTGGTGATATCGTTTGGGATATTGTTTCAACATTCGATCTAGATGCCTTGAAACTTGTTGCAGTTCCTGATTCAACACCAGCTTGTGTATCGTGGTGATCGGTATGAATGACAAACATTGGTTTGCCGTGTGCAAAGTCAACTAACACTGGCATCACATCACCTTCTGCGTCAAGTTTTTTAACTGAAAACTCTTTATCACCATATTGAATCACTTCAGCATCAACTACTTTGATGCCGTTTTGTTCAAGATAGTTTTTCATTGCAATTGCGGTAGTTACACCATCTAAGTCTTGATGGAAGTAAATTTTTGCTTTAGGGTATCTTTCTGCGATTTTTTTAATATCCCTGATACCTGATTCTTTAATTATTTGTCTGTATTGCGATTCTGTGATTATAATTTTCATAACTTATAAATAGTTACAAAAATAAAAAAACCCACTTTTAAAGTGGGAGTTCTTGTATTGTTTGTAATGTTTTGAAATATTCAACCCTTGTTTTTGCAATTTCACTATAATTTGGTGATAATTCAATACCTAACCATCGTCTACCTAACACTTCAGCCGCCACTAATGTTGTACCACTACCGGCAAATGGATCTAAAATCACATCGTTTTTGTAGGATAGTATTTTGATTGCTTTCGTTGGGATGTCCATCGAAAACGTTGCCTTGGTGAGTGATTTAGTATCTGCAAAGTAATTCCACTGACCAAAAACAAGCTCCATAAACTCCTTCTTATCTGTTTCTTCATACACAACTTTAGTTTTTATGGTTCCATCCTCCTGTTGAATTTCAGTTGGTGTCCCTTTCCACTGCGGTTCGCCTTTCACCTTTTTAATGTGGTGTTTTTTGTATGCCAAAATGACACATTCCTTTGGATTATAAATATATGGTGAACTAGGACTCATCCAAGATCCCCAAGCAGTTGTCTTACTTCGATGAGGTGATTGTTCCTCTAAATCCACGATACCAAAGAACCCAAACCCAATTTCTTTCATTATTTGCCACATTTCTGAAACAAAGAAAATTCTTCCCCCTTTCTTCTGTCTATTGATTTCGTATGGAATGTTCAAAGCAATTCTACCGTCATCTTTTAATAGATTATACGCTTCAGTTAACCAATTTTTGGCAAACACCAAATATTCATCAAATGGTACATCATCTTCATGAACGTCGTAATCAATTCCAACACCATAGGGTGGTGATGTAACAATCAAATCGACAGAACATTCAGGTAATGTTTTCATTACTTCAATACAATCACCATTTATAATTTTTCCTGTTTCAATCATTTTTTTCTAATGTTTCAATGTGGTGATTTAAATACCAAAGTGCCTTTTTTAAATCTTCCAATTCTTTATCTTTATTCTTTTTGCCTGCTCTTGAAATATATTTAACCGTGTTACCAAGTGAAAACCCTAAGTCCCAAGCATCAATTACTTTGATTGCTTCGTAAATGTTTGTTTCACCACCATAATGATTTGGGTGGTTTACTTGTTCATTTTCCATATAACCCTAAGTTGATTAAATATTTTCTTACTTCCCTACCTAGATCGGCATCATTAGGATATTTTTTTACCAAATTAATGATGTGTTTATCATCTACTGATTGGTTACTTCTAATTGATGGATTTTTATAACCATACTCCTTTTCTTGTCTTAACTCATTTAGTGTCATTTCCATTTAAATTAAATTCTATTTCTGTTGTTGATATATTATTTCTATTTTCTACCATAGTTTCTTTTTCCACTTCAAAATTATCATCATTTTGATATTCTTCCAATAACTCTTCGGTTTGAAGCACACCGTTGTATCTATTGATAATTTCATCAAAGTTTCCTTTGAAATTCATTTTGTGTTTTATATCATTAATTGCTTCAGCATTTTTGATTGATTCACATAATTGATATATGATTTTATATGGGTCGGCGTTTGATGCAGGTCGTCTGTCTTCCAAATATCCCTTCCATTCATTTGCTGTTGTTTGTGGAACCCTAATTGATGCACCCCTATCTGAAATACCCCAACTGAATTTGTTTATTGATTGTGTTTCAAATTTTCCAGTAAGTCTTAAATCATTCGAAGAACCATAATCTTCTATATGTTTCCAATGTCGTGTTTCTAAACTTGAAAATAATGATTTGAAATATTCTTCACCACCTTTTTCCCTCATTTTTTCTGTCGAAAAATTGGTGTGAAGTCCTGAACCATTCCATTCACCTTTTTGTAAAGGTTTTGGATGTAACTCAATTTTGTAATCGTATTTTTCTGCAATTTTATGTAAGAAATATCTAGTCATCCATAAGTCATCACCCGCCTTTAATTTTCCTTTTGAAAACACTTGATATTCCCATTGTCCAAGTGCAACTTCTGCATTTATTCCTGTGATGTCGATTCCATAATTCAAACACATATGTAGGTGTTCATTTACAAAACTTCTACCAGCAACATATTCACCAACACCACAGTAATATTTACCTTGCGGTTCCAAGTTATTTTCGTCATGCCCCAAAATACATTTGTTCTTTCTATCGAAAATAAAATATTCTTGTTCAAAACCAAACCAAATATTTTTTTCTTCACCAATTAATTTGGAACGTGTATTTGATTGATGTGGCGTACCATCTGCATTTAAAACTTCACAAAAAACATATACCGTCGACAAAGTATCAATCATATAATGTCGAACTGGTTTTAATAAACAGTCTGAACTATCTGTTTGCGCCTGATTGGTGGACGACCCGTCAAAATTCCACATAGGAAATTTACCTGTAATCATAGCGTCTTTAACATCGCCATGATTAACTATTTTAACTTTACTTCTAAGGTTTGGTTCTGGTGTGTACCCGTCAAGCCACACGTATTCAAGTTTAATCTTCATCTTTATTTTCATTAATGTATTTTAGTATTTCTTCTTCTGATTTACCTTCAATGTACAATCGATAAACATCATAGGAAAAGTCATCGTTAATGTAAAAAGCATCTACATTAAGGTAACTTAAAATATCATGAACATTATTGATTATACTTTTTTTATTCAAAAATCTTTTATTAAAACCCATATGGGAAAAATAAGAAATTAAAGTCCATTAGTCAAACTTTTATTTTCAATAATTTTAGATTGAATCATATAATTCATAATTTTTCTTTTGACTATCGGTAAAAGTGTTTCTTTAAGTGGGAATGCGTTATTATGACTTACTTTGAATAGTATCAAATTTTTATGTACTAATTCTTCTTGTAAGTTTTTAATCAAAGGACGCTTAACTTGTTTTATTACATTTTCAAAATTCTTTTTTTCACATTCTGATATTTTTTTAATATGACACTTTGTTTCAGATACACCTCGTTTGATTGGTTTTAATATAAATTCATACAAAAGTGTTTTGTCGTTATACTCTAAATAAAACAAACCTTGTTTTGGTTCAATTTTTTTTCTGTTTTGAATTGGATTAATCGAAACTGTGTCATTAACTATTTCCCAAATCGCCTTTGCATGATTAAAGTAGTCCGTTAACTTTGGTGATGTATACTGACAAATCTTATATATTTCTAATATTTCGTCCGCATTAAACTCTGGTAAAATTTTAGGAGCCAAATCAGACAATAGTATTTCATCATCAGGATCTTTCAAAACCCTATTGAGTGATAATATTTGTCCTTTTTCAACTAAAAGATTAATATTTGCTAAATGTAAAGAAATTTCTTGAAACTGTGGATAAAGTTTGAAGCTATTAAGATTTTTATCAAGTTTTTGTAAATAATCTAAAAGGACATACTGTTTATGTTCTAAATCTATAGGTTCTTGTAAAATCCAATTTGTTTCCATTTTAAATGATGATAAAAATTAAGAAATATAAATAACACAGTAAAGTAATTAATTTTGTCTCATCACATGATAAGTGGTTCCATTAATTTCATATTCTTCATCAGAACCATCATAACCATTTAATAGTGCACCATATCCGTCATGTCTTACAACGTCTTCTGTTACTCCTTTTAAATCTATATAATCTAAAATGAAGTCTTTTTCGAAACCAAAGTTTTTGATATCTTCAAAAAAATTATCCAACCTATCTTCAGCCAAATTAGTTAACGCATCATCAATATCGTCTTCATCATAACCTCCTTCAGGATTATCATCAATATCTTGAATTAATTCTTTTGTATTATTTATATTGTCTTCTAAGGATTCTTTTTCTTCTTCAGTTGTTGCCTGTTGTAATTTATTATACAAATTATTCAATTTTTTTTGAAAAACTTCTTTGAATTTAATCTGTTCTGATGATAATTGTTTTTTAACACCATATTCTTCAGGATTATCATAAACTACATCTTCATAATATTCACGATAAAATTGTCTTACAGCATCTTTATCTAAATTCTGTTCATAAATCCAATCCCTGAACGCATCTAAACCAACATCATCAATTAGATTCGTAACATAATCATAAGCAGCATCGTCTAACTCATCGTCTCTATAAACTTCCCATTCACTTTGAAAGATGTTTTCACCCAACCATTCATACATTTTAGTCCTTCCATAATTTAGAGGATAAATAAAATATTTATCTTCATCTTCACCAAGGTGACCTTCTGATTTTAAATGTTGGTATAACGCTTCTGTTCTTTCTGAAACATCTTCTTCATTTTTAACATCCCAACTATCTTCTTGTCTTAAACTTTCTAAATAGTCGTATTTTTTTTGTAATTTCTTTTTTTCTTCTTCATGAAACATTTTTGAATTATAGTTATAAAAACTACCTTTTACTTTACTTTTATCAAAATGTTCAATACCAGAATAACTAATATCCAAATTACCCTGAACATAGTCAATACTATCAATGTTTTTTACATCATTTGAATTTATTTTCAAATCCCCGTTGATTGCAATTTTTTTGTTTTTATATTGTGGTAATTTACTAATCATAGCACCGTTTCCGTCCACGTATTTTAGTAATTCTAAATAATCTTGAGGATCGACTTCAACCCACTGATTTTGTTCAGTTTCTTCTAATAAAACTTTTTTTATGATGTTTTTAATTGACATATTATATAAATATAAGTTATTGACAAATGACTATTTTATATTATTAAATATTTATATAAAAACATAAACTAATAAAAAATAATATCATGGGCTGCGGATGCAAAAATAAAAACAACGGTAACCAAACGGTTCAACCACAACCAGTACAGACTCAACAACAAACAAATGAATCTGTAAAGAATGTTGTAACAAAGATTGTAGAAAAATATTATAGTAAAAAATAATTTAAGTTCATAAAATTAAGTGTTTAGGGTAATTTTTTTTTTACTTAAGATTGTAAAAAATAAAAATTAAACACTTACATATGAATCTAAAATGTTTTTATAATTACCTTGACGGTAAGAACCTATGTAATATTTTTGCAAATCTTATTGTTGACGAATTACAAAAAGAATCTCCCGACGTTAAAACTGAAATTTCAGTGGTAAATGTCGGGAATTTTTTTGTAGTAAAAGGGCGGACTACGTCAACCACGGTATTAAATATTACTGATATATTTTCTAACTACCTAAAAACATCAACAAAAAAATCTGTAGAAAATTTAAGGGTAATTGACACTTTACTATATAATTCACCATTTTCTTTCAATTTTTTAAATTTGTCAGAGGTTTTTGAAAAAAATACTTTACATGATTCTTTTGATGAATTTGTAAAGTATCATTCGACTAATGACTTATTTTTTAATTGCCAACTGGATGAACAAAATTCAACCATTTTGTTTGATTGCGACGCAAAGGATGTTGAAAAAGTTAACTATTTAATTAAAGAAAAGTTTCCAAACTACTCTACACTGAAAGTAGATTTATCTAATGAAATTTACGTTTCTGATAGATTTTATGGATTATCAATGAACTATGAAAAACTTTATCACATCCTTCTTCTTTACATTAAAAACCATTTATTTCAAAAAGGGATTTCGTCAAAATTGGTTATTGGAATAAAATCTAATTCTTTTTATGATGAAATAGATAACTTAAACGTATCGTTAAACTTGAATGGTAGTAAAATTATAGTAAACCAAGAATGGTTAGAATCTTTGATACTAGATGTGTTTCCATTTCGTATGAATGAAATTTATGATAACTTGAATCTTTCCGAATGTAATTTACTAAAAGTACTAACCCCAACAAATGAACAAGCTTGCTGGCAAAATTTGGACTTGGTTTCTGAACTTATATTATATTGATAGATATTCTTTTACCAATTCAACACCACCAAATATATCTTCAAAATCTCTATCAGGTGCACATAATTTGACGTTGTGCACCTCATCTTTATCTGTAAAAGTCATTAACATAAATGCTGGAAGAAAATCGTTTTCTGTTGCCTCACTAAACGCATTATATTCTTCTCTGTGTTCTTGGATATCTCTTTCAATATAGTCGATATCATTTTTTTCAAATTCATCTTTAATCATACCACAAAAGGGGCAACCCTGCATTGTGAACAAAATAACAACTTTCATATTTTATCTATTGTGAAATATTTATTCAATCCGAAAATTAACATTTCAACTTTAGTAATATCTTGTGTTAAAATGTATAATTTATAAGTAGTGTCATTATCTAATTTTTTGAAATACAAAAATTCAACTCCCCAAACTATTAAACCTTCATTGTGTATATACCCTTTATCATAATTTGAGTTAGTCCAAAGTAACTTGTTTTTTTTGATTAATACGTCAACACCATCCCTTATTATGTTTTTAGTTCTTACTATGTTTGGATGAAACTCAAATTTGTTTATAGAACGGTATCTATCGAAAATGTGGCTAGGTATTTCTTCTTTTTCTTCCATTATTAATACAGTTCGTCAAAAAAATGATAATCCACTATTATTTCTTGTAAAGTGTTTTGTCCACTCCAACTTGGTGTCATTCTATGAACTACCCCCTTTTCTGTTTCTACTTCAAAAAATGAAGATTGTAATACGTTCACTTTTCCATTCATGTATTTTTTAGTCATTCGTGGTAATTTGATAAATTCTTTTTGATACAAATAATTTGCAAAATTTGTTAATTCTTCAACCGGACTATTCCATTCTTCTGACAATAATTTATTGAATCTACCTAATGTCTGTATTCTTAAAAGTTCTTTTTTTCTAAATTGAAACTCTATCGTTGCCCGTATGTTTGAATTTTTATCACCCTTTCTTAGTGAAACTATAAAACAATGTGGTTTTTCACTGTAAGTTCTAACACAATTTTTCTGAACCATGGATTCATTTTCATATTGTTCAGTATTCTTTAGTAATACAGGATAAAAAGTTTCATCATTGTATTTGATTGGTTTTTCTACCAAATATGCATCATCACCATAAAACCTATCTACCACACCCGTTCTGTATGATTGTAACAATGACGACCATTCAGAATGTTCAACCACAAATTCATCATGTGTTTTTGCATTTATTTTCACAAATTCACCATATTTTTCTAAATCTTTTTTGAACTGAAAATGATCCAATAACGAAAATGTAAATTCACTAGTGGTTGTTGTATTCAAAATACTAACAATATTTTCTTTTTCTTTTTTTGATATTATAATAGGAGTACTAAAATTCGATCCATTGTACACATCACTTAAAGTCGAAGTCAAAAAAACATCATCTTTGATTTTATTGAACAAATCCACACCTAATAAATCATAATAAAATTTAATATTGCTCAAATCTAAAAAATCATATCGATTAAGTAATCTTCTGATTTTAGTACCTTTCATTTCATTTGTTTTCATAAACCATGTTACTAAATTGAAATCAAAGTTTTTTAAGATTTTTTTTGTCAAATAAAAACCTGCAAATTTGAAGTAAGAATCAGGAAATTTAATTTTATTGTTCAATAAAATAATTTGGTAGTATTTCGATGGAATATTGTCAGTATCAACTTGTAATTTCAAATTCAATCTTTTAATTATTTCATCAAGGAAATTGTTAAACACATCTTTTTTTACATCATCATCTATAAATGTTTTTGTCAAATTATTAAAAACTTCCAAACTAACCAAATTAGTCCTATTGACTCTAAATCTTCCACCTAACTTTATTTTTTTCTTAAAATTTGTGAAGCCACTATAAAACATTTTTGTCTTAAATGAAAATGTTAGAAAATTAACTTCCCTTCTTACTGTGAAATACTTTTTTTCTAATCCTCTCGATCTTTTGTATGAAAACAATTTCATAGAAATTTTGTCTTCATTTTTTTCTACTACAAATGTTTTTCTTAACATACTAATAGAAGCAAATGGGTTTGAGTAGTTTTTTACAAAACATTCTTCTGTATCATTGCCCTTTTCATAAGTAAAACCTTTTTTGAAATTTATATAGTATTCAATGTCAAAATCATTATCTGGTTTTGGTTTAGTTTCAATAGGGAATTTATTGTAATTTTTGAATAACTCGGTGTAGTATAAAACTTTTTCCTGTCTGTATATTGTTTCCATGATTATAAATGAAATGAAATTAGTTCAAACAAATATCACCCATGTGGTGATTAAAATAAGTTGGGATTTTTTTTGGGACATTCAACTTTAACACCAACTCTATGATTTGTTGCTTTGTTGGTTCAAGTGGTTTTTCTTCGTCTTTGGAATTTGATTCAACAATATTTCTAATACCTTCGAAAAACTTTTCAGGTTTAGCGTTTCCTATCAATTTTTTTAACTGATCGGGGTTTCTTTCAAAAAACCCTTTGAAGTTGCTCATGTATATGTCTATGTCTAAATTTTTCATTTTACAACTTTTAATTTAAACAAAGATAAAATAATATTTTGAATTATACAAAAATTATTTAAGCCGTAGGAGGAAATACGTGAAAATCTTCATCCGTTTCTTGTCTTTGTTTCAACGAATCAGGTAATGTTTTTTCTGGATTCGATCTACTCAAATTCACCAAATTCAAATTAGGTAAATCCGCCAAACAAGATGGTAACATTTCCATATTTGGGTTGTCAGGTAATGAAAGGAACTGTAACTTTTTAAGGTTACAAATGCTTTCAGGTATTTTGGAAACGCACCCAACTAAATGAAGTGATGTAAGTTGCTGAAATCTTCCTAAACTTTCAGGTATTGGTAATTCAAAACTATCTTTTCCTTTTTTAGTAAATTCTAATCTAATAATGTCTGATGGTAAACTATCGAAAAATTCTTCGAATCCATAAAGTGCAATGAACTTGGATGCGGAGTCATCAGGATAGTTTACTGCTATTTTCTTACCATCCGCAGTTGTTAAACCTTTCATGAATTCAGGTTTAAAGAATTGTTTCAATCCTTCTTCTTGACTGTTCAAAAATTCAATAAGATTAATTTGTCTATCTGCAGGATCCATATATTGGTTTGATGGAAAATGGAATTGGTATCTGTAAGCGGGTAACCCTGATTTTTCACCAGTATCCATAGAACCTGTATATTTTTGTGGCGAATTTGGAATAACAACGTAAAGTGGTCCGTCTTTAATATATCTATCAAACCATGTTAGTCCCGGTGAAGACGTACACCATCTAGTTTCCCCTCTTGATGGTTCCAAATAATAACCACCATAAAAACAAGCAGCATCTTTACCTAACTGTCCGGTATCTGAAATTTTTGCAACAGTCCAATTACCACCTCGGTACACAATTTCAGCACCTGGATGTTTATAAGTGGTAGACGCTTCTTTTTTCTCTTCAGCAGTCGCCTTTGTTTTTTCTAAACTAAAGTCTTTTACTTGATCATAAAGTTCAGATGGTGTTAATTTATTAATGTCCCTATATTCTTGGGGTAATCTATTTTTAAACTTTTCATATTTCATTAAGTCACCTGTAACTTTGTACAAGTCTTCCATAAACATATCTTGATATCGTTTAATCGCACTTTTAACTGCAGGATCATTGGGATCTTCAATTCCGATTACTTGCATATTTGGTGTTGCATAGTTTTTAAGTAACCATTGGGTATATTTTCCAATTTTTACCTTTTCCATGTCCTGCGGATTTGCATTATCTGAAGTCATACCTTCAGGTATTCTTGATGTTGGATCCGCTGATATAATATCAAAAAGAATTTGAAACGTCATTGACGGTTTTCTATCTTTTTTTGGTTTTACAAATTTGTCATATAAAACATCGAATCTTGAATTTTCGATAATCAAATCCCTCAAAAGGGTTGTAAATCTTAATGCCATTACTTTTAGTTTTATTAATAAATATTAGATTGGTAATAAAAATTATTGATTCAGTAATTCATAATCAACAATTCTTCACCCATATTTTGTTTTGTACCCTTTTTTGCTGCAGCTGCTTTAGCAAATTGTTTCTTTTCCCATTTGTATTTGTCTTCAGGAAACCATTCATGTAAAAGTTCAAAGTCATAATATGAAAGACTAAATTTTCCTTTTACGTTGTGTAATACTTTTGCCAATCTTTCGTGATCTTGTCTATCAAAATCATGATTCGAGTAATAATCTTCCGTTTTCCAATATGGTGGATCTAAATAAATGTATGTGGATTCTGAATCGTATTTGTTGATTACGTCAGCAAAATCCATGTTTTCAACGTCTGTGATTTTTAAGAAATGTTCAATCCAATCAGGTTTAGATAATTTATCCCTAAACGTAAGGTATTTTGATTTGTATTTACCCTTCAAGTCAATAAATGAACTTGTTTCTGGTTTTGAACCACTAAACACTTGAGTTAAAATATAAACATACTTAGCAGCTACTTCATAATCACCAGGGGTTACGCTGAAACCTTCATTAAAAATTTCAGTCTGAAAGCTTAAAAATTGTTCTTTCATCTGTGGTGGTGTAACTTCAACCCCGAACTGTTGACATTCTATTGAATTAATTACTTTTAATAATTCTGTCGGATTTTGAACACATTTAAAAAGGTTATAGTTCAACGGGTTAAAGTCGTTGTAAACCACTTTCTTAAGATTTGGGTATTCTTTCAAGTCCATATTAAAGAAACACCAATACATCCCCCCAAATGTTTCTAAATACGTTTCCATATCTTTTGGATAATAAGGGACTATCCATTTACCTATTTTACTTTTACCACCTATATAACTTAACATTTGTTTTTTTATCTAAATATAGTTTATTTTTATGTTCAAATCAAACTTAAAATTTATTCACTTATATAATAATTTAAGATATAATTATTTATTATGGAAAATATAGAAACATTACAACAAGAAACAAAAAAAGAAGGTTGCAAAACTTGTAAAAAAGGGGTTAGTACTTCACAAAAATGGATGATAGTAATTGCCGTATATATGTTAATATCATCTGCTTATGGCACTATTGAATTAATCAGGAACATTTTCAGTTTGTTCTAACAATCCTTTTAATCCTTCCACAATTTTACTGTTGCTAATTTTATTATTAGTGACAGTAACTTTTATATATAAGTCACCATTTCTATCAGAATACTTGTATCCTTTATTAGAAACCCTCAACGGTTTTTCACTATCAAACACATCAGGTAAATGTATTTTTAATTTTCCATCAGGATGTGGAATTTCTATTGGTGTATCCATAAGAATATCAATAGGCGTCACCTTCATTTTGAAAACCAAATCTCTTCCAATTTTTTCAAAGTCGTTATCATTTGCCATAATCACCTTTAATATGATATCACCTTTATCCCTTACATTCAAATTATAATCACCCCTTCCTTTTACTCGCATAAAATCACCATTATCGACATTAGAAGGTATTGTTACATTCAATTTTTCTTTTTTTGGTGTCACACCTCTACCTCCACAAGTGTTACAGGCAACGGATATTACTGACCCCTGTCCTTTACACATAGGACATCCTGTTTGGATTTGTTGCATAAAATGTCCCATACCAAATCTTTGTGTGATGTAACCCGAACCTTTACAGTGATTACAAGTGTTTCTTTGTCCACCATTACCATTACACCCACCACAACAATCAAGTGACGTTACATCGATGTCTTTTTTAACCCCGAAATAAGAATCAAGTGGCGAAATGACTATTTCCATAACTTTATCTGGTGCCTTTGGTTTTTGTCTCATACCTCCACCCATCATTTGTTCAAACATACTGTTGATGTCAAAACCACCAGATCCACGGTTGTCATACTTTCTTCTATTATTTTCATCACCCAATACTTCATAAGCTTCAGTAATATCTTTGAACTTTTCTTCCCCGTTGGGGTTTACATCTGGATGATATTTTTTACTTAATTTTCTATAGGCTTTTTTTATATCGTCTTGCGAAGCACTTTCATTAACACCTAATATTTCATAATAATTTTTCATGGCAAACAATTATTTAATAGTTTTATTTAAGAATAAGAAAAAAAGAAAAATTATCAAACGTTATGCAACAGAAAAAAGTGCCAGGGAAAAATTCAATCAATTAATTAAAGAAAATGATAAAATTTGTTTTGATAAGAAAATTGAAAATGCAACCCCTGTAGACTACGAATTAGCAATTTTAACAAATAAAACTAAAATACAGACTTCTTTATTTTTAACAGATGACTTAGGTAGGAACTTACCAGTGAACTTAGATAATCCCGAATTTGTCTTTTTGGATATAAAAAAATATAAAGTAGAAGAACTTCTGTTCGATTGGCAAGAACAAAAAAAGATTTCGTTCGATGAATTTTTAAAAAAGTATCTGAATGATAAAGAATTTAAAAGTGTCTACACCCTTAATAACAAACTGTGTGTACAGATAGAAACATCAGTATCCCTTTTTTCATTAAAAGATTCTGATGAATCTGAAAGGTTTTTAGATATACTTCAAAGTCATTTTATGGAAAATAATAGAATGGATGGGTTGTTTGTACGTGATATTTCTATAACACAAAGAAAATGGATATATAGCGTTTTAGAAGAAAAAGGATTTGACAAAAAAAGACTATACAGACTTAAGACTACTTTTTCGAAAAGGTAAAATTAACTTTTCCAATAGAAATTATTATTCTATCACTTGATTTTTCATTAACATAATCTTTAACGTTAGAAAAATCACTTTCGTCTAATGATACACTTATTTCAATATTGTGTTTACCGATAAAACTATTTTCTAATATTTCGACGGACTCTGCAAGTTTTATCAGTTCATTCCTAAAACTCTCTTGATTCTCCCCCATAAACTAATCTTCTTTTCTTCTTTAATTGTATTTTTAATTTCTTTAGGGTTCATCTTTTTCAGTTGTTCTGAAAAAATCATTTTATTTTTTTCGTTAATTTTTTCTGACATCATTCTTTCTTCCATCAGACTTTCAAGCTCTTTCTTCAACTTCGGCGTCAAGTTTTTCTGTTCCATTTTCTAAAAGTTTTGTAAATTCTTCGATATCAAATTTTAAACCTTTAAGGTTTTCAAGTTTTTCTTTATCAAAAATACTTTTAAGTTCTTGAACTTTACTTTTGAAAAGTTTTTCTTTTTCTTCCCTTTCTATATTAGTTTTGACAAGAGTGTCTATCAATTTTTCAATTGAGTCAATCAAATCATTGGTGTTTTCTGAAACAAATGAATGAATAGTTGCTTCATCATTTTCATTAACTAAAACTTCGATTCCTTGTGGATAATTTTTTGGAAATACCCAAGTCTTAGGGAAAATCATATCAAAACTTACATAGTTTTTCAATACTCTTACTGACTTCAAATATTTAGTTGTTTTATTTATAAAATTACTGTAAACCATGTTTTTATATAAAAATTAAATACGTTATTATGTATGATACAAATACCCCGTATATCGTTGTTTCTAACAATGACAATTCCAAAGGTTTTGGAGGTGCCGAAAAAAGAGCCCTAATAAAATTAAAAACTAATCTTAAAAGGGCTATTATTGAAAAAACGAAAAGGAAACAAGTAAATGCGGGGAAGAAATTATGCATCCTTTTCTTTTTTACTTTCGTTTAAAATTTCAGTTCTTAATTTTTGTGCTGCCGATTTCAATTCTTGTGAAAGTTTTCTTGCTCTAACACCAGCAGACTTATTTCCATTATAAAATTTAGTTGCATCAACTACTAAAGTTTCAACTAAAGATTTGATTTGTTCAAGTGTTTCCATTTTTATTAATATTATTTTTTATTTTGTTTTAAACATAAATTATTAAAGTTTAATAGTAAATAAACTTTTATACTGTTTTCAAAGATCTTTCCAAAAGTTTATAAATGTCTGTGAATATTTCAATGTCTGATTTTGTCTTTTTACCATGACGTTCAAATATTTGTCTGAAAAATTCATCCATCGTTTCTTTTATTTTGTTATCGGTTTGATTATAAAAAACTTCAAAGAAAAACCCTTCAAAAAATTCCACATCACCATTTGTAAAATTAAAGTTGATACTTTCTTTTTTGAAGTTTTCTATGTTTTTATTCCAACACCACAAAAAATGTCCTTTTTTTTGTTCCAAAGTCATTCCAACTTTTGTTTGTGTGTTAGTATCAAAGTCATCACCTAAGTATGTGTCTTTAAGTAACGTGATAAACGAAAAACAAAAATCTCTGAAAAGTTCGGTTAATTCGGGTGTAATGTTATTTGCTAAATTCCAAGCTATAACATCGTCATCATTCATTGGTTTGACTAACCAATCGAAAAAACGACCCATATTACTATCTAATGTCATACTAAATAATAATACGGGTCGTAATAAATCTAAACTATTTTATTGTGTTTTTTTGTGATACTCCATCAAATTTTTCATTTTTTCGATGTCGCTAATTACTTTTGTTTCTTCTTTAGATTCTAATTTCATCAAAATTTTAGATCCAGCATCTGTTTCACTACCACTCTTGTCACCAACCACTGGTTGTGCTGACTTGTTGTACGCCTTTCTTTTAATCTTTGCAAGTAAGTTATCTTGTCTGATTTTATTACGTTTTTTGTTTGCTGGGGTTTCAACAGCATTTGCCCATTCAGGATTATTTCCTGTTCTTGATGCACCTACCATTAAATCATCTACCCAATCTTCGTTTGGTGAAATACCATCGTAATCTAAATTTTCCAAACTAGCCGCTGTAAAATTATCAACGTAATCTTGTACCGCATTTGATGGTATGTAAGCCATTTTTTCCATCTTTTCAATTTCACCATTACCTCTTGGGAAATCTTTTGGATTCATTTCATATTTTCCTTTAGAACCATCTTTAAGATAATCTTTCATTTTTTTGATGACACTATCAATGTAATCTTCATTTTCTTTACCAGACTTAGAAATATTATCTTTTGTTAATTTGATTGGATCTACCGTTTTCTTTTTTGTTGTTGTTTTCTTCTTCTTCTTCTTTTCTTCTAAAACAATATTTTCAATAACATCAACCATTTCGTTTTCATTGAAAAAGTATTTTTCCCCGTCAATGTCTATTCTATATACCGATTCTTTTACTGGAAATTTTTTACCCCCAACTGTAAATGTTTTTTTATTTTCTTCTCTTGCCCTTTCTAGTGCACCTGTAAATGCGTTTCCTTCTTCAACGTCACCTTCATTAGTGTGTCTTTTCTTTTTTCTTCTCAATAGTTTGAAATCTTCAGCATCTATTTTATTATTTTTGTTTAAATCAATTTTCTTTTGTTTGCCATGTAATTTTTCTTGCATTTCACCTTCCATATAACCACATTCATTACACGCACCTTCATTCATTGCTGAACCACATTGTTCACACATTTTTTTACCTTCGTAAATTTTTCTTTTTACATTAGAAATTTTACCAGACAATTCTTCTGACAAAACTTTATTTACTATATTTAATATTTCTCTGTCCATAACCTATAAATATCAACAATTTTATAAATTACCGGTTTATCACCGATAATATTATGTTTTTTATTTCCTGTTCAGATAATCCCGTTTTCAAAGAAACATTGTGAATTGCTTCATCTAAAGGTCTCTTTTTTTTGGGTTTTCTTTTCGTTAAATTTTTTATTGCTTTAGTTTTACTATTAGAAAATTCAAGGGCACCTATTCCTTGGTTACAATAAGGGAAAGTTTTACATTTTTCTTTTACTGAAACAAACTGTCCACCAGGTATTTGTGTTCTTTTTGAAGGTCCCCAATTCTTTAAATCTTTTGCTAAAAACGATGCAGTTTCATAAGAACCTGAACTACTTGATGATGTGGCTTCGGTGAACTCTTCTTCATTATTTTCTTCTTCAACATCACCAAATAATGGTTCAAATGAACCTGAAGAACCTGTTGATGTTGCTTCAATTGTTTCTTTGAATGCTTCTGAAATTAAATTTTGTATAAACTTTTTGGTGTACATCATTTTATATTTTTAATTGAATTTTCCCAAGTGGAACGTTTACTCCAAAGGAAATAATAAAATTCAACAAACGCCTTTCTGATATACTCGTTAATGTCTCCTCTTAAATTACCTTTTTCCATATCTTTTTTAATTTTTTCTATAATACTATCTTCAAATTTTTTTACAGTAGGAGCATTAAGGAAACTTTTGATTTCTTTTCTAATAATCGACTCTATTTCTTTTTTGTCTGAACTTGAAAGTGCCATTTATTTTAATATTAATATTCCTCCTAATGTACCAATTACCGCTCCTCCAAATATTTCCAAAAAGGTTCTTCTTCTTCTTACCTTTGTTAACTCATCTCTTAAGTTAGTGTTTTGATCGTCAACAATTTTGAACTTTTCTCTTTCTTTTGTGATAATTGTTTCATAATTGACTTCTTTTTCTTTCATTACCGTAATAATACTATCCTTATATATTACTTTTCTTTCTGTCTGCTTTAATTCTTCATTTGTCAAATTGTTGATTTCAATAATGGAATCCAACTTATTCAAATCCAAAGCAACTTGTTTTGCCACACTATATGGTAAACAAACCATAGATGTGTCTTTTTTTACCTGACTCAAAAGTGGAAAAGGTAAAATCATTATTAGAATGTAAATTAATTTTTTCATATTAATAACTATATCTTTTATGGAACAGACTATCTAACTGTGAAGATGTCATTGTATCAATTTCTTCACCTTTTCCTTTGTAATATTCCTTAATTATTGTTTTTTGATTTCTAACTTGTGATATGGTTGAATCAATTTTTGTTAATTCGTTGTTATAATTTTGAATAGTACTGTCAAGTTTCTTTTGATTATCTGTAATATCTTTTATGTTTTGATTCAACTGATCTAATTTGTATTTGTCAAGTTCACTCATATCAACTTTTGGATTCATCCACACTGAAATAAGATAAAAACCCAAAATGGCTATCAACCCGTAAATTACGTATCTGAAGTTTTCTGTTAAAAATTTTTTCATTTTTCTTGTTCTTTTGTTTTCTTTCTTAATCCTATAACTTTAGCCCACTTTGTTTTGAACTTTTCATAAAAAGTGGTTAGTTTGTTTATTAATTCTACTAATTTATCATCAAGTTTTATCATATCTCCATTGATATAAACACCTGTTTCTTCACCAATAGTATAGAAAAATTCGATGTCAGCGTCCATTATTTTACCACTCCATTCAACTGAATTTTCATAAACATTAAGTTTTCCAAATTCCGTTAGATTGGATACATCTTCAACAAAATCATCCATAGTTTCCTGAAACGCACTTTTTTCTTCTGATGTAAGTTCCAAATCTTTTTTGTCTTTACTATAAAGACTTAGTAACCCACCTGATATTCTATACGTTTTACTTTTTTCTTTTTTTACTTCTTCTGGATCGACTTCTTTTGTGTCTTGTGTGTCTGATTCGATTTCATCTTCAATACTTTTAGCCATGTTAATTGGACCTGTTTGCTCCATTAACATTCTAGACCTTTTAAGTAAAGATTTTATTTCGTCATATTGATTCATCATTTTGTATTAATTTTTTTAAAAGTTTAAAATCAAAAGATGGGTTAACATCTTTATATGTTATATCAAAATTACTTTTACTTGTAATTCCTTTTATGTTTTCAACACCATCACAAATCACATTTGTTTCTACCATATTCTTTGGTAAACTGAACTTTTCACACAATGTTAAAATAAGTTCAGATAGTGTTTTTATTTGTTTTTTATTATAAGGTTCCCAAAAAATTTCATCTCTCCATCTTTTTTCGAAAACTTCCTTTTTATAAATATCACCTAACCAATTTGTATACGTATTGTCCAATGGATTTTTTTTGAGCCAACCCATATTTTCCAAAACAATAATTATAGACTTTTTGTCAATAGATTCTTTTTCCATGTAATTGGAATAAGCATTTGGTGGAATTACTTGAAAAATTTTACCATTTTTGGTAATGACGTAGTTTGGTAAATAAGGATTTTTCTTGTTATACCTATACTTTAATGAATTGATATAATTTTTGTAATCTCTTCTTGTGTCCCCAAGAATAATTTGTGTTTTCTTATCGTTTAAACCGATTGATTTAAAATCTGTCAATTCGTAAAGATTTTCCATAACCATCTCTGTTAAGGTATGATAATTTTTTAGGTTGATTATCGATTGATTCTTCTATTATTACCTGTTTTGTGTCTTCAGTTTTTATTTCGTCTTCTTGTATTTCTGTAACTTCAACACTTTTAACAATTGTATCTTCAATTACTTGCTCGGTACTTGTTTGGTAGTTAGTCGGTGCTTGTTTGGTTTCTTTTTCGTGGGGGACATCAATGTCCACCTCAACTTGTGGGGTAACTAGTGGGGTACTTACGGGGTAATCAGGTGTATTTACGGGATAAATCTCTTCCTCTTGGGTTGATGTTGGTTCTGGTTCTTCTTTTACTTTTCTTCTTGATTTAAATGCTTGATTTGTAGCAATAACTAAAGTAATGGCAAGTGGATCGAATACAAATATAAGAATCAATATAAATAAGTTTGCAGTTCTTTTGATGTCCCAATCCAATATTTCACTAACATACTTAATAGCACCAAGTTCACTACCTGAAATTTCTTCTGACTCCATGTTTAGTATTTGGACTTCAAGATTTGTGATACTATCATTCATTGCATCAATTCTTTTTGCAATTGTGTCACGTCTTACTTGTGCTTCTTTTAATTGTCCTTCAAATGATTTTCTATTTGCATTATTTGCCTTAGTGATAACCTGTCCAGTTTTTCTATCTACAGTCTGTGTTGTTGTGTTATTCGATAAACCATCCCTCAACTTAGTTATGTCACCATCCAAGATTGTTTTTTCTTTTGTTAATTCGATTTTAATTTCATCAAATCTTTTTTTCTTTACTTCGACATTTTTTACTTGTTTTTCATTTATTTCAAGTTTTGCAATGTTTCCTTGAAATCCTGTACTTAAAAGCCCATAAATCCCTAATGAAGTAATAATAGAAAGTGTTACAAGCGCAATTGTCATATAAATTTTCAAGGCACCATAAGTATTTTTCCAATTTTCGTGTAGATATGTGGCAATTGCAATTTTAGAAATTTCCAAAAAACTTCCCATTATTATTACTGGTATTGCCACACCAACAAATACAATACTTAAACCTACAACACTATAGTAAGCGGCAGTCCCCGAAAGTCCAAGAGCACAAAATAAAAGAAACCACGGTAAGAATTTTTCATTCATAATAGTAAAATATAATCAATAAATATCAAAAAATAAAACAAATAGGGATTTTTTAAAATAAAACATCATCTTAACAAAAAACAACCATAGTATTCTGACTATGGTTGTTTTGATGTATTCTGACACCAAAATATTATTATATAAATATAAAAGGGTGGGAAAACCCACCCTTTTAATTTTTTTCGGTCCGATTCGAGGAATTTAAACCCGACACACTAACCGCGGTGTCACGACGACTTACGACTCCAGGAGTAAGCTTCCCGTTACAAATTATGATTGACTAATCTCTCATCGTTTGTGATACAAAGATATGATAGAGATTTTAATCTGCCAAAATTTCTTCCAATTTTTTTACACGATTTTTGAAAGTTGTGTTGTAAAACTTTTCAAAATCATTTTTAAGATAATTAAACCTGATTTCAGTTCCGTTAGTTAACGAGTTGTATGCGGTTCCCCAATTCATTCCATTATTTACCATATCAATAACAGAAATTCCTACGGACATATTTGAAATATTACCAACATGAATTGACACTTTCAATTCAGGATTATATAATCCTCTTTCAAACCCTTTACCTCGTGGATCAGTTACAAAACCTCTTTTTTCGAACTCCCCAATAATAAAATTGAACATATCAGTTTTGAAGTTGTTTTTGATTGAACCAATTTCTTTGTTCAACTCTTGAAGTTTTGTAATTTTTTCAGTCATCGTCATATCTTACCTTTTTTGTTTGTGATACAAAGATATGATAAAGGTTTGATTCTGCCAAATTTTTTTATAAATAATCAAATAATTCAGAACATTCGTTTCTTAACTTGCGAAGTGCCTTTTCTTTAATTTGCCTTACCCTTTCTTTTGTTAAACCAAAGTCCATACCAATGTCTTCTAATGTTCTTGGTGTTCCTGACAAACCATAGTAATCTTCAACTATTGTTCTTTCTCTTTCATCCAAAACAGACATAATTGACATCATTTTTTCTTTTAAAGTATCTTGTGTAGAAAAAATTTCATCAGGGGATTCAACATTTTCATTTTTTATAACATCAATCAATGTATCACCATCTTCATTGATGTGCATATCCAAATCTATAATTTTAGGTAGATTTGCAAACTTACTAGACAATTCTTTATTTGTATTTTCGATTTGTCTTTTTTCTTTTTGCATATCTTGAACAACGTTCACTGGTAGTCTGATTGTTCTTGAATTTTCATTAAGTGATTGTAAGATAGATTGTTTAATCCACCAAACTGCGTATGAAATAAAACGATTCTTTTTACTCCAATCAAAGTTTTTGATAGCCTTCATTAAACCAAAATTACCTTCAGCAATTAAATCAGATAAATCAATTCCTTGATTTTGATATTGTTTAGCAACAGTAATCACGAATCTCAAATTACCCTCTAACAGTTCTTTATAGATAAGTTCCCTTTCTCTTGCTGTACAATTATTTGACGTGATTCTTTCTGAAAGAATCTTTTCCCTTTCAGGTGTCATTACTTTTAACTTTCGAATGTCTTTCAAATAAATTTGGATTTCATCCTGATTTAAAGGATTACTGTTTTTTACTTCTTCAATTCTTTCTCTTTCCATAATTCTCTAAAATTTCTGTTTCTCTTTTTGTTAATGAATCTATTCCTCTCTCTGATATTTTATCTAAAATGTCGTCTATTGACGGTTCTTCTTCTACTATTTCTTCTGTTATGTTTTCAAAATTTTGATTGATTACCGGTAATAAAAAATCAAAAGTAATAATTTTTTTCTCATCCCAATTAAATTTAGGTTTTTCTTCTTTCGAAATAGAACCCGCAATTGGTATATCGTTACTTAATTGGTTGTCTATGTTCAAGAAATCTTTTTTCATCTTTCTTGGCATTTTTATTTCAAAGTTTTTTGTTGTTTCTAATAAGAAGTACTGGTCGGTTAAATCTGAAAGAGCCATATCAACATATTCTTTCAAGTCATCGAATGTTTCATCACTTCTAAAGTTGAAAACAATTCCATATTCACCATAAGTATATTTCAAAAACTGTGAACTAACAATTGTAAGTAATTGACTAGAAATGTATTGTGTAACCTCACTTGATTCGGCTAAATCCCCAAAAACAAATAACATATATTGGGGGTCTTTTTTTTGTTTTGTATTAGTTTTTTTTCTACTCATTTTCTTTGTTGTTAACCACAAAACAAATTTACGTATAATTCTATTAACCACAAACATATTCTATATATAAATATTTAAATTTCTTTTTTACTTTTTCTTTTCAACAATGCATCCTGTTTAGATAATATAAATTTAACCTTTGGATTTATATTTTCTTCAGTGTATGGTACTACCGATTCTACTCTTTTTTCTGACAACTCAACATACTCAACATTGATGTCGATTCCAACATAATTTCTGTTATTTAATTTTGCCATTTTCAATGTTGTTCCACTGCCACACATCGGATCCAATACCAAATCACCTTCATTACTCCAAGATAAAATGTGATCTTCGGCAAGTGATTCAGGAAATATTGCAGGATGTTGAAATGCGATATCGTCTTTGGATGAAAACCCTTTTCCATTATTTATATACCAAACATTATACCTTGTTCCAAATTCAGCAACAGTAAACTTATCAACTTTTTTCAAGTTTCCATCTTTTTCCCTTTTTGACGGATCACCAAAGTTTGAATGCCCTGCCCATCTGTTTGGTTTATCTTTTAAAAGATTAACGGTTTTTGGTTTACCCTTTGTTAATATGAACATATATTCAAAAACTTGTGAATATCTACCCGTTTCAGGAAATGGTGCACCATTTTTATGATAAATCATCGTATCATACAATGTAAATCCAATTTCCATAAATTTAAGAGCCTGTTTGAATGAACTACCAGTTTCACCTCCGTTTTTTACTTGATCGTTTACAACCCAAACCACAACACCTCCTTTTTTGGTAACTCTATATAGTTCACGAGCCATTTCAACAAAGGGAAAACTAAATCCATCTTCAAAAACGACTTCATCCTTAATTTTCCCGTTATACGTTCTTAAGTTATCGTAAGGTGGTGACGTTACCGTCAAATCAAACGTGTTATCTTCATATCTTTGTAATACTTCAATAGCGTTACCTAATATAACTTCATTCATATTTTTTCAAAAATTATCTTTTTATTAACTTTATTTTTTTTGAGTTTACCACAAATAATATTTTCATCATGATTATCCTTTGATAATAACTTAAATGAGCTAAAACTACTCGATTTTTTAGGTTCCCCCTTCCATTCTGTTTTTTCTAAATTAATCAACATTGCAAATGCCCCATCAATATATTTTTCATCTATTATTACTTTTTTATTTCTGTTAACTTTTAAAGAAATTAAAAGATAAGTATTAGCCTTTGATGTTGTGTGTGTTGCACCTGTAAATCCTGAATCACTTTGTGTTACTTTTATCTCAATTATGATAATATCACCATTAAAATCAAATATAGCGTCAAAAGATTTATGTTTAATTTCTTCATTATCGGTACTTTCAACTTCAGCAATTTTGAGTACTTTAATATTCGCATCTTTATATGATGATAAGATTTTATTAAATCTATACACTAAAAATGATTTAACACCATCGTATGATATTCTAGTAGTCGTCAATACAGTATGTTGTTTTGTATCATCCTCAACATCCTTAACCCATTCATTTATCGTTAACCCTTCTCTTTTTGCAATAGGAAAGATAGTTAAAGGAATTTCGTTGTTGATATAATCAACCATGTGTTTTACAAAATCCATTCTTTTTAAATGAACAACTAAATCCTTAACCAAAATTTTTTTATCTGTCATTTTACTTTTTTTTCAAATATACAATAAAAAACAATACTATTGATAAACTTTTGAAATATTATCTTCTTTTTTAATTTTAACTATACTATCAGCCCATTGATTTACCATCGGATTATGTGTAATCAAAAATATCTTTTCGAAGTAATCTTTTATTTTGACAAAAAATTCAGACACTAATTCCAAATTGTCATTTGATATTTTTCCAAATACCTCATCGAAAACTATAACATTTGGTTTAGGTAAAGAACAAATTTTACTTAAAACCGATCTCAATGCCAATGATGCTATCGTTCTTTCATAACCTGAACCTGACGCCATTAATTTTTCAACACCAGTACCATTATCTATCATAATGAATTCTACTTCATTTTTGTCACTGATTCTAACTTCCAATTTGAAATAACAACTATCTTCCATCAATCTTTGAAGTTCTGAATTGATAAGTGGCATCATTGTTTTCATTATGATTTTGGATATTCCGTTCTTACCATATGCATCCAAGAAAATCTTATGGATTTTTTCTTTTTCTTGCTCTTCTGCAATTTTGATAATGGTGTTCAAATTATTTTTGATGTTTTCCTCTAACGTTTTGATGGTGTAATTACTATTATTAATTGTTTGAACAGTATTGGTTTTACTTGTTTCTAAATCGGATAACCTTATATCCGCTTTAATCAACATACTATCAATATGTTCATTTTCTTTAATTTTATCCAACATCTTATCATACTCTGTCAACTTTGATTGAAGTCCGTCAATTTTTAACTGATAATTTTCAATAGTTGCATCATACTTTTCTTTGATAAGTTTGTTTTTTTCATATTCATCAAACTCTTTTTTCAACCTAACAAAAGTTTGTTCTATGCCTGATAAAACCTGCATCGTAGTCCAAACATTATCTTTTTGACTGATATAACCATCAAGTTCGGATATCTTTTGTTGTGTAATACTAGCATTCATCAAATCAATCCCACAATGTTCACATTTGATTCCACCCTCAACAGAACTCTTTAGTTTTTCAACCTCTTCTATTTTTGTTTCAATCTGAATTAACTCTTTATTAAGTTTTGAATATTCTTCTTTAGTCTTGTCGTGTTCAGTTTCTTTATAAAACTCAGTTGGTTCAACAACGTTAAGTTCTCCAAGTTTTACTTTTGTCTGTTCAATTTGATATTCGTGTCCTTCAATTTCTTGTTTTACTTGACTTGGGTTCAATCTACTTAATTCATTATCAATATTGGTATGTTTTTTCTTTAACATATCATCACGATATTGTTTTCCCTTTGTTATGTTGTCTTCAATTGTTTCAAGTTCTTTTGTCTTTTCTTCAACTAATGTTTTTTGTTCTTGAATTTGGTTTTCATTATCAACGTTTTTGGATTTAAGTTCTTCGGTGTTGTAAAGATTAGATAACATTGACTTTGAAAAATCAGAGTAGATTGATTTTGCAATATCTTCTTTTCTTTTCAAAAATTCAAGTCCCATAAATCTTGATAAAACCTGTCCTCTTGCGGTTGGTTTTGAATCTATTAGTTCTTCAAGGTTTGTTGCGGTAGTCAAAATTGTCATCAAGAAATCATCTTTTGTACCTATAGAATCTTTGATAAACTTTTCAGTTTCCCTTCTTTGTTCACCTGTGAAGTTTTGAAGACTACCATCTGATAATTTCTTAAAGAAGTCCAATTCAGTTTTGACATTCCATTCACCTTTTTTGGACATCTTTCTTTCAATGTTTCTAATAATAACGTATTCTTCACCATCAATAATGATTTCACCTTTTACTGAAACTGTATCTGCATCTGTAAACCTGTTAAATATTTCTTCCGCCTTTGTTGTTTTTGTGGTTTCATTGAAGAACAAAAACAATAATAAGTCGACACTCAATACAGTTTTACCACCAAAGTTAGGTGGATTGGATTCAATAACCGTGATTCCGTTACACTTTTCAAAATCCAACTTTTGATTTTGTCCATACGAAAGAAAGTTTGAAAACTCAATGTTTTTAATATACCACTTTTTGAACACAGACGAATCTGTTTCATTTTCTTGCATTTTATTTTCAACAATTCTATTGTGATTTAATACTTTTTCAGTATATTCTTCTAATCCCTTACTTTTTAAGTATTGTTTTAGTAAATCAACTTGATAGTTTCCGTCCATAATATTTACAGAAACATCTACGGTTTGTTCACCATCTTCTTTAACGTTCTTAACTTTTGTTAAGATATTCACATTAGGTGTGTTATACTTTTTTTGAAAATAATGTTTAACACTTTTTATTTTATCTTGTGTAAAGTTTTCAGCATAGTCTTCCCAAGTCACCTGAATGACTGGGTTGACAAATTTAGAATAATCTAAATCTTTATTCATTTTATTAAAATTAAATGGTTTACTCTCCTTGAACAGGTTCAACTGACTCGGATTCTTCTTGTTGGTTTTCTTGTTGTAAATGTTCCTCATCTTCTAATAATCCTACAAGTTCTTCCATAGTGTCACCAGACATGGTTTCGAACTTTTCTTTTAACACTTCCATTTGTTTTTCAAACGCTTCTTGCCAAACCTTTTGAATATACTTTTCTTGTTGTTTAATGTTAGCATTTCTTTTTGCCACTCTTTTTCTGTGTTCTTTTGCCTTTTTTCCCATTTTATAAATTATTAGTCGTTTTCTTTTCCTTGTATATCTTTTGATGGTGGTAAAATTATTGGTTGATTTGATGGTCGATTTTCTTCAAACCACTCAATAACCGAATTTATTGCCCACACAAATCCAGCAGATAACATACCATCAAAGAATACAGATAATATTTTATTAAGTCCAATTATTTCAACATTTGGTGAAAAATAAGCCATGGATAGAAAAAACCCAACCCAAGTGCTTGTACATAATACACACCCAATCAATCCCGATAAAAATTTACCTAAAAAATTAAATCGTAAATATTCATCATTACCCCATTTATGTATTCCGTTTCTTAAACCACTAAAAATAGATCCATAAACTAAAATGTTTGTCATTCCGTAGGCAACCATTGCCCAAATTACTAAATTCATATTATTTGTATATATCATCGTTTAGGTTAGAACTACCATAGAACTTGGCGGAAATGTCGCCAGGTTGACTTGGGGTTTCTAACAATTTTTTTTCTAATTCTTTATTTATTTTTTTTAATTCCCTTATTTCATTATTCAAATTTTGTATAGTTTGTTGAAGGAGGTTTGTCTTTTCATTATTTGATTGTTCAGCTAAAGTTTGTCTAGAAATGTCTAAAGTACGTCTAAATTCGTCTAACTTTTCATCTTTTTTAGACATTTCATCTTGTAAACTATTCAACTTATTGATTAGTTCTTCTTCGGTACTTTTGTCACTTACATACTCTATTTTTGTGACAATTTTTTCAACAGGAACTTCTTTTATTACCTCTTTTTCTATTACTATTTCTTTCACAACTTCAACTGGTACTTCAATTATTTTTTCAACTTCTTTTATTACTTCAACAGGAATTTCCACTCGTTTTTCAATAATTACCTCCTTTTCCACCCATTTTTCTCGAATCCCGTCTATTTTTAAGTCTTTTTCACCTTCATTAAGTGGTTTTCCCAAAAGCCCGTACTTTTCAATATTGAACCCATCTGTAAAACATTTTTTTACAAACATTTCATAATCTTCGATTTTATTTAATTTACAAAATGCAGACACCGCCTGCATTATTTTTTTATCAAAGATTTTTGAGAAGTTCAGCTCCATTTTCTATGTCTTCAAAACTATTTATTGTGAACTTTAAAAAAGGTTTTGGATTTTCCAAATCAGTATATGTATATTGTTTGGTTTCAAAATCGTAAGTTCCAAAACCATGATTTCTGATACTTTCCCCAATATTCTGTTGAATTGGACTACCAATCATATAACCTTTTCCTGTTTTGAATTTAAACTCTTGTCTTTTGTGAATATCACCACATAATACGATATCAAGTCCGTTGAACTTTTCAACATCATACGCTTCTTCACCAAAATCGAACCCCAAATCCGTTTTCATTCCCTGAATCGGTCCATGAAACAACCCAACTTTTATACCTTTTGCATCGTTTAAGTCAGGTGGTACATTACCTTGGTATTGTGAATAAACACACCAACTGATATTATCATCTTCATATACCCCTCTGTCTTTGTAATAAACTATGTTTTCATTATTTAACGAACTTATGACAGGTGTAAGTGCGTCTAACCTTTCAACATTATTTACAAGAAAATCGTGGTTACCCGGTATAATGATTGTTTTTGCAATAAAAGAACATTCCAAAAGTAACCATCTAACCATTTCAATTAGTTCAGGAGTCATTTGGTTTTTAGAATGAACCAAATCTCCCGTAAATACAATCCTATCAGGGTTTATTTCTTTCCATTGGTTGATTGCAGTCTCTAAGATTGACTTGTACAAGTCGTGATCTTTATAAAGACGAATGTGTAAGTCAGAAAAGTGTATAAGTTTTTTAATCATCTAATTTATTTTTGTTTCCACAATATATTTCATAAGGTGGTTTGTATGGGTTGTCCTGTATTGGGAATGGATTTACAGGTATAGGTACTCTGTATGGTTCAGCAATACCAAATTTTGTTTCGTCTTTAACTTGTCCCATTTTTTCAACAATAGGTGAAATGTCTATATGTTTATTTTCAAGTTTACCATAAAGATATCCTTCTAACCAAATATAAAATTCTTTGTGTGTCATAATGTGTTCCAATAAAATTGGTTAATGAATATTTTCCTTACCATATCAAATTCCTTAACCCTGTTTAACCTGAATCCGTACATATCCGCAATCAGTTTTAAATGTGGATAAATTTCTGATATGGTTAGTTTTCCAAAATTCATTACTTGTTAAATATTTTAAAATCTTCATTGATATGTCCACATTCTGAACATGAATATGTTGGGAATGGTACAATTGTATCTTCGCCACCACCTGTTAGGATTTTTGATACTTTTTTCAAAATTACAACTTCTTTGAAAAAGATAGACTTACAACCTTCACATTCAACAGTTGGTTGTTGTCTTAAATCTATTTTAGGTTTTATAATTTCATCCATAATTAAAATTTAACGATTTCTTCTTCTTCGTTAGTATATTTTTGTTTTATCATTTCAGTATTAAACTGAAACTCATCAACCAATGTGTCTTCACTCCCATTCTTAATGTTTTCTTCATACATAATACTGTTTAAGTATTCCAATACATCTTCTTCTGTTTTTCCTTCTAATTCAGGATAGTCTTCTAAATTAACTTCTAAAGGTCCATATGATTCATAAACCTCATAAGTTTTTGTCATGTAAATTTTCATTTTAATATATAATTAACTTTTATTTTTCCAATTTGTTTATCCCATGTGGTATTATACCACCATGCAAATTCAATTTCCGATTCCATAATTCAATATAATTTATTTTATTTATAATTTCAAGTACTTACTCATGTCCATTTTCAAAATTGTATCAATCACATCCCTTGATACTCTGTGTTCAGTAAAATTGGTTTCTTCATCTAAGTGTACAATGACACAACCATAGTAACTAATACCTTCATATTTTGTACCTTCTAACATTTTAAGTAATAATTTTCCATAGAAAGGTAATTGAGTATTATAGTGTCCAAGTGCATTATTTGGTAAGTATTCAAAAGGATTTTTCATTGGTTTTGTGAACCCGTTTTTTTCAAAGTTTTTTTTCTTATTTGTTTTCCAATCCGTTGTTACTATACCAAATCCGGTTCTGTTTTTATTAAACATCAACCAATTTTTGTCGGGTTGTCCTGTATACCCTAATTCAGGGTGTCCTAAAACTGTTTCAGTATCAAGTAATACCGCACCTCGTTCTTCCATCAAATCCAAATATTTTTTACCCGCTTTAATCATTTTATCTCCCTTCATCAAAAGTTCCAAATCACATTCATATAAAGGTTGTCTAACTTCTTTATTTAATTTGAACCTTTTTAAGGTTTCAATTTCTAATTCATAGTGAACCCTACTTCCCATATTTGTTGAATTCTTACCCGCAAGAGCCCATTCTTCCATTAATCTTTCCGCTTCATATGGATCACCTTTCGCTTTATTATATGCCGCCTCCTCTGTTGGAAATTCATCATAGAAAAGTTTCATTACTTTTGACACAGACGGAAAATCGTCACGTATTTTCCCTTTCGAATCAACCATAGTATATTTATGTTTGTCTTCTTCGAAAGTTAATTGAAACTCTTTTTGTTTTTCAAATAGTATATTTCTTATTTCTTCAGCAATTAATTTTAAATTCATCTTTTTCTTCCAATATGTATTGGTTTATTTCACCTTTCAAATCGCAAACATCCTTGTCTTTCGGTAGTTTAGCAAGTTTTACTCTATTGTACAAAGTACCCCCATTTAATTTTTGATATATATTTTTAGCATCTTCAAACGCATCACCATCAAGACACACTATTATATTTTTTTTTGCTTTTGAATACAGTTTTTCCCATAAATTATCATTTACGTATTTACCTAACAACGCAATTGAGTTATCTAAGAAAAATGAATCAAACACCCCTTCTACAAGATAAATGTCTTTTTTCCAATCTATGTGACTTTCATTGAAAATCAAAAAGTCTTTTGCCGCTTCAGGATTTTTATATTTCAACTTTGATTTTGGGTTCCAAGATCTTGAAACAAAAAAATTTAATTCACCTTTTTTATTATATGATGGTACAATTATTCTTCCAGCATAATCACCTTCAACACAAAGTCCAATATTATACTTATCTATAATTTCTTGTGTGATTCCTCTTTTTTTCAAATAATTAAAAGCCTCTTTTCTTGGAATATGAACGGGATGAATATCTTCAAACTTTTTGTATTCTTTTGGTAGTTCTAATTTCTTGTAGACTTTTTCTTTCTTTTCAAACTTGTCAGGACGAATTAACTTGTATGTTTTTTTATCTTTTTTTGAACCAAACTGATCGATTAATTTTCCTAAATGTCCATGTGTTCCATGTGTTTCTGCACATGCCCAACATTTATAAACGTGTTGTTGGTAGTTAATTTCTAGATTACCCTTACCATCAGTTTTACTTAATCCTTTGATTTCATATGAACAAACAGGGCAATCTACTGAAATTTGTCCACTGTACTCGTTCACACTTTTTGGTTCACCAAAAATGGTTTCAATTAAATCAATTAACAGTGAATCTTCTTTCATACATAAAAAATAAGAATTATGAATGAAATGTCAATTATCGGGGATTTATACGATATTTTTAGTTATCGTTTATTATGATGATATTACCAAATTTTTTCTTGTTTCATATACCCCAAAACACAAGTATAAGAATCTGCCATGTCGAAACATTCTTTTTTCAGTGTGTTATTTTTTGTATATAACCAAGTAATTTGTGGCTCCTTGTCTGATACTTTTTTCCAAACAATTTCTTTTTTGTCGATATCTTTTGGTAACCCACCAAACAAAACTCTTTTACCTTTATCGTTTTCTTGTACCAAATCAGGCCAAGCAAACTTTCTTGAATTGTATGTAGAAATGTAGTTAGGTACAATCCCTAAAATATCATAAATTGATTTGGTAATCATTGAATTGTATCTTAACAATGTTCCGACTGTCCAAATATTGTTTGAATTTAATAATGGTTCTTCTATAATCACTTTTGTAATACCAAGATTTTTATAACCTTGTAATTTTTCCTCAAAGGCATGAACTTTCAATATAAGTTCTTCAATTTTATCTTCAGGTTTAGGTTTGATTACAGGTGAAAAGTGTGTTAATTCTAATAAATCTTGTGTTTGAATTTCAAATAAAGACCATCCTATAGTTTTAGTCGAAATATCAAGACCTAACACTTTTGGTGAATTCTTCAAATCGGTTTTTTCTGCCATAATGATTAAAAATCAAGTTTAACTGGATACTGTTGGATTCCCTGTCTTTTTTCAGGGGATTGTATCTTTGAAATAACCATAAGTTCTTTATTTTCATTGTAAAGAGCAACTTCAGTGATGTACGGTGGTGTCCCATCCCAAGTCGGATTGGTTGAACTTAAAAACTGTGTTTGTCCCAAATTACATAGATAATTCATCACATATATTGTTGCTTGAATATCCGTTTGAATTGAACCGTAGAAAAAGTATTCACCCCCAAAATTAAGAGTAATTCCACTTAATGCCGCTGTTGGTAAATCAATATAGTTATTCAAGTTGTATGTTGGTGCAGTATCATACATATCTTTGGTAATTTGTATAGTTGCTCCTGTCAAACCTGATAGTGTTAAAAAATTGTTACTAGTAGTTGCCGATAGTTGTGACATTACATCAATTTCTTTCCATTGTGTAGGATTAGGTCTTGTTGTACCTGATGCCACTTTTTGTACCAATACTTTCATTTCATTTGCGGTATATCCAGTTGGTATAGTACTAACGTCCGAAACTAAAAACGGAAATTCGTTTCCAAATTTTAAAAATATATTGTAGGTTGTTTGAATAGGATCAACTAACTGTGGTGAAATATTAGTGTAATAATTACAATGTAATGAATTTGTAAAAGCACTATTATTAAATCTATACGTAACGAATGCGGTTTGTGTGTTAGCACTTAATAAACCCTCATCTAATCCAAGAACACCTTCACAAGCATTTGGAATTATTGTACCTATTTTAGGTGCTGGTAATGTCCAACTTCTGTTTGATTTATATGACATTGCTGCAACAATTTCATCATCATCAAAAATTACCATTTTCAAGTCAGGGAAAACTTTACCAACTCTGTTTGGGTATCCATCGATGTTAGCATGTGTATCCCAAAGATAGTAATATCTAATACCAGGGTTGTTGAATTCCGCATCTTTTTTAGATTTGATATAATAAACTTGAAATAAGTCAATTGAAGTAAACCCACTTGGATCAGTAAAAAATTCTTCTCCAATTGTGCCATTTGAATTTTTATGCCACATCAACCAAGGAATACTTATTTTAAAGTTTCTTGCTTGTCCTGTTCCACCCGGATTTGATGAATCATATTCTTGTTGAGCGAACTTTTCACCATAAAAATTATCAATAGCTTGGTTTGTATAGTGTAATATTGCAACTGCCTTTGAATCTGATGGATTTAACGTTATTTTTTGTCCAAGAGAGTTCACAAAATAAACACCTCCAGTATCCACTTGTCCTGTATCACTATTGTAACCAAAATATTCTTTAGAACCCGTATATCCTGTAGATTTGAACGAATTGTAATCCAAATTTTGACTGACAAATAAACCAGCTGGCGATTCAGTCCATGGAATGTTCATATTCCATATTTTAACGTCAGCTTGTGATACGTCACAATTTGTTTCGAAATTAATTACATTTGTAGCCCAATAAGGTGCAGGTGTCACGGAATCATAAAGAGCAGTCATTCCAGATGGGTAGAAAATGGCAATAGAATTTCCTGTGTAACCCATATTCAAAAAGTCAGGTAATTGTCTATCAACTTCAACTGTAACTGTGTTTGCCGAATAGGTATCACCAGTTATTCCAACAACAACATAAGTAAATAATGGTGCGTTTCCACTTAATGGTGTGACAGAATTATTTGTAAATAAATTTAATATCATACCAGGAGTTACTGTTCCTGAAACGGTAACATCTAAAGTGTTAGCAGACAATACTAAAGTAGTCCCTGAATTTAAAGTTGTGTTATCAACAATAAAATTAGGTGTAATTGTATATGCCGATGATGTGTACGCACTGTAAGTCAAACCATTACCACTAAAAAATCCTCTTGGTGCTGCAGTATTATAGATGTTATCAACAAATGATGAATCAAAAGGTATACCGTAAGTACTTCCTGATGTAGAGTCTACGTAAAGTGGATACTTTACTTGTAAACGATTACTTTCAGGTGCCGGTGTTGTGTTTTGTGCGTTATATTGTGGCATCAAAACATTTAGATTGGTTGGTTTCAATCCTGTAATACAATCATAACACACTTCACTATCACCTACTTGAAAATAAGAAATCTTAAAGTTTCCTTGCGATATTTTTTTCCTAGCAGCGTCTGTTAGAATTGTATTTATTAAACCACTTGTTGTTTTGATTATGTATGACATATTTTATAAATACTTTTTATCTTATTTTATCCACTCACATTTACATTACTTCCAACTATTCCAGGTGTTCCCGTTTTAGAAACACCGAAAGACACGGGTTGAACGGTTGTGTTCACCAATTCACACGGTGCTTGGTTTACCAATTGTATATTTGTTATTGAAACACTATCATTAATATTACCGAATACTGCACATGGTGTTCCACCATTTATAACAGTTACACTTTGTGTGACGTTACCAAAAACACTATCCGTTCCAAATGTACCTGTTATCCTTGCGTTATATTGTCTTATGGTTGTAGTTGTTACGTGTTGTGTGTAATTATTTAATGTGGTACATGCAACAGTTGTTGCTGAAGTAGAAGTGGTTGTTGGTGTTGTACTTGTTAAGTATTGTCCACCACCTGTAGTTCCTGTTGATTGGGTATAAGATAATACAGGTGAACCATTGTTGGTTGTTCCATAAATTGATGTTGATACGTGTGTTATATCAAAATTGATCTGTTTACCTATTGGAAGTGCTGGTGATACTGTAACTTGGTAAGTCCAATTTCTAGTTTGGTTTGTTGTCGAGTTGTTACCAAGATTTACTTGTTGCACAACTAAATTCAACGTATATAATGTTGGGCTAACTAAAGAATTCAAATTAACTTGACTTATAGTGATATTTCCAAAAACGTCTTGAACATATACTGTATAACCACCTTCTGACAAACCATTGAATATATTTGATATTTGATAAAAATTTTGATCATTCACTAATGAATATGTATATGGTGGTGTACCGCCAATAACCGATGTTACATTTATATAACCATCGGTTGCACCTTCACAACTTGGTGGTGTACTACTGATATTTGCAACAATTACTGCTTGACAATCCCCTTGTGTTACGGCAACCGCAGTATTACCTGCCAATAACTGTGGTAACCCTACTACAGTCCAAGCTCCGATTGGTGGACTTTGTATTGATTGAAGTTGTGGGATACCTCCACCCGTCCATCCAGAAACTTTCCATTTAGATTGTGTGTTATCAAAATAAATAACTTCATTCGATGTGTTGGATGTCCATGACGGATATCCATTGATTGTACCTCCTGAATAATATTGTGTTTGTGTTACAACATTAAAAGATGTTAGTGTCAAACACAATCCAGAAGTATTAAAAATCACAGGTACTGTTGGTAAACATTCAGGACAAGTATCAAAAGGTCCCGAAACCGTTGTTGCTGTAAAATTACTATATGTTTCAGCACTATATAAAAGTAAACCTTCACTAATCCAACATCCAAGTTGTGAACTTAAAGAATAAACTTTATCAACTTGGTATTGATTATTAATATTTGCTAAAAAATAAATTTGATTGTTTGAATCCAAACAATTTGTGAATTTTTCTAAATAAAAAGTATCAAATCCAACATTACAAGTAGTTGTTGCTGTAAAATCCCCATAGTAATCAATTACCGTGGCAGTGTAATTTCCTGATTGTAAGTTTGTTAAATTTTGTGAATGAGCACCATTACTCCAATTTATTGTATACGGTGGTGTACCTCCTGTAATATACAATGTTATCGCACCATCATTTGTAAATGGAGTATACGCATTTGTTGAACTACAAATCAAACCCATTGGGAAGATGGTTAAAATATCACAAGTATTTCCAGTATATCCTGCCATATTATCCGAATGTTCTTATTGTATACCAAATTTTAAGTAGTATTTCACCATCACCTGTAGTTGGATCCGCGACTTCTGTGAAGAAATACAAAGGATTGTTTGGTTGCATTTTTGCGGGTTGTAAGGTTTCAATACTTTGCACGATATTTACGGTATCTGTAACAAAATTTGCCAAATCACCCAAAGCATAAACACTATTTACTCCGTCTGAAATAACACTTTCAGCACCCGAAACGTATCCTGTTGTATTATACGTATATTCCATAATAAATTTAGCATCATAGTAACTATTAGCACCAGGATTAGGTAATATTTCAAAAGGAACTGAATTAGAAGTTAATATATCTGAAGATGTAATTGTTACGGCACTATAATATTGATACCCGCCAATCGCATTTGCTACTTGTCCTAAATCGGCTCTATACGATGAACCCGCACTATTTTGTGTAACATCATTAGTATTCACAATGTGAATTAAACTACTTTGGGTTACTGCAGTTGCTGTTGTTTTATCTGTTAATCTTGCCATTTAATTAATATATATAATGTTTATTGAAATTCATAAGTTGTGCCGTCCATGAAAATAAATGGATCACCATCTTGGAATTGTTTATAAGTCGAATAAGCATCACACACTTCACATCCTAAACTGTCAATAAATTTGATGGAATATGAAAGTGCTGTTTCATAAATTGTTGGTAGTTGAAATGTGAACGGAATTTCACCAACATTATCAATTGTGTCTATGTATTGACAAATATTTGTAGCCCCCGTGGTACAATCATTACAAACCCAAACATTTATTGGGAACTGTCCTGTTGCTGTGTTTACTGTAACAAATGTCGCCATATTAACAATTACCGTTTACTATACAAAATTCTGTTATCATACCATTACTATCAACACTGTATATTTTACCACCGTACTTAATGTATGATAATATTACAGGTATGGTAAGTGCAGTATCTTCATAAATATAATCCCCTGTCTGTAAAGATAAAGTACTATAAGACCTATAGAAAGTCACATTTGTACCACCATTTGTCAATTCACAAACAGGACACGATACTCCGAATTCACCTTTACCGTTATATGTATTGAATAATGGTGTAGGTGTTGGTGTTGGTGTCAAACACTCTAAACAAGTCGTGTAAGTTGTTGCAGTAACACCCGTAAATGAATTTATAGTCGACCAAATAAACCCAGATGGTGGAGTATAATTCACAAAATAACCAATATAAGTGAAACAATTTCCTGAACTATTTTTTACAACGTTACCAACAGAAATGTTAGTAGGTGGAATCAAACTTTGAATTATCATCGAATTTGATGTACAAGATGTAAACACGAATGATGTGTTCGCACTATATGTTGGTGTCGGTGTAGGTGTCGGTGTAGGTGTCGGTGTTGGTGTTGGGCTTGGTGTAGGTGTTGGAGTTGGTGTTGGCGCGATACATGAACTACAATCCCCACTGTATGTAAGTGATATAAATGTTAACAAATCGGATGGACTTCCCAAAACATCACCCACATATGTTACACACTTGAATTCTCCATTTATAGCGCCCAAGAACGTAGTGCCTGTGGTTATTGCCGATAATTGGAAAATTAAAGGATCGGCAACTAAATATGTTTCACCATTATCACAATCCTGTAATTGTTTTATTGAAACACAATTAAAATAACCTTCGTCAATAACAAAAGTCACACTTTGTCCAGTTATTGGATAAGGATAAACCGTAGGCGTTGGTGTAGGTGTTGGTGTTGGTGTTGGTGTAGGTGTTGTAGCACTAAAAGATATTGACACAGAAAATCCTGAACATAAATTAGGTGTTGGACTTGGTGTGGGAGTCGGTGTAGGTGTTGGTGTCGGTGTTGGTGTTGGAGTTGGTGTTGGTATATCACAAGCAACTAAAACATCAAAATCAAATGCACCACACGGATCGAATGGTGTTGGTACAGGTGGACAAATTCCTGTATTATAAACTGAAGTATCTAAATCAGGGCAAGTTGATAATGTTGGGTTCGACCCATAAAAAATACAAGTTCCGGTTAGTGAATCAGAAAGACACCAATTTGTACCATTGAACCCAATATACCCAGGTTGTGTTGCACCTGTCCAATAAGGGTAAGAATTATAACTTCCAGCAACAACATAATTACCGCTATACGCACTATATGTTGAAACCGAAATGTTAATGCAAACATCATTACTACAACAAACACCTGTCAAACACAAAGAATCGGTACATCCTGTTTGTGTTGTATAAACACCATCTAAATTTGTAAATGATACAGATGTAAAACCTGATGTGAATGCCGATACTATAGTATAACAACCATCGGGAACTATTGGGTCACCTGAAAAATGATATGTTTGTCCTGTAGTCGCGGTTCCACCAGTTGCAATCCAAGCTGCTTCATCAGTGAAATACTGATAACCCTCGTAACAACAACCTTCAAATAATAAATTTGGCACTCTTTTTTATATATAAATAATTGAAAATCTGATTTGCATAAATTTTTTTAAAAATCTATTTCAATATCTTCAGGTTTATAACAATAATAATGTTTATACGCATGAATAAAAGCAACATTAGGTTGTTCTTCCATAGGAACCGACCAACCACTTTTATCCCACCAATTACCTATATTTTTACTATCGTATTGTGCCCAATCTTCCCATACCCCACTAGTAAATCCAAAATACTGAAATAAAAACGAAAGCGTTGCATCACACCACTCAATCGGTCTGGTATCCAATTTATAGATATAATCCCACGGAACTTTGTCGATATTTTCAAATATGTAGATAAATTTTTCTCTATTAAAAATAGCACCACCACAGGCACCGTAACTTTGTAAAGAACCATTTTCACTCCAATGATGTCTTGACTCATCGTAAACATCAAATCTATTTTTTAAATATGAATATAATTCATTTGTATATAATGGACCATTGGCTCCTGAAATATCAAATTTTGGTGGTTTGGTTATTTCAAACCTACACCAAACGTCGTCTTCGTAGTGTACCACCCATTCAACATCTTTTAGTGTTGTCAAACAAGCATCATAGATTCTTCGTAGCCAATCAATTTGCCCACCTTCTTTAACAAAAACCCTTCCAGATGTAGGGTGGTTTGTCCCTTGTTGTTCAATCCATTTATAATCACAATTAAATTTTTTTGCTACCTGTTCCAATATTTTAGAACCGTCTTCATATAAAGCAACAGGTATATTAGGATATACTTTTCTTAATTGTTCCAATGCTTTATAACACGCAACTAACTTGTGTCCTGACTGATAAAATGCTCCTATTTTCATAAATTTGTATCTACCCTATTAATCCAATTCCCATCGATATCGTTTACCCAATAAATCCATTTGTGTGGTTTGGAAAAACTTTTAATTGTTATGTCTAATTTATTTTGATATTCTAATAAATCTTGTCTGTATAAAACATCACCTTTTTCATTTTCTATACCAATATATATGAATTTAAAATTTTCAGTTTTGGGTATTTCTAAAGTATAGGTATATGTTTTTTCTTCTTCCAAATACCATTCTGTAGTATCATTAATTGGTGGATTTGTACCTTTTAACGTTTCGGGGTGAAGTTTTTTAAGTCTAAAATTTATACCAGCATAATCTTCGTATTCTTTATGTGTCCTTTCATTTCCTAACCCATAAATTCCAAGATCAATATTATTATCTTCTTCTTGCAACATATGTCTCAATCTTCTTTTGGATTCATTATCCATTTCCCACCATTGTTTTTCAACAACACCTTTATTTTTATTTTCCTCATTGAAATCCGACCAGTGTTTTGTTCTACCTTCCCTTGTGTATTCGTGCCAAATAATTGTCTTATATGGGTGAAATAAATCATAACCTAATGTAAATGAACGAATCGATAGACTAATTTCATCACCAGCAAAATATATGTTTGGATCATATTTATATTCTTCACAGTGTTTACCAATTGTGAAAAAAAAGTGTCCACTGACAAATCTTGCAGGTATTGGTTTTTCCAATGTTTCCCAGTTTGGGATTGCGTGAGGTCTAAAAAGTATAGTACCACCTGGTGTGAAATTAGATGCCACCATTTTATAAGGTTCAAAATTTAATAACTTGTCGTCTGATGGTTGATACATTCCAGCATATGTTGAAATTATTGGTTTTTTCGAACCTGTCATGTTCATCATTTCGATTAATTCTTCATCCCAATTTTTCAAAAACCTATGATGTGAATCTAATTGTAGAGTATATTCTTCCCCTTTCCAAAGTTTTTGTATTTCACTTCGAGCCCAACACAGCCCTTTACTTTCACTCCAATGATAATCTAATATTCTAAATCTATAATCATTTAAAAATTCTTCCAAAGTTTCTGTTTCGTCACGTTGCCAACAGATACCAAAAGTTAAATTTTCAGGGTATTTTGCCTTATTGATACAATCCCTAATAGTTGGTAAAAGTTCAGGATCACGATAAGATGCAATTTGTACAAATATTTTCATATTAGAATGTTATGAAAATAGAAAAATTAATAAATGTTAGATTGTATAAAGAAATATATAATTTTATATTCCGTATCTATCCCTATCAGCATTGAAGTTTGATAGTACTTGATCAGCGGAAAGAGCCGCATGGTAAACCCTTATAATACCCATTTTACCTTCAAATAGTTCACCAGAACTACAAAATCTACCAAAATGTAATACACAAGCTATACTCGTTGGGTTTAATATGTCGGGTAAAAATGGTTGTGAATTTGATGCCTGCAGCACTCCATTTACATAAGCAAAAAGACCCGACTGACTAAAAACCGCAACAACATGAACCCATTCATTTGGGTTTATCAAATTGGATGCGGTTTGAATGTTATTAATACTAGCACCACTAGAAGAATATAACCAAAATCTTTGATCAGACGTAAATCTACATCTATATCCTAAATTTGTACCTTTACCTATTATGTTAGGTTGACTAGTAAACGATGTTGGTTTTACAAACGCCTCTAATGTTACTTCATCAGTAAATAAATAGGAGTCAGTTTCAGCACTATTAGTAATACCTACACTACCATATGTAAAAACACGAATACTATCATCTACACCATCAAAAATTATACTACCACCACCGTCACTCGGATCGAAGTTATTATTTGTATCAAAATTTTGAAAAACGGCTTTTGCAGCAAAACTAGACAAATCATAATATGTTGTACCACTTGGTTGATATGAACTCGTGTTTGCAGGATCCATAAAACATACCAATCCTTCTTTTACTATTTCTTTTGCTCCTACTTTTATCATTTTCTTAAATATTACCTAATTCTTGGGGTTTCGGAGTTATCAGTCCATTCATCACTAACCATAATCGTAACAATATCTTTGTGGGTATATGGTCCGTCTTTATATATCAATGATTCAACTGAACTTGGTGTGTCCCCGTCCCATTTAATTACAGTTTTTGTACCATCTAACGATAGTCTTAATTCGTCTTTGTAAGTTTGAAATATTTGACTAAAATCTACACTATCGATTTCACTATAGTTTATAATCATATATCTTCTGTTTTCAAAAATGTCCATAATTCAAAATTAAATACTTCTTATTATTGTTTTGACTTCCCACCCCAAAGTGGTTGCCGATGTTTGTAATATACAGTTTGTTGAATTTGCAGACAAACTCAAAGTAATTGCCGATGTAACTCCAATACTACTTGTTGTTGATTCTACATAGTTTACTGTATTTGCACTAAAAATTGCCATAATTTGTCCCGCCCTGGCACTTGGTGTTATTGCATTTACAACAGTATAGTCAAACCACGCCCCCGTATTTCCACTAATATCAATAGAAAAGACATCAGTTAAACCTGTTGTTGGTAAAAATTTCACTGTAGTATATGATGCTGGTGAAGAAAATGAACCCAACTTCATTTTATTATTATCATAAACTTCCATAATAGGGATTCCTGAAATGTTGTTTACTGAAAACAAATTTCCCGTCAAACTATCTTTTACTGAAAATAAGTCACCACTACTTCCTGAAACACTCATAATAGGTTCACTAGTACTATTTCCAGAAGCAACTACTTTCAGAGGATTTTTACCCGGACTATTTGTAAGTACTGTAACACCACTTACAGTGAAAGTTGTTGTACATGGTTTTATTCTACCCACAAAAAGTTCAGTTATACAATTTGCCGATGAACTACCAGGTAAATTTTGATATGTTGTTGCACTTATTGTAGTTGCGGTAACTCCCGTTAAATTTATGGTATTATTCAAATTAATAACAGTAGTAGAACCACTTATAATTGTATTAATATTTGTACCACCAGTTGATGCCAACGTAAATCCTGTTACATTGAATGTTCCTCCAGTATTATTTGTGAATGTTGCAGTTCCTGCAGAATATGTTCCACCTGTTACGAATGTGTCACCACTTGAACCAAATATGGATGTTAAATTTGTTAATTCTACTTTATATGACGAACCGTCTGGGTTTTGTGAAATGTCATTAGGATCTACAATATGAATTAACGCATTAGGTGTAATTGCACTTGATGGTGCAAAAGTTCTATCGGTTAAATATTGATAAGTTATTGGCATTTTATTTTATAAATAGTATCAAAATAGTTTATTGAAACACAAAATAAGTATCATCCATAAATGCAAAACCAAAATCGTCTTGGAAAATTTTTCCACCACAAACAACCGTTTCTGTTAACGTGCAACCAAAAACATCAATCAACTTGACATAGACAATATTTTCATAAGGAAAAAATAAATCACTATCAATAGTTACAGTTGGTGGTATCGCTGTACTCCCTGATACCAAAAAACACCCTGTATTTGTTGGATCACAAATGTAGACATCATAAGGCGACGTTCCACTTGTTACTCCTGTGATTTGAATTATCATATAATATAAATATGATAAAATTTAGAATAAAATTCCGTCACCGTCTTCTGTTGTAAGAACAAAACCATCTTCAGTTGTAAGTAAAAATGTTTCAGGTCCTGCACAAACTATTACTTGAAATAATAAACAACTATTACCGTCTATTGCTTGAACAATTAATGTCGTTGCAGGTTGATAGAATGCGGGTAATATATAAACACCTGTAGTATTACCTAGAAAAGAACAATTATTACCATTTTCATCACAAATGAAATAACTGACAGGTGCTGACCCACCACTCATAGAAGTTATGTCTATAGAATATGGCATCTTAACAAGTTTGTATGTCTAATATTTCACCATTACTTCTTAATTGTACGAGGTAAATTGTACTTGATATAGGACAGGTATCTGTTAGATATATCCATCCCCAACCACCACCAAATGGTCCATAATTTACCGCAACATTTCCAGAATCATTAGTCAGTAATGGATCATCATATAAAATATCACCAACATTTAAACTCACTGAACTTGTATAAAAATTCACATTACAATCATCAGGGAATGTTAAACAATGATTTGTTGCGTTTGCAGTACTAAACACAACAGAATTAGAATACCACGTTGTTGATGTATAAGTAGGCGTTGGCGAAGGTGTTGGTGTAGGTGTTGGCGTAGGTGTAGGTGTTGGCGTAGGTGTTGGCGTAGGTGTAGGTGTCGGTGTAGGTGCAATTTCAGCACAACTAATGTCATAATCTACAACCAATTCTAATGTAAAATCAGTTTCACCTAATGGATCAATTCCTCCCTGACAATTTGACTCTATATATAAAGTATTATTTAATAAATTAACTTCGTACTGTCCTATTTCAGGAATACTACCTAATATTGTTTCTATTGCACTTTGCCATGATGCGTCATTCCAAAAAACTATTGTTTGTGTAAACGCACTTCCGTTCAATGTAATTTGACAAGTCACGGACGCTGAATTTAAAATACAATTAGTGTACCCTGTCGTTAAATCCAAGAAACCTTCACTTACCATTTCCGGTATTCCTCTTTTAGTTCCACTTGTTGTGATAAAATCTCTTTCACATATAAGATATGTTGTCGACCCACTATAACTATTGAAACCACATACTATTGTAAAATTATGAAAGTTTGTACATCCACTAGCATCTGTAACCGAAACAGTGTAAGTACCACCACTTAAATTTGTAACAGTAGAACCTGTTTGAGCGGATAATACTCCTTGCCAACTATAAGTAAAAGGCGGCACCCCATCATATATGACGACTTGAGCAATACCATCTTGTCCTGAAACACAGTTTGTTGTAATCACGTTACTGACAAAATTTGAACCAGCACCTACTGTGACAGGAATTGATACGGTACAGTTATTACCATCAACTACTTGGACTGTATAATTTCCAGGTAGAATAGATGTGAAGGTAAAAGATGAAAAAGGATAATCGATTATAGATTGAGTATTTTGATTGTCAATAAGGTAATAATCAAGAGGTGACGTGTACCCTGTTCCGACTTCTATAATAACCGATCCAGAAGCACTTCCACATGAACTATCAATTGTCGTTGCTGTAACTTGGAAATTCTGTTGATTTTGAATAGTTATTGGTTGTATAAATTCACATCCACTTGATTGCCCTGAAATGGACAATAAATAATTTCCCGAATTTAAATTACTAAATGTAGTGTTTAAATTTGAAGAAAATTGCGTTGATATCGAATTGTTTGTAAGCGCTGTTAATTGAAATAAGAATGGAGGTATTCCAGTTAAAACAATATTCACTTCACCGTCATTACCATTACACGTTGTATTTGTAATGTTTGTACTTATAATGTCAAAACCATTTACGGTTGTCAAAGAAGCGTTTACTAATAAAGGACAAAGATTTGCATCTTTAACCAAAATGTTATAGGGACCTGTAGGTAAATTTGGTACGGTAAATGTATCACTTAAGGTAAAAGTTTGATATCCTGTATTAGCGGATATCGTATAAGGAGCGGTTCCTCCTGTAAGTTGAACAGTAATCGAACCATTTGAATCAAAACAAGACGGGTTAACTGAAGTAATTAAACCTACACCTAAAGGATTAGCAACACCAACCGTTTCAGACGCAACAGTTTCGCAACCATAAAAATCAGTGACAGTAACTGTGTAAGTTCCGACAGTAAGTCCAGTAATAATTTGTGTTGTTTCACCATTAGACCATAAAAAACTATAAGGTCCATTACCTGTCAATCCAGTAACCGCAAGTTTTCCTGAATTAGGTACACAGTTAGATGTATTAACTTTCCATATACCAAATGTAGTTCCACTACTTGGGTTTATAACAACATTATCCGTCACGGCACTTACCATACCATAATCAAAAACAGTTGCATAATATATTCCTTCATCTAATGATGTAACATTATAAGGAACCGTGTTTGTTAAAAATGTCGAAAATATTGCATTATTTTTATAAAGAACTATATTATATGGTGCGGCAGTAGAAGTTACATCTATAGAAAAACTACCATTTTGGCTACCACAAGTTGTTCCATCTGTATTATTTATTGTCGCAACAAAACAATCAGAAATTTCTACATTAAATAAAATTTCATTATTTTGTATACCTAATGAGTCATTTAATCTAAAGACATAAGTACCACCTGTTAAACCAGTAAAAGTGATATCTGATGAACTTGTTTGTGCTGATAAACTTCCAGGAGTAATATTATCAATAGTATACGGAGGTATACCACCAAAAGATTGAATAGTTACAGTCCCTGATGGGTTACCACAAACCCCAGTTACAGTAAACACATAACTTAAAGGTCCTTGATTACAGTTTTGCGTACAGGTTGAACCGCTATCAAGTAAAACCCCAATTGATGTTCCTGAAGTTGATGCACTTACACAAACATTTTCAAGTCCAGGTGAAACCCCCGCCTGAACCAAACCACAACAATCTACATAACTATAATAACCACCAAGTGTAAATCCCGAAATACAAGCCATTATGCACAAACAATATTAATGTCCAAACCTATTTTTAGATTTAGTAGTTTATCCGTGAAATCCGCATAACAAGAAGAATTACTAATTATTAGTGAACCACCACTAAAATAGTAATTCAATCCGTATTGATATAAATACTGTAGTTTATTGTCTATTGCATTTATAACATCAAAGTATGTCAATGGGTTACCGTTTATATTATCTATAGCATTCGGACCATATCCTGTATAAAAATATTCATTAATTAAAATATCTTCTTGATTAGTAACCAAATTCGTTAATGATACTATAACATACCAATTGGATTCCAAGTTATTGAAATTACAATTTGTTAGATTATTGGTAACTTGTAAAGTACTTTCTGTCAACACGTCTATTGGATCGAATAATGGTAATTCACAAGTAGTAGTTTGATCGATGCAATCATATGTGTATGGTTCACCATTATATGTACATGGAAAACATGGAACAACAAGAGGTGTGACGGTACACCCTCTTTGTCGTCTCCAAACATATTTTTGTCTGTGAAAAATAGAGTTATCCATTTTTTGTCCAGTATTCCACAAAGTGGTTGCCGGAACAAATTGTTCAACTAATCTAACCCAATAGTCACCCAAACTCAAAGTAAAATCAATCATTTTTTGATATGTGAATTCGTTGTTTGGAATATTCAACGACTGATCACTGTTGATGTATTTCCAAAATATTGACTGTAGTGTTGGGTATCCGCCTGTTTTACCATCGGATATATATTGTCTATTTCTTACATTAATGAAATTATTAAAGAAATTTTGAGCAAATTCAAAAAATGTTTTTTGATTCGGTTTAGGATCAATGTATGTCCAATCGATATTTCCTGGTGATGGATATGGTGAAGTAAACCCACTGTTTGGTATTGGATAACCATATGTGGAAGACATATTCCAAATGTCATACGTTATACCTTGTCCCATATTCAAATAAACTTCCATGTTTTTAACATTTATTGCAAGTCTATCATCTTCAATTATATAATTTGTAGCCGCTAAATCTTGAAGATTTTTTCGTAAACCAACTTGATTTGTTACCCAACTTTTCTTGTTATCAATTACTTTTGTAATGTTGAATCCTAAATCCATAAATGGAAAAGACCGATACCTATCTAAATATTCTTTTCCATAGGTAAATGGTGTAAGGACAGAATTTATGACAGGTATTTGTGAATTTAAATCAGATGTAGAATAACTTATTTCTTCAGGTGAACGGTGTTCAGGTGTCACTTCAAACCACCCTGACCCTTTTTGAAAGAAATAATCATCAGTGTAAACAGCTCTTTGAGGGAAACCAGTATCAGTATCTATTGGGTAGTCAGGTAAATCTGTATTTACATTGAAAATTTGCCCATTTGTTGTAAATGCAGTATATTGAACTCCCCATATTTTAAAAGTATTATTTGATAAAAGTGCAGGTGTTTCAACATATTTAGTACCACCCGATATTGTAATGTATTCTTCGAAAAATTCATCCGTTGAAATTTTCTGATCAGCAATGTAAATATATTCATTGAATTCAATTAATGCTTCAGGCGCACCTACCATCCTTAGAATGTATTCAATTGATTTTCTCGTTCCTTTAGATTTGAATAAAAAAGCAGAATTTAAAATTAAGTTTCTATAATACTGATAATTTAATTCTGCGGGTGTTTGTTCTTTAGATTGTCCAGGATAAATTACATCATTTGTTGTTGTAAAAATTGACTCCAATAACTTTTCATTAGTTATTGGTGAAATGTCGGTGTTCCATCCTAATGTTTTCGCTAAATTACTTAACAATTGTGATGGAATATCGTTTCCAACAATATAATTTACTGATGTAATATTACTTAAAGAATCAATAAACTTTTTTGTTTCATCAAAACTTCTACCATAAATTTGAAGGACTTTTTCCAATCTTTGATCGGGAGTATCAAATTCTTTCAAACTACCTGAAGTTAAAAACCTACTTATCAAATTGGTTTTAAACTGATCTAACCTTTCTGAAATATCTTGAAGTGTTGTTAAATAATTGTCAAAATTCGATGTGACAATATCCAAGTTCCAAACACCATCTAACTTCCATGTAACAATATTATTAATCATAATATAGTTCCCATTACTATCGTAGTCAGGATATTTGAATTTCGCACTATATTTAGGAAACCCATTCCTATTTAACAAATAATCTTCAACTTCATCAAACGCATCTTGAAATATTTTTTCAGTGTTCAAGTTATTTGGTTTCAATATTAACGTTTGGGTTGTGGTTGTTGATGAAAATGGTTTACCCTTAACAATAATAGGAATTGTTCCAGCAGTTAATGTTTGTGTTGGAACAAAATCTAAAATTTGATATTCTGTTGTTAAATCTGTAGTGTATAATGAATACCCTTCGTAGTTTTTTGTAAGGTTTCTAAAATCACTAATTTTAAAAGGTCTTGTGGATATATTTTGTGCAGCGTTTATACTGTAATCAATATCGAATGGATTTTTAAAAAACTGTACGTCAACTTCAAATGACGTTTCATCTGCTACCCCATCATAAACTATATTAAAAGCGGTGTAACCAGTATTTAAACTATAGTTTTGTTGATCGATTTGAATTGCTGCAGGAAAAAAATTAATTATTTTTGTTACCGATGCTGAAATTCTTTTTTGAAGTGAACCATATAAAGAAAAACTTGTTATTTGTGATAAATCAAAGTTAGGATAAACACTAAAATTTTTTTTTATTAATAACTTCGTTTCTTCTATTGTCCCTATGTTCAGGTTTTCTAAGTTGAACGGTTCTGAAAAAATTCCAGTCCCAAAACTTCGATTAACCTTGTCAAAAACTGCCGTAGTATACTGAAAGTTTCCTTGCGTCAACCCTCCACCAGCAACCACTTGAAATCCAACTAAATCATCAGAAAAAGTTCCTGAACCAACTGGTGCGGGTTTTGGACATATGAATTTATTTTGAGCCATTAACTAATAATATTTGTAAAGTTTTTACTAAAATCAATGTTAGCACCTCTATCTTGTCTAACTTCATAAAGTAGTTCATTAAAGTTATCCCTAACTTCAAATAAGTTGTATTGTTTGTATATATTTCCAGCAGTGTCGTATAATGTATAAATCCCATCATCAATACTTTTAGTTTGGTTACCATACAAAGCAATCGCCAATGTGTCTATATCATAATTAGCAATTTGAACCTCCATAGTCACTGGATTAAAAAATGTATTTGTAATTATAATATTTTGATTTGGTTGTCCAATAAATGGTGTCGCATTTGGTTTGTTTGTTGGTGATGAACTAGGCGAAAGTGTTAAAAATATTAAATCACTGTTTCCTTCAACATATCGGTATCTTATAGCCTTCTGTGACGTGTTAGTTTGATCCGAAATTACAGGTTCACAAAAGAATGCAGACGTTACGATTCTATAAAAATTAGGAATTTTTGTTCCATCTGAATTTAAGTACTCTATTCTAAAACCTACTAAACCTTGGTTGACAAATTTATTTCTGAACTGTTGTGGAACATCATTAACATCTATGATAATTCCTTTTACGTTTGGAAGTGCCGATAACACACCACAATCCGTAATCGATGTTCTGATTTCTGCGGGACGAATATACAAGGTATAAATTCCAACATTTGTGAATTCACTAGCAGGTAATCTTAAGTTGTATAAACCACCTAAGATTTCAACATTTGCATTACCTCCTGTATTTGAATTGTGAAAATATGGTGTTAAGATATTTGCTGCATTTAATTTTTTTAATACGAAATTTGTAGTTACATCCCTTGATGGTGTGTAATGCAAAATTATTTCAACGTCCTGTGGTGAAACATCTGCCGGTCTAACTATACCATAAGCTCCAAGTGCCATTATTGTTTTATTTTATAAATAGTTTATGTGGTTTTTTTAAGTTGTATTAATTCGGAAAAAACCATATCCATATCTTTCCATGTCTCCAATATTATCTACTTCACCCAATCTTAATAAAGATTCTAATGCAGAATATCTACCACGTTCAAGTAGAATGTCTGTTTGTATTTCAGGATCCATAACAAAATCCAATAGATATTCATTTTTGGTTAACCCAGAAACCACAATATCGTTAGACGTAAATCCTGAAGAGTTTAATAGAAAAAGTGTTTTCCCATTACTTAAATCATAATATAATATATTATCAATTGTATAGGCAGTATAAGAACTATTAATTTCAGTCACATACCCAATACTTCCATTACCTAATGTTTGTATGTATCCAACAGTATATGATTGAGGTCCGTACCTTCTTAATTGGTTTAAACTTGAAATGGTATATCCTGAAACTAAAAAAGGAACAGGTGTATAATAACTTGAAACTTGTTGGTTTATATTGTTATTAGAATCACCCGTGAATATATAATTGTAACTAATTGGTGTAGCTGACCAATTTCCACCTAACTGATTGAAAGTAACATTACCTAATTGATTATCTATTGTAACACCAGTAAAAGGTAGTGATACTGTTTTTTCAACTTGTGTGATTCCCCAAGAATTTGTTTGTGTTAGTGTTATTGTGTATGTTTGACTAACAGTATTATATGTGTGTTCTTGTAAGTTGTTTGTTATATCCAAAACCGAAGTTTCGTTTCCGTCACCCCAATTAATTTTATATGTCGAATTATTCAAAAAACTCGATGTATTATAAGATGATGAATTAAATATTTTAACGTTGTATGGGTTTATCGGATTACCTGAATATATAAAATTTGTCACTGTGTCTATCTGATCCAAAAAACCTTCAAATGGTGAATAATAACCGATGTCATTTATTTTTTGGGTAAGTAATACGGGAATAGTCAAACCCGTCAATAACGAAGTATTTCCCGTCCCACCACTTAAAATGTAGGACAATCCTTCATAAACACCAAAATTGTTATTTTTATATGTTTCTTGAACGATGTCTGAAGAAAGAACTTCAGGTGAAATTACAATATTTATTTTTTCAGGTGTCATTACGGATTTACATATTCATACCATCTTATGGGATTAAAAACAGTCCCCCTTCTATTTAATGTACCATTTGCAGTTTCAGTATACGCAGCATATTCATACGTATCATAATTTAAAATGTACTTGTAGTAAAAATTCAATTGTTTGTTAACATTAAAAACATTTGGACCAACAAATGTTGATTGCGGAACATTAATCATTCTTATAAACTGTCCCTTTTTAGCATTAAAAAACTTTGCACCTACATAAAATTCATTAGGTGGAAAATAGTTTTTATCTTTCAACCAATAAACATAAAAACCTTCTTTATCTGCCCCTTGTGAATCCAAAACAAATTTAGGTTTTTTTACTTCCACACTAATTTGATTAGAAACTGGTCCAACCAAACCAGGTTCTTTTAGTCCTTGTTGTGTTGGAATTATTACTGAAAGAAGTATTCTTTGTGTTTCTGATTCGTAAGTGTCATAAAAATCTAATTTGAAAAAACTTCCTTTAAAATTGTTTGCAAAATAATAAATTTCACTATCAGTGAAAGAAGCGTTTTGGTAATCTATTGCCCAATTATTGGTAGTTGATGCACTTACTTCTGATAAAAAATCATAAAAAAAGAATTCATAATTAATTGAAGTTCTTAGTTGTTGTATTGTGATTTGGTTGTTTTGTCCAATAGTAATGTTTGTGGTATAGTCTTGGTGTGCAAATCTTGTTATTTCAAAATCCTGTGGTGGATTTATTATTTCCCTTAAAACTTCACTTTCATATTCAGCAATTGCTTCACTTCTACCATCAAAATCAAAAGTTAATTCTAATGGAATATTAACAAATTCATCGTTTATTGTTACTATTTTTCTATAATTATTATTCACAATCGTCAGTTGTTGGATCTTCATACCCTGATGTTGTAGGTGCGTTCACATCTCTAATAACAGGGTAATTCAAAAAGTTTATAGTTTTGAAAGGGTAATGAGCGTCATTCGTAAACGGTATGTTTAACCCCAAATTTTCACTATCCACATATCCATAACTATAGAGATCTCTCCAAATAAATTGATTTGTCTTTTCTGAAAAATACGAATAAAATGGAACGTTAGCCACGTTTTCTGCGTTTTGTGATTCTACATAATCACTAAAAACCCTTATAGGAATACTATTATGTGGTTGATACACATAACCTGATGGATAATCGTTTGTTGAATTGTCAAAAAATACATTTGTATTTATTGAATATTTGTGGTATATTGGTGACAGAACATATTCTTTTTGTTCATAATCATTATACTCACAAAAATCACCTTTTATGACATCATCTTTCTTTAAAAATTTGTTATAATAAAAAGTATACCCCTGATTAATATAAGATGCCGTTGTAATATTATCTTTATTATTCAAAGAATTGTGATTCCACCAAGTATCTATACTATTTTTTTGAAAGTTAAATCCCCATCCAATATCTATTGCCTTATTTGTGTTTGGTGCAGGTTTATTGAACCAACCAGCATAACCCCTGTTTACTATTGTAAGAAATAGTTCAGTTATTGGTTTTCCATTGTTGTCAATTAAATTTGTTACATCAATGTCAGGATTTACCGTGAAAGCATATGACTGCGTACCTGTTTTAACTGAAACTCTTTGTACATTGTTTGGTGTTAATGCCGAATATTCTAACTTTCTTTTATTTGGAAATGGGTTATTTTCAAAACCCATTTTTGTAATAAAAGTTTCAGAATTTTCAGTTAAAACTTTATGTAATCTAACGTAGTATTTTGATTTTGTTTCTCCACTGTTATTAATATCTCTTATTCTTTTGAAATTTCCCGTTTTCCCGTCAAATACTTCTGTACTAACAAAAGATAAATCGAATAAAGAAAAAACAGTTTCATTTGACTTATAAGTACCATCACCAACACTATAAATTGAATAAATTCTTTTCCCATTAATAGGGTCACTTAATTCAATTGATTGTCCATTAGTTAAATTATGGTTTGTTGCACAATAAAAATAAACTAGTTTTTTACCATTTAAACTTCCTTTTTTCATGACAAAAGGAATCCCATCTGACACGTTAAAAACATTAGTTTGTGAATTAATGTTTTCATTTGTATATGACATTGTTTGTGCGGTAGTACTACTATACGCATATGTCGCATAAAACATCCAATTATAACTTGTGGCACTTTTAGGAATGTAATTTAGGTGATTAGTAATACCCCTTTCCCTTATCAATGTAAATTCGTCATATTGTGGAAAACCTCTCCATACATTTGTATTAATCGATTGTTCAGCGTCTATTAAAAATAAATTATTTTTAAATGGTGTATAAATAGACGTTCCTGATATAGTATTGTCAAAAATATTTACAATTTTTCCACTCAATCTGAATATATTGGATGCTTGTCTTTCTTCTTCAAAAATACTTTCAATATTCACTAAAGATGCTCTATCACCTTGTACTAAGTTGCGTCTATCACCCGATAGATTAATTGATATTTGTTCATCTACGTTAGCTGATCCGGCAAATCTTTTAGACCCCAAAACTATTCTTATGTCATCTTGTTTTCTCATATTTGTCCAACAACATATTTTTTAATATATCTATTTAGTGAACTTTTTCCTTTGAAAAGTCCAAAATAAAAATGATAAGGAGCACTAACAACAAAATCAGGGTTTGATTGTAATGTCGATGGATCGAAAGTAGGGATACCGTTATTATCATAGTTGTAAATGTACCCTGTATTTTGTCCATTTGTTGCTTGAAAATATTCTGTAGTAACAAATGACATTTCTTGATATTTTGTTTCATAGATACCACCTAAAGAAGTATACCAATTGTTATTCTGATCACCCAATATTGAAACATAACCCCCATTCAAATCATTTCTTAACCACTTATACATCGGAACATTTTGTGTTTTAGGATAACCGTTATATTGTAAAACATTACCAAAAGTTAAAATACCAGGAGTTAATTGTCTTCTTTTTTCTATGTCACTTTCATACAAAACCCCAATAACTGCGTTTCCATTTGTTGTTGATAAGTATACGTCGTTATCATCATAAAATTGATCATTAAATGGTAAAATCCCATATTCAGAATTTATACTGAACATTTGAGCAACATCACCGTCAATTCTTAAACCGCTCCTACTAAATAGTGCAAACACGGACGCATTTCCTTCCCCTAAATACAAATCAGAAGTACTTGTACTTAAAAGTCTCGATAAAAAGAAAAATAATAAAATTGTATCAGTTGGATTAAACGATGTTGAACTTAATGTCTCAACTAAATACCCATCCAATTGTGGGTTAAAACAAACTTCTTTCGCAAATTGATCTCTAGGACCTAAATCCATTATTGTCGTAGGAAAAAATATATTTCTATTGTTCAACCCAGGATATTCATTTGGATCATTACCGCCCGCATCTTCCCAAACACCTGTTAACCATGATTTTTTTCTAGGTATTTGTCCAACAAATCTAGATTCTGTATGACTATACGGTGTGGATCGATAAAAGAATGAATTTGATGTACCTGAAGCATAATAAACAGGACCTTGATATGGTGCATTTGCACTGTCTTTAGCCCCACAAAATTTATAAATTGGTTGATTATTTTGATCGAATATAACTCTTTTTTGGAACGCAAATGTATACAACCCACCATTAACCCAATTGTTTTGGAACGTGTGCGAAAATATTTCTCTACAGGCTGCAAATGAAAATATAAATCTAGCTTTCCATTCCGCTAAGTTGTTAGCATCTTTTTCTAATTCTTCATTAGACAAATATTCTTTAGATACAAAGTAATAACATCCACCAACAACAATTTGTTTTTCTAAGTTACCATCATAATTGTTAGTGCAAGGAGCGACAACACCAAATGTATCACCATTACCACTATAGCACGATAGTAGTGTCATACCTTCACAAGATAGACTGTTTATGACTAAATCACTTACAGTACTTCCTGAAGGTCTATCTTGAAAATCTTGCGATACACCAATATCTAATGGTATATACGGTGAAAAATTTATAGCAGTTGTAATTCCCCCTTTCAATACTTTGTACATTTGAAAGTTATCGTTAAAATACATTGCATATGATGAATTACCACTAACTTGGGTTTGTGTTGACGTAGGTAATCTATCACTTCTAAATACTAACCTTCCAGGGTTATTAATTTCACAATCATAATTATATGTCAAATTTAAATGATATGCTGGTGAATAAACTCTTGCAAAAATCTGCGATGAAACATTTACATTGAAAAGTTGTCCTGTTCGCGTACTTGACGCAACTAAAGTCGAACCTTCAATAGTTCCTATCGGAAGTGACGAAGCAGTAATTTCCGCATCACTTAAATTTAGTGGTGGGTCACCTACAAACCATGTTTGAGCTATTGTATTATATCCAGGAGACCAATCCCACTTTAAAGGAGAACTAACACCTGCAGGTGTTGTAAAATCCGATACATTATAACTATCACCATTGTATGAAACAAATCCAGATTCTGATTTATCTAAAGATGAATAATATTTTAAGGAATTATTTGTAAATGCAGTAAAATTTGTAAATATAGGAATATAATTAGTTTGATTTAAAATAGGTATAGATATTACGGGTGAACAAAATGGAAAATGAAACAATCTTGGATTTGAATTATTGATAACCAAATGACTTTCAGGTGTCAAAGCGTTATTTCTCCAAGTTCCATTTGTAACCCCAGGTACTTGCCATGTTTGTGTTGCCGGTAAGTTTCCAGTATTTGGTTGTACCGGTACATTCAAATAATAGTCACCTAAAATTTTAACACTATTTAATGGTTGCCCAAAGTAATCAGACAAATCATATTCAATTCTTTGTTTTTCTGTATATGGATCAACACCTCTAGTTAAAAATATAATTTCTTTATCGTCAAAATATCTTACAATATTTTTGGGAATCGCATTGAATGTTCTATCGACATTATACCAACCCCCCGGTTGATTGGTTGGGTTATAAGGACCTGTTGGGTAAGAAAAGGTACTAGTAATAGTAATATCATCATCCCCGTTGTCTAACATTCTTTTAATTCTTTCACCCACAACAGAATTATTAAAACTACCACAAGCAGTCACTTTATAAGGAGCGACTGAACTTCTTATTATGGTAGTTACCACTGTTCCCGCACCTGCAACATTCGGCCAGCTTTGTGATGTGTTAAAAGTTGTATCCCTTTGTCCTGTGTTAAGTAATCTTACTAATTGATATGCCGCATTTCCATATCCATTATTATTTACATAAATGTTGAATCCTCCTCCCACTAAAAGTTTTTCTACACCATTAGCATCTAAATAATTAAGTATTGTAAACACAGGCCCACCTTCAAAATCTTTGTAGATTCCATTTAATGTTACATTATTAAAGGATGCAATCCTAATACCTGTAGATGTTGTTTTAACAATTCTTCCAACATCGGCACCCTGATAACGTGTAAATTCTCCTCCCATGTATATATCCCCTGAACCATCAACGGCTTGTGTTATTGTTAACACTTGATCATTAATATTAAAAATAGGATTTGTATTTAATGGATTTACCGTACTAAATGTACTATCTAACGTTCCAGTAGTATTCAATCTAACAGCATATAATCTTGTTGCCGAATTAAATTCAGTGAACATACCTGCAACTAATATTTTATTATCTGTTTGTAATGATATGTCATAAACCCTATTGTTAAAACCATTACCTATGAGTAAAACATCATTAGCCCCAAGTGTTGTTAAACGTGCTAATTTTTTTGTTACACCACCATTATAGTTGTCGAAATCACCACCAACTAAAACTTTACCATCAAATGGTTGTATTTTTATTTTCCAAACCACATCATCGAATCCAGTGCCGGTGACAAAAGTCCCGTCAGGTGTTCCGTCGGTATTTAACCTAATAATTCTAATGTTAGATGCTCCATTATATGTTGTAAAATATCCACCAACAATCAATTTACCATCAGATTGTATATCTATTGCGGTTGTTATTAAATCAAATCCAGAACCACCAACATTAAAAGATGTGTCAATATCACCATTAGTTAATAATCTAACTATGTATCCGTTGATTGGTGTTCCACCATATGATGTAAACCCACCTACACAATATAGTCTACCTTGTGAATCGTATACCATATCCGCAACAGTATCATTAAATCCTAACCCAAAAGGTTGTTGATTTGTAGTTGCCAAACCTCTACCCCATCTAAATTTCATTCCATGTTCATATACAAAATTTTGTAACAAACCATATGATGAAAAATCTATCAACCCTTCAAACTGTGACATAGTGCCACCAGTAATCATCTGAAAATATTCAACACCCGCTTTGTAGTCGTAACTTTTTCCTTGTTGGGTAAGTTTTAAATATATTTGTGATGTTGACTGTGTTCCGTTTTGATTTAAATATGATACAGTCCTTGTAACTAAATTAGTTGAATTTGATGTAGAGTTTCCTGTAATAGAAACTGTTCCAAATTGATTTACAGTGTTTCCTGTTATATTTGGATCATAGATATCTTCTATTTTAGTAAACGATAGTAATGTTCCAGGACTACCAATGTTAGATATTGTTCCTTGATCACAAACTAAAATCAAAGGTTGATCTGTAAAAGGTATTGACGGTGTTTCAATATTTGTAACAGGATGTAAATTTTTCACAGTTGTTACCATTTGAGCAGTTGTGAAGTATGTGTCTCTAGAATTCATCATGTTTAATCTTTGAGACCAAGGGACTGTGAACGATAAAACACCGTTTGGGCTAAACTGCGTTGGGTAAGTTACCACAGGTGTTTTATATAGTTTGTATTTATCATTCGATTTATCCCCCACATACCCAGCGAATCCTTGTCCAATTGCTGCGTTCAATGTTTCATCTGTAAAATCATAATTACTATTCGATGAACCAGGATTTGGGTCATAAGAACGAATTAAATTCGCTAAATAATTTTCTTCATAGTTACTAAAAGTTCTTACACTATTACTATCAATTAGTGGACTAAAATTTCCATTGTCTTGATATATTTCTATAAGTTCGTCTGTTATGGTTAATACTTCACAAGAACAATTATCACAATCAGGGTAAGATATCATCGGTAATGAGTATCTTGCAAATGGGTTTTGCGGATTCATGTATTCTAATAACCAATTATCACAATTGAACCCTGTCCAATTAAAAGTATCTAACACGTCATTTATTTGATAACATAACCTAACAATATTGTCATTCCAAAAATCCGCTAGTTTATTCCACAACCTTACTACAATATCGTATAACCAAGCAAGTACGTGTAAAACAACTATAAAAACATAAATTAACGGATAAAATAACCCTAAAGTGAAGTACACAACAAAAAATATAATGTCAAATTTGAATTGAGCGTCGTTTGTTGGAAATCTATTTGTGGTTGCCGTACAAGCTCTTTCTGTGATTTCTTTAATACCAAGAATTCTAGATGGTAAATACCCCCATTTCCATCTATCTATGTGTCCTGATACTGTATATACCCTATTATAGTTAAACTCAAAAAACTTATCATCACAATCAACAGCTTCTTGTATTATTTGTAAACCTAAAGTAGTTCCAGTATCTCCATAATCGTTCCAATCTAAACTAAAGGCGTATGATTTTTTTTGTAAATCTTCGTTGTCAGGTTCGTTAATACTACTTGTCGACCAACCATATTCTTTTAGATTCGGAACTAAATAGTCCGCTCGTATCACATTAGAACCTTGTATATCCTCATTTTGATACTGTATTCTAAACCTATATTTTCCTTTTGTTGGTATCCCGATTGTCGGATCGTTAGAAAAAATTTGTTCACCAAATTCATTTGTTGTAATGTAATCTAAGTTCATGGGTACTTCAGCAAGCCACGTACCATTATCATCTATGATATTTCCACCGTCTTCAAATTTATATTCTTCCAATACAGGAAACCCTAATGTATCACTGTAAATTGTCTGTCTTATTGCTAATATTTTTCCTGATTGTGTAACCATGTCACAAAGAGCACCTGTATTAAGACTTGGTTTACAACTAACTTTTAACTCATCTTGATCTGAATTACTGAAAATGGAACCCATAAAAATAGCCTGTGGTGATATTTCAATTCCCGAATCTCTTAAATCAAAATCAACCCTTGTTATTCCTATTGTACAGTATTCATCATCACCCCAAAATGGATCAACTTCTACTTCTTTTGCAAGATTAATGATTTGAGGAAGCATGGCTAAATTTGAATTTGCCCTAAACTGCGAACCAGCAAATTGTCCTTCAACACCGAGTCCCATTCTTATTAAGTCGGAAGGTCTTTGTGAAAAACAACCAATGTTAGACAAATCTAAATCCATCACAACAGTTTGCATACCCAAAGGAACACCAACAATCATAAAGTCACCACTGTCATTTGTTCTTACAGTAAATCTATAATATTTTTCGTATATTTCTAATACTTCGGTTCTTGTTAGTAAATCATTTCTATCAGGAAATGTTCCTGTTGGTGTGTGCCCACCGTATTCTTGGATATATGGCAATAAATTGTATCTATAACCGTCTTCATTTTTGTCCGAAATTGTTTTATATGGGTAAAGTGTAGAAATTACAGGATCAACTTCATCTTCAGTTGATAATGGTACGAAAACAGAAATACTAACGTTTGGTACACCATACCCACCATTAGCAATGACTCTTCCTGCCACTACACCATAATCGGCACAAAATTTTGTATATAAATCTTCTTGTTTAAGTTTTAAAGATAAAATTTCTATCAAGTCAAAATCCTGATCGATTTTCAATCTTATATTTTTGTCTGCACCTGGATTTGCCTTAATTCTATAGCTTTTAAACATTTTTTTCTTTGTTGATAAATAGTTATTGACTCACTTTTAAAAAGTAATATCATATCAAACAAAATAAACAATCTTATGAAAAGTCTACCGTTGAAAGGTTTTTAACTCTAACCTTTATATCCCTATTTGGGAATCGAATTTGATATATTTGATCAGGTTCAGCAAATATTGTACTATCAATAAGTTCAATTTCTTTTGTCGTTACCGAAACGTATCTTTGTGATGTTTCAGATGATGAATACTGTCCACCAACTTTATTATATATTTTCAAATCTGTAAGAGCATTAACTCCAGAAATGTTTTGAACAAGTTGTCTAACTTCCGATACATTAACATTTTGTCCAAGTTCTCTAGTTGAAGGTAACATATAATTACTTACTGTATTGATGACTTGTGTTATTACGTCACCTTGAGCACCTGGGTTATCAAGAACAATATAAAACTCAAACTCCAAATCAATTACTTTTGCAACTTCAATTGAAATGTAGTCATTTATCATTCTATATTTAGAAAGATATGTTGCCAAATTTGTTTTCAAATTATTAGATACCGTTTGTGTTAATACCCCCGTACTATCATAAGACAGGATTTTAACTGAAATTTTGTTATTAGATTCTGATATTGCAACTTTAGCAGGTGCACCAAAATTACCAGGCATTGTATCAATCAACGACTTATAATCATTTATTGTAACTGCTCTTTTTTGTGCTGCAAAGTTATACGTCACCATATTTCTTACTTCTTCAACTGAAGGTTGATTTGCACCACCTATAGCAGCAGTAATGTTATTAACTTTCAATGATTGTATTACATTATTGTTAGTAATTTCTGAAGGTCCGTTCACCACAAAATCAGCAAGTGCAACTTGATTTATTGCTCCTACACCAATATTACTTGACAATCCACCACCTGTTCTATATTGAACAAAAAGTGTTGTATTTGGTTTTACTGTTAAACCAAGTCCAATATTATTTTGGAAGTTCTGTAACTTTAATGGTACTCCAGTCGTTGTAAATTGTCTTAATTGTTCATCAGGTGTTACAGTACCTCCACCAAATTGTACTTTTAAAAAACCTTCAGGTGTGTATTCAGTTATGAATCTGTTATCTGTTTTTATGTACCTACCAACTTTAACTCCCGCTTCATCCACAGGTTTTGTTGGATCTTCAATAAAAACGGTATCTTCAACCAATGCATCTACTTCATACCATCTGTTTGTTGATGTTGCAAATTCTGAAAAGGACGGTGTTGCTTGATATGTTGTACCTTCTTTTTGAATTATCGATGTTACACCCAAAACATTCTTATCAGGTAAAAAGAAATTATAAAATGGTATTACATCTTGTGGATTGATTACTTTTTTGAACACTTGTGTGGTTCCATTAACAACAACTTCTCTTTTTGTAATAATATAACTTCCTACAGAATTGTTGTTACTTGAAAATACTGGAACTTTTGTTCTGTTTATAAACCCTTCCCTATTAAATTGTGAAGAAAAATCAATATCATAAACAGTTTCAAATGTTGTTCCACCACCATTAAACTGTGCACCTGCCCTTAATATACCCAAATATCTCACATCTTCCGCATCCCCAAAAGCATCCACTGTAATTGAAATGTCAACAACAGCAACTGATGGACGAAACCCCGGAACTTTTAATCCGTAAGTTCTTGCAATGTTGAAAATTGATGATCTTTGTTGCGCATATTGTAATATTGTTTCTTGTAAACTTCTATCAATGTGAAAATTTAAATTATCACCAATCGCAGCATTTAAGTCCATCAAAACAGAAAAAACCGATGCATCGTTAAAGTTTTGAATTAAATCGGGATAATATTGTCTTGTATAGTCAATCAGATCATTTCTTAATCCTTCAAAGTCCCTTTCAGTATATGATATTTTTCTATTAGCCATTTTTTTATAAATTAATAATTATAAATTCCCTCGATCCGAATGGGTTGTTTTCATCTATATATTCTATTCGTACCTTTGCCGTATATTCTTCAGTATTCGCACCAGGGACACGATAAACAGGAATGTCAAATTGTTCAGGTTTCAAATCACCTTTTGACATTTCAGATTCAGTATATGGTTCTACAATTATATTTTGTATTGTCAAATTTGGTATAAACTGCTTTACAGAATCTTCTATTTCTGACTTTATTCCATCAAAAGTATCACCATCAAGTGGTTCAAAGATAAATTCATACAACCTAGTACCAAAATTAGGAAGATAGTATCTACTCCCCCTTCTTGTTAATAAAAGGTGTACCAAGTCTGTTCTTATTTCTTCATCAGTAGTTTCAGATAAAGAAAGGTATTTACCAACTTGACTTTGCCTGAATGGAAAGTTTATACCGTATGTAATACCGTTTGCCATATTCAATAAATATAATATCTTGGTATTTTATATAAATAAAAAAAATCACTACTTTCGTAGTGATTCTTTTAGGTTTGTGTTTCCTTTTTCATGTTTGGGTTCGTAGGGACAGTGTAGACATCCATTACCACAACAACTACCTCTTCTTTGATGATAATTTTCAGTCATAACCATTCTTCCTTGATTATCATAATAAAAATCTGTTGGTTGTAGTTTAGGTCTTACAAACTCTTTCACAAATAATTCTTGAACCCAATCTTTAGACGCTGACTGTAACATATTACCCGTTTTGTTTTCTGATATTATAAAAAGCCATCAAAACTTGATGTGTTAACGTTATATTATTTCCCCAACTTACTTTCATAATTATACGATTTCACACGCACCACCAGCACACGCAGCTTCACCTCGTAGGTCGGTGTTATCTTGTAACTCAATTACTTTTGTAAGATCAACATCTGACAATGTTTTAACCAATCTTTCAAAATCTTCTTTTGTACAATCTTCAAAAGGTGCCTGGGTATATGTGCCTCCGTTATAAGGTAGTACAGATAAACCATTATAGAAATCTCTGTTATTCCACATCCATTCACCTACCAAGTCCCACTCATCTTCTTTAATTGAAACCGTAGCGGATACGTTATGAGTGTTTTGTCCGTTTCTATGTCCTGGTTTAATCCATTCTTGTGATACTTTCTTAACACGTTCCAACATTTGAAATACAGATTCGTGTCTTACAATTGAACCTTCAGGCGCTTTTTGTGGGATAGTAATTACCGCAGTGTCGTGAGGACGGAAAAACTCATCTTCAATTAACTCAGGGTGATTAATCGCCAAGTATGAATATATTGATTCGTTTTTACCTACACGGATTCTTCTTAAATAGAAGTCATTATGCCAAGCGTGAATTCCTGATGATGTTCCCAATACCAAAGATGATGTTCCTGATGGTTTTACAGTTGTTGTTCTTGCCGATTTATTAATACCAATCAGTTTAGCAACTCTTTCATTTTCTTCTTTAACCATTTTTGCTGCTTTTTTCATGTCGTAACCTAATACAACACCAGAACCGATACCCGTCATTCCAACACCAATAAGTGCGTCTTTTTCTGTTGTTCTTTTCCAAATGTCTCTTAAGTAATGAAAATCAGTATATCCCGCTTGTAGTGTACCAATAAATGATGCAGCCTTAACTCTTGCATCAAAGTCTTCTTGTGATTCAATATCAGATGCGTTTACTTCACATAGATTACAGAATTGAAACGGACGAAGTGCGATTTCACAACAAGGATTTGTTCCCCAATCTTTATCATTAGAAAGATAAATTCCTGGTTCACCTGCTCCTGATAGTTCAATACGTTTCCATAAATCCATAAAGAACTCTTTTGTAATTTTGTGACGAAGAAGTACTGCCGAATTGTTTGCTCTACCTCTTTGAGCATTTTGTTCCCACCAATTACCTGATTTACAAGAAATCATTTCTTCATCATCCGCACTGAACAATGAAATAAGTGCCGCTCTTCTAATACCACCAGCAAGTACCGCATCGGCAATATGACATACGATGTCATGTGTTTCAATAGGTGTAAGTTTTTCACCATCTTTTTTATTATCCAAAACTTTTGTAATGTTGTGGATACAATCTTTTAATGGTTGAGGTCCAGGTGCTTTTCCACCTGAAGTAACTAGATTTGCACCTTTTTGACGAATGTCAGAAAAATCAAATACAGGTGTCGATGACTTATACCCTAAATAAGATTCCATTAATACTTTTATCGCATCTGCCCATCCTTCGATTGAATCACCAATAAGGTATCTTCTTGTTCTTTCAGGATTTGGTTTTTTGATGTCTGGTAATTTTTCTACGTGATGTTTTTGTACCGAATAACCAACACCTGTACCACCTAAAAGTAGAAACATTGTTTCAGAAAAAGAATCAACGTGATCGATTGGCATATATGCACAATTATAAACCCTATTTGGTGAAATTTCAATTGGTTTTCCACCAAATTGTAATGATCTCATTGATGGTAATACTTTCTTGTCGTATACCATTTCATATACCTCTTCAATTTCATTTTTGATGTGTGGGTATTTTCTTTGATGCATTTCTTTGTTACGTGTAACAAGTTCTTCCCAAGTCTCTCTCCGATTCAATTCCGGTTGAAACTTTGCGTATTTCATAAAGACAGTAATGTCACTTAATATTTTTTGAGAAATATCCATTTTATACTAATTTAATTAATTTTATTTTAAATTTCTTGCTGTTTTTGTCTTTTTTTCTCTAACAGTTCTTTAACTCTGTTACGATTTCTTTCTTCTTTTTGTTCTTCAAGACCCAAGAACGTTACACTTTGTTCAGTGTCAATTTCCAACATACCATTGTCAAACTTACAGTTTTCAAATATAATTCCATCTTTACCTATTCGGGATTTTGTAATTGCTATTGTTGCCAAATTCATTTCTTTTTGTTGTAACGATTTTGCCACTGTAATAATTACGTGTCCTACTTGTGCTTTTTTAATTGAACCCCCCATTTGATCGGTTGTAACAACATCTGATGATATTGAGTTTCTGTTCCCTTGTGTTGCAGTCCAACCAGCGATGTCTAATTCATGACACATTGCTTCGAATCCACGCATAACCGAACCTTCACTTTTCCATTCGTCACCTAAAACCTTGTCAGGAACAACACAATCAATGTAATCAAGAATAATCATATCAACCCTGTTTCCTTCTGCCATCATTTTCCTAACTTGATTTTTAATTTGATTCATAGTTACAGTGTCTGATGGTAATTTTTTCAAAATCAATTTGTTTTTTCTTGACGACTGAATTTGTTTTACTTTATTCATCACTTCTTCTCTGTTTTCAGATAAGTCGTCAGGATGAACTCCTGTCCAAAGGGTAAAGTGTTTTCTTTGGATAATTTTTGGGTTGTCTTCGAAAAATATTTGAAGTACATTATACCCTAAGTTAAAAGCGTGATTTGCAATTTTGGTTGTAAATGTTGATTTTCCTACACCTGTTGGTGCTAATATAACACCAATTTCACCTTTAGCCAACCCACCTTTTAATAGGTTATCTATACCAGCAACTCCGATTGGAATTGGATGTCTGAAATCATCATTTAATACCTCATCAAGGTTAAAGAATACATCACTTGTACCTTTATCTGTTTCACCAACTTGTAGAGCCCCTCTTACCATTTCTTCTAACTTATCATAACTTTCGAAATCACCTTTGTCGATGATCGATTGGGCTTTTGTCATTACTTTTTGAAGCTCTTGTTGTTTACAGAATTTTAAGGCTTTTTCTTGAACAAAAATTGAACCTTCGTCTGAAACGTTCTTAACCTGTTCCAACATATCTAAAATGCTCTTTTGAGCCATAGGTGAACTGATTTCAGACTTAGTTAATTGTTCAAGAGTATCAAATGTCGGTGTGTGTTCATACTTTGAATAGTATTCTTTAATCATTTGACAAATGATTTTGAAATACTGGTTATCAAAGTAATGGGAGTCAATAACTTCAATGATGGAATTAGAAAAATCTTTGTATAAAATAATGTTGTTTAATAATTGAATTTGAAAAGTATTTCCTAAATATCCGAAGTTTTTTTTGTCTGACATATTGATTGTTTTAAGTATGATTCAATAATAAATACCATTAAGCAAGTGAATAATTTAAATAATCATGAGTTAAATTTTTGTCTGATAAAATGTCAGTAATGTTCCTCAAAATGGTTTTTATGGATGGGCGTATATCCAGCGTATATCTTACCTTTGGTGGGTATATTTTAGCGTCTAAAATTCTATGACAAATTGTCTCATTTCCAACTTTTAAAATAATGTTAAACACTTCAGGACCTTCAGTGTTTGATGTTTCCAATACAGTTGCATCTTCTTCAATTTGAAAACGATTTTCCAACATATAAAACACACACTTGTTTCTAAGTTTTGTTTTAAGTTCGTTAGACAGATTCTTGATGTACTCATACAAGTCCACACTGTTTTTTGCTTTTGGGTTGTACCCTTTAACATTGAAGAATCTTTGAACGACGAAATTGTCATTGAGCGTAATTAAAAATTCTACTTTTGTTACATCATTTTGCTCTTTCATAATTTTAATTGTTTGTTTTGAATTTTGATTTTTCTTTTCTTGTTAGTTTTAAAAATGGTTTTAAGAAATAAACCCATTGTTCGTCTACCTTTGGTAAAAATTTGAATAATCCATCTTCCATCATCATTCGAATCAGATTTTTATATCCTCTTCCGTCTGGATCTAACGATTCAGTATAATACAACTCAACGAGTTCTTTTCCTTCATCATTAATTAATGGGTTAGACAAATCGACTATCTTTTCATTTATTTCAAAAAATTCATTTCCAAAAATACCTTCTTTTGTTTTACCTGTTAATAAATTTTTTAATACTGTATTATCTTTTTGTTCTTTTAGGATTTCTTCACCCTTTTGTAAAATTTCGGTAAAAGAAACTTCTTTTTCAAGGATCTCAGGAAATAATTTCAAAAAAGTTTTTTCACCAAGATAATATATTCCATCAATATTATCTGATTTATCACCTGATAATATTTTGAATGTTTTGATATTGTAATGTGGGATTTCAATATTGTGTAATTTTACAGTATCACCGTTCTTATAGTACTTTTTAGTGTTTGGCGAATATAATGTAACCTTTTCTGAAATAAGTTGTGTTAAATCCCTATCAGAACTAAAAATTGTTTTGTGTTCTTTTTCCGATATTTTACAATAATAAGCGATTAAATCATCGGCTTCTGAAGTTTGAAACTCAACTTGCCTAACAAACATTTCTTCTAAATATTGTTTTACACGTTGTCTTTGTTTGTCAAAAGACTCTTCTTTAATTTGGTTGTCTAACGGTTTCCTATTCAGTTTATATTTTGGATATATCTTTCTTCTTAAAGTTGTGCTTTCTTCACCATCCCAAAATACAATTATCTTATCAAAATTTGATTCTTCTAAAAATCTTCTAAGTGTGTTCAAAAAATGCCAAATAGCACCTACGTGTTCACCATTATGAAAATAATCTTTTACTCCGTGAAAACCTATTTTAAGTAAGTTGTTACCGTCAACTAATAACGTTTTTGTCATTTGACTATTTTAAATTGTTCTTACTCTACTTCTTCTTTTTCTGTTTTCAAATCAAAATCACCGTCAACTCCAATGATTTCTTTCCAATATTCAGCATAATCTTTTTTGTATTGTTCGATTGATGCCTTTTCTTCGGATGCTTCTTTACCCGGTAAAAATCCATGTGGTGTAACAATAATTTTACCATCTTCGAAACCAAGTCCGTTAATGTGGTTTTTCATTACAGATACTTTAGTCCTTGATGCAAACTTAACCGTTCTTTTGTCTTTTGTTGCTGTAATCTTTGTTGTCCCTGCACCTTTTTGATTGCCAAACAAGAAAACTAAAGATGAATTCAACCAAATCGCTTCACCACCTTTTGCTTTGATTTTCGGTTGTCCGAAAGGATTATCAGGTAATTCAACCCATGGTTGGTTAACAATTATTAATGTGTTTTCGTATTTGGAATCAGCCTTACGTGAACCCGAAATTCTTTGGTTTATACCCATTCCAATTTTGTCAGCCAAAACACTTGCATTGTGTTGTTTACCACCTTTTCCTTCATAAGTCATTTTACAAGGAACAGAGCCAACAGAATCCCACATAATACAAAGTGAATAATCTAAATCACCTTTTTCTTGTGCATCTAACAAACTATTAATGTAATCTGTAATTTGTTCAATATAATCAAAGTTATTATTAAAGATGTAAAAACCATCCCATTCTAATTCTCCTGTTTCAGTATCGACAACTTCTTCACATTCAAATCCCATAAGTTTTGCGTGTTCAAAACTCCATTTTTGTTCAGTGATGATAAATACAGGAAGTATTCCTTTCTTCTGTGCGTCAACAGCGGTTTTAACAAGTGCAGTAGTTTTTCCTGTATCAGAATGTCCCAAAAACATATTGATGTGTCCCATCGCAGGCCCTGGTAATCCAACAGCATCTAAAAATGGTTCACCCAAGTCAAAAAATCTTTGTGGTTTGTATTTTGCAGATGTGGAAAATTTCTTTTTTAATGAACTAAAATCATTTTTCTTTATTGCCATATTTTTTTATTTGAATGTAAAACAAACTTGGGCTTTTACACCCAAGTTTTAAAATTAATTTAGAATGGTAGTTCTTCTGAAGGTTCGTCATTTGCTTGTGGATCAACAACAGACACTTCTTCTTTTTTGTTTCCACCTAGTGAAATTTCTGCTTCTTCACCGTAAACATACTTTTTCAAATCTGAATTCCAAATTGGTGTTTCTCCGATTGCAACTGCTTCCAAATATTCTACAGGTTTTTTTGAATATACATCAGACCAAGAAAGCTCATCATTTACCCATCCATCCATGATGTCCTTGTCAGTGTGAATTGGTGCAGGATCATCATACATAATAGTTTGAACTACAGTGTATTCTTTACCCTGTGGTGTTTTTGCTTTTGTTAATTCGATGATGAGATCACGTCCGTTTTCAGGATCTGTGACATTTCCCTTTGCTTTCCAAATAGGAAGTATTTTATCAAGTACACCTTCTTGTTTATAATTGTGTTTGAATCTCCAAAACTTTACACCATCTTGTTCGTTATCTCTATCAATTACCTTAACAATGTAAAACAATCGTGAACGATATTGTGAAGCAAGTTCTTTGTCTTCTTTTTTACCTGTTGAAATAAGTTCGTTGTATACTTCCGTAAGTGGTGAACGTTCATTGTCATTTTTTTCAGGATCATAAAGTTTTACCCATTGTCCGTTAACTTGGATTTCGTGATACCAAACTTCTACAAATGGTGAAGAACCATCTTTTGTAGGTAGGATACGAATTCTTCTTTGTGCTGATTTTTCATTTTTTTGAAGTACTGCCGAAAAATATCTTTTCATTCTGTCTTCTTGTGAAATGTTTTGTCTTTGTGTACTCGGTGTTGAGTTTTTTTCGTACTGCGCAAGTACTGCATCGATTGAATTTGCCATAGATTTTTGTTTTTAATTTATACTCTTTTATCTATAACAATTATAAGTAATTTTTGTAAAATGTCAAATAAAAAAGGGGTGTCATAAACACCCCCATTTGTATCATTTATTAATATTAAATTTTTACATTCCTTCTTCAGTATCGTAAGAATTAAATGTTTTTTTAACTTCATTAGGTGAAAAATTTTCTATTTCATCTGAAGTTAAAATATATTCATTTTTTCCTGTTGCTTCTAAATCTTCTTTCTTATCATCAAAGAAATCTGTTAATTTTTGATTGTATGGGTAGGAATCAAGTGAACGTAACATAAGTTTTTCTTCAGGTGTTTTTTGACGGTACTTATCAAACTTAGTTTCCAAAGAATTAATCTTGTTCATAATCTGATCCATATGTTGTAATTTTTGCTCCAAGTCATCAAGTTTAGCAAAAATATTATCCATAAATTCATCTTGTTTGTCTTTGATTTCTTTTTGTGATGTAACAAGATCAGTAATATCGATTTCTTCGGTTTCTTCCTCACCTTCACCACCTTCTTTATCTACTTCTTCTACGTCAGGATCATTTTCAATGTCGATTGGTTCAGGAACTTCTTCTGCCGCTCCTGCATCTGCTGGTGGTGCTCCTGCATCTGCTGGCGGTGCTCCTGCATCTGCCGGTGGTGCTCCTGCGTCCATAGGTGGTGCACCTGCGTCTGCGGGTGGAGCATCTGCGGGTGGTTCTTGTTCACTCAAAACGTAACGATTAATTTCATTAAATCTTTTTAATTCTTCCAATATTTTGATGTCAATTTTCATTTTTTTAACCGTTTAATAAAGTTTTTATCCCAGTAGGTGTTTCAACTCTTAGGGTTCTATTTGTTTTAACGGTATTATCAAATCTTTCAATCAATCCGTCTTTCATTCTTACAGTATAACAATCACCCGTATCTAAGTCACACACTTGTTTGTAACCATTGTCCATTTCTTTTTCAGTGATTCTTGTGTCTTTTTTTAAATAATCGTCTAATAATAATTTTACGTTCATAACTTTTTTTTATATAAATATACGATTCAATCAAAAATTACGCAAACAAACTAAAACCAATTTTACATGAACCAATATAACCTTGGTAACTCGCATTCAAAATGGTGTCGTTGTTAATGTTGAATTCAACAAAATCTTTAACTTCTTGTGGTGTTCTAGGTGGTATTGGAGGCGATGCCGCAGGATCACCATATATGTAAGGTGTATCTATACTTGAAATAATTAGTTGGGCAATTGCCTTTTCGTACTTTTCTTGTTCTGTATTTCCAACATTTAAATCTTTTAATTGTGTCAAATAAGGTGACATAATAACATATTGATTATAAATAAAAGTGATTGGACCTTTAAAATCACTAAAGGCAAACAAAGGAATATTGGAATCTCTGATTTGTGTACAAATAACACTTCCACTGAAAATAGGATCGTCGGGATATAAATTTATTGGTGAAAATTCAAATAGGTTGTAATTTGGTGGTTGTAATATATTGTTTTCAAACCCATTAGATACTCTTGTCGCAGCTATTGCAAAAATTGTTGTCGCAATATATCTATCATAATTTGGTAACGCCAAGACTTCAAAGGCAAAATCACTGAATGTTATTGGTGTTCTACTAATACTAACAAAAGGGAGTGTTTGATAAACAGGATCAGTTATTAATGCACTACATTCTGATTCAGGACTTGTCGTTATACCAACACTTGTTGTATCATCTAAACCTGTTGTTACATCGGTAACAATAGTGTTCGGGTTTTTAGTATTTAATATATCAGCTTTATATTTTTCTAAATAATTTGTTTTAACATATGTTGCGATTACGTCAGGTTGCGGTAAAGCATACTTTGGCATTCTTGTACCTTCAAATGATGTATCAAAACCATCGGGACTAATCGAATGTGAAACTTTGGTAATTAAATAAGGTCCGTAAAATAATGGAACGTGTTTTAAATTGAAATACATCATAGGTTGTATCATTGCATTACCTAACGATCTAATGGTACAACTATAAGATTGTGTTTGATAAAAAGAATAAAGTGATGTTGTTTGTTGTGCAATTTTGTCACCGTTAACACCATTAGCCAACTGATCGTTTACCAAAAATGTCGCCGCAGTTTTTTTCTTATCATCCATACTAACTTGTATAGACTTAAACATATTTTGATTTCTAATACCAAAATCAACATTAAATCCAACAACTTTGTTTGACAAAGAAAAATTATATTGTCCTGCCGTTGACACCCTAATTGGGTTAGTTGATGGGTTTCTGAAATCGTAACTATCATCCCCATAAAAAACAAAGGCATTATCTTCTTGTGCTGGTTTATCAGATGGTTTACCAACATATACTATCAAAAACTTAGGTCTCGAATCTAAAAAGTTTACTTCTTCATATGTACCAAAAAGAGAATTTGGTACATCGATGTTTTTAGGCTCAGAACTTTTAAGTGGAGTATTGTTACCATAAAAATTAGTAAATGATGGTAGTGCAAAAAATAACGAATTTTTGTCTATTGATTGTATAAAACCAATCACATCTAAAATAGAAATATTATTATCACCTTTTAAAATATCAGAAACCGCCATTACATCAATTTGTAAACTATTACCAACATCAGTATTAGATGTGTCTTGAAATAAAAAGTCTTCAAATATTGTTCTTGTGGTTAAATCACTACCAGAAATCCATTTATCATTAAATGCTTGAAAAGTATTATAAGTACTTAATTTTGTAACAACACCTTCAACCTTACTTCTAGTTGCATCCAATTTATTTATAACGGTAGGTAGATTTGTATTCAAATAAGATGAAACTTCTAAAACCATTTCTGACATCAATTGGTTTTGTGAACTTAAAAACGAATTATATCCTTGATAAAATAGGTTACTACTCCAAGTACCCCCTGATTGTGTTGTTAAGTATTTTTCTTTTGCGTATATCTTTATGATTTGATAAAGTGATTCAACATTTTCTTTTGTAAATTTAATATTTAAATCAATAAAAAAGTCAGTAATTGTAGAACCAGTATCAGTATATGTAAAACCGTCTAAATTCACAAAACCAACGTACAATTCTAATGCCCTCCATGCCAATATGTTATTTGCTTGACTTAATAATAATGTGGTAGTTTGCCCTGATCCCGGTAATGAATTATAAACGTATGGTTCATATGGTGTAACAATTGCTGGTTGTAAATTGGAATCGTTCGAAAAATTATAAAATACTTTCCTGTTGAAGTTTCCTGGATTTCCAATTTTTAATATACAATCATATTTTAGAAACTTTTCAGCTTTAAGACTAAAATTTGTAATTTGTGATTGTGCTATACTTCTTGAATCTTGATCTTCCGAACCCGTAATAGTTACACTATCTTCTTTGACTTTAAAAATATTTAAAATTTGATCTCTTAATCTTCTCTGTTCAATATTTTGTATTTTGTTAGTATCCGTTGATGTTGGATTTAACTTTTCACCTTGTAAAATTAGTAGTTCAGATGCGGATGCATTTGGATTACAAAATCCTAAAAATGCTTTTTCAAAATCATCTAATATATCTTTTTTGAAAGTCGAAAAAAAGTATTGAATAGAGCTATTTGAATTATTGCTTGGACCAATTTTATATCTTGTTGGTTTTGTTTTATCTATATTATTTAAATCAAAATATCCAAAATTTGGTAACCCCCACATTGTTCTTACGGATCCATTGTAAACTGATGGGTTATTAGAAACCGGTATGGTTTCTTGTTTTATATCATTAAAACATTCATAAGCCGATTGGTTTACAGGAACACTACCTAATGATGGTATAGGTACATAAATTTTATTATTTTTATCAACAAGTGGATTTTTATCAAAAACAAAATATTGAAATGTCGAATTAATAATAGTTCCTTTACTTGGATTAGTACTGTCGGAACCCGGTAAATTAACAAATGTTGCAGACGTATTATTTCCAATTTTAAGTTTACCAGAATCATATGCCCTTGTAAATTCTTCTTCGGTATAATTTGTAAAAATGTCTTGTTTTGTAAAATACCAATGTAAATCATTAATCAATTTTGGATAGAATCCTAGATTATATTTATCGGTAAATTCAGTACCTGATGGATTAAAAATTGTTTCAAATGCTCTAAATTGTGTAGTACCTCCTGTGTAGTTTTTGATAATATATTCTTTTGACAAATTGTTACTTATAGGATCATAATAATTTGTGTAATCAAAATCTTGCCAAACGTCATCAAGAATATCAAATGTTTTGTTTGATTCAATCCATGTTTTATATCTATGCCAAACAGCACCAATGTATAATAAATAATTGTAAGGTACTTGATTTATTGCTGAGTATTTACTTAAGATCCATCCTATATCACTATCAAGATAATTTAACTTTGTAACATTTACTAATGAGCTGCTCAAACTTTTTTGCGAAAATGAAGATAAATATATATACCCTAAAGCAATGTATGGATTAGTATCACCATTTTTTTCTTTTTCTATACCTTTAAACAACGCATTTGTAAAAATTGGTGAATTCAATATTGTGGTAAATTGAGTTTCGATAACATTACCTGAATAAGAAGAATAATAAAATTCATCATTTGTTAAAAAGTTTTTTGATATATCTTCACCATAATTGACGTATGATTCTCTAAAGTAATCAATTAATGTTTGTCTATTTATTATTGGTGTTATTGTTATAGGTGTAACAAAAATTAAATTGTTATAGTTTTTGTAAGTGTCATTTATATCATAATCGTAATATGAAAGTTTTTCCCCTTTTGAATTTTCTTTTAAATTTGCTAAAGTCTTTTTTTCATCTAAAAAAATTGTAATGTTTGTTGTATCGTTAAAGTATTCCGCTTCAAATTGAATTTTAGGAAAAACATCTAAATAATTATAAGGTGTTGTTTGAGTACTTTCTAAATATCTTTGAAAATTTTCTACAAGTGGTATTGCTGTTTCAATTTTTATTGAATTTCCAGCAATTGTATCCAAACTATATAATCCGTAATCTTTTTCTACTAAACTTTTTATATAGTCTTTTGTATAATAATCGTTATCAAAAAGTGCCCAATTATCAGTAGTTCCACTATTAGATATTGATTTTATGTAATCAATTAATGTTGTGTAGTTTAATTTTATGTTTTTTAATGTTTCAAGTAATGTTGGGTTATCTGTACAAACTTGCACAATGTTTTGTGCTTCCATGTCAGATATAAATTTATCTACTTGTTCTGTTTTATAGTCACCTCTAAATATATTTGTATAGTGTGAAGTTAAAAACAATCTTTCAAAAAATTCATAAAAGAAAGAAACTTCTGATGTGTCTTCATATGGTTGTGTTTCAAAAGGAAATTCCATAGCATTACAAGACGCATAGTTTGTATTTAGTTTTGGATTTACGTAACTTGATAATAGAGTCAATGGTATTTTTCTAATCGAAGCATCCAAGTATTCTTCAGTAAAAAACACTTCAGGCCAAATCGAATAATTGAATGCGTTTGTGGCACTTGCAAATTTAGGATCAGCCAAATACTGAACAGTATATTGTTGTCTACCATCCGCTAATTTTTCTAAAGTAAAGTACGTCGGCCAAGGATAAACTATATTTCTTTCATTCAATTCACCACTATAGTTTACTACATTTTTTGCTTCAGTACTAAAATTCTTATCAGGTGGTATTATTGATGTCAGTCTCTTGGGATCAGTTCTTTTACTCCAAGAATCTAAATGTGTTCTTTCCATTAATCGAAAAAACGTATCAACACCAGCAAGTAAGATAGCATAAACATTTCTAATAGTAGGTACAAATCCTAAACCCGCATCATTTGCAATCAATTCTTGAGCCAACAATGTAGAAAAATTTTGTTCGATTTCTTCTTGTTTGGTTTTGAGTGTTGATAGTAAATTATTAATTTTATCTAAAAAACTATCCGTTTTGTAATTTGTTGTACCGACTTCTTTTTCTCCGTACTTAAAAAGTGTGGGAATTGAATTGACAAAAGTACCTGTTCCCTTGTCTAACCTTTTTGTATACAATTCAAAATCTTTTGTCAACTGCGCTTTAAATAATGCAATTTCATCATCTGTTGCACTTCTACCTAATCTTACTTCTAATGTTTTTTTATAATCCGCCTCAGTTAATTGGGTGTAATCAAATTCAACAAAAACGTCGTCAGGTTTCAAAATAACGTTGATTTTTTGATCAGTAAATTCTTGTGAACCAACAAAATAAGAACCATTTTCACCAAAGGATGCGTTTTTTTTCAAATTATCAATTGCTCCAGTTATTTCTATTTTTACATCATCAAATACTTTTTCTCTTACCGCAAAATCAATATTATTTTTGAATGCGTAGTATATTTCAGTATCATAAACAATAAAGTTGGAAGTATCTAGATATTTGTTTAAGACATTTGTATAAACTGTTTGTTTCAAAGAATCCAATACATCACGATATGATTGTATGTCATTTAGTACCGCAAAATCACCTTTTGCAATAGCATCTTTCATATTAGAATTGAAGTTGTCGCACCTCATAACAAATTCTTCAATTGTTAGATGCGGAAAGGTTTGAGGAATTAAACCTTTTGATTTGTAAATTTTATAAACCTCATCCAATTTTTGTTTTCCAACAGATGAAGTGGTTGTTTGTATTGATGTGTTTGATGCACCAGGATTACTGTTAGATGTTTGTATTGTTGTTGGGAACATTTTTGGAGCTGTTTTAGCATAGTCCAAAAGAACATCACTCAATAATCCTGAGTATCTTCCCAAAAACGTTAAAGAAATATCATAATTACCTGATGATTGATCAAAACTTGCATTAAACTTTGTAAGATTTAATGCATATCTAATAGATTTACCATAATAACCTTTTATGGTAAGATAAAACATCGGGTATGGTAAATTAAAGAAAACCGAATAAATCGATTTTTCACCTTGTTCAAATAATGTTCTACCCTGAACATCAACTAAATTAACGCTAACACTTGTAACACCAAACCCCTGATTTGTAACTTCAATACTAGTTATACCAAGCATTTGTGTGTCTGAATAATTATTTACACTTCTTGAAAATCGAGTAGTACCGTTATTGTTTGTAACGGTTTCACTAGTTTGATTTAAACCTAAACCTTGTCTTGAACCCTTTCCTGTTATTTGATCAGTCCATGTTGTGTCAAATCGTGTTTTATCAAGTGGTTGTAAAAAATTTATAACGGTGGAAGGATCAGATACTGTACCTTTCATACTAGCCACCGTTGTGTTTACTACAGGACTATCAAAACTTTCACCAATTGCAAGTTTTGTTCTAGGAATCACCCTTGTTTCTAAGTTAGCATAAAAAACCAACTCTTGATGATCTACCAATCTGTCTTTAACTTCATTGTTAACAACAATTTTATTAGGATCGATCAAGACTATGTTGTCATAATCTGTTTCAACATATATTGGGTTTTTAGTAAGTCTATCTGCCATAATAAAAAATATGTGTATCTATCGCATTTTTGTAGTCTAATAATGCACCCAACAACGGATAAGGTATATTTAATACCGCCCCGTCAGGTATATTAGTTTCTAATCCACCATAAATAGGGTTTGCCACAAGAATTAACCAACCAAAATAAGGAGTACCATATTTTTCAAAACTTATTTTATCAAGCCTACTTTGATTTTCACGATAGATATATCTTTGATCAGTAGTCCTTGTTGATAACGTAACATATGGAACAACCGTCTGATTACCATTGATTAAAAAATTTTGATATCGGTTAAAGTATTGCATTTTAATTCATTTTTTTCTTTAAGTTAAAGTCTTCACCCGTACTGTCAACTGTCGACCATAAAGCAAGTAAGTTTTGATCCGCTGGCGGCACCACAGGTAATTGCACTGATAAATCAAATACCCTATTTTTTGATTTAGAAAATGGAAGATATGTTCCATTTGGAAACTTGATATTATAAAAGTTATCTTTGAAATTTTTAAGATTTTGTTCTAATTTATCTTTAGAAGATTTGAACTGTTGATATAATCCTCCAGATATTTCCGCTGTAGGTTCCCCATTAAACGTCATTGTCGCATCGAATCCGAGGTTTTCATACAAAAATAAAATCCAATTATTTTTACTTATAACATCATTTGGAAGTGCCGCTAGTAATTCATCAACCAATTTAACCGTACCTCTATCTTCTAACATTTCTTTACCGAAAATCATAAAGAAAACATTATTTTTATCACTACTTGCTGACAAAAACAAATCAAAATCAAACGATTCATTGTATTCTGTTGTTCCTGAAGGTATTAATTGATACTTACCAAGTTCAGAGTTTAAACTATTCAAGTCATCTTTAATAATCAAAAAGTCGTTTTGTAATTCTATGTACGTGTCAGCAGGTACTGGGTTTGATTGTGGACTTACACCTGTAGTTCCAGAAATATTATATATTGTAACACCACCACTTTTGTTTTTATAACCATCAACTTGACTTAAAACATAGTTAATTTGGTCACTATATTTTATAAAATTTAGTTGTGACTGTATCAACTTTGAAGTGTTTGTTTCAAGTGCCTGTAAATAATTATTTTTTCTGTCGTTTATTAAACTTTTTAGTTTGTTTTTGATTTTTCTAACTTCATTATTTGGAAAATTTTGTAATGAAATCCCACCAAGAATTGGTGATGTATCATCTTCCACATCATCTTTTGCTTTTTTGAAAAGTTGATCTACCCTGTCTTGATAACCAACAGGTTTACCAAATATGTTAACTAAATTCGTAATGTTACCTAACAAGTAATCAAATAATCCTGTTTTATATTTTCTTTCTGCGGTGTATAAAACAAGTCCACCCCATATTGTATCATTTTTAAGTTGTTCAATAGTTGAAAGAACCCCATTTGCATATTCTTGTGTTTTAGCAACCATTTCATCCATCACTTCTTTGTATCGTATAGTTCCAGTAATGGTATTAGTTTGTGGATCGACAAAAGTATTTTGAACAATACCTATAGTTGCACCCCCATCATTTACTGCCGGTCTTTGTATATTATCAACTACACCTACTTCATTTTTGATTTGTTCAAAAATTTCACTATCATACTTTGACGTAAAGTCCTCTGTAACTTCCGCCCTTTCATCATAGATTTCAGTATTTGCATAATAATTAAAAGATAATGCATTTTGAAGGGAATTAATTGGTTCTCTTAAACCATGTCCACCAATCATTTTGAAACTTAACGTAACATCAACAAACATTGGTTGAACTCCAATTCCGTCAGCGTTCAAATCAAGTGTTTCATATTTAAAATCTAAACTTTCAAAAACAACCTTTGTGTGATAAAAATCACCAACCCTCAAAATACATACGGGTGGTGAACCAAATGCACTATTTAATACATCATTATATTGCAAACCTATTTCACCTTCACCTGATTCAACTGCCGTTGGTATTGTGTCACCAGGTCTCATACATTGTTGTAAAAATGTAAGTCTAGAATTCAAACCTTCAGGTGTCATAGAATGGAATGCAGGATGAAAGTTTTTTATTTTACTTTTTATTCCGTCATATATAAATGAATTTCTTTCTGAAATCATTTCAAAATAATCACATTCGGTAAGTAATTTTCTTAAAAGTCTTTTTGTCAAACCGTCCCTTATACCATTTGTTTTGTCTTCATTTTTTGTTTTTTGTACATAAGGGTTTGATAATAATTGTGTTTGTGTATTATCAACATTACTATTATCAGCAGCAAATGGATTAGCTAAATCACCTTCAGGTGGTGTTGTTGCTGTTGACGTACCTTCTTGTCCGGTTCCTGGCGTAACATTTTGAATACTTACCTTTGTGGCTCGACACATATTTCCTTGAACGGAATTTTGAAAAACACCGTTATCTGAAAACCCTTTCGAACAATCAATACCCCTATAATTTTCTATGTTAATAACAGGTGTCCCCAAGTCTGTTGTGTTTAACGTAAGAAGTGGTGGACTTGATTCCAAAAATTTTGACATTTTATCATCACCTTCAGTATATTCTTCGATTGTTTTTTTAATAGAATTTGCACGTGTTAAACCAATACCCCCACCACCTTCGTTAATATTTGAGGAACCTTCAATAGAAATAGTGACTTTCGACCCATTTTTTAATGTATTAAGTACTTTAGACAACATATCTTTGAATAAATCATACTGTGTAGGTAAAAAATCAAATACTCCTTGTATTGAAGACTGTCTATCATCTACGTTATCTGCAAGTCCAAAATTTGCTGAAGGACCGACAATTTCAGTACCATCGTAATTATAAATTTTATCACTTGCTAGATTAATAATTGTATTTTGTAATGAAATCAAACTATTGTAAACGCTATCGTAATTCTGATCAGTTATTGTATCTATACCAAACAATAATTGTATGTTCTGAAATTTGTCCTTATCTAACGTTTCAGTTGTTGTTGTTTGACTATTAGCCCCCGTATCTTGATTCGCTATGTTTGCATTTTGATCTATAGTAACATCACCTTGGATTGTTGCGTTTGACGTTTCTTTTACTAAAGTACTAAGAGCATCTGGATTCAATGCACTTATTACAGAAAAGACATCACTCAAATTGAATTGTTTATATTTTTTTAATAAGTCATAAATGTCATATTTTAAACAACCCGCCATAAATGAATCAACCACTTTTGTTGCAGTAGATGAATCTGCTCTTTCTAATTCTTTATTTACTATTATATTCAAAACTGATTGATGATCGACAATCATTTTGAACTTCAATGTACCTGTTCTTTCAGTGTCTTTGTAAGTGTAAATAGGTTCTGTCCTTCCTAAAAAAGTATTTGGATTCCAACCTGTTCTTGAAGTATCATCATATGATAATTCATAAGGCGGAAACCACATTATTCTTCCTCCATTCGGTCCAACTTCACAAGTTGGTAAATCATCAACGGTAAACCCAGGACGGTTTGATGTTCTCCATGATAAATTTTCGATTGAAAACATATATTTTTTTACTTTACCATCGACAATATTTGATGATTCTACCCCACTAGCACCTTTCATTGGTGCAATATTTAAATTATATGAATTATTTAAAACTGAATAAGACGCCTTTCTTCCTTGATAAACCATCCCATCTTTTTGTTGTAATTGTGAATAATTAGCAAAAGGACGATCTTTTGTAAAAAGTCTAGCAAATTCATAACCTACTATGTCCTTAACCTTATTACCTTCTTGAATAGCATTTGGTGTTAGGTATCTTCTTACTCTTGAACCTTTAGTTAATTCTATATATCCATCATTAAAGACTTTACTAACTTGATTAATTGCATTTCCTACATGCCCTTTTGTGTTTGATGATTTTGCTCCCGCCTCAACTAATTTTTGTGTTATGTCTAAAATCGATCCGTCAGTAAAACTCAATTTTGATGAATCGGTTTCCGCAAATTGTCTTCTTAGTGTTGTATCTGATTCGAATTCTGTTTGTCCCGGAAAAACTTGATTTTGAGGTCCAACTAATTGTCCAGGTTTTATATAATTTTTACTTTTTGGTGACCATGAAAAACCACCTTGTAGTCCACCTTGAGCGTCGTAGTAAGGGTAGGATTTCAATCCAAATAGTTTTCTTTGAACTTCACTACCTTCGTAGTCTTGCCCTATTAACCCATAGTCGAAAACAGGACCAACATTCTTTTTACCAAAAGCACCGTCAGCAATTTCATTAGCAGGACTGACAGTATCACTTACAAAGTTTTTAGTTTTACCTATATAAAAATTTTCTTTTGGTGCTGTTAGATTTGCATTCGCCGAATCCAACCTGTAACGTGGTCGATATGTGTTGTAAAATAATTGCCCAAACAATAAACTTTTTGTTGCGTTAGATGTATTTGCAAGAAACCTTTCTGAACTTGAATCTATAAATGGCGTAACTAACGTATTCAACAACCCACCAACTCCTGATGTGAAAGCACCTATTGGATTTGTTGTAAGTTGATTCAAAAAGTTTCTATTTGGGTAATCAAAATATTCACCAGGTATTAATGAATACGGTGAATATAAACCTGCAAGTTTGGCCGCAAATCCTAACGCTTCTACCGCCACATTCGCAGGTTCTGTAATTTTATAATTTTTTTCTATTAAAGGTATGTTGTTTGTAACAACACCTAATATATCAAAAGGATCGAAAGAAGGTTTTGGACTAATTTCACCTGATATTGTTGTAACAGATGAGTTTGTTAAAATACTACTTCCTAATGTCTGTTGGAACAACTCAAGAGCAACTCGTGTTCTGAATTCTTTTTGAAGTTGTTTTGCCCCAAGTTTAGCCAAATCTGAATCTTGACTCAAAGGACCATCGGTTCCTGTAGGATTTTCTTCAGTTAAAATAGAAAGTGGTGAATATGTTGATGCTAAAAAATAAAAAGTAGTGTCACTATTGAAATAAGGAGCATTGATTGACGAAGGAAAAAGTTCTTCTATTGTTGTTTGTTCAAATTCACCTTCACCACTATTAAATTTATTTTTTTGGTATCCGTATTGTTGCGACTGTTCCGTAGTTTTTCCTGGGCTTGATGCTGTGTAATCATATTCACCCTTATTTGATTCTGTCTGATAATTTATATCAATGTCAACAATGGTACTTCCATATCCATTATCGTCATTAGGACCATATACGTTTGACACATAAGCAATTGTTCTTGATTGTTCTGCGGTTTGTGGAGGTCTTGATGATGTAAAACTATATAAACCTTGATTCGATCTTGTTTGAGCGTTTGCATTAATGTCTATGATTTCACCATAACCATTTGGCGGTCCAAATATATTAACAACATACTGATTTGTTTGTGATTGTTCTGTTGTTAAAGTTGGTCCGTTTGACACATAATCATATTGTCCAGCATTGGATGATAGTGAAACTGTAGGAAAACTTACAGTATTTCCAAAACCTGTAGGTACGTTTTCAGGATTATATTTGTTGAGTGTTCTAAGAATAATTTCTTGTGAATCACCATTAAGTTCTAAAGTACTACCTACAGTACTATCAAATCCATAGTTACCTTCGTTTGCTAAAGTTTGTTTGTTATTATTAATGTTAACAACACCACTACTTTGTCCTTGTATCGGGTTATATTGATTGACAATTAATAATTCGTCTTTTTTTACTATTCCGTTATTTTGTAACTTACTTTGTAAAGTACTTTTATATTCATAGTGTCCTTTGTTTGCGTCAGTTTGAATATCATTATTAATATTAACTGTACTCCTATTGTCGTTTTCTGTTGGATTGTATTGGTTTTTTGTAATTAATTCAACTTCTTTTTGTATTGCAAACGTTTCAAGTTTACTTCCAAAAGTCAAATTAAACCCATATAAACCTAAATTAGTATTTGTTGTAAGGTTTTTATTAATATCAACGGTGTTACCATATGATGATGAAAAATCAACCGGACCGTATAAATTATTTACGTATAGTAACTTTTCTGAGTTGTTACCAATTGTTTCTAATACAGAACCAATCGTGTTTTTAAAACCGTAATTACCAAAATTTGTTTCATAGTTTTTGTCAGCATTAATGTCAATCACTAAACCAAATCCGTCGTTTGGGTTATATTTGTTTTTGGATATTATTTTTTTTTCTTGATTTTTTTGTTCTTTTTCAATTTCAGGTGAATCTATAACAGAATAGTCAACCAAAATAACTTCTTTTTTGTTTTCTAACTTTGGCACATTAAAAACACCATTCACTGAATAGGGTTGTAAATTTCTTACCAATAGTTTTTTTCTAAAGTTTTCACTTGAATTAAAAGACAATGGACTTTCCATCTAATTTGTTTTAATAATAAATAGATTTAAAACGATTTTTTATCTTTTAATAAATCTACCTTTACTTGTTTTTAATCTGTCTTGTTTATCTAAAGTGTCCATAACTTTATTTTCTAACTCTCTTACAGTCGATGGATTTTTAAATAACATATCTGATAGGTTGTTTGGTAGATTTTTTCCATCAATATTTAGATTTATATTGAGATTAATGGTGTCCTCATTTTTATTAGTCGTTACAACATTTGTGTTTGTTTCTACTGTTTGTTTTGCTATTTCTCCTGTTTTTGTCGCCGATGGTTCGATTAATTTTACTTCTGAAGGTATTGATTTTGCCACACCCATTGTTTGCATATAAACATCTTTTAATATACCAAGATTTTCTATTGCATTTGGAGCAAAAATAGCCTCATCTTCTTTTATAAATTTAAACATTTCACCTTTACCCAAAGAAAGTACTTTGGTGTTAGTCGATCCAAACGCAGCATCTTCTTCATTAAGTACACCTGAAGCCGCATCAAATTTTAATGTTTTCAATTTTGCTTTACTTGCCCTTTTTTCAGCCGCAATTCTAACATCTTCCTTCGTTAATCCCAAATTACCTTCCACTTTAGTTTTTTCGGCATTAAAAAACTGTTGTAGTCCTCTAGCGGTTATAAATTCTTCAGCCCCTTTTCCCAATACACCTGCAGTAGTTTCAAACTTACCACCTAACTCTTTTTGAGCATTAACCATATCTAGTAAAAGTTGATCTCTAGTAGTTTTTCCAAGATTTGTTAGTACAACATCTCTAATTATACGGGTATCTATTTGTTGTAATTCTTCCAAATTCAAACTTTTTTCTGCCAAATCCCTATCAGACAATGCTGCCATTTCTTGATATTTTTTCAAAGCATCAGTTAACTGTGTGGGATTTTTTTCAATCGCACTAACCAAATCGGTTTGTTCAAAACCAGGTATTCTTAATTCTAATTTACCTCCTTCACCAATTTCAGTCAAAGATTTCACAAGATTCATTTGTTCCTCTGATACTTTCGACAAATCAACACCAGACGATAAAAGTTTGTTTTGAACTAGTTGTTCTTTTGCTGCCGTTCTTCCAAGTGACATTAACTTTTCATAATCTCCCCCAGTCGATTCTATTTGAGCCCTTAACCGTTGTTGAGCAATAAAGTTTGTTTCAATTTCTCCGGTTGCTTCATTGACTTTAAAGGCACCTTTTGCCATTTCTATCATTTTAGTTTGGAGATTTTCTACGTTGTTTGCTGCGTCATTCATTAAAGCAAATGGATTAGTCATTCCCTCAACCGCACCACCTATCATACTCATACTTGTTGCAACTTCAATTGCATTTTCTGGGTCTATTAATTTATCAGCCAAAGCAAATGCACCTATATCACTTAGTGTAGTATTTAACCTTTGTGCTTCTGCCGCCATTTTACTTAATCCATCTTTTCCATTTCTAAAATTGTACGAATTAACTTTAGCCAATTCAGTAGACATAGTATTCAAAAGAGTTTTAGCATCTAATCCGGTTTGTCTTGCAAGTTTTGCTATTTTAGACATTTCATTGATTGCGGTTTTTTGTCCAAAAGTCAATGTCATGAATTGTCCAACCATTTTACCTGTTTCTTTACTAGTTTGTCCTACCGCCTTTGAAAATTCTAACATCTTTGTTGTTGCTTGGGTTGAAGGTAAAGTCAATTTTTTTGTTTCAGCCACTAAATCACCAACTACATCTGTAACATCAGTAAAACTTAAACCTATCTCAACTACATTTTTAGAAATAGTAAATAACTGTTCCCTAAAGTCATCTGTATTTCCAACGACACCGCTACCTATTGTACGAGCAAGTTTTTTTGCTTCGTTGTCCATTGCGGTAATAGTTGTAGTGGCAGTTTCAGGTACAATACCCTCTTTTAATGATAATCTTAATTGTTCGACAATCCCCATAAAAGTTTCACCTTTAGTTGAAAATTCACCAAGGGTTGGGTCTGTAAAAAATAGTAGCATACGTAAATCTTTTTATATAAATAGATTTCTTTAATTTTTTTGAAAACTCTCGATTAGTTTGTCAATAAAATATCTTCTTTCATATGTTGGCATATTTAATATGTCAGAATACGAAAAATTTGCATGTTTACACAAATAAAAAATTTCGTCAAGCATATTTTTTTTGTGATCAGAAGAAAGGACGAAAAAATTCAACCCCAAAGGACATATTCACTGTTACCTTTTCTCCTGACGGGGCTATTACTGTTCTTTTTAAATCAAGTTTAGGTTCGCAAACATCAATGAATTTTTTTAGTTCTTTCGAATCCATTATTGGCATTTGTAAAATGAATTGTGATATATTACCTTTATCTTTTTCACCATCAATTTCAACAATATGTTTTTCTAATCTTTTTGTGACTGTAGGTGCAACCATTCCTTGTGGGTAACTTTTTGTGAAATTTTCTATTTCTTTTTCGTCTGCTAAAGACAACAATTTAAATTTTACTTCTTTGTTACTCTTTGGTAGTTTGAAAGTAAATAAACCATTTTCGTCAGGAAATACCGTTTGTTTTTCAAAATCAATCGCATCCATCATTAAGGTTGTTTCAAAGTATGTTCCTGTTACAGGATCTTTAACCGATATATTATATTCAGGTCCAAACGAAGTATTTCTTAAAAATATAAGAATTGCTTGTACATCAGTATTTAACAACTGATTTATGTCAAATCCAGGTTCATATACTTTGTTTCTTAAAAGTGTTGTTATTAAATTGTCAGATGAACTATTTTGTGACATCAATAAATTTTCATCACTTGCCGTTAAATAACCTATTTTCAATGATTCTTTTTTTGGTTTATAAAATACACCTTTTGAAGGTAATTTTACAACATCGTGTGGTAAGTTAAAATTTTGTTGTCCATATGCCGCTGTTTGATCCATAGTTTTTATTTTAAGTATAAGTCTACAAGAATTTTATGTAAACAAAAAACCCACCTTGATAGATGGGTTTTGAAAAAATTTGTTTTGTTTTAGTAAACTAATATACATCTGTCAGGACGAAGTGTAGCATCAACAGTCATGATATCCGCTTTATCGTAACCTAAGTCACCAAATTTAACACCTTCTAAGAAACATCCTTGTAAAATCCATTTTTCAACAGCAACCCCCGTTGGGTCTAAAAGTTCCAAATCAACATCTTTTTTATAACCAGCAGCATAACCCATACGTCCTGTTACTGATTCAGCGTGTAATCGAACCCATTCCATTAATGCTTGTGATGCAGAAGGTCCGATTGGATCTCTAAACTTTACATTAATTGTTTCCCATTCAAAAGTACTAGCAACATAAGTTTTAGTATTTAAGAAAGGAATATCTTTGGATTCTATTTTAATACTCGGTCGTGACGTACTTTCAACATACCAAGAGTTGATACCCAAGGATGTTGGGAAAGTAATTATAAATCGGTTAGCTCTTTTAGGTTCATACTGAAAGGGCATTTTCATTAACAAATCAGCCATTGTCTATTTTTTTTGTCTTTTATTTATTAGATAAATATTTATTGTTTTATTTTTTTCTATTTACTTTTGTCTATTTTGAAAATATACTACTAGTATAAGTTATATTTCTTCTTTAGTACCTCCTTTAGTTAAATATGTTCTTACTGGTTTATCTGAATATTCCTTTTCTAAAAATTGTGACATTTTTTCTATATTTCTTGGATCGTCGTCTGAAAAACCTATAAATGGGATAATTTCATCGTTAACAACATCATTTTTGAACTTTCCTGGTTTTTTAATCATATTTGCCAATTCTTTACAATATGTAATAAATTTTCTCATTGCTTTGATTTTTCCTTCTTCAGGATTAGATGCACTTCCTTCACCATAAGAAACAGGAGCAAACATACACCTATCTAAATAACTTTCTAACAATTCTTTTCCGTTGAAATTTATGTCAACTTGCTCATTTACTGATTCAGACTGATTTATTATTTGTTCATACTTTTTAAGGTTTTCTATCACTTCTTTGTAGTTGACTCCATTTTTGTTGGACACAATTAGATTTTTAACTGCTTCTTTTAACACTGAAGGTGTATGTCCTCTTGCTGTTATAATTGCAAATATTGAACCTCCATTGATGCATTCCACAAAATCATTCCACGAAGGACCGACAGGTGCTGTCATACAATCAATAATAAATCTTTTGTCACCTTCTACACCAAAATATCTAAATGGATTAGGTGCATAATTCACAATAGTTGCCCCCTTATATTCAAAAGGTTCACTACCTATTTGATGTCGGTGTTCTGCGAAATCTTCGGTAGACATTCCTATTTCTTCATCGTTGTCGGAAAGAACCATTATTTTCGTTGGCATAAACATAATGTTGTCGTCCCAATCAAAAGCATAATATTTTGTATCAGGTTCACCTTCAGACGTGAATCCCTCTGTAATTTTTTTCTTGTGGTATTCCAAAATATGTTTTCTAATATCCATCACTTTTGAAGATTTTCCAATAACTTTTCAAGTTGTTTTTCTGAAATAACTATGTTTTGTTTATTTTTAGAAAATGTTTTTACGTGAATTGTTTTATCATTTAAACTTTCCTTAATGATTTTTTTTTCAATTTTCATATCTATTAAATAAAAAATAAATTATGGGGGTATTTCTACCCCCTTTTTTATTAAACGTCATCAAATGATGCTCCTGTTGGTGTAATCACAAACTCGATGTCAATGTATTCTAACGCTCTTGTTGGTTTTAAGAAGATTTTACCTGTCAATGTATTTGAATCTAAATCTTCAGGTGTGTTAGAAACAGTTACTCTAAAGTCAATTAAACCTCTATCTCTTCTAATTGAATCCAAAATTGGGTTTACAGAATCCAAGAAGTCTTGTCTTACTTTATCATCGTTTTGTTCGAATAGTAATCTTACTGCTACTGCTGAAATTAGTTTTCTTGCTTGTAACAACAATCTTCTAACATTAATTCTGTCAAGAGCAGACTCTCTAATTTGTAAAGTTTTGTTACCCCAAATTACTGTACCCACATCAGAAAAAGTAGCAATTGGATTGATTCTTCCTTTATATAAAGTATCTCTATCTTCTTGTGTTAACTTCTTACGAGCTTTAATTGAATTTACTAAACCTCTTGTGTAACCTGCAGATGCGAACCAAGGGAATGCAATGTTATCAGTCAACGCCAAGTTTTTAGTTACTTCAGCAGTTGCTGGTAAATAAATCTGTGTGTTATTAACTGAATCCCTTGTCAATACCCAAGGATAATAGGTTGCTGTATAGTTTGAATCAATTCCTGTTTCTTCAAGGTTGTCTACCGCTTCTTGTGGATAAATTAAACCTTCTGTTACATCACTAAATGTTGGTAAGAACAAGTTGAAATCAGGTGTAGTACATATGTAAATTGAATCCGCTCTATCTGTTTCAACCATATCAATCGCATCTTCAACAAGATTTGAGTTGTTAACATAATCAATACCAGGTGTTGTAAATACGTTAATGTTTACCGCTTCAGGGTTAGCAAAAGTTGTTTGTCCCCATTTGTATGCGTAATAGTCAGTATTTGCCCACACTTCTTGATTAGGACCTGAAATTTGTTTGAACGCTCCCCATCCTGTTGCTGTAGGGAATTGTGATGATGGTGCCGCACCATATTTATAACCTGTTTGTCCAAGAGCATATGTGTCACTGTTTGTTCTATATTCTCTATAGATATCCCATCCATCGAAACCACCATAAGGATACAAAGTAAATTTACGTGTGTTCAATCTGTAATAAGGGTTATCAGGATCAGTTGGTTCTGAATTAAAACTTCCAGCACCTACTTCAAACGCTTGTGTAGTTGCTGATGTTAATGTATCAAACATAGTTACCACAGTTGCCCCACTATCCATGTGGAACCCTTTGATTTGATAAGTCCAACTTGGACCTGTAGTATCAGTTTCTAAATTAGCAGGTAATTGTTTACCTTTGTATTCAAAATAATCATAGTCAACACCAGTAATATTAGATATACCTAAGTATGCCTTTCTTGGGTTTTCACCGTTTGAAATAACAGGATTATCAGCTCCACTTGTAGAACCAAATGGTGGGTTGTAAATAACGTCACCAGGTTGTAAGTATCTTGTTTTGTAAACTATAAATGGTGGTTGTGCTTGATTATAGTTTCTCATAATGTAACCTTCAAATCCACAAGGAAGTGCATCTTCAGGTGCTTCATCACTCATTTCTAACATTATGTATTTAGAATTTAAGTTGTATTCACCATTAGCTGTACCTATTTTGTTTGCTACATAATTATTCAAAGATGGATTTAATGAACAATTCGTGAAACTTTCGATAACTCTTACGTTTTGATCGTTGTCATAGAAGTCTCTGACAAATACATCAAATGTTCCATTGTTAAAAGAAACGTTTCCAATTGAAATCTTAACAAGTCTGTTTGCAGCATTTCCATCAGAAATAAGTTTGAACTTAAATAACTTATAAACTTTATTACCACGAAGTTCAGAAACCAAATAAGGGGTTTCTGGTGTTTGATATTGTTCTAAATAAAAACCTATTGAACCTGATGCTTGTGAAACCGCACTATCCAATTCGATTAAATCACAATTCAAACCTCGTACCTTACCTTGTCTGTATCCGTTCAATAATAAACTTGAATAAACTTCTTCAACAAATAAAGGAACTTCAGTTCTATCTTTACCAAAGTTACTTCTTCCAAATACTTTAGAAAGATATTCAGTATCCGTACTTAACAATGATGTTTCAAAAGTGAACGTATCAGCATCTTTTGTAATACCACTTACAACAAATGTTGCATATGGGTCTTTAGTTACCGCCGAATATGAACCAGTACAAACCATTTGAACATCGGTTATACCTGTAACTTGATACAATGGCCCGTGTTGTGTTGAAGAATAGTTAGTGATACCTCTACTTCTTAAAGTTGCAATAACTAAATCATCCCAACCTGAATACGGTGTACCTGAATATGTTGTACCTGAAATAATACAATAACCTGAATAAGAACCAACACCGATAGAATTGATTGCTCCTAAAGTAGTACCAAAACCATAACCATCGTAAGAACCAACACTTGCAACTTGTGAATAGTCAAATAATGCGTAGTACCAAGGATCGTTTGTTGTTGCTGATAAATTTGCTTGAGATAATAATACATTACTTACACCAAAAGTTTCTGAATACGCACTTAATCCTGCACCAATTGTTGCACCTGTAACAGAGTTAAAAGTCGCATCACTTACTGTACCCCAAAATAATGCGGTTGTACCTGATTGAGCATTTAAAGATGCGGTTGATTGGTAAACGATTTCGTTTGCAATAAACGATTGGAAATTAGCATTCAAAGAAGATGTACCCCCGTTGAATGTAGTGTATGGATTGTAAAAATCTGATGAAATAAGAGATGGTAATGTACCTGTAATAACAACGTTAGAACTTCCGCCTGTAGTTCCAGTAAAGTTAACGATTTGTACACCTGATGTATTTGCAGATAAACCAATAGTTCCTGGATCAACATTACCAATAGTTGTAATTGACCAAGACGGTCCAGCGTCATAACCTGACAAACCTAAAACTCTTGTAACAAATAATTGATTTGATTGTTGCAAATACGCTTTTGCAATATAAGATGTTTCGTATTTAGGTATTTGTGTGTTTGTGAATTTTTCAGGACTTGTTCCACCGAAATATACTTGATATTCGTCGAAATTAGTTATGAAAATAGGTTCGAAGGCTGGACCCTGTAAGGTTTCACCAACAATCCCCAATGTAGTTACCCCCACACTTTGGGCAACAAAAGTTAAATCTCTTTCTGAAGTATAAACTCCAGGCGAAACGAATACTTTGTTTGTAGATGCCATTTTTAAAATTTATATATAGATTTATTTTACTATATAAATATGTTCAAAATCTGTAAAAAACTTTGTTGATTATTTTATTAGGACATATAGTATGAAAAAATTCTACCTTTTTTCTACCTTAAAAAATATTTATTAATATGAAAAAAATTAAAAATATAAAGATTTCAGAAGAAAGTCATTTTATGTTAAAAAAATACTGCGAAGCAAAAGGATTAAAAATTCACAAATTTATAGAAAGTCTTATAAGAAAAACTTGTGAAAAACCAAAAGACTTGTATGGTGAATAATTAAATAAGTGACACTTTAGTTTTAATAATCGAAACTTCAGATGGGTTATTTTTGTAAGCAATTATTTTTAAGGTATCACCACTACTAATTTGTATCACAGGAACATTATCTCCAATATAATTGTTGTTTATATACACAGAATAACTTGAAGCACAAGACACCCCTTCAGTAATTGTTCCACCCGATGAAACCGTGAATGTTGGTGCTGTTGCTGATTTTACACATATAGTATTAGTATCACCTGAATTGGTTGGGACTGTAGTGATAACACCTGAACAATCAGTGTACGTTAGGGTGTTATTTGTTATTGAAGAATATGTTACTGAATAACAGTTATCTAAATTCACGATACTATCAACAACAATATCAGCATCATATCTAAAAACTTCAGTAAGTTGTGTGTTCCCTGTTACGAATGTAAAATCTAAATCGAAGTTTGTTGGATTTGACGGTTCAATTACTGCACGTTTTTTTCTATTGTTTGTTGTAAATTCAAACAACGTTAGTTGCCTTGAAATTGCTGGTGTAACTTCAAATTCTTCTTCATCAATTAAAAGTCCCATCATCAAAATCTTATAACTTGCAATATAATATTTCCTTTTTTCTAATTCTTTAGCAGATTCATCACTAACATCTTCTAACGTTAATGGAATATAATGTCCTTTTATTTGTGTGTAAGCTTGTTTAGATGTGAAAGTCCTCATCAAAATTTTGTTGAACTCATTGACTTCACGCATTCTATTACAAAATAATTTAACCGTAAAGGTTAAGTCCACAGGGATTGGTTGTGGTATTTTATAAACATCAGCACCTTTTCTTTGTCCGTCCCAAGTGGGTACTGTATAATAAAAAAATTGTCGTCTTTCAGGTATGTTTGCTCTACCCGCATTATTTGTACCGTACTTTACTTCGGGAGCCCTTAATGTTGTGATAAAAGGTAACGTTATGTTTTTATCTAAATCTTGAAAATCCCAAGTTTGTGTAAATTGTGCCCAACTTTGGTTGGTAATGATTCTATCTATTGTTGGGACTTTTTTTTTGTCAACCACAAGCTCAAGTTTATCTTTAACAAAATCTAACATTCCTTTATCCAAGTCGGCATGTAAAACCCCTTTTGGAAGATAAGTCCCATCTTTTGTTATGTCTTGAAGTAATTCTTCCCTACGTTCCTTACCAGTTTTGGTAGGAATCAAAGGTAAAGTTTTTTTTATTTTTTTTGGTAAAGCCATTATTATAATCCTTTGAATTCATTTGTGTTAACAGGTGATGCCGTGATTGTTCTATAAAATCTTTTGTATCCACCATATGTGTGCTTATTATCACCAAACACCCTTCCGTCATTTACAACAGAATAAAATCTTACAAAATCTTCCGTTTCGTAATAACCAATATAATCACCAAATGATATTTCTATGTTCATGTCATCTAAATAACTTTGGTAAACACTGACTGTCAAATTACCTGGTTCTGATTGAGCAAGTTTAGAAGTACCCAAGTCGACATTAGTTGGTGCTTCTATTTTTACTAATCCTTTAAATTCGACAGGTGGTAAAAATTGTATACCGTCTTCCGTTGTTTCACCATAAACATCATCTTTATCTGTTTTTTGTCTATCAACCCTATACAACACAAGTGTAAAATTCATATCACCATGCAACCATTCAGAACCCATTTCAATATCCAAATTGAAATCTTCTTCTGAAAAAAATTTATTTAATCTTGTAATTGGAACTTTATTTTGTGCCATATCTATAAATACTTTAATTGATTATTTATTAGAATTTACTATTTTTATTTATAGTGCAATGGAAGAATTAGTATCATCTACACCAGAAAAAAAATCATTAGAAATATTAGAAGACTATAATGGGTCTAATAATTTTATATTGAATCTTAAGAACAAAAAACTAAATAGTAAGTCTTTTACTCCCACAAGAAGTCAAGCTGAGTATATTATCAACTATCAAAATACAACCCCGAAAGTTGCAAAAAAATGGGTTAAGTTAGATTCTTATTTTGGAAAAAAACTTAAAGAAGATAAAATGTATACAAAAGAACCAACAGAAATATATGTTGAAAAATTGTTGGTAGAAAAAGACAAATCATATCATATTTGGGGAAAAATTTGGAGTGGTGAAACTATTCATGATTTTTGGTTACCAAAGTCGGCATTAATAAAAGACAATGAAGTTAAAAACGTTGTTGTCGATTACGGAAAGTATAACCATAGACTTCCAATGGAACACCAAAAAGAAGCCATTCAAAAATTGGTAGGTAACAAAAAGTTTATTTTGGCAGATGACATGGGACTTGGTAAAACAACATCAACAATTATATCTGCTCTTGAATCAGGAGCAAAGAAAATTTTAATTATTTGTCCCGCATCACTTAAAATAAATTGGCAAAGAGAAATAGAAAATTATTCAGATAGAAGTGTATATATTTCAGAAGGAAAAAAATTTTCAACTGAATCTGATTTTGTGATTATTAACTACGACATTTTAAAAAACTTTCACGATCCGAAAAAGAAAGATGAATCAGTGATTTTAAATACTAAGTTTGATTTGGTAATAATGGATGAAGCTCACATGATTTCGAATCCACAAGCTCAAAGAACAAAAATAGTCAATGACTTGTGTGACAAACTAGATAGGGTTTGGCTTTTAACAGGAACACCAATGACATCAAGACCGATGAACTATTATAATTTATTAAAACTTGTTGAAAGTCCTGTTGCTGCAAATTGGATGGCATATGCTAAAAGGTATTGTAACGGATATCAATTTAGTGTGGGTAATAGAAAAGTTTGGAACGTAACGGGAGCATCTAATCTTGATGAATTAAGGGAACGAACACAAACACATATCTTAAGAAGACTAAAAGAAGATGTTTTAGATTTACCCGATAAAATTATTACACCCGTTTATTTAAGATTAAAATCAAAAGAATATGAAGAATTGATGGGCGAATATTATAATTGGTATGATGGTAACTCCGAAGAATCTTCGTCACTTACAATTCAGTTTGGTAAATTAATGAAAGTAAGAAAAGTGTTGGCTGAAGAAAAAATTAAAAACACCATAGAACTTGCAGAAAACATTATTGAACAAGGAAAAAAAGTAATTATATTTACGAATTTTACAGATACGTTACGAACTATATATGAACACTTCGGAAAAGAAGCTGTTTATTTAGATGGTTCATGTTCAAAACCACATAGACAAAAGGCAGTTGACGACTTTCAAGAAAACGATAAAATAAAAGTATTTGTTGGTAACTTGAAAGCTGCGGGAGTTGGTATCACATTGACTTCCGCTGAAGCAGTAATCATGAATGATTTATCATTTGTTCCTGCTGAACACGCACAAGCTGAAGATAGATCACATAGAATCGGACAAAAAAAGTCAACTTCGGTTTATTATCCCCTATTTGAAAACACTATAGAAGGTGTAATATATGATATACTTAATAGAAAGAAAAAAATCATTTCAACCGTAATGGGTGATGATATGTTAGATGATGCGTCAACAATAGAAGAAATGTTAAATATGATTTCGTATAGTAGGTGATATTTATTTATATGCTATTAAAAAGTTTACATAAAAAAATAGATATCATTGAATCTAAACTTGACGTTGTTTCACCAAAAAAACAAGATATCATTTCTGAAATCAAAAAAATAAGTATAGACAAACTTCCATACGAATACGATTCACTTGAAAGTTTTATTGATGCAGAAACAATGAAAACACATTATAGTAAACACTATAAAGGTTATGTTGATAAGTTGAATGTTGAACTTGAAAAAGTTAAAGGTAAAGATTTAGATTTAGAACAAATCATTAAAAGTATATCCAAATTTAATGACAAAGTAAAAAACAATGGAGGTGGAGCATTTAATCATGCTTTATTTTGGAAAATGTTATCACCAAAAAAACAAAAATTTGAAGGACCGATTAAAGAAAAAATTGAAAAAACTTTTGGTTCATTTGACAATTTTAAAGAAGAATTTGAAGAATCAGCAAAAAATAGGTTTGGTTCAGGTTGGGTATGGTTAATTTTGAAAGATAATGGTAGATTAAAAATAGTAACAACTGCAAATCAAGACAACCCACTAATGAATACGGAAAAAGAAAGAGGTTATCCAATATTAGGCTTAGATGTTTGGGAACACGCATATTATTTAAAATACAAAAATCAAAGGGATAAATACACTTCCAATTTTTGGAAAGTTGTAAATTGGGGATTTATCAATGATTTGTATACCACCCAAATTAAAAGAAACAAGTATTGAATATTTTGATTTAGCAAAATATTTATACAAAAAAGTCTATGACAACTACCATAATTACAGAACCAGAAAGAAGTAAACTTTACAAAAGAATTAAAAATCTTTTGGGTGCACCATTACGTTCAGTAGAACTTGAAGACGAAATGATGGATTCACTTCTTGAACTTTCCATACAAGATTATGCACAACACGTTAATGATTGGCTTATTGAAAGTCAATGGTCATCATTATATGGTTTAAATTTGGATGAACAATCTGTAACAAGGGCTTTTACTACAAGAAGTATGGATTGGGAAACCCAATACACTTACGCATATTCAAAGATAGTTGGACTTCAAGCTGGTGGTGATTCTGTATTAGAAAAAGATTATATTGATTTAATACCAGGTCAACAAATATATGAAATACCTGCAGGAAGGGAACTTAATGAACTATTATGGTTCGCAAGACCTGAACTTGACGCAGCATATTTTGATCCGTTTATGGGTGGTTTTGGTGGTTTTGGTGGTATTGGACTTGGTGGTGGTGCCGGTTTTTCACAAATGGGAACTACTGGTAATTATTTTATCACACCAGCATTTGACATTCTTTTAAGAATGGCAGACATTCAAATGAAAAGAAGAATCATAACAGGTGATTTAACATATAGGGTAACAGCACTTCCTGAAGGAAAAAAAGCAATACACTTAATGAATGTACCTGGAGGAAAGTTTGATTTTGGAAACATTCAAAGAAATCAATATCGTGTATGGTATTGGTATTACGATACTTTCGATAGGGAGGATTGTTTGAAGAAAAATCCCGACATCGTAAGATTACCATCAGATGTTCCAATAGATGAAATATCTTGGGACGAATTAAATTCACCTGCTAAGACATGGGTAAGACGATGGTTTACCGCATATTGTAAAGAAACATTGGCAAGAGTAAGAGGTAAGTATAGCGGTAACTTAAAGACTCCGGATTCAGAACTTACCTTAGAATACACTTCACTTCAAACGGAAGCAAAAGATGAAAAAACAATATTGTGGGAAGAACTAAAATTAAGACTTGAAAGATTAAGACCTGAAAAACAATGGGAAATTAAAGGGTTACAAGCGGAAAATATGAACAAGGCTTTAAAGTTCAGAGCGTTTACAAGTCCTTATAATGTTATTTAAAAACTTTATGGCAATATTCAAATCAACACCTATTACAAGAACTGTAAACGGAAAAGAAACTTTATCTTCTGAATCTGTAATTGTAAGTAATAGTCAATATGATACTAATGGTGAAAAATTCATAGTAGTAAAAGGTATTTCAGAATGTAACCTTTATTTGGATTCTAAAACATCTGACCACGTTATCGTAAAAGCACTTACGGTAATTAACATCACAAGTGACAAAAAAATAGATGAAGAGTTTGACATCATAGAACTTAATAAAGGAGCATGTGTAGAATTCAAACTAATTGGTGATTTTTGGTACATACTAAGTAGTGATGGTTTGAAAATGGATTAATCAAAAATTAAAGAAGTTAAATCCGCTTCAGTATCAAACTCAAAAAATTCATCTTCATCAACCTTTGACACTTTTATTTCTTTTTCCATCAACTCTTTATTATTTTTAACTCTACTTTCATCAACTAAATTAATGGTATCATCTATGTACATATAGTACGGATCGATTCCAACTGACTGCCAAAATTTAATTTCCATATCAGATAGCGTTAACACCTCATCTAAATTGTCTTGATCCTTTTCTTTCATCGGAAATCCTCTACCCAATACAGTTTGTGACTTTGTAAAAATTGGTTGATCTTTAGGATCTTCAATTAAAATATCTTTTCTAATATCAGGACTATAAACAACAAGTAACGGCTCAATTCTTTTGTTAAATGCCGCCAAGTATCTTGGAACATTATACTCACCTAATAAATCAGGATTGTTTTCAATTTCTTTTTCATCAATCAAATAACAATTTAGAATCACTTCACTTTTAGATAACATTTCAGGAGGAACCTCTCCATGAATATTCATATAATCTTCTATTTGTTTTTTTGTCATTTTTGTGGTTTTTTTCTGAACATCACCGTGTGATTTCTTTTCTCCATTATTAACATAATAGATAGTATCTCCTAAACCTGGTTTTTTTCCTGCATTCATTAAAAGTTCCATATGTGCCTGTCTAGACATTAAACTTCCCGCCTTTGTTGTTTTTGTAATATGTACTTTATAATCATCTATTGATTGTTTAACACGGGATTTGTTTGCTATTTTTGCTAACGGAATTTTTTTATTATAAATTTTACTTACATACTCATAATAAAAATCTAAAAACTCACCACCTTTACCATCAAGTAACATTCTTAATCCTTTATCCAAAAACTCTGCAACATATGTTTGAAGTTTTTTAGACTTAATAGAGTTACCAGTAAGTTTAACTTTACCTTTATCTGTAAGAAGTGCATAGTTTTTACGTGCCACGTTGATTGTTGCCGGCCATACACCATCAATATCAAGACCCATTTCATTTCGCATAAATAAGTCATTGTATTCTGCAACATCCGCTTCAGCACCCACATATTCTTTACCTTCTTTAACTAAACCATTAAGTCCTTTACCGATGTACTTATAGTTTTCTCTATCTTCAGGGGTTTCGAAGTTTACACCATCCGTGTCCATCACCAATGGAACATATCCACGTTTCATAAAGTACATAATCATCTGACGAAGATACTGTCTACCTGTACAAGTAATCTGTTCACCCATATCAATATCACCCCAAGGAAATACGTGAGGAGCAGATAACGAACCAAAGAATGCGTTGATAAAGATTTTAATTGGTAATTGTTTTCTATCGTATGAAATTGATGCTTTTAAATCTATTGATTTGTATTCCCCCGCCAAGTTTTTATATTTAATACGAGTATCACGGAAATACTTTAACATACTTTTCATTGCACCTGTAACATCACAAGCAGGAAACACATCATGTACCAACTGAATGGAAGGGTATAGTGAAGAGTAGTCAAGTTTTAATACGTTTCTTGAATACCCAACCTGAACCAACCTAGAAAGTCCTCCCGTAAATTTACGTTTTTCTTTCTTTTTAGGTAATGCCAAATTGTTTTTGTATGACCAAGCACACATAATCATTTTCCAAAGAGTTGCCGTACCCATAGTAGAAAGACGTTCGTATGTTGTTGGTACAAGTTTTGACAACAAGAAATTTGCTTGATTAAATTGCTCGTCAACAATCATTGTTTCATACAAGTCATCGTCCAAGTATTGTTCAATTATTTTGGAACCTGTTGTTTTATCATAGACATCAGTTCTTCTACCACAAACTTCATCTATATTTTCATCCAAACCAACTTTTTTGTAGGCTCCGTTTTCTTTATTCATCCAATAATCCTCATTGTCAAAATAAATTTTACCAATCTTATCTCCTTCAACATAAACACGATTTTGTTTTTCGGCTTCAATAAATTTGGTAATATACTTCAGAGACCAACTTTTAATATCTGAATTGATTGCTTGTGCCCTTCTTACTGCGTGTGCTATATCTATAATGTTGTAACCCCACATTTGTGTTTGTGTATAGGGTTCCATTTCATTTGCCAATTTCAATATTCCTTCTTTTTGTTTTAAAGTATAATCGGGGTTTAATGTTTTCGTTATTTTTTTAATGTTTAGATTTAATATTTCTGCTCTTTTTAGAATAAAAGGAAAGTCAAAGAATGCTGAGTTGTAACCACCAATAAGTGAAGGTTTTAATTCGTCGATTGTTTTGAAAAATTCGACAATCATCTTTCTTTCTTCATCAGGATTTTGTGCAGATAATAATTTCAAAAAACCACGATTGTCTTTCATTCCAATAAGGAATATACTACTTGATTTCGGATCAAGTCCCGTTGTTTCAATATCGAATACGAATCTATGGATTTCATCGTATTCTTCAAACCCTTTAAAAAGTCTTTTGTTTTTTTGAATTAAGTATTGTTCCACTGGAGATAAAACAGTAATACAATCTGAATTGTCCCTCCCCCAAGGATCAAGCCCACCACCTTTGAAAAAGTTTATAAGGTTAGAATATGTTTTTGTGGTTTTAACAATAAATGTTAAACCCGTTTTAAGTCTTTCATCACCGTGATCTTGAAGTTTTTCAATGATGATACCATTTTCAGACATTGCACGTTTTTGTGCATCTTTATTATTTTTATAAAAATTTTTACCTCTTAAATCACCAACCCAAGCAAACGGAATAAAAGTATCCATTCGTAAAAGTTTACCTTTTACAGGGTCCTGTATTACTTTAAAAATTTTGGATGTTTTGTAATCGTATTCGATAGATACGATATATTTTTCTTCGTCTTCACCTAATAAAAAGCGTTCGATTTCTTCTTGTGCTACCATAAATATATTTTAAGTTTGGTCTATTAGCTGTTACACATGGGTAACATTTACCTTCGTCTTAAATATAAGATTAATTCTTACTCTTGTCAAACAATATTGATATAAAGATTTTCTCTAATTGGTGATATTAGTTCTCCGTTAGGTAACAGTATACAAAATTCACCAACGTATCTTCCTTTTATTTTAGTATCATTTGCATTCCATTTGTAGTAAATATAGTATTCTTTTGGTGCGTTTGGTTGGATATTAAACTTTTGTACAACATAGGCTGGATTCATGAAGATTTTCTGAATACCATTGTCAATATTCTTCATTGAAAATCTTATGTTTGAATTATATAAGACAGAATAGAAATTATTTGCAGCGTCTGTTCTACCATCTTTTACTACATCCATTTTTAAAATTGGCAAAGAAGCTCCTTGTTGAATAAAAAATTCCATTTATTTTTTGTTATTTGTTTTTCAATAAATTTAAAAGTTCTTTTCTTTCTTCTTTTGAAACAGGTTTACTTTTTGAGTAATCTATCATTTCTTTTATCTGTTCTTGGGAATATGTATTTAAAAGATTTTCTTTTATTGTTTCACATTCTTTAAATGTCATAATTAATGCATCGTTAGAGTTATCCACCCAAGTATCCAATTCTAATGATTGTAAAAATTTATTGTCTGTTGTTCTTTTAATTATTTTTACCATATTTCTTATTTTTAATCGCTGTATACCTCAAAAGTTAATGTTCCACTTGAACAGAATCTATTTTTAAGATTTGTTGGTATTGTCAAATAAATGTCAGTACCGTCTTCAGAATATGTCCCCAAGAAACTTGTTTGAATATTACTATTTAAAACATTTACCAATTCTGGTAAATCATTGACTGTGATATTATCACCAACAAAAACATCAACATAATTTCCGTTACAATTCAATTGTATACTTGGATAACTAAATGAATAAGGAACTGTGACAGAACCATTAATTGTTAAAGGGGTTGTATCCAAATCTTGTTTAATATTTATTTCAATGGGAGTGTAAAATAAAGTATCATCAACAGAAAGTTGGGTGTCTGAGTTCCAAGCCTGAAAAATAATAATATCATCTAAAGAGTTAAATGAAGTTGGTTGGGAATAATATTTTACATAATCCAAATCTAACGCCAACCCAATTAATGTTTGTTGAGTTGCAACTGAAACCTTTCTCCTTGGAAAACCGTTATATTTCGGTCCAATATTTTGAGGATATGCTATATAAAATCCTGGTATAAAAAACATACTCCATTCGAGATCATAACCTAAACTATTTTCTATAACGTCGACTACTAAATTCCCTGAAGATATTAATTCAGAATTACTAGACCAATCGTTTGGACAACACCCCGTTGCAATAAAAACACAACCAGCTTGATTTATTGTTCCACTTTGGACATCAGCAACATTTGAAAAATCGTCACCGTTATTGTATGTATTTATTGTGTAAGTTTCACCAACAATTAACGAAAGGTTAAATGTGTTTAAATTAAAACCTGATATTGGAGCAGTTTGAGTTAAAAGTGCCTTGTAAGTTGCTACACCACTTGTTGTACTACCAGTCACACTCAAATTACCATTTATGGTAATATCACCTGTTATTGTTTGTCCCGATACGTTATCTACTATATATTTTGTTGCCATTTTTTTTAATTTTATTTAGGAACATTTATAGTTCTATTGTTTATATATTCATTATAGTTATCTCTAAGAAGTTGTTGTTTTTGTTGAAACCCCGCATTGTTATTTCTTTCTTCTAAAGCCAAATCAAAAGGTGAAGGACTACATTCTTCACAAGTATTGAATTCTTCAGGTATACCTGAAAAAGTAGAACTTCCAGGATTATTAAAATTTTGTTCTGTAAATTCGTAACATTTTGGTTCAACATCTTCATCAATTAACATTTGATAAACTTTATTAATTGTAGGTAAAGTTAAAAAATTAGTAGAATTTATTTTGTAAATGTTTTCTGGAAATTCACATTCTGTAAAAGAAAATGAAGGGTTGAAAACACCAAAACATTCTATGCAATCGGGAAATACTTGACTTCCTTCGAAAGCGGTTGGTTGTAAGTCTGTTTGTTCAATAATAGAAAAACACCCCAAGTCAAAACCATTTCCGGCAACTAAAATAACCCCTCCAATGTTAAAAGTTTCTTTTTGTTCCGCAACAACATAAGTTTCACTAGGATTTATACAATTTTGTACTATAAAATTTGCCATAATTAATTATCTATATTTGTTATATTTAATACATCTGAATTATCATAATATGATAATCTTGGTGTTCCGTCTTGTCTATCGAAAATGTTTTTGTTCATGTTACTATCATATACATAAGTAGACATAGTAAAGTCATAACCATATACTTGTGTCGATGTAATTATATTTTTAGTAAATCCACTACCAACGGTATTTCCTCCGAAATTGTTTGTACCATCATTACCAAAATTATTTCCAATTTGATTGTTTGTAAAATCATCACCAATTTGGTTATCGCCATTTGCATTTCCAAAAAAATCACCTACCACATTTTTTTGAAAACTATTTCCAATAGTTGAAAATGCAAAATAATTTCCGATTTTGTTACTTGAAAAATTATTACCTAAATCGTTTGTAACATAAACGTTGCCGATTTGGTTGTCTGAAAATCCAGTCAGGATAGTATTAAAAATAAATGAATTACCTATTACGTTGTTAGAAAAATTTTCATCACATGCGTTGAAGTAAAAATTATCCCCGATTGTATTGTTTTGAAAACCGTTATTGATTACATTTCCTCCGTCAGTATTTGTTCCATCGTTACCAAAATAATTTCCTATCTTGTTAAATTTGAAATCATTAATAATTGTGTTTTGAATGTTACCTCCATTTTGTCCAAAATAGTCACCAATTGTATTACTTTCAAATCCATCACCAATTGTGTTTCCTATAAAATAATTTTTAATTGTGTTGTTTTCAAAATAATCACCAACTAAATTATTTGTATAATAATTACCTATGTTATTATTGTACATAAACGCCCCAACTTCGTTGAACTCAAAACGATCTAAAATTACATTACCATAAGGTGTACCACCACCAAAACCAAAATCGTTTCCAATTATGTTGTTGTAAAAATTGTTACCAATTTTGTTATATGCAAATCTTTCACCGTTATTTGGTTGTGTATATATTGAATTCCATGTTGTCCCACTTGGTGATATACCTCCATTCCAAGATACTTCTGTAACAGTGTTATAGATACCATTTTGATTACTTCTAGTGATTTCAACAACCCCAGGGACTATCACATCCACTTCAGAACCATTATTTGTTTTAGTAAAATAAATTGTTGGACCGATATTATTTCCTGATGAATCTATTTCAGTTCTTTCCCACTGAAACCCACCACCATTACCGTTTTGTGTCCATTGGGTAATTTTAATTTTAAAATATTGTGAAGTTGGTACAACTTGCATAACAAGTTCTTTGCCTAATACTTTACGTCCTATTTGTCCTCCACCTACAACTTGATTGAAAACGTCAAAAGTTCTTGATGTTACAGTACTCAAATCAAACCAACTTGAAAGAGTGAAATTGGACGGTTTATTACTTTCGAAGTACTCACCAATATTGTTAGAAAAAAAGGAGTTACTCACTCGATTACTACGAAAATAATATTTTGTTGAATTTTGATAAAAACTGTCGTTTACTACGTTTTGATTAAATCCGTTTCCAATTTCGTTAAGATTGAAATATGCACCTACTGTGTTATTATTAAATCCATTTAATATTGTATTACCAACAAATTCTCCATTAATTGTGTTATTTTGATAGTTTGTACCTATTTGATTATTTTGGAATGTTTGTCGTATAGTATTATTATTGAAGTTATTTCTGATATAATTCCTATAAAATTCGAAGTCAGTCAAGTTACCAAAGTCTCCGATAGTATTATTATTAAATTCGTCTAATATTTCATTTTTATAAAACCAAGAGTAAATGGTATTGTTATTGAAATTATTACCAATAATGTTACTATCAAAAGAATCATTATTTTCCGCTAATAATTGATTATTATAAAAATAGTTACCAATCTGATTGTTTATTAGATTGACATTTAATAAATTTCTATAAAAATAATGACCGATGAAATTATCATCAATATCATTTGTTGATACGTTTTCATAACAATAGTCCCCCCAAACGTTGTTTTGGTTATCAGTACCAAAAGTATTATTATAACAATAATCACCAAATTTATTACTTTCGTATTGACCTTCTAAAAATACATTGTTAGATAATAAGAAAGTTCCTGAACCTGCATTTTGATAGTTGTTTGCATAATTTCCTATGTAATTATTTTTTGCATAACTGTTTGAAAGTGCATCACCAAAAGTTGTGTATTCAGCAAAATCATCACTATATACATTTGTTTGTTTGAAACTGAAGTATCCCGTTCCGTTTGTTTCTTCTATTGCCTTATAGAAAGATGAACAACATCCAAACGATGATATAGTATCACCCGAAACATTCATAGTAGTATTATCGGTAATTCCTGTAATTTCGTAGAACAAAGAATTTCCATCCATATAAATTATATCACCAACAGTTAAACCCGTAAAGTATGTATTTGTACCAAGTACAGTACCATCGGATTGTAGTTCTATTGAACCATTTAATTGTTGTCCAGGTCTAATAGTATATAATTTATATCTTTTAAATAAAACATTTCTGTGGTCATAATCAGTTCTGTTATTAAACTCATCAATTCTTTCAGTGATTCTACCAAAAGCAACTCCACCAGTAACCTCAGTTGTATTCCAAGTCCAGTCATATAATATTCTATCTTTAGGGTAAGATGGTTGATAAGCAATCTCACTGATTGTGTTTGCACTTGTTGCTAAAACTAAAATAGGTTCAACAGGACCTTGTTTGTAATTACCTGTTGTTATAGGGCTACCATTATAATCAAAATCAGGTTGATCGTAACAAGTTTGGTAATCTGTTATTAAATAATATTTTCCTTCACAAAGAGTCCCACCCGTTATATTATCAACTAATTCAGAATAGGTTACAGATTCAGAATTACAAGGTAAATTTTGATATGTTGTTGCGGAAATAGTTGATGCAGTTAAACCTGAAGGAAAGAATGTTTCACCACTTACTGTACCTCCTGTAAATGTTGTACCACCGCCTTCAAAATTTATTGTATTACCACTCGGATCTAATCCTTCTAAATTATTAGTGAACGGATCGAATCCTAAAAAATAGGTGTTAGTTTGAGCGGACAACCCCGAAAAAGATAGTCCATTTATAAATTGAGTTTCAAAACCGTTATTTCTTAAAATTAATTTTCCCATTTTTTCTTTTTACTATAAATATCTATTTTATACGTAATTGTTGATGGGAAAGAAAATTAATTTAAAATCAGTTAAAAAAGTAAATAAAAAAAGAAAAATATTTTATATGGATTCTAAAACATTTTCGATATCAAACATTTCATCCAAACTATAGTATGGACATTCGTGGCTTATACCTTCAAATGAATAATCAAATAAGTAAGCATCAATTAATTTAGTAGTACCTGATGGTTTTTTTGCCACAATATTGTTATGTAAAGAATAACCAAAGTTTTCAGGTGATGTTCCAATCCAAAAAACGGTAGAAGGTAGATTTAAAGCCGCAGCAGCATGTTGTAAACAAGAATCAATAAGTATTCTTTTATCACTCGCTATTAGTAATCCGAAAAGTTCCATAGAAGAAATTTGATGTTCGACTATTTCACAGTCAGGCAACTTCATTGATCTTGGTTTACAAACTTGCACAATATGGTGTGAATCTTTGTATTTTTCAACTATTTGTAAAGCAATACTATATGGTAAATCTCTTGTCCATGAATATGGTTGATTACTTTGTAAAAATCCACCATTAGTTTGTATAACAAGTATAGGTTTGTTTCTTTCCCAATTTAAAACATTTCTTTGTTGTATGAAATTAAAATTCAAAATTGGTAATTGAAAATTATAATCAATTCCCATTATTTTACACCAATTTGAAATCAAATGTTTTTGTTTCAAAATATGTTGAGTTTCGTAATACGGTTCGTGTTTGAACACTAAGGTATCTTTATCTTTGATATAATCGTCATAAAAATACTGTGTAGAACCTAACTTATAAACTCTGTAAACAGAAGGTAAATTTAAAAATATTTCAGGGTATGACGCGACAACAACTATTTTTCTGTCGTTGTATTTTTCTTTAAGTGATTTTAATAATGCTGTTGCTGCTATATTTTTTCCTAAACCACCTTCTATATGCCAAACTAAATATTTTTCTTCCATAAGAAAAATGTAAGAAGTTAAATTATGAAATAAATAATTTACCGTTTTCTATTGATAAATCAATATCGTTTTTTTGTTCTGTAGATAATGCTTCAGAAAACCAATCTTTACTCATCATAACTTCTAAATGTTCAAAATTACGTTTTACTGTGTTTTTATTTTCCTCATTTTTTTCTGTTGTCAACAAATTGTTTATTAAGTTAACAGAATCAAATGCTGCTAAAATACTACTTTGGATTTGTTCTTGTGTTAATTCTTCTTTCATTTTTTTATTTTTTTATGTTTTATTTTATTATATATAGTTAAATATTCTAAAATACCAATCATAATGTTGTTTCAATCTATCACAATTTTCTTGTCCTAAAATTTCGACATAATCATTTTTAATTGGTTCTACTTTAGGTTTAATTTTGTGATCTCCAAAAATACCGTGAATAACATCATTTTCATGTGTCAATTGTTGAACATTGTTGAAATCGTGATTGAAGTGTGGGAGTTTTAAATAATTATAAATTTTTTTGACTTCAGTTTCGGGGTCAGTTGTCAAATCTTCAAAACGTATAAATAAAATATCATTGTTTTGTCCTCTTTGAAAAGTTTCTGATAACCATTCTAATGAAGGCCCGATTGGAGGTGCAACCGAAAAATGATCGATTCTAGACGTAGTTGTCATGTTTTTTAACTCAATAGTGTTAATAATATTAGCATCTTTGTCAGGATTTTTTCTGAAGTTTTTTTCCATAGATGCAAATATTCCTCTTAAATCACGAACCATACAAATCATTTTTGGTTTTTCTCCCATAAAAAATTCTACAAAATCTTGATACCCGAGCCATCCTCTACTTTTTTCTATTACATAAGGTCTGTCAGTTACTCCATTATAAAAACCATATAAACCTTTTAAACAAAAGTTTTTGAATCCTAATTTCATGGTTTCGGGATCTTGAGCCTTGAAAGCGTCGTTATTTGTGTAAATTGTTCTGGCGGTTGATAATAATTCTATTATTCCTGATGTAGGAGTTGAATATATATCAGGATTTTGCATTAATATATTTTGTATTAATGTTGAACCCGCTCTTGGGAGTGAAGTATTAAAAAAAATCTTTTGTACCATTGAATTAAGTTTATAAAAGAAAATAAGTGTAAAGAAAATTAAGCCAATAGTAATTTATACAAATTACCATTTACCCTAATTTGCCAAGTTTTACTTGATGTACACGCTTCGGTTGTAATTGTCCCTAATGGTGTCCCTACACTACCAACAACAAATTCATTATTTGCACTTGCGGTTGCGCCAGCACCTAAAATTACAGAGTTAGAAAAATTACCGGTTTGTGTTAGACAACCTATGGCAACATTTGTTGAACCTGTGACATTACTACAAGAACTACTCAAACCAATTGCAATGTTATTACATCCTGTTGTGTTGTTAAGTAGAGAACCTTGACTTAACGATATATTGTAACATCCTGTAGTATTTTGTGTAAGTGACTGATAACCTATGGATAAATTACTATTACCATAGGTATTATATTGAAGAGAAGATACACCTATAGAAATATTGTGTGAACCTTGGAGATTATTTTGTAGTGAAAGAGTACCCAAAGATAAATTGTAAGAACCGCTAGCGTTACATTGAAGTGAATTTGTACCCAAAGCAATGTTATTGACACCTAATGTATTTGATTGTAGTGATTGTTTTCCTAAAGCAATATTGCTACCACCAACACTATATCCATTAACACCATAGAGTGATTTTTCACCAATTGCAATATTATTATCTGCACTTGAATTATACTTCAAAGAATTTTTACCCAAGGATATATTATTACAACCTGTTAAATTTTGAAGTAACGAATTGTAACCGAAGGCAAGGTTATGATTACCAATTGTGTTTGTACTCAAAGCTGCCGGTCCTATTGATACGTTGTTACTTCCTGTTGTGTTTGAAAATAGAGATGCGATTCCAATAGCAACATTATTATTACCCGTAACATTTGAGTTCAATGTTAATCTACCTATTGCTGTATTATAGATTCCTCCAGTGTTAGAATAAAGTGATTTATAACCTAATGCAACATTGTCACAACCTGAAACATTTTTGAACAAAGAACTTCTACCGATTGCTACATTTTGATTTCCAGTAGTGTTATCACGAAGAGAATTTAATCCTAAAGATACGTTGTTATTACCTGTCGTGTTTGAACGAAGTGAACTTTGACCCAACGAAACGTTATCACATCCAATAGTGTTGCAGTATAAAGAACGATACCCAATACCAATATTATGACATCCCGTAGTGTTTAATCCGAGTGAATATGAACCTATTGAGACGTTGTTCAATCCATATGTATTCGATCCTAAAGTGCTACATCCTATAGCAACATTATTACATCCTGTCGTGTTCCTTCCTAAAGAACACCTACCCAACGACACGTTGTTATTTCCTGTTGTATTACAACATAAAGAAGCATAACCTAAAGATACATTGTGACATCCCGTTGTATTAAATCGTAGTGAATTACAACCCAACGATATGTTGTAAATTCCTGTTGTGTTTGAACAAAGTGAACTTCCACCCAAAGATACGTTGTTAACTCCGGTTGTATTCAACAATAACGATCTATATCCTAATGATATGTTGTTACCGCCCGTTGTGTTAGATTGGAGTGAACTTGTACCCAACGATACGTTGTTAGATCCGGTTGTGTTGAACCGTAGAGGATTATATCCTAATGCCACATTGTTAGAACCGGTAGTGTTGGAAAAGAGAGGTAATCTACCAATACCAACATTAAAATTCCCAATTGAGTTATTAAATAAACTAGATGTACCCAATGCAATGTTATAACATCCAATTGTATTACAACGCATGGATGTGTTCCCTACCGCAAAATTACCGGACCCAGTTGTGTTTGCTAATAATGAACATACACCTAACGACACGTTATTATATGAAGTTGTATTATTCAAAAGAGCATTACAACCTATAGCAATATGATTACCACCAGTAGTGTTACATCGAAGGGCGTTTGTCCCTATCGCAATATTAGGTGTACCCGTAGTATTACGATACAAAGCCTGTGATCCGATTCCTATATTAAAACTTGCAGTTGTATTACACCTTAAAGCGTAAAATCCAACAGCAACATTACTTCCTCCCGTTGTGTTAGATTGTAAAGTATTCGCCCCGATGACAACATTACCCGGACCGGTTGTGTTTGATCGAAGTGATGATTTTCCTAAAGATACATTATTACTACCCGTTGTATTACCTAACATGGCAGCATCACCTATAGCAATATTGTAACATCCTGTAGAATTTGTACATAAAGAAGTTCTTCCCATTGCAAGGTTACTAAATCCTGTTGTGTTACTACGTAAAGCACCCTGTCCAACTCCAAAATTTTGGGTTCCCGTTGTGTTATTTCTTAATGTTTGATCACCAAATGCGATATTATAACCACCAGTAGTATTACCAAACAATGCTTGATACCCAACCGCTAAATTCTTACTTCCCGTTGTATTTCTAGATAAAGTATTCCAACCAATACCAACATTACCATTTGATAAATTACAACATAATGATGCATAACCAATACCTATGTTGTTATTTCCTGTTGTGTTATATTGTAAAGAAAATCTACCCAACGCAACGTTTTGAAATCCCGTGGTGTTACATCGAAGTGAACTTGTACCCAACGATACGTTATTACCTCCTGTTGTGTTAGATTGGAGTGAACTTTGACCTAATGATATGTTATTACCTCCTGTTGTATTTGAATAAAGTGAATTTGCACCCAACGATACATTGTTACTTCCTGATGTGTTACAAAATAGTGTTTGATACCCTAATGATACATTATTACTACCAGTAGTGTTGAATCGTATAGAGTTTCCACCCAACGACACGTTGTTATTACCGGTTGTATTTTTATACAATGAAAATATTCCCAATGACACGTTTTGACATCCTGTTGTGTTATTATACAATGATAATGTACCCAAACCAACGTTGTTTTGTCCTGTTGTGTTTTTAGATAAAGAACCAGTTCCAAGTGCCAAATTATTTATTCCTGTTGTGTTTGAACATAAAGCGAATCTACCAACAGCAACATTATAATTTCCTTGTGTATTATTTAATAAACTTCTTTCACCAATTCCAATATTACCCGTTCCTCCTGTGTTGTTTTGGAGTGCTAAAAATCCTAAAGACACATTACGACTACCTGTTGTATTGTTCACAAGTGATTGAGTACCAAGTGATATGTTATTATTACCGGAAGTGTTAGATTGAAGAGATTGGTTACCCAATGAAATGTTGTTATAACCTGATGTATTGGATAATAAAGAACATTGTCCCAATGATACGTTGTTGTTTCCTGTTGTGTTTGAACATAAATTATTTTTTCCTATCGCCACATTTGTATTTCCATCGGTGTTCGAATATAACGCCCTATATCCTATAGCGACGTTATCGTATCCACAACCATTATTTCTTAAAGTGTTTCTACCAAGAGCAACATTTCTACCACCCGTTGTGTTTTGAACCATAGATTCATCACCTATCGCAACGTTGAAATTACCACTATTATTATTATACAATGAAATACCTCCAATTGCGATATTTTTACAACCAGTTGAGTTGCTTTGAAGTGAAGAAATTCCAATAGAAATATTTGAATTGATGTTTCCAGCACCAATACCTAATTTTAAACTATTAACAGTATTTGCGGTAACTCCTTGAGTGAAAATAGTGTTACCTGTAACTGTGCCACCACTCAAAGGTAAAAACTCACCCCCTAATAAATTTTGAATATTTGTTCCGTTTAAATAAAAAGTTTCACCACTAATAGTCGACCCACTTAATCCTTCATGAAAATTTGAAAAACTTAAAATATTAATTGGAGAACAACCAGATATTGAATCAGTAAAAAGGGTTCCATTGGTTGCACATAAATCAATTGTATTTGCAGTAATTGAAGTTGCCGATAATGAGTTTGTTGATAAGTTATTTACATTACCACCTGTAAAAGACAGTGATGATAAATCTGTTTCAAACGGTACGAATCCAAAATTACCTGTAAATGATAATTTTTTTGTATTTGAATCGAGTGTTGCGTTAGTTAAGAAAGTGTTATATTCAGGTAATGTGATTGAATAAGTTAATCCTGAATTATTTATTGTTCCTCCACTTACTATTATTGCACCATTCAACACAACTAGTTCGGCACCATTTTCAATATTTAATTCACCTTGAACTACTAAATCACCAAAAATTAAATTTTGATAATCTTCATATATTGTTATAGATGTCCCTGATGGAATGAAGTTTCTTGTAAAAGATTCGATTACAGTTTCAATAGTACCACCCGTAGGGTTAGTCAAAATCAATGTATTATTTTCATAAGTTCCACCTGTATAACCGATACTCTGTAAGAAGTATAAGTTATTATCCATTTGTGCAAAACTCAACTTTGATCCTTGTGCATCAGGTCCTATCGATCTAGTTATTAACGCCATTTTTTAATTTTATTATATAAATATAAAGTTTATTGATTAAATTGTGGATCATAATATTGTGGTTCAATATAAAGATAATCAGTATATAGATAAATTAATGGAAGACAATCCAAACACCAGTAGTCAATCAAATCATATTTATCCTTAATTATTCTGTAGTTATGTTGAATTTGTGTAAAATCTAATGGTTCTGTATACATTCTAAATTGTGAAATTCCACCCATAAAGGTTCCACCAAAATTTTGTTCAAGTAAAATATCAGTTGTTAATCCACTTAAAGTCGTTGCTGAAAGTATATTGTTAGGAAACAATTCAGGATCTTGTATATAAGGTCCATAAGGTGTCGTACAAGAAGAAAAAATTAAGTTTTCATGTAACCCTTGTGTTCCACCACCGAAAGATATATTATATGGTACGCCGATTTGTTTTTCTTTTTCGGTATTTAATTCTCTTGGAATTATTTCTTCAAAGTTTCGAATTATCATAAAAAGATAACCGTTAACAAATATTTTTAAATCACCAAGTCTATATCTTACCTCATCATACCATTTTCTGTTAAAATTAATAATATGTATTTTTTGTTCTTTTGTTCCACCTGTATGTGTTTGAGGAGGACTTATTAATTTATATGACATACCATCCAAAGAAGATTGATATGTTTCTTTTCTTATATCATTAATTCCACCTTTATTTAATAAGTCGCAATCTTCCAAGTATTCATACCTTTCAAATACCGCACTGACATAAACCCATCTTTCTTCAGTGTTATCATCACAATTGTAATTACAAGTACCATAGATTGGTGATGATACATATTCATCAAATGTGTATCCTGTACTATATGTTAATCCTGTAGTTGAGCAAGAACCTGTTGTGATACAAGATCCCGTTGTCACAATTGATTTTACAACCAATACGGGATTCACTGCACAACCACTTAATCTAATTGATAGTGCATTAGATAGTACATCTATTTTAGGATCGTAAGGTTTTGATGTAATGTCTATTGTTTCACTTAAACATCCACAATCACAATTTTTTGAATGAGTTTTAGATGTTGTTGATTGAGGATACACACCAAAACAGTTTGAATTTGTCACCGCTGAATTTGCACATGCACAAGTTTCAATACAAGTAAGTCCACTTGTTATTCTACTATAACCTGAAAAACTTTCTGATGTTCCCGTTGCATAATGATAAAATTTATTTTCAGCTCTTGCGCCAAAATAAAAAAATGTTCCAGCATTTTCAGGATAAACATCATTCAAATATTCTTCGGTATCAGTATCAATTTCATAGTCGTCAAATTGTCTTGGTTTGATGACGGCTTCCATTGTCCAACCTTTGTTGACTCTTTCGGGAAAAACTTCATAATCATAACCTTTCAATTTGTAAAATCCTTGATAAAACCCACCATAAAGTTCTTGATAATATCCTACGGTACTTGCAGACTTTGACTCAATATTATATATAGTATTTTTAGGTCTACCTGAAAAAACAACGTTTGGTTGTCTTGTGTATCCGGTTACGGGAACCATTTTGAATCTTCTATCACGGTAATGTGGATTGAATTTATAATCATCACGAATACCCATAGAATAGTATAATGTTTGTCCCGTTAAACCAGTGTATAAACCATTATCGGTTCCAACAAGTCCAACGTCACATAATCCTGTAAATGCTGAATAACAATTCAAATCTACATTATTTGGATTGTAAAAATTACTTGATACTAATGTGTTTGATTGATTATATTCACCAAATTGTATTACATTTTGTGGATTATTATTTGAAGAAGATAAATCAATTTTAATTGGTAATATTGTTCCGTTATTTGACGCTATCAAATCATTTGAAAACACCACTTCTTCATCATAATCCCTTTCATCTGAAGCAAGTGTCAAATCAAAATAGTTTGAACTATTAAGTAACACCTTATATTTTTTGTAATAATACGAATTCAGATTTTGTGTTGGCATTCTTTTTTAATGATAAATAGTTTAGTTGAAGTATTTATAGGTAAAAGCCTATATGAAATCATATAAATATTCTACAAAGGATAGAGCATTAAGAGTAGCAAGGACTTTGGGTTGTGATGGATATCATTCACATGAAGTCGATGGTAGAAAAAAATTTATGCCTTGTAAAAGTCATAAAATATTTTTATCCAAAACAAAAAAAGAAAATAATAAAAAAGAAGAAGATGGTGAAGTTACAGAGCTTGTAGATTATGATGGTACATGGTTAACTTCAAGTATTGGACTTCAAGATCCAGCATCTACGGTTCAAGGTTTTACAAGCACAGAAAAAACTGTTGCAATGTCAAGAAACCCAAGAGATCCACTACTTCGTGGATGGTACGGATATTACGGTGAAGGTCACGTAAAAGAGGAAGATATGTCAAAAGCATTCGGATATAAAAAGACAAAAGATTTAGACGCTAAAGAAACAATTAAATTTTATAAAAAAAAATTAGGTGACGAACAAAAGGCAAAAGATAGAGCAAAAGAATTAGGAAAAGATTTAAAATTTGAAAAAAATGCTTCGAAAAAAATTAAAAATAAAAAAGATTTTGTAACTAGAGGTATAATAAAAGAAAAAGATGTTAATGACATTTCCGAAGACAAGTTATTACATAAAAAAGAATATAGTAATATTTTAAAAAAGAATGTAAGGGCATTAAAAAATATGGCAGATAAACAAGGAATTAGTATTGATGACTTAATAAGTCTTTTAAAAGATGAATAAAAATCTTTACGATAGAAAAGCAAAATTACCTGATTCTTTAATAAAACATTTAAAGGATTGTTTTAATTCTGTTGAAGCCGATTCAAACACTGAAGGTTACAATAGAAACCAAGATTTGGTGGACAATGGTTACGTTACTTATCAACAAATTAAAAGAATTAAAAATTGGTTTGATGAATATAGTGGTAACGAAGAAGACGCTCCATTTGTTTTGAATGGAAAATACAGAATGAAAAATTGGTGTGATGAAGTTTTAAGAGTTTGGAGGGATAATGATTCAAATAGTAAAGACACTAAACAAGATGCTGGAATGCAAAATACACACCTTTCTTCACATGAAAAAAACAGTTTTAATTTAAATGATAAACATGGGACAACTGTGGATGATTTAAAAGAAGAAGTAATTAAAATAAATAAACTGATAAAAAAAATAATATAAAATGGCAGTACAATCAGATAAGTTAGATTTTTCACAACCTGAAAATGAAATGTCAAGAATCGCCGAAGAACAAAGAAAAAAATTGTTCCCAAGAAATGATTTCAAACCAACCGATCCTTATTCATCTGTACATCCCGACGCATTGGCAAACGGTGATAAAATTGGTAGAGGAACAGGTGGTGATTTAGATATTTACAACCAAAATGCAGGAACAAGTGTTGATAAGCAAGAAAGAATTGAAGACATCAAAGTTAACAAGTACACAAGTAATAATCCATATTATACAGTAACGTGAAACTTTTAGGTAACTTAAAACATATAATTAACGAAATTGCATCAATAAATGATTTACAAGATAGTATCAAAAAGAAAAAACTTGTAATAATTTATTATGATGGAAAAGATAATGGGGGTAAAGGTTTAAGAACCATTGAACCGGTATGCTTGGGTTACAGTAAAAAAGGTAATTTAGTTTTAAGAGCATGGGAACGTGAGGGTGCATCCTATAGCGAAAAAAATGAAAACAACATATTACCAGGATGGAGGTTATTCAGATTAGATAAAATATTTACATTATCACCAACAATGGATAATTTTTATGAAATGAGACCGAACTACAACCCTAATGGTGACAAATCAATGACAAGGGTTTTAGTGAACGCAAAATTTAATAATGAAGAAAATATAACATAACATAACATGGGATCAGCAGAAGAGTTAATGCAAAGACTTGCAGTTTCAAAAAAAATAATGGAACGACAAGAACAAATTAAACCAGGTTCTATTGATAATAGAAGAATCAATACTCCAATGGTAGACAATTTTGAGCCGGTGGCAGCAAATTATAATTTACCACAAGAATTTTTAAGTGAACAAAAACCACAAAGACAATTCGACCCAACAAAACCAATAGAAGAAACAAAGATTATCAATTCCAAATTACCAGACGAAATAAAAAGATTAATGATTGAACAACCAATTGTTCAACCGTCTAGTGTAGGAACAACTGTAATTTCAGATGATATCATCGAAGGTGCTCAAAGATTAATGAAAATGGGTAATAATAAAATTACAGATTACCCCGAAAACGTAAAAACACAACAACCAACAAAAATGCCAGTTTCAGAAAGTTATAGTTCAAATATAAATGTTTCAGAAATCAAAAGTATGATAAGGGATGTTGTAAGAGACACTGTTAGGGATGTTGTAAGAGAAGAACTAAAAGATGCAGGAATGATTGTTGAATCCACAGAAAATTTAAATGAAGTTATTCAATTTAAAGTGGGGCAACATTTATTCATAGGAAAAGTTACCAAAGTAAAAAAGTTACAAAAGTAAAAATAGAATCCACCAAATAGGTGGATTTTTTATTTTATTAAACTTATATTTTACTTAAAACAAATTTCAAATGAGTAAAATAAAAGTTTTAGTTCTTCCTTCAGACCGTACAGGTGTTGGAAAATTCCGTTCAGTAGATCCACATATCATGTTACAAAATAGTCATTCTGATGATTTTCATGTTGACATTGATTATGAACCAAAAATTAATGATATAAATTATTGGAAAAATTATGATATTGTACATTTTCACCGTTCAATTGGAAATGATTACAATCAATCAGTGTCAATTATTCAAAATTTAAACAATATGGGTATTGTCACAATAATGGATTTAGATGACTATTGGTTACCTACAAAGGAACACCCTATTCATCAGTTGGTTATTCAACATAAATTACATGAAAAAATTATTGCAAATTTAAAAGTTGCAAGATATGTGACAACAACAACTAGCGTTTTTGCAACCGAAATTTCTAAGTTGAATAAAAATGTGTTTGTATTACCAAACGCAATCAATCCAAAAGAACCACAATTTTCACAAGAAACGGAAAAATCAGATAAGTTAAGATTCGGTTGGCTTGGTGGTTCTTCACATTTGCATGACTTGAAACTTTTGGATGGTACGTTTAGCAAGTTATCCACATTAAAAGACAAGTTTAGTGTATATCTTTGTGGTTTTGACACAAGAGGTACTGTGACTGAAATCAATAAAGATACAGGAGAACAAAAACAGCGAGAAATTAAACCTGAAGAAACGGTATGGGCAAGATATGAAGAAATTTTTACAAACAACTATAAATTGGTAAGTCCTGAACATAAAAATTTACTTATGAAATTTGAACAAAGTGATTTGATTTCAAAGGATGAATATTTTTACAACCGTGTTTGGACAAAACCTGTAACAACATATGCATCAAACTACAGATGGTTTGACGTGTCACTTGCACCAATTAAAAATCATATATTTAATAGAGTTAAATCACAACTTAAAGTTATTGAAGCGGGGTTTTATAAAAAAGCAATAATTGCATCGAATATCGGTCCTTACACTATTGATTTAAAACACGCACTTAATCAAGGAAACTTTACAGATGGTAACGCACTTTTAGTAGACGAAGTTAAAAACCATTCAGATTGGGCGAAATACATGAAAAAATTAATTGAAAATCCAAATTGGGCGTTTGATTTAGGTGAAAGATTGTATGAAACCGTTAAAGACACTTATGATTTAAATAAAGTAACATCCGATAGAGCAGAACTTTATAAACAACTTGTAAAATGATTAATATACCAATTACCAAAATTTTGTTTATGGACATTGAAACAGTTGGTGGGTGTCCTGATTATGAATCTTGTATTAGATTTAATCCTGAATTAGCCAATCAATATAAGAAATATTTTGATTGGTTTTTGAAAAGGTTTCCAGAAGAATCAGAAAATAATGGGTGGAGTGAAGAAGAACATATGAATCATGTTTTTCAGTCAAGAGCAGCACTTGTTCCCGAATTTGCAAAAATTGTTTGTGTTTCTTTGGCGTTTGTTTTAGAAAATGGAGAAACCAAAAAACAAACTTTTTCAGGTGATAGTGAAAAAGAATTATTACTACAAGTAAGAAATCTATTGGATAGATGTCATAAATTGGATTTTTATCTTTGTGGACACAACCTTAAGAATTTTGATATTCCGATGTTAGCAAAAAGAATGATTATCAATGGAATTATGCCATCAAAAATTCTTCCATCATATGACACAAAACCATGGGAAGTAAAAGCTATTGACACAAAAGAAATTTGGCAATATGGTTCATACTCTTCTATTGGTTCATTAGATTTACTTTGTGCATGTTTGGATATACCAACACCAAAAGATGGTGAAGTGAATGGAGGAATGGTACATCAAGCATATTGGGGTAATAATAGATTACAAGAAATTGCAGATTACTGTGAAAAAGATGTTGAAGTTTTAATTGAAACAATAAAAAAATTAAAAAGTTTAGAATAATATGCAAGAAGATTTAAATGAAATAACACAAAACCTTAAACTACTTAAGGATTTACAAGAAAATATGAATGATTTTGATATGGATAACCCTGAATCAATATTAGAATCATTAGGAATAACTGAAGAAGAACTTTCAAATATGTTCTTACAATCTATGGATAATCATAAAATAGATTTAGGATTCATTAACAAATCAGATTCTGATAATCCAAAATATGAACATTTGTCTGATTCAGGTTTTGATTTGAGAGCGTCGGAAGAAGTTTGGATTCAAGCTAATGATAGAAAACTTATACCGACAGGACTTGTGTTAGATATTCCTGATGGACATGAAATTCAAATTCGTTCAAAAAGTGGATTAGCCCTTAATCAAGGACTTATGGTTTTAAATTCACCAGGAACTGTAGATAGTGGTTACTTGGGGGAAATCAAAGTAATTTTATTCAATACCACATCAGAAAGAATTAAAATTTCCAAAGGACAAAAAATTGCACAAGCAGTACTTTGTCCTGTAATTTCGGGAAAATGGATTAATTTTGTAGAACTTTCTGAAGTGGGAACAAAAGACAGAAACGATAACGGATTTGGAAGTACTGGGTTATGATTACAATAGGATTTTCAACAAGAAAAATAGATTCTGATTTTGTATCAATGTTGAAAAAAACATCAGGGGTATCTAATTTGGAAATAGTTCCTGTGGAAAATAATGGTGAATATTCTTTGACTGAAGTATACAACAAAATACTCGAAAATTCTAAAAATGACGTTGTTGTGTTATGTCACGATGATATATATTTCGATTCAAAGAATTGGGGACAAAAGATATTAAATCATTTCAAAAGAAATTCTAATTATGGTGTTTTAGGTTTAGCAGGTTCTACTTTGTTACCTAAAAGTGCAAAGTGGTGGGAAGACTTTTCCAAAATGAAAGGAATAGTAAACCATGAACATGAAGGAAAAAAATGGGAATCAAAGTATTCAAACAGTAAGGGAAATCAGTTAGATGATGTTGTTTTAGTTGATGGTTTGTTTATTGTAGTTAATAAAAAAAATATCCAACACAATTTTAATGAAGAAATAAAAGGGTTTCATTTCTACGATGTTGATTTTTCATTTAGAAATTTTATGTCTGATGTGAAAATTGGTGTAATGTACGATGTTAGAGTCACACACAAGTCGATTGGACAAACAAATGAACAATGGGAAAAAAATAGAGAATTGTTTGCAGAAAACTACAAAGAAGTTTTACCTATAAAAATTAAAAGAAATTTAAATTTAGAATCCCCCATCAAAGTTTTGTTATCGTGTTTGTTTTTCAAAACATATACTGGTTCAGAAATGTATGTTTATGAATTAGCAAGAGGACTTAAAAAATTAAATTGTGACGTGACGGTATTGTCGGATATCAACGGACCTTTATCTAAAATAGCACAACAACAAGGAATAAAAACATTACCATTTAATGAACCACCTGGTTATAAATTAGGTGATGGAAAATGGGGATTTAAAACACCACAAGGAAATCAAGTATCACAACCAAACTTAATGTACAAAACAGGTGATGTTGATTTTGATATAATTCACACACAACATTTACCAGTTACAAATAAAATTTGTGAATTATATCCTAATATCGATAAAATTAGTACAATACATTCAGAAGTAATTGAATTAGAAAATCCAGTTATAAATGAAAAAATAAAAAAATATATTTGTATCAGACCTGAAATTCAAAAACATATTGTTCAAAATTTTAATATTCCTACTGAATCCACTGAAGTCATATATAATCCAATTGACTCTGATAGGTTTAATACCAAAAATATAAAAGATAATGATTATGTATTATTTGTTGGTACAATTGATTATTTAAGAGAAAACGCAATAAAAGATTTGTTATTTTACACAAAATCAATAGGAAAAGAATTTTGGATTGTTGGGGAAAATAAATCGAATTATTTAAATGATTTATTAATTTATAATCATGTCAAACATTTTGAACCGACACAAAAAATTGAAAAGTATGTGAAAAATTGTTCTGAAACTGCAGGAATACTTTTAGGTAGAACAACAATTGAAGGGTGGATGTGTGGGAAATACGGTTGGATTTATAATGTAGATAACAATGGTACTATCTTGGAAAAGAAAAGATATTCAGTTCCTAATGATACTGATAAATTCAATTACATAGAAGTTGCAAAAAAAATTAAAACTGAATACATAAAAATATTAAATTAATGAAAAACATAATTACAGTTACGGGTATTCGTCCAGATTTTATAAGAATGTCTGAAATCTTTAAAAAATTAGACAAAGAGTTTAATCACGTATTAATTCACACAGGACAACATTTCGATAGACTTTTGTCTGACGTTTTTTTTGAAGAGTTACAAATCAGGGAACCCGATTATAATTTAAATATTGGGGGTGTAGGTAAAGAACACTTCCATCAAACATCGGAACTTTCCATTAAATTAATTGAATTAATTAGAAATGAAAATTTAAATCCAGATATTATAATATTTTTGGGAGATTCAAATTCTGTGGTTTCTTCAGTTTCTTTAAAAAAAGAAGGTTACAAAATCGGTCACATTGAAGCTGGAATGAGATCATACGACAAAAGGATGTTAGAAGAAATAAATAGAATCGTATGTGATCATTGCAGTGATTTTTTATTTGTTTATCATGATAATTACAAAAATAAAGCAATTAAAGAAAACATTGATAGTGACTCAATTTATGTTGTAGGTAATACCATTGTTGAAGTGGTGAATAAATTTAAACCGTTAAGAAAAAAACTTAATGACAAAATAATTTTAGACATACATAGACCAGAAAATTTCAAACATAAAGAAAGATTAGAAAATATAATAGAATACTCAAAACTCATGTCATTAGAACATAATTTACCTTTGTATATGTTAGGGTTTAAAAGAACAATAGACTACATTAAAGAATTTAAAATTGATTTAGGGGATATGCAAGTTATTGACTTACTTCCATTTAAAAAGTATATTGATTATGTATACGATTCTAAATTCATAATTTCAGATTCTGGTACAGCACAAGAGGAGCCTGCACTTTTAGACACTCCCGTTATAGTGCCTAGGGATTTTACTGAAAGACCAGAATCTATCGATAATTATTGTTCTTTTATGATTGACGTTAATAAAAACAACGATAAATCTTGGTATAATAGTAAAAAATGGTTGACTGAATATAGTAATAAAAAAAATACAGAATGGTTAGGTAATGGGAAAACTTCCGATATAATTGTAAAAATATTAAAAAATTTAGAATAATGAAAATTTCAATAGTAACATCATATTACAATAGAAAAAAACAATTAATAAATACTTTAAATACAATACAAAAGTCAAAACACGTAGACAATGTAGAGTTTATTATTACAGACGATTGCTCTTCATTAGAACATGATATTACAGATATCCCCGAAATTTTTCCATTCGTAAAAGTACTTAAAGTATTACCAACAGAAAGATGGTACACAAATCCTTGCGTTCCTTTTAATAAATCAATAAATGAAGCAACCGGAGATATTATAATTTTACAAAATCCAGAATGTTTGCATGTTGGGGACATATTAGATGATATTGTAAATAATATAAATGATGAAAACTATTTAACGTATGCGGTCTATTCATTAAACAAAACCAAAACAGAACAACTACAAAATTTAGACTTCAGTTATGATGATATTTTTGATAAAATTATAAATGTATCACTACCATTTAATAATATTAATTATGTTAGAGAGGGTGAGTCTTGTTGGTATAACCATTCAATTTATAGACCCGCTCATTATCATTTTTTGTCCGCAATTACAAAAAAAAATATGGATAAATTAGGGGGGTTCGATGAAAGATTTTCTAATGGAATTGGGTTTGATGATGATGAGTTACTACATAGAATTAAACTATTAGGTTTAGAATTAAAAATACAAGACACTCCATTTGCAATTCATCAATGGCATTATAGTGAAAATAATTTTTTTGCTAAATCACATAATATAATGGAATCAATCAGAAAAAATCAAAACCTTTTTGAAAATATTACAAAAAATTTAATTAATCCTCATGTTAACTAAAATTCCTAAAATTATGCATTTTTATTGGGACAAATCTAAATTGTCTTATCTTCAATACATGACAATAGTAAGTTTCAATAAATTTAACCCTGATTGGCAAATTATTTTACATGAACCTAAGAAACCATTTTATGGGGATATTACTTGGAAAACCGGAGAGCAAGAATTAAAATATGATGGGTATAATTGGTACTACGATTTAAAGAATTTAAAATACATTAATTTCAATGAAGTGGATTTTGAAAAAATTGGTTTTACTAATGAAATACCTGAAATTTATAAATCAGATTTTTTGAGATGGTACTTGTTAAGTACTGACGGTGGTGGTTGGTCAGATATGGATATTTTATATCTAAAGCCCTTGGATTTTTTAAATGTCGGGGATTCAGATACTGTAATTTGTTTAAGAAAAGATATTCACATAATTGGGTTCTTTTTATCTATCCCAAATAACATTTATTTTAAAAAAATAGTAAATTTAATTGACGTAAATTTTGATAGGACAAAGTACCAATCTATTGGTTCTACTTTACTTAATCAACTTTACCCAAAAGGGTTTGATAAAAATTTACCTAATAAAATGAAAATTATTAATCCGACCTGTTTTTACCCATTTAGTGATACTGAAATAGAAAAAATATTTTCAGGTATAAATTTGGGAAATTTGTCGGACGACACCATTGGTATCCATTGGTATAATGGATCTAATATAAGTAAAAAATTTAATAATTTTTACAATTACAAAACAAAAAATATTAATAACACAATAACAGAATTAATAAATAAATTTATATGAAAATAGTTGGTTTTACACAATTAAGAAATGAACTTTCTAAAGGAAATTTAGAAAATTGGTTTAAACAAATGTCAGTTTGTGATTATATCTATGTATTCGATCAAAATTCTGACGATGGTAGTTTAGAATACTATAAACAATTTAAAAATTGTGTGGTTATTGAGTCTCCGACAAATAGATTTAATGAAGAATTAATTTGTAAAAAGGAATTGCTGGAAAAATTATTATCTGAACACCCTGACACTGATTGGATTCTTTGGTTAGATGGCGATTTATTATTGGATGGTAGATTATTAAAGAACAATGGGGAAGAATTAAAAAATATGTGTCAATTAGGGACAAATTATGGAATTGATGGATTTTTTTTCAATCACTACAATCTTTGGAGAAGTGATATACATTATAGAATAGATGATTCATATCATTCTTTAAATGGCGGTTGGTGCCCATTATGGAGAAATAATGGTAAACTTAATTTTCAACCATTGTCCGGTTTACATTTACCGCAATATCCTAATGGTATTCAAAAAGTAAGTAAAACCGATTTTTCGGTTGTACATCGAGGATTTGCCACTGACTATCAGATAATAACAAAATATAATGTTTACAAGTCTAACGGACAAAATGGATGGAAACTTGAAAGGTTATTAAATGAAATGACTTTGAAAGTAGAAGAATTAGATAAAAATTTATTACCCGATTGGTTTATAATTACAGATGATATAAATCCAAAAAATAAAAAACTTATTAGAGAAATTTATAATGAAAATAATGGATTAATAACTAATGAAAAAAAAGAAATAGAAGTAATTAGTCTTATTTTTAAATCAGAAGATTATTTAAATTTGATACATAATGAAATGAAAAGCAAAAAATCAAAAGTTTTTGGTTGGGATGTAAAATTTAGAATTGTTGCAAATGACGCTACTGAAGAAATCATAGAAAAATTAAAATCTTTAGATATCCCATACTCAATTTACAACGATCCAAATCCCAATGATTATTATTTAAATAGGGTTTATAGATGTTGGAATTTTGCAGGAAAAACAAGTCAATACGATAACATATGTTTTGTAAATTCGGACATGGTTTTTAGTGATGGGTGGCTTTCTAACTTGTTGAAACACCATGATGGTAAAAATATACCTTGCTCTAGATTAGTGGAAAGTGGTAAATTATTAAGTGGACAACACGCAATTAGTTATAATTGTGGTAAAACACCTAATGAAATTGATTATAAAAAGTGGCACGATGTTGTAGATAAACTCACAAACGAGTCAATTCAAAACGGAGGGTTATTTATGCCGTGTGTTTTTGAAACTAAAAAATTTATAGAGTCTGGTATGTATCCTGAAGGTAATATATACAGGGATGGTATTGGTACTTTAAATGGTTTTGTACAATCAGGAGATGATTGGTTTTTTAAAAAATTAGAAAAAGATTATGGAATGAAACATATAACTGTTTTTGATTCTTTAGTGTACCACATACAAGAAGGAGAAAAAGATTCATGAAAAAAAAAGTTTCCATAATTTTACCTTACTACAACAGAAAAGAATTAATTTTAAATACTTTAAAAAGTTTTGAATTTTTTTATTCAAACTATGATAATTTAGAAATAATTATAGTCGACGATTTTTCTTCTGAAAACGAAAGATTAGATAACGTTTTGAATTTCAATTTAAATATAAAATTAATAAGATTAAAAACAAAAAATGGTATTAATCCTTGTTATCCGTATAATGTTGGTGTTAGAAATTCAGTAGGGGATATTATAATATTAAGTTCCCCAGAAACTTTTCATACTACAAATATGTTTGAACTAACTAATAATTTTGAAAATTTAAACGATTCAACTTATATATTGATGTCTGTGTTTTGTTTAACTGATTTAACTTTGATTAAAGATTTATTGGTTAATTTCGAAGATAATATAGAAAATTTTAATCTGAATAAGGAATTTTTTGAAAAAAATTTGGGTGAATTGGGTTATTCGTTTAATAACAAACTTGGTTCATGGTATTTACATTCTATCCATAAACCATCTGGATTAAATTTTTTATCGGCAATATCAAGAAATACTTATTTTGAATTATCCGGGTTTGACGAAAGATTTAGATTTGGTACTGGGTATGATGATGACGAATTTAAAGAAAGGTTACTTGAAAATAATTTAGATTTTATCTATTATGATAATATATGTGCAATCCATGTTAACCATGAAATTGTTAATAATTTACCTCCTACCACAAATTATAATCTTTTTATTCAAACAAAAAAAAATAAATATTTAAAAAATAATTCATGGGGAATAAATTGAAAATTGGGCAAATTGTTTCTTTTGGTGTTGGTGGGGCTGACAAATGTGCCTTAAACTTGATAAAAGGATTATTAAATTTAGAAACTGATATAACAGTATTTTACAATAAGTATTCACACCCAAGAATTGATGAGTCTGAAACCAACCCTAGTCGTTTCGATGAATACAAAACCTTACCAATAAAAATGATAGAGTTTAATCATGTATCAGAATTAAATAATTACGACATAGATATTTTACAAACACATAGATCAGGGAATGATACTTGGTTTTTACCTGATTTCGAAACAACAGAATTTAAATTTAAAGTTGTTGAGACAAACTTTCATGGTTATAATCAAACTAAATCAGATTTTAGAATTTATCCTTCAATAACATTAACAAATCATCTGCAAAAAACAAATATACCGTATGTTGTAATCCCTAACCCAATTAATACAACCATAACAAATCAAAATTTACGTGATGAATTAAATTTAAAACATAAATTTATTTACGGAAGAATTGGTAGACCTGACAGTAATATATATAGTGATATAAATTTAAGAGCATATAAAAAAATTGAGTCTAACGATACGTGTTTTCTTTATATGGCACCAAATCAGAAAGCGATTGAGGATGCCAAAAAATTAGAAATAAATAATATTATTTTTTTAAAACCTTCATCAAACGAATTGGATGTTTCTAAATTTTACAATACCATTGATGTTTTATGTCATAGTAATTCTTTAGGTGAAACTTTTGGGAATACTATCGCAGAAGCAATGATTAATAAAAAACCCGTAATAACCCATGTCGGTATGGAATCTTGGCCACAAGCACATAGAGAGTTGGTGGGTGATTTCACGGAGTTGTTTGTGTCGGATAATATAGTTGAAAACTATTCAAATTTAATGTTAAAATTGAAAAATGATTCCAGTTACTATAAAATGGTATCGGATTATTTGAAAACTAGATCTGATGATCTTTACGATTACATTAATGTATCAAAAAAGTATCTTAAACTATATAAAAATTTATTATGAGATTAGAAATTAATATGCAACAATTTGTAGATATTACAAAAAAATATTTCAAAGATGATGAAATAAAAAACATAATGGAAATTGGTTCATTACATGGCAAAGATTCTTTATTTTTCAAAACTTGTTTTCCAAACTCGAACGTTTATTGTATTGAAGGGTTACCTGATAATTATGAAAAATATTTGAAAAACTTATCAGAAATAATACCTATAAATATTGTCGTTGCTGATTATGATGGTAAAATTGAATATTATAAAAAAAACATAAATGGTTTACATGGTATACGTAATCGAGGTAATGAATATGGTAGTGAAATATTATTATTGAAATGTAAAACAATAAAAACAATATGTGACGATTATAATATTCCTAATATAGACTTGGTAAAGATAGATGTTGAAGGGGCAACTTATGAAATATTATTTAGTATGTCAGACATAATTAATAATATTAAAATAATGCATATTGAAACTGAATCATACCCTTTTTTTGAAAACCAAAAATTACACAAAGATGTTGTGAATTTTTTGACAAAAAAAGGATTTAGTATGGTTGATATGACAAGTGTCACTATAAACGGACAACAACAACATGATTCTGTTTGGATAAATAATAATTTTTTATGAAAAAAGGATGGTTAGTTAACGACACATTAACTTGTATACCAAATACAAAAACATTCTGGCATGATTTGTTAGAATGGATACCTAATTTAGAAGACAAATGTAACGGTTACACACCTTTTCATGTCTTACCTAATAATATTGAATTTGATGCCTTAAATAATGGTGTACCTGACTATATAATAAGGAATGCAACATATTTCAGACAAATGAATATACCGACTAAAACTATTAGTTTGTTACAAGATTTGACACCTAATAATTATGAACAAATTAAAGTTTGTAATAATTCCGATATTGTAGTTTTTAATTCACCATATACTCAATCACATTATGAAAATTTAATAACAAGTAAAACTGTCATGATACCTCTAGGTGTCGATTTCAACAAATTTAAACCTTTGAATTATAATTTCACTGATAATTTAGGATTATTACCAAATTCAATCCTTTTTATTGGGGCGGACAATATTACACCAAAAGGTTTTGACATTATGATTAATATCATTGAAAATACTAATTATAATTTTTGTTTAGTAATGAAAGATGATTTTTCGATTAAAAATGAAAGAGTCAAAGTTTTTAACCGCATCGATCATGATTTGCTGGTAAAAATCATGAATTCTTGTCAACTTTTGGTTTGTACTTCAAGAGTAGAAACTTTACATTTAGCGGGAGTAGAAGCTGCCGCATGCGGTTTACCATTAGTCACGTCAAATGTAGGTATATATTATAATAAACCAAATGGGAAATGGGGTAGAAACACAAAATCATTTGATTACAAAGATTTTATACGTGAAATTAATTACGTTATAAATAATAAAACTGAATTCGACCCTAGAAAAGACTTTATTGAAATGGGATTAACTACCGATTTTTGTAAGGAAACATGGTTGAATTTAATAAATTCATTATAAATAATGTTTACAAAAAATTAAAAACAATCATGTTTACAACATGGATTATTTAGAAACCTATAGTAAACTTTTTAGTCAAAAATATAACGAGTATGGGGGAAGCCCTGTGAGTGGTAAATATTCGATTGACTTTATTAAAAAAAACAACATAAAATCCATAATTGATATAAGCACGGGTACTGGAACTTTTTTAAAATTACTTTCAAGTGAAGTTTCGGATATACAAATAACTTGTACAGATTTGAATAAATTTAATAATTTGGATTACGAATTTATAAGTTTGGATTTATCAAATGATAAAGACTTTGAAAAAATTAAAAAGAATAGTTACGAACTATTAACTTGTTTAGATGTTTTAGAGCACTTAGATAAGTCATTTATTGAAAATGTTTTAAACAATTTTGCACAAATATCTAAAAATGTTATTTTAACAATAGCAAATCATCATGATATACAGAATGGTGTTGAATTACATACAATTATAGAAGATATGAATTATTGGGAACCTATCATTAGTAAATATTTTTATGTAGTTCATCAGGAAACCCATGAATTCCGGCAGGTTAATAATAACATTAACTATCTATATGTTTTAACTTTAGATAGTAAAATAATAGAATAAAATTTTAAAAAAATGAAAAAAAAAGTATTGTTATGTGGAGGAGCAGGTTATATTGGTGGGTTGACTTGTGACTATCTAATTAGAGACGGATTTGAAGTAACTGTTTTTGATAATTTATTGTACGAAAATAGGTTCTTAAAAGACATAAATTTTATTTATGGGGATATTAGGGATACTGAAAAACTATATAACGTATCCAAAAATTTTGATATAATAGTTTTAATGTCTGCACTTGTTGGTGATCCAGCATGTAGTGTCGATCAACACCTTACTGAAGAAATAAATTACAAATCAATTAAAGACTTTTGTGATGTGGTTTTACCTAACAAACATTTAGTTTTTATGTCTACTTGTTCCGTTTATGGTGCACAAAATGGATGGTTAAATGAAGAAAGTGAAACAAACCCATTATCGTCATATGCCTCGACAAAATTAGCCGCAGAAAAATACATTTTACAAAAAGGTGGTACTGTTTTTAGATTGGGCACCGTATTTGGTTTAGGTGACACCTATAGTCGTTTAAGGATGGATTTAGTTGTAAATGTTTTGACAATGAAAGCAGTTAAAGAAAAAGAAATAACAATAAATGGTGGTGAACAATGGAGACCAATAATAGCGGTGAAAGACATCGCCGAATATGTTACTGAAGCTTGTAAAGAAAAATATTCAGGAATATTTGTTTTAGCAAAAGAAAATGTTATAATTAAAGAACTAGGTGAAAGGGTAGCTAAATTGATTCCAGGAACTAAAATAAACTACACTGAAATTAGTTTTCAAGATGCAAGAAATTATAAAGTTGATAATTCAAAGTCATTAAAAGTTTTTAAATATAAACCACAGGTAACCGTAGAAGACGAAGTTATCAGAATGGTAAAAATGTTTAATGAAAATAGAGTATCAAATCCAGAAGATAAAGTATATCATAATGGGGCATATCTAAAAAATAAAAAAGAAAAAAATGAATTAGTATGAATGGTACAAAATTAATAAATGGTGGTATTTCTGTTGATGATAGAGGTACTGTGCGTTTTGTTAACGACTTCAATTTCCAAAATGTAAAAAGATTTTATCACGTAGAAAACCACAGTAAAGGGTTTATAAGGGCTTGGCACGGACATAAAAAAGAAGGTAAATATGTTTATGTCGCATCGGGTTCGGCACTAATTGGTGTTGTAAATATGGAAACCAATGAAATTTCAAAATACATTTTATCAGATAAATCACCTAAAGTACTTTTTATCCCACCAGGTAATTTTAACGGATTCAAATCATTAGAAGAAAACACTAAATTGTTATTTTTTTCAACGACAACATTGTCTGAAAGTTTAGACGATGATATAAGAGAAGAACACAATAAATGGAATATCTGGGAAGAAAATTATAGATAAAAAATAAAAATTATGAAAGTTTACATTATAGGAAATACAGGAATGTTAGGTAACTATGTATCAACATATTTATCTGAATTTTATGAAATAGTTAATGTTGGAAGGAAAGAAATTGACGCATCAAAAATTGACGAAAATAAATTAAAAAGTCAATTAATTAATATTGACATAAAAGAAAATGACATTTTAATTAATTGTGCAGGAACTATCAAACCAAGGGTAGACGAATTAGGAGATTTGAATGCAATTTTAGTCAATTCTGTTTTCCCAAGAATGTTGTCCAATGTTTGTAAATTGTTGGGTGTTAAAATGATTCATCCTACTACGGATTGTGTTTATACGGGTAATAAAGGAAAATATAACGAAAACGATAAATACGATGTTAGCGATGTGTATGGTATGTCAAAAGCACTGGGTGAGCCCGATAATTGCACCGTAATAAGAACATCAATTATTGGTGAAGAAATAAATCAAGGTAGATCTTTAGTCGAGTGGATTAAATCCGAAAAAAACAACACGGTAAACGGATTTACTAATCATTTTTGGAACGGTATGACGTGTTTACAATTTGCAAAAATTTGTAAAAAAATTATTGACGAAAATCTTTTTTGGAATGGGATTAAACATATTCATTCTAACACAGTTAATAAAAAAGATTTGGTAGAATTAATCAGTGAAATATACGGATTAAACTTAAAGGTGGTTCCTGTGGAAGCTACAAATTTTTGTGACAGAAGTATTACGTCTATTTATGATAAATTTGTAGACGTACCAAATCTAAAACAACAAATTGAAGAAATGAAAAATTTTTCACAAAAGTTGTATAAATAAGAAAAATTTCATAATGACAAGAAAAAAACCACAAACTCAAAGTGAAGAACCTGAAGGTAAACCGTTTTCAAGAAAAGACTTCATAAATTCTGTTATTAAGAAAAAACAAAAAAATAAGTTTTTATCACCAAATCAAGAAGATTACTACAATATCCTCAAAGAAAATCAAATCACAATTTGTTCAGGACCTGCAGGTGTAGGTAAAAGTTACATAGCAATGAAAGCTGCGGTTGATTTACTTATGGATTCCTCGAATAGTTATGAAAAAATTATTATTGTACGTCCAGCGGTTGAAGCCGAAGAAAAATTAGGCTCATTACCCGGTAATTTAGAAGAAAAGTTAGATCCATATATTTTTCCATCCTACTACCTTTTAAATAAAATTATTGGGAAAGATGCCCGTGAAAAATTAAAAGATGCTGAAGTTATAGAAGTTTTTGCATTAGCATACATGCGTGGTATGAACATAGACAATTCTATTTTGATTTTTGAAGAAGCACAAAACGCAACACCAAATCAAATGAAATTACTATTGACAAGAATCGGTTATAATAGTAAATTCTTTATATCTGGTGACTTGGAACAAACCGATAGATATAAAGATAAAAAACAATCGGGATTGTACGACGCACTTCAAAGATTTAATAATATAAACGATATTGGTGTGTATGATTTTAGAAACGCTAAAAACGTTAGAAATCCTTTGATTGGAAAAATTCTTGAAAAATACGATGAAGAAAATAGGAATTGAAGTTAATGGTGTTTTACGTGATACTATTGGTAAATTTAAACAATTATATGAAAAACATATGATTGATGAAAAAACTGACGATGACATTGTATCATATGAAATTGACGAATCAGGAAACACTAGTCAGGTATTACAACAAGAAGTATTCAACTATGAAATCATTAGTGATGTTACATCATTAGATTTAACAAATCATTTTAGATTTAAAAATGAAGAAGAACTATATAGTTTTATGTATGAAGATTTTGCAATGCAAATTTTTGGACATGCCGGTTCTACAGAAACTTTTACTTTTAACGACTTGAATGAATTTTATTTGAAATATAGGGATGAATATGAAATTTTGATTGTTTCAGATGAGGTTGGTAAATCCAAACCTGCAACATTATTTTTCTTATCAAAGTTTGGTTGTTTAATTGAAAAGATAAAATTTTATTCAAAATCAACAATTCAAACAATGTGGGATGAGGTAGACATTTTACTTACGGCAAATCCTGATTATATTACAAATACACCTGAAGGTAAAACAATAGTAAAATACAAAACAGAATACAATAAAAATATCGAAACTAAATACGAAATAGATGTTCTAAAAGGGTTCGATGAAATAATACAAAAAATGACAGTATGTTAAAATTTTTAGGAGAAAATTATTATTTAGACATCGACGAAATCGAAAAACGTGTAAGTTTTGAAGGAACACAAAACAAAGAAGAAAATTTCAGTGGTACACCCGAACAACAAATAAGTGTTACCAAGTATGAAATTTTAAAAGGTATGGTTGATGTTATTCTAACAGAAAGGGAAGACATTGACGAAGGACTTGGAGCACATGCTGGTAAAGACTTATCCATACCATTCAAATTTGCATTTAATACACTATTAATAAACCGTATAATTAAAAATTTATAAATAAAATGGAATTAGAAAAAATTCAAAAAATTGAACAATCGGTATCAAACCTTGAAAACAAACAATCAAGAATTTATTTTTTGGTTCAAGATACCAAAGGTAACCCAAGAGCGGGTATCAGACACATTTATGACATGGCACTTGTGTTAAGAAAAAATGGTTACAACTCAATTATCATGCACGAAACAAGTGAATATAAAGGTGTTTCTGAATGGTTAGGTGAAGAATATATGGAAATACCACACCAAGTAATTGAAGGACAAAACTTACCAATAGCACCTGAAGATTTTGTAATAATACCTGAAATCTATGGGCACGTTATGGAACAAATTAAAAATTTACCATGTGCAAAAATTGTCCTATGTCAATCGTATGATTATATGTTGGAAACATTACCACCTGGTGTGAATTGGAGTCAATACGGTTTTATGAAATGTATTACCACTTCAGAATACCAAAAAAATTATATCAATCAAATTATGAGAAATGTAAGTATTGATGTATTATCTATTAATATTCCTGAAGTATTCACTAAAAAAGAAAAACCATCAAAACCAATTATTGCAATTCATACAAGAGAACCAAGAGATACAGCAAAAATTATTAAAACCTTTTATTTAAAGTATCCTCAATTTAGATGGATAACATTTAGAGACATGCGAGGTATTACACAAAAAGATTTTGCAAACTTTTTAAAAGATTCATTCGTATCTGTATGGGTAGACAATGAATCAGCCTTTGGGACTTTTCCTTTAGAATCAATGCTTTCAGGTACACCAGTAATTGGTAAAATACCATCATTGAAACCTGATTGGATGACAGAAAATAACGGAGTATGGACTTATCAGTTTAATGAAATTGTAGACATTCTTTCAACTTTTACACAAAATTGGCTCGAAGATAATATTTCTGAAAATTTATATGAAGAAATGTCTAACACAGCAAAAGAATTTCAAAATAGAGAATCTTATGAATCAAATATTGTGACTTTGTTTGATTCATATTTTACAAAAAGATTAGAGTCGTTTTCTGAACAATTAGAAAAAATAAAAGTAGAACAATAAAAAAATATTATGGAAATGAATAAATTTAATGTATCAGTAATTTTACCAGTTAGTTCTTCAAATGTAAGGGATTTTGATAGTCTATTTGAAAGAAGTATACAATCAATTAAAAATCAAACAGTCAAAATTAATGAATTAATCATTGTACATTCACAAGACGAAACACTTAAAAATAAGTTGGATTCTATTGACTTTGAAAACATAAATGTTGTCAAGATTGAAAATACTGGTGATACTGACTTTTCATCACAAGTTAATTTGGGTGTAAAAAATGCTACAAGTAAGTGGGTGTCTGTTTTGGAATTTGATGATGAATACTCTGCAATTTGGTTTAAAAATGTGAAACGGTTTGAAGAATCATATCCTGAAGTTGATACTTTTTTACCGTTAGTTGTTGATACTGATGATAAAGGTGTGTTTGCTGGATTTACAAACGAAGCAACTTTTGCAGTGAGTATTAATACAGAAATGGGATATCTTACAAATGATTTACTTTTAAATTATCAAAATTTTCAAACCAGTGGTATGGTAATTAAAAAATCAGTGTTTGAAGACAATGGGGGATTTAAACCATCTATTAAACTTACATTTGTATATGAATTCCTTTTAAGACTTACATATAATTCGGTAAAAATTATGACAATTCCAAGAATCGGTTATAAACATACGAACATGAGGGAAGGTTCTATTTTTTGGAATTACAAATTTAGCGACGAAAGAATTTCAGACACTGAAGTTAGTTTTTGGTTAGAAACGGCAAAAAAAGAATACTTTTTCACTACCGATAGAAACATAAAATTCGAACCACAAGAAGTTTAATGTTTATTTCAGGTGAAAATGAAACAACCAGTATAGAATTTAAAAAGACGAATAAAGTAAAAAAAAATAATTACTTTGACGTTCGTGAAGAGCAGGCAGTTAAAGATTACCTTTTATCTAACTCTCGTGAAGAAAAAGAATTTATCTATAATACGTGTCTTCGGGAACCATTGAACAAAATGATAGAGTCAATTATCCGAAGATACAAATTATATAGAAGAGATATGAATTTTGAAGATAATCATTCAGACACACATTCTTTTCTAATGACAAAAATTGATAAATTTAAACCGGCAAAAAATAAGAAGGCGTATTCTTATTTTGGTACTATTTGTAAAAACTATCTTATGGGGCAAATCCAAAAAGATCAGAAAGACACAAATAGAAAAATTTCTTATGAAGATATTTCATCAACATTAGAAAATCGTCCTGATATGATTTATTATTTGGAATTTGAAAAAATTGATGCCGAAAAAGTTATAGATACATTTTTGAGTGACTTAAGACTTTACGTTCACAATAAAATAGAAAATGAAAATGAATTAAAACTAGGTCACGCACTTATTGAATTATTTGACAATTATGGAAATATTTTCATTGGTAATGATAATAATAAATTCAACAAAAACATTGTATTGTTATCGTTAAGAGAAATGACTAATCTAAACACTAAAGAAATTAGAATTTACTTAAAAAAATACAAAACTTTATATTTAGACACACTCAAAAGAATTCACAATTCATAAATGATAAAATAAATATTTATTATTATGAACAGGACAAGAAAAAAAGAAATTACACTTAACAAAGATTCTGTGTTAAGTTTGATGCAAGAAATTTATAATGAACTAGTTGAACAAAGAGCAACCGCTTTAAGAATTCAAAACAAAATGCTTTCACTTTTGAAAGATGCCGAAGATATGACTGTTATCGGTCCAATTATCAAAGAACAACAAAAAATCATAAACGACACAATAGAAAAAAAATTAAGTCTTTCTAAACTTCAATCCACAATATGGGAAAAGAGTAATAGTAGTAAAGATGAATCTTTCACTTTAAATGATGTTGATGACGACATAATTCAAAATTTAATCAAAAGAGATGTCGATAAAAGTAGTGATCAAAAATATACTTTAGATTAATTATGTCTACAAGAAAAAAATATGATGACGCCAAAAGCAAAGTGGATTCTTATAAAACTGTAAGAGATCAGAAAAGAAAAGAAGCCCAAGAAAGAAGGCAAGCATCAAAAGAAAATTTAGATCAACGAAAACAAGATGCAGTAAAACAGATTAATGACTTTAAAAAAGATGCAAAAAATAAAGTCAAAGAAATTAAATCACAAGTAAAAAATCAGTTAGAAGAACTGTTAGATATATACAAACAAATACTTCCAAGTGGTGGTGGAACAGGTAATGGGCTTTCAACATTAAGTGTTTTATTTTTAGAAGCATGTGAAAACACCAAAAATAGAATGCAAGAAATACTTGTAGAGGAAATAATATCTACTATTGGGTGTTCAGAAGAACAAAATTTTCAAGCAGATATTCCTATTTACATCAAAGTAAGTCAAATAGATTTATTCAAAATATTAAAAGACGGTCCTGATGGTGAATTTGCCAAATTTTATTATGAAAAGGCAGACACACCTAATGGTACTTTACCTTATTCAATGAATAGAGAACTATATAAAAGGTTACAATCACCACAATCCTTTGTACAAGAATATGGTAGTAGGTATATTGGCTCATCTGGTGCTGGATTGTTTAACATTAGATATGTCGATCAATACACAGATGCAAATAACGTAGTTCAATATGGTGATTTTTATGAAGTCACAGTATCATCACAACCAAATGGAAACATATCTATTACTAATTTTCTTTTTGATTATTTTGAAAGTATTCAGTTATTTAACATAGAAGACATTGCAACAAATTTATTAAATTATTTTTTAGGTTCATTAAGTTTTGGACTTGAAACATCAAAAGCAGATTTAACAGAATTAGAAAAATTCTTTAAAATCATAATGCGTATTATGGGACTTTGTTTCGATCCAACAAAAAAAATAGATGTTGCAGGAACCGCAAAATTACCTGAATTTGACATTATAGATGATGATTTTTTTGAAGTTACAAATCAAGAATTAAGACAAATTGAATATAATGTTGAACTTACAGTTAATGGTTTGGTTGAGTTTGAGGATTGTGGTAACGTTCAATTACCAGTTAACCCTCAAGCAACTGTCAATATTTTAGAAGAAATAATAACAGAGGTTACAATACCTAACAAAATCAAAAAACTATTTAAGGGATTAAATGATACCGCAAATGATCCTAATTGGCAAAATCTTATCGCACCAACAGTAGATATCAACGCTAATTTATTATTGAATTTAATTAAAAGTTTACCAATGTTACTTGTTAAAATAATTCTTTCACCAAAAGTAATGTTGGGTTTTATTGTCATGTTAAAATCTATAGTGGCAAACATTGAATTAAATTATTCTAATCTTGAAGAATTTTTAAAAGTATTCAAAAAATTTATAGTTAATTTTTCTAGAAGAATTTTTGCAATATTCATTGAAGAAATATTCAATATAATAAAAAGAGAGATTAAGTTGTTAGTAGAAAGTCTTATTCTTGATATCGTAAAAGAAGCAAAAGATAAAAGAATTCAGATGTATTCGACAATTATTTATATTTTACAACAACTTGTTCAGGCATTTATAGATTTTAGAAGTTGTAAAAGTGTTATTGATGAAATATTAAAACTATTGAATTTAGGACTTAGTCAACTTAATTTAGGTTTACCACTGTTTGTACTTGCTGCTGCCGATTTACTTGGTGGAGTTTCAGATACAAGAGCCTTTGCAAATGTTATAGAAAATTTACAAAGGGCAGGTTTACCAACAGGAGATAATGGTGATGGTTCACCAAATAGAATGAATCAAGCTATGTTTGGAATGATTAAAGGACAGAATAAAGAACAGGCACAAAATGGAAAAACTGAAGTATACATACCAAATATAATTGGAACTGCAGGTCCTTATCCAATATTAACTAAACCAACTAAAGGTGTCGGTAAATCTTATTAATAATGAAATCAGAAGACGTACTTGAAATATTGAAAGATTATAAAAATGCATCAAATAAAGATATAATTGGTGTTATGGATTTTTTAATTGAAGATTTTAACAAAACAAAGGATTTAATAATGAAACTTACACACCATTTGGACGCAACTGAAAATAGTTACAATAAACTTTTAGATGAATACAAAAAAAGAATAGATAATGCCTGAAGAAATAAAACAAACCCCAAGGGATTTACCATTCGATATAACGCAAAATTTCTTTTTTGGTAGATGTTTGGACGCAAATGATCCGTTGATGCTTGGACGAATTAGGGCAGTATCAACAACGGATAACTACGAACAAAGAATACAATCTGCAGTTGGTTTCGATCAGTTTGGTACGTTTGAAAAAAATGGCCCATGGTCAGATAAAGATCCTTTTATATTTTTATCTTATTTACCTTACTTCATAAACCAAGTCCCACAAGAAAACGAAATGGTTATGTTGTTCTATTTTGATGCACGAAACAGATCAGGTAGAAACAAGTTTTATATGATTGCACCTTATTCATCACCGATGACAATTAAGTTTGAAGATTTTCAATCGGCAAGAACAAGACTTGATTTTGGTAGACAAAATTCATCTATAAGTTTTCCACCAATTAAAAATGGTAATGGAGAATTTAAAAATCCAACACAAAATAAAGGGGTTTTTGTTGAACCTTCAGACATTTCATTAAATGGTAGGGATAGTGCAGATATTATTATTAAAAATAATGAACTTTTATTACGTGCAGGAAAACATTTACCATTTGAAAGAGGACAAATTCCTGTTGCTAATGATAACAGGGCATTCATACAGTTGACTAATTTCGATAAACAAACAGTAAATGGTGCAACAAAAGAATATCGAAGACTTACAAAACAAAATTTAAAATTTAAATATTTAATTGAGTATTATTGTTTGAATCCTGAAACACAATTTGATGTTTATACAGGTGGAGTTTTAATATATGAAGTACCCGATAATCCATTTTCGAGTGAAATGCAAGTTGGGTTTTTTGGTTATGGTACAAATTACACCGGGGAAACTAATTTGATATATCAAAAACAAATTAATTCTGTAAGTGGTGTAACAGAATTTGCAAAAGAAATTAATGACGTAATAATTAATTTCAAAGATACTCCAAATCTTATTACATCAACAGCAAATGGACAACAATTTCCATTTTATTACAGACCTGATTTAAATTTCAGAAAGATTTTAACAGAACTTACCGGAAATATTGATTTGGTTAAGTTAGGAAATTTAACAAGAATACAAGATGCCGTTAGATTGTCTACCACACAAGAAATTGCAGGATACGGTACAGTTTTAAACAAAAAATTGGATCAAAACATTCCATTAGAAGCCGTTGATGAAAAAGTGACAGAAAAAATAACAGAAAAAATTGATAATTCTGTAGGTATTGTTGGTGCAAATCAACTTTTCTTTTTATCACATAAAACAAATATTGAAGGAAAATCACCTGGTGTTGATTTAAAAAATACAATATATGGTGTCGATTATGATGCAATTGTTGATAATTTAGAACCAAGTACATCACCGATGGTTAGGGGTGATGAATTAATGGATTTATTACAATTAATTGTTGAATTTTTATTAACCCACGATCACCCATACCCGATGTTACCACCAACACCAGTTGCACTTTCGTCAAATATATCAACACAACAAGTATTAACTAAACTACAAGAAGCCTACGATAAAGTATTGAACAAAAATATTCGAATCAATTAAGTATTTATATATAAAAAACAAATGTCTATATATAAATCTTATTTTGATAAGTCGGATACGTTACTTTATAATTCATATACCAACACTTCAAGAAACCCAATTGTTGAATTGTTTTATGGTAGGTTGGATAATGTAGGTATACCATTTGGTTTTAGTCGTTATATTTTTGATTTAGATTTGACAAATCTAACAAATCTTCTTAGTGATGGTGTAATATCAACGGATTGTACTGGTTTTAATAACATCAAACATACGTTAAGAATGACAAACACTTCTTTTTTTGATAGTGATTTGTTAAATGACAAAACATCACAAGGTAGAAGAAGGGCAACTTCATTTGATTTAATACTTTATCGAATTCCACAAACATCAGGAGAAACAGGGACACCACAAAGTTGGGACAGTGGTGTTGGGTACGATTATTACGATTATAAAATAAATCCATATAACGACAAATCTTATTCTGATAGACCTGTAAATTGGTTTCAAACAACAACAATATCTAATTGGTCTTTGCCAGGAATTTATGACAACACTAATTCACAATTATCACTAACAGGTGTTAATTTTAGTGCTCTTACAATAATTGATACTCAACATTTTGAATTCGGAAATGAAGATATTGAATTCGACATGACAAATGAAATCAATGGTATATTAGATGGGAGTATAATGGGTGTTACAGGTTGGGGCATTTCTTTCTACCCACAAGTTGAAAATATATCGGGACTTACTGAAAACTATTCGGTAGGTTTCTTTTCACCACACACACAAACGTTTTACGAACCATTTTTGGAAACTTCTTATAATGATTTAATTATCGACAATAGAACAACGTTTTACGCAGGAAATAATAACAACTTGTATTTGTTTGTTTATCAAAATGGAAATCCTGTAAATTTAGATCAAAATCCATTGGTTGACATTCAGGACATGAACGGTTCTTTTGTTTCTGGATATATTAATTTACCTACTTGTCTTGTAACAAAAGGGGTTTATAAAGTCCTTGTAAGTAATTTAACAGGTGCAACAACACCTTGTTTGTATTATGATATTTGGAAAGGACTTAAATTAAATGGAGCAAATTTATCCAACCAAGAAAATGAGTTTGTTTTACTTGAAAAAAATGGAAACATTAAAATTGGTGCAACTACTGAAACTCCGAAATTATATGGATTTGATTTTTTTGGAATTAAACAAAATGAAAAAATATTGAACACTGATGTTAGAAAAGTAAATGTGATTATAAAACAAGCATATACGTCAAGTCAACCATTATTTAATGTCGAAGCATATTACAGAGTTTACGTTAGGGAAGGTGCAAATACTGAAGTTCAAGTTCAAGATTGGACAAGAATTAATCAAACTGTAGATGGTTATTATTTCATTTTTGACACCACTGATAAAATACCAAATGAATATTTTATAGATATAAAAGTTAACACTGATAGAAATATTGACACTTATAAACGCGAATTACAATTTGAAATAGTAAATAAGAAATAATTATGTCAAGAGATTTAACAGTTCAAAAATGTTGTGGCGATTCGGTAATAAATATTATAGTTGACGACCGAGTTAGTGCAATCACAACAGGAAATACCTATTTATTTACACTTTTAACTGAACCAAATACTACGGATTGTTATACTGTATTAATAATAAAAGATACTGAACAAATAGTAAATGCAACACTTGATGGTTCTTACACATCTTGTGAAGAATGTTTGAGCGGCATTACAACAGCGGTAAGTGTTGTTGATTGTGTAAGAGGTGAAACTTATTTTATTGACATTAATACTTTTACAACTCTTCCGACAATTGATGATATATATTATTTGTCATTTTCATTAGAAGATAGTATTAAAACGTTGTGCGCAACTATTGAATGTTTTGTTACACCAAGAGACGGTGATTTTATTTATTCTTTGGCATCAATAAGTGATTCGTATACGGGTTGCACTGAATGTTTAACCAATAATTTTTCAGTTTATTCGGTAAATACTTGTTTGGAACCTACTACCACTTACTTGATTGCATTTCCTCTTGGTTTTGATTATACCAATTATGTAGTGACTTTTATTGATAGTTTTGGTGATATACAATGTGGGATTGTTGATGTTATTCAAGAAGGCACCGAAACATCCGGAACGTTAGTTTCTGTTTTAGGTACAAAATTTGAAGTTACTTGTGAAGATTGTTTAGCAATTAGTAACGAAAAAAGAATTATAACAAATTGTTTAACCCGACAAGACGAAGTTGTATGGGGTTCTGTGTTTTACGAAGGAAATGAAGTATCAAATCTTTCTACCATCGATGGGTGTTTTGAAGTGGGCGATTTGACAGAATCGGCAGTAACAATAAATACTTTTTTAAACTTCGATCCACAACCTGATTGTCAAGAATGTATTCAATGTAATGGTTTATATTATTCTTATTCGAGTTGTACTAATACAGGTCCGATTGGAAACATAACTTATGACACGGGTGTAGGATTATTAGATGGAGAATATCTTAATCTGACAGGCACAACAGATGGTAATGGTGTAGGTGCTTATTTTGACGTAACCGTTCAGAGTGGTAGTATTTTGAATATAGGTTTTTTTGGTGGTATTGGATATCAAGTTGGTGATACTATATCGATTTCATCACCTCCTTTTGGTGGTGTTAATCCATTTATTATAGAAGTAACAAGTATTTCAACTACAGGTACTGTTTTTTCGTATAAATACGTTCAAAACCCAATAGGTAAAATATTTTATGTCCCACAACTTAATGATTGTGTTGAAATCACAGGTATTGAAATTAATGATGCATATTATGCTGTATCAAGTTTCGAAGTTTTTGAAAGTTGCACAGAATGTCAAGCAAATGCCGATAATTATTATATTTGGTTAACTGAAGAGTGTGGAACTGGTTACAATAACATTGTTGTATTAACTTCAAATTCATTTACAACAGGTGATTACGTAAAGGTATTAAGAGGAACCTCGGAATTTCAGTGTCAAAAATTATTGTCACCCTACACGTATGTTGGTGGAAGTGGTATTGCTTATATTTCAAACACGTTGACTCCTTTTGATGATTGTGCAACGTGTAATACTGGAACATTAATTGGTGCATCTATTGTCAAATGTGGTGGTGGAAACCAACAGTTTGTTAATATCCCAATTGATATTTGGAATATAATGGCTTATACAGACGGACAATTAGTGTTTGTGACTCAAAATTATGGACAATGTTATATTTTATTAAATAATTGTCCATTAGAACCAAATTACACAACTATAACCCCCGTATCGACATATTATAATTGTATCCAATGTGCTTTTGACAACACAAGATTTCCAAGAAGTGCAAATACAGAAACTTTAATATGTGTCGTTTGTTGTGATTGTGGTTCTTCAGGAAGTACAATAACACAAGTGGCACCACCACATCCAGTATATACCGATCAATATGGCATTGATGTGACACAAATGAATATGGTGGTACTTGGTGGTCCGAGAGGATTGAATAATTAAAACATAATGATATTTATATAAAAAAGAAAAAATGGCAAATTATATTGTAGAAGGTTGTTTAGATGGTTTAGAGTATATTGTATCGGCATCTACAACACTATCACCTCTTGAAGTTATTGGTTTTAACTTTGGCGAAGAATCAGAAATTTGTGGTACAGTTATATCTGTAACTGAAGATGAACCCATACCGTTATATTCTTATTCACACCCTTATACTGATTGTTGTGATTGTTTCACGGGCGGTACTTTACAATCTTTGGAATTTCAAAACTGTGACGGGACAACTTTTTTATACAGTATAAGTGGTTTTTGTGAAGTTTATGGTAGTAACCCAAGAAAAGATGAGGTATTCCAATTTTCTGAAAATGAAGTATTCTTTTGTGCTACATTTATAGATGGAAAAGAAGATTTACCTGATGAAAACAATTATTTTCCTGAAGCCGGACCATTTGTGAGCTGTTCTGATTGTGAAAGTGATATTCCAAGAAGTGCAAATACAGAAGCAACCGTATGTGTGATTTGTTGTGATTGTGGTGCGACAGGTAGTACAATAAATCAAATTACACCACCTAACCCAGTGTGGACTGACGGTTTTGGTACTGATGTAACACAACTAAATATGATAGTTCTTGGTGGACCTAGAGGATTAAATTCTTAACTTATGAAAAATATTAATAACATCATCAAAAAAGTATTGATGGAAACCCGTCAAGAATCACAAAGATATATGTTCTTTTCAAATCTTGAACAAATGAAAAGACAATGTGAAACATTATTGGAGATGGACAAATCTGAAATTGAACAAATTTTAGATCACGGACATGATTGGGCTCAAGACCATATTGCAGAAGCAAAAAACAACATGGATCAAGTTTTTGATTTTCTAATGAACGAAATGAAAGGTGGTGATATGTCATCTGAAATGGATATGGAAGATGATGAGGTAATGATGGAAGGTAGAAAAAAAACAGGAACAAAACTATGTGCTAGAGGTAAATCTGCAGCAAAAGCAAAATTTGATGTTTACCCTTCGGCATATGCAAATGGTTACGCAGTTCAGGTGTGTAAAGGAAAAATCAAAGGTCTTGACGGAAAAAAACGTTGTTCAGGTACGTATTGTTAGAAAATTTTATTATCTTTGTTCTTCAACAAATAAATTTATATGAAGAACAGAAAAGTATATGTGTTAAGAACTGGAGGACTTTCTAAAATTGATAATCGGTTTCATTTTCACGATATTGAAGTTTTTTCTTCTGATAAAAAAATTAATTATGAAGTCAGAAAAAGAATTGAAATTAATAAAGGAACTAATGTCAGACATGACGAAGGATTCTGTGGTTATGGAACATATCAAAATACCTTGATTACTTACGATTCAATAGATATTGATGAAAATCCAATAACAATCAGATATGAATTATTAGAAAAAAAGTTAAATTAAAGAATAGATAAAATACTCTTTACAAGAAAATCAACAGATTCCTTTTGAGTTCTTTTCTTTTTTGGTTTATATGATGTCATTACAGGTTTTTGTCCTTTTCCTGTTTGTGTATCTTGTTTTTCCGCTTTTCTTTTTTGTTGACATGCTGCTCTTTTTTGTACATCTGTCATGTTTCTTGCAACACCTACGGCTCTACATTTAGGATAACCCTTCGATTCACCTTCAGGTCTACCACACGGTGGATGTCCTCCACCTTTCTTTTTCCTACAAATGTTAACCCAAGGACCTTGTGGTTGTTTAGTACCTTTACCTTTCTTTTTTGTTCCAAACCATACTGCCAAATCTTCATTTAAAACAATTGAATCCAAATCAACCCATTCTTTTAATGGAACAAACTTCAAGTTTTTACCTGGTGTTTGATTTATTATTCCACCATCTTCGTCGTTAGGTGTTTTGTGTTTTTTGTTATATAAAGATATTTTTTTGGCTTTAGTTTCAAGACTTTTAGCCTTTTTTTTACTCATATCTAATGAACCGTCATAACTATCATATTCTAATTCGGCATTGAAGAAATTAGATACTTTAGTATCGAAAGGTCCAAGTTCTTGTTTACCCCAATCGATTTCACCCATAGACAAAGGTCCGTTATATGAACCGGCATACCTATCGGAATTTGCTTCTTTAACTACTTTTTTTATTATATTATTTAAGTCCATTAAAATGTGGATTTATAAATAAATATCTGAAAGTTTATAAATTTATTGTTTATAAACTCTTTTCATTGAACCGTCATCATAAACTTTGAAATAAACACCTGTTGCAGACATAACATCAATTTCTTGTCCTGTAATATTAATATACTTTACCACTTTTTTATTTGAAAGTGTATTATCTAAAGACACTATGTTAAAAAATTCAGTAGTTCCATCATAGTCAGTTTGTGAAAGTCTATAATAATTAATCATATTTCTTGAAAATGTTTCATCTGAATATGAATAAGAAAGTTCTTGTGTTGATTGCCCTGCGGCAACTATTTTTGTCACTTCTTCCCAATTTTCACCATCATTAGACCTTTCCAAGGTAAAATAGTTATTGTTGTGTTCAGAAGCAGTTAACCAATATAATAAGTTACTACTACCATTATTAACACCATCAAAACTTATTAATTCTATTGGTAACGCACTTATTCTTGATACTGTTACGTTTCTACAATTAGCATCATCTAAACAATACCCATTTGCATTTATGTGAACATAGTAAGTTGCATTTATTGATGCCGTAAAATCTAAAGGAGATGAACCATAAGAAACGACTGTTCCGTTAGGTGTTGAAACTGTAACTGTAACCCAATCAGTAGGTATACTTGATAATACAGTATAAGTTACTCCAGCAACACCATTATTCCATTGGCTATATTCATCTGTGTATTGTCCATTACCCGCTGAACACAATGTGGTTACGTCAGGTGTTGTGGTTGTTGGTAGGTTTTCTACACTCCAAGCTGTTGTATTCAAACAAGGACCTGGTGGTGGTGGAGGTGAACACGTAAATGCTAAACTAAAAGTTGATGTTGTACTATATCCGTGTACAAGTATAAAATATGTTACACCTGGTGTTGAAGTCCAAGAATACGATGCTGCAGTCCCCGTACACGACGGTCCGTTATCATCTATACCACCTACACAAACAGGTGTTGTACAAGAACCTTGAAACACTGACATCTTACTGTCCCAAGCTGTGACACACAGAGATGCGGTCATTACATCTCCGGTGCCAACAACTTTATACCACACACCTCCCGTCGTTTGTGTGGTCCCACAAGAACCTCCTTCACCTGCACCTGTTAGGGTTGAACCCACAGTAGTTCCCCCGACTAATGAACCACAAGTAATTGTAGTCGCATTACATATTAAATCATTAGCAGGTGCAACAATTGGACAACCCAAATTAAATGTTACATTATATGTACCTGTTGTTTCAGGGTCTAAAAGAATATAATATGTAACACCAGCAGTAAATGTCATTGGGGTTACTCCATTAAAACTTCCTGTAAAGCTAATGTCATCAATACAGTTCCACCCTGTACTACCACACCCACCTGACGCAGGTTTCCAAAAGAAATCAACGTATCCTCCTGTGATTGATGTCACATTAAGAGTATATGTTCCTGTCTGAGTAGGTGTGAATTGGAATATTCTTTCTTGTCCTGGTGTTGAAAATCCACAGGTACTGACATTCCACCCTGCCCCTCCACCTGACATTGTTGTAGAAACATTAGTTCCACAACTTGCAATTGTTGTAATCGAAGAACAAGGATTATATACAGGAGCACAAGTGACTCTGTAACTTAATATTGTTGTTGCACTTAGATTTGCACAACTATAATTTGTAACAAGTATTGAATACGTTCCATTTGCAGGACAAACCCAAGTAAGTGATGCCTTTGTTCCACCACAAAACGGACCGTTGTCGTCATTCTGAGCCAATACAGTTCCACCTGTAGCGGTTGAGTATAGTCTTAAATATGTATCATTTGTAAACGCACTATTACAAGTAGAAAAATCGTAAGTACATCCAGCTGTTGCCGTGAATCTCCAATACCTTTTTGCTGATGATGCGTTTGACACATTTTGGAATGTCCCTGTTGGTGTAATAACACCCATATTCACAAGACCTGTTGTTGAACAAAATTGTGAAAGTAGATTAAAATTTACTAATAACGTAAATAGGAGTAATGCAAGTTTTTTCATATGACCTTTAATTTTGTGGGTTTAAAACTAAAGTCACACTTGAAGAACCTTGTGGTGGAACCCCCATCTACCATGGGCCGGTCGTGTCTTTACTATAAATAGAAAGATATACGTAAAAATACGTAGTGAAAATACCAAAAAAGGGGTGAATTATCATACACCCCTTCTTGTTTAATATTTAACAGTTAATAATTAATATTGATAAGTTTTAACAAATTCACCATTTTTATAATAAATGATAACTATCCCTTTATAATATTCGTTAACTTCTTTACCTGACAAATCAACAATTTTTTCGACTTCTTTTTGATGTCTGTTATCAATTGCTATTATTGGATATACTTTTGTTTTACCGTCAAAATCGTATTGAATAAGTCTATAGTAATTAATTACATTTTCTACTTTCATGTCAAGTAAATCATAATCTATAATGTTTTGTGAATATCCTGAACCCAAAATATTTCCAACAATTGTTGAATTTTTAAAATCACCTGTGGTTGTTTTTTCGATTATAAAGTGACTTGAATTAAATTCTGATGCCGTTTGCCACTTCAATAAGTTAAAACCATCTTGTTTTACACCATCAAAATATGTGAGTTCAACAGGCAAAGATACAGGACTTGTTAATGTTATATCATCAATTCTGAATTGAGTTGATGTTGATGTTTGAGTAAATCTAATTCTTAAGTTATTAGTAATTGGAATTGTTCCTGATGGACTTATTAATCTCCATATTGCCGTTCCACCTCCAGTTGGACGACTATAAGATAAAGTTGTATAATTAATACCATCCGAACTAACTTGTATTAATAATTCATTATTACCAGCTATTGTACTTTTGAAATGATTTAATGTTAAAAATACTTCAGAATACGTTGATGTGTTGATTCCTGAAATTGTAAAACTTCTTGGTGTGGAATTTGTAAAAAAAACATTAGCATTGTCATCATTTGGTGTTGGTGAAGATGGTTGTGTCCTCCTTACATCTACATTTCCTGTGTATGTAATTGGGCTTGAATTTTGCCAACCATTAAATGAACTGACAGAAGTGTTAGAAGTTACTGTACCAAAATTTTCAGAATAGATGGTTGTTTGGGAAGATAGAATTTGCGAAACCATTAACGCAAACATTAACAATAAATTTTTCATTATATGACCTTTTAATTATAAGTATCAAAAATATAAGAAAACAATGTTAATTTTAAATTAAAAAACCCCCAAATTCTTGGGGGATTTCTTTTTTGTGGAACCAACAATAATCAAAGAATTATTATTCTTTTTTCGACTTTGTTATTTTTAATTGTTTGAAATTGTATTTTGTTGAAAACCTTGTGTATTAGGGTTATATGAAGACGGAAAACCACTTGCGGATGGTTGATCGATTATAATTCTCTTATTATACACACAACCATCAATCGCCGTTATTTCAATATTGTATATTCCTGCCGTTAACAAAAATTGATCTTCTTGATTTGGGATAATACCTGAGCCATTGCCAGTCCAATTATATGTAGCAGTACCGTTTAATATTGTGACATCCGCAGAACCATTATTTCCACCAAATGTCGTAACGTCAGTTTTTAATATTTGTATTACCAACGGTTGTGGATCTGTCAATGTTAAAGTAGCAACTGAAGAACTCAAATTAGAGTCGGTTACATCAAAAACATATTGTCCACCAGATAAATTAGTTGCAATAAACTGAGTTCCATTTATCTGTAAACCATTTATTGTGTAAGGTTCAACACCTCCTGTTATATCAATAATAATTTCTCCGTTATTGTACCCGTTACATGATGGGTCTATTTTGGTTGTTTGTAATGACATCTGTTGTGAAAATGATACAGATACCGTTAAAAATAATGATGCTAATGTGATGATTAAATTTTTCATGTTCTTTTTTTTATTTTAATTATTAAAGTATAGTTATTCTTTTTGTTTCTGTTCCTTTTTCTGTTGTTACATAAATCATATAGATACCTGTTTTAAGATTATCAACATATAATTTTGATAAAGATGATTTGTCGTTATAAACTTCTTCACCATTGATTGTATTCACAATTCTAATTTCACTTACATTTTCTTTAGTCTCTATTGTGAAATTACCATTTGATGGGTTTGGATAAGTTGAAATGGCTGATGTGTTGTTAGAAATACTTGGACTAATCAAGTTAGGATTGTTAAGAGTTGGTAATGATGGGTTTGGTTGTGAAATTGTAAAATAACCGATTCCTACACAACCAATAGAATCTGTAACCATTATTTTATAATAACCTGAAGTTAATCCTTGTTGGTCTAAATTACCTTGGTTTTGAAAACTACCACCCGCAGTAAACCATTGGTAAGTAAATGAACCTGTTGTATTTGAAATATCTACAATATCTATTTGTCCGTTAGACAAACCAAAAGAAGTTACATTTGATTGTGTTCCTGAAATTGTGATAGGAAGTGGATTGTCAACTGTAAGAAATGCTGCGATTGTACTGTTGTAAGAATCTGTTACAGTTACTGAATAATTTCCTGCCGAAAGATTTGATATCGTTTGAGTGGTATCACCATTACTCCATTGGTAAGTATAAGGAGGAAAACCACCTGAAGGAAGTGCGGTAATTTCACCATCAGAAAAGTTAACACAAGTTGGGTTAGTTTGAGAAACCCCAAGATTGAAAGGTACTTTAGTTTGTGCGAATGTTACAACTGTTAGAAGTGTAAAAAGAATTGTGTTTAAAATTTTTGTTTTCATTTTTTTTATTTTTTAATTGTTAGTTATTTTTTGTTTCTACAAATATATAGGTGATGTATGTTGTTAAATCCTGTTTTCGGAGGGTAGGTATTTTGAAGTTCAGTAGTTGTTATTAAAATGATTAAGTGTTATTACTTAACAACTAACTTTTGAGTTACATTATTTACTGTCACAAGGTAAACACCTTCACATAAATCACTTACAGACACCTCACCGATAAAGGTAGATTGAGTTACAACAATTTGTCCGTTGATGTTTGTGATTGTTAAGTTACAATCATCATCCTTACCTGTTTTAATCGTTACAGAACCATTTGAAGGGTTAGGGTATACAAGTAGTTCATTTGAAGTTAATTCACTCACAGATGAGGTATTTTGGGTGTTTAACATTGTATTCTCAGAAGTCATACAACCATTTGCGTCTGTTACAAGAAGTTCATAGAATCCTTCAGAAAGATTATTTAAGTTTTGTGTTGTGTCACCATTGTTCCATTCGTAAGTGTATGGTAATGTTCCACCATTAACTGTAATGTTAATTGAACCATCAGAAGTGATTGTAGGGTTCACAGAAGTTATGTTTGATACAAGTAGTTCAGGTTGTCTTACACTTAAAGTGTCAGAGTGAACACAATCAAATCCATCAACAACTGTAAAAATATAATTACCTGAAGTTAAATTTGTTAAAGTGTTACCAACAACACCGTTATTCCATACAGCATCAGATACAAATTCACCACCTGAAATGTTTACAGAAATTTCACCATTTGACATCCCAAAACATTTTACGTCAGAAACCAAAGATTCACTTGTAATTTTTTCGTATTTTTCAACATAAACTGAATCAGTAAATCTACAACCATTCGAATCAACAATTTGAACTAAAACAAACCCGTCGTTTGATACTGAAATTGTTTCGTTAATATCACCATTCATCCATTCATAGTTATAAGGTGTTGTTCCGTCAAGGTTCAATACAGATACAATCTTATCTCCTGACACACAATCAACATTAGTTTTGAATGTTCCACTGATTGTGTTGAATTCTTTTGCCATTTTCACAGCCAAATGAGAATTCAATGTTCCTGCTCCAAGTAATCCCTGATAATTTGGGTTAATTAAATACATATCAGAGTTTGCGGTTTCTTTTAAGATATACTCAATATTATCAACAGTTAAACAAGGATTAACAGATAACATAAGAGCGACAGTTCCTGAAACAAAAGGAGATGCAAATGAAGTTCCATTTCCTGTGACGTATACCCCAGGTGAAGTAGTTAATGGAACGTCATATCCTGGTGCACAAATATCAACCATTGAATTGTGTTGGTGAGTTGTGTTTGGGTCTCCCATGAATCTTTCGTGGTTATTTGCAAACCCCACAGATGAAACAGATATTACGTGGTTGTATGAAGCAGGATAAACAAGATTAAAAGAACCACCACAAGTAGAACCATTTCCTGCTGAAGCAACAATTACAGTTCCGTTAGAATAAACCTCATCAATTACCATCTGAGCATATGAATTGAAAGAACAAGAAGATGCCCAACTTGCGTTTATAACTTTAGCTCCTGAATATGTGGCATCAAGCATTTCATTATAAGACATTGTTCTTAGTTGTAATCTTGAATTATAACCAATAGATGAAGTTCCAACAGTGTTATTAGTATTTCCACCTGCAATTACAGCAACTGCAGTTCCATGTCCGTAGTTCGTGTTTGTATTGTTTAATGTAATGTAATCATATTTTCCTGTTAAATCTTCGTGATTAACGTAAAAGTTAGCGTCAGTAATAGCAATAGTCACAGTTGAACCTTTTGTGTAATCCCATGCCTCTTTTGAACCAATCATATCAAGTGCCCACTGATTTGGAACGACAGTGTTATAATCGTTTGGAGTTTCTAGTGTTTGATAGTCAGGACCCACTTCAGGGTTCACAAACAAATCGTTTCTTTTTTTAAGTGATTCAACAATAACTGTAGAACTTACATTTGATTGTAATTCATATACGTTTTGAAGTGTTTGACTTTTTGATGATGGAAACGCCTTTTCAACAGAAGTAATGTTTAGTGTTTGTAGTTCAGTTCTTACTGACTCAATGTTTGGAATTGTAACCCATACTCTATTTTGAGCGAATGTGGTTAACATTGTTAAAGTTGTTGCGATTGTTAAAAATACTCTTTTCATATTGTTAAATTTTTGGTTCTAACAATAGATAGGAGTATATTATAGTAGAATCCCCTTTTTGAAGGATGGGTATTTTTGATTTCAGAAATAGGACTTAGAACGATATAGTAAAACTACGTAGTTAGTAGGAAAAGTATACGTATACAAACAAAAAAAGGGGAATTTACATTCCCCTTGTTTCTTATTCTATTTTTAGATTTGATTATCTCAATTCTCTTAAATCGAATGTACGTACACCATCAACTGTGATACGTCCGTAGAAACGGTTATTAACCATTTTCTTAGCGTATCTTGTCATAATACCTTTGATAGGTGTGAAGTTGAATGGATTGTACATTGTAGGTGTTAATTGTAGAGGTACATACGGTGCGTAAACATAACCTGTGTCAAGTAACGATGTTCCTTTGTGTCCAATCAAAACTTGGTTTGGTGGGAAGTAAGGATCACGGTATACTTGATAACGTCCTGCAAGAGTACCAACTCTTTCAATACCCATGTTATACTGATCTTGCTCAGGAGATGCATTAGATACGTGGAAGTATTCTAAATCATCAAAGATTGCTGAAACTTCAGAAGATACAACGATCCAGTTAGCACCACCTCTTAAAGTAGATTTGTGGATTTGTGCTGACAATTGGTTGATTGCTGTAATCAAAGTTTGGTTCCAGTCTTTTTGAGTGTAAGAAGTTTGGTTAGCAATTCTTCTCCATCCGTTGTAATCCCAACGAAGGTTCCATGCCGCTCCTTTACGTAAGTCACGTAAAATTTCACGATCGATTTCTGCAGCAACTTGTTCAGACAATAAAGCTGTCAATTCAGCTTCAGCATCAATGTTGTGGAATGCAGAAACGTCTTGTGCCAATTCAGGAGACCATTGTGCTCTTAATTTTCTTTCTGTTACAGATACAGTAACTGACTCAAGGTCGAAAGAAACTTCACCGATAGCATCTTCAAATTCAAGTTCCGCATATCTTCTATAAGTTGCAGAAAATGCAGTTCCTGAAGTCACAGCAGAAAGGGTTGCTCCTGTGTAACCATCAAGTGAAGTAGCGTTACAGTCAGCACATACAGGACAAGAAAGATCCACTTCAAGGAAAATACAACCATCTTGATCACAAATGTTATCGTAAGAACCACCATTTCCGTTAGGGAATGTAGTAGATACTTGTGAATAAGTAGGACTAACAATACCTTTACCATATTGTTGAGTAACAACTCTAAATAATAAAGAACCTGTTCCTACTGTACAAGGTGAGTCAGCACTTACACCTAAACCAGCACCTTTAGTGATTGTTAAATCAGAAAGGAATGCTTCAGTATCGATTTCAGAACCATCAGGACCCATAAGTTTACCAACACCAGCGTCATAGAAACCACACATTTTGATAATTACTTTTCTTACTCCTGTTGTTTCATAATCAGTTTCGTTAGGTACTAAATTACCATTACTCCAAGAAACTGTAGTAGTAGGAGAAGTCACAGCAGTCCATCTTCCTTTAGAATAATCGAAAAGTCCTGGAGGATCTAATCCAGCTTCAGCCCCTTCGTAAAATAAATCATAAAGATTTTTAGCGTACTGTGTACCGTCATTATATCCAGTGTTAGTAGTTGCGTTTGAACCTGGTGCACCAATTGGTTGGTTGTGAATTGCACTTGTGGTAGGATTTGCAGTTGTGTAACCTTGGATTTTAGGTACGAAGTAGAACAATTTACCAATAGGTAAGTTCATTGCTTGTACAGAAACGATGTCGTTAGCCAACAATTTAGAGAATACACGACGAACGATAGGGAAAACTACAGTTTCGAAAGAACCTGAACTATCAGTTGACGCGGCTTCGTTAATTAGGTGAGACGCTTGGTTTTCATATAATTGTGCCATGTTCTCTTTGATGTGTCCTTTAAGACCGTCTAGGAATCCTAATTTATCCCATTTGTTAATTGTATCTTCTTTGATAACTTTAAGGTGCTTAAGACCGATGTTACCAACAAGACCTGATTCTAATAATGCTCCCATTTTTATTTTTTTAATTTGAGTTTATTTATTTGTTTATTTTATTTTTGTCATCAAATCCTTCATTCTTAAGAATTGTGGATTTTCATACGTTTTACTTTCGATTAGATTTGTTGATGAACCATTAGATGGTGTTTTAACAACTCGTCTTTCGATAGATTCTTTTATTGTATTAGATGAACCTTTTCCATCTAATTCTGTTTTAATTGTTTTGTACAAAGATTTTGATTCTTTCAAAGTATCGACTTCGTCAAATCTTCTAAGAATGTTAATCTTTTCTTGTTTAGTAGTTGAATGTTCAGTGAACAATCTTGTTGAATACGCCAAATTGGAATTAAATACAGCAACTTCATTCAATTTGTTTCTAAAGAAGTCAAGAGCCTTTTTGTACTCTTCATTTTTTTCTCTTAAAACATTGATTTCATTTTGTACTGATTCAGAATGAACACCGTTTTCACCGTAAACTAAGTTTCTGTTTGGAGTGACCCCTTTTCTTAAGCCTCTACCACGTTTAGAACCTTTACCATATGTTCTAGCAGCTTCTTTTGTTTCTGCTTCTTCTTCATGGTAATCCATTCCTTCGTTGTATTCTTCTTCATTCCATTCTTCATCCATTTCTTTATCTTCCATTTCAGTAACACCATGTTTGATTTTTGGATATTTAAACTTCGGACCTTTTCTTTTCAGATTTTCACCTTGTTTTTTATCATCCTTGAATCCTTTGTCGTTTACTTCCATTTTAGAAAAAGTTTTCATCGGTTTTCCAAAACCAAGTCCAACAGCTTTGAATGCCTCCATTACGGATTCCAAATCTTCTTCATCGATTTCATAAACTGTTTCTTCTTGTTCTTCTTCTTCGTCCATGTACATACCTTCAAATTCTTCTTCTTCGTCCATGTACATACCTTCAAATTCTTCTTCTTCGTCCATGTACATACCTTCAAATTCTTCTTCTTCGTCCATAAACAAATTAAAGTCCATGTTTTCTGATTCTTCAACTTCTAACTCATATATCACATTTTCTGCCATTTGAGTTTCTTCTGTTTCTTCGGGTTCATCACCAACACTTATAAGATATTCAACATCCTTTTGATTATCTGACAAATGGATATAATCATCGTCTTTTTTAACAATGATTCCATCTTCATCACCCATCGCTTTGAATACTTTCAAAATTTCTTCAGGGGAAGCTGATGTCATATCAAGTGGTGGCATTTCATTACCCGTTTCATTATCACCCATCATAGGTTCTTCTAGGTCGGAAAAATCGCCTACTTCTTCATCACCTTGCGGTTCATTAAATTTTTCTACCGCAGAAAAGTCAATTTCCTCACCTTCAGGTTCAACTTCCGTTTCGTCTTCTAAGTCAACATCAACTTCTTCTTCACCTTCTGGTTCTTCAGGAGCGTCTTGTTCCCGTAGATTTTTTTTGTAACCACCTAATGATTCTTTTACTAATTCACTGATTTCTTCCTTCATAGTTGAAGCAAGTATTCCTTTTGCGTTTTCATTGATAGCGTCTTCAAGGTTCTTTATTTGTAATAAAGCCTCTTCAACTACCGATTTATTTTCATTTATTCCCATTTTTAAATGCAATACATTATGCGTTTATTTACCAAATAAATATGTAGCAAGTTAAAAAAAGTTTATTTTTGGATAATGTCAGACAAAAAAAAGTTCAATAAAACAAAAAAAGGACACATTACGTGTCCTTTCAATCCTTAAAAGAATAGTTTATCAATAATTTTCTTCACCAAGAATATCGTATAATTCGTCCTCGTGGTTATCAGAAATATAAGCCAAATCATCTTTGAAATTAGACATAATTTTTTTAGCCAATTTCATTGCTTTTCCTTTCATCGAGTCATCGTAATCCCCTAACTCCTTAAGTGCGTTAACAACTTCATCAAACACATCCTTTATTGTTATAGACATTCCTTTACTTTCCTTTTTATTATCATCTTCTTCTTCTTTGATTACACGTTTAACAATTCGTGTTAAATCTCTTTCAGTCAGACGGTTAATTTTTTTCATAATTTTATTTTTAATTTTTTTATTTTAATAATAAATATAAGTTAAAAAAAAAAAGGACACGTAATGTGTCCTTCTAAACCTTAAAAATTTAATTGATTATTCAATTACCTCATCAATTTTACTTTCTGTAATTGAAGTTATTCTCCAATCCATTGTATAGTTTTCATAAACTTTGGTAACTTTTGCTTCAACGTCAGTCGGTGAATAACCCAAAACCAATTTTTCTTCTTTCATCTTTTTTACTTTACCTGATTCAGTATCCAATAAATCAGAAGTAATTTTTGCTACAAAATATTTTTCTCCTTGTTCCATAAATTTTTATTTACCCAAATAATCGGATAATCTTTTCATTAAGTCAACTGATTTTTCTAAACCGCCAAAAGAATTTACATTTTCATGCTCTGTAAGTTTTTCTTCATATTTAGGTCTATCTTCTTTATTTAAGTATAGATATGCTCCAGGTGTAGAAGGTGAAGATACCAAGTCGAAACATATTAGTTCAAAATCTTCTTGCACTTCATTTTGTTCACCTTTCTTAACCAATGAACCAACCCCACGCGAAGACACACCCATAGTAACCCCTTGTCTCATCATGTTTGCTGCAATATCGCCTTTAGACGATACAATACCTCTTTCATGGAATCCTGGTGTTGTAAGTAATTTAATTTTACCCATAAGTACGTTACCTTCCCACCATACATCTGTTATTAAATGTGAAACTCTGTCCAAATCAATTAAAGATGATTCAGGGTGATTTAATTCCGAAATTGACATCCCTTTATTAATCATTTCTTTGTACTTTTCGGCTTCTCTTTTCAATATTTTTTCAGGGTATACCCTTCCGTTTCTGTTTGGTACACCGTATTTTTGTAGTGTCGCATAAAATACAAATGGTTTAGAATAATCTAATTGTCCGTAGGATTCATTTATTGTTTTATTATTTCTTACATCATTTAAACTGATTAATCCTGCGTCGTGTTCAATTAAAATCCCTTTACCAATATCACTAGGTCCTAATATTTTCATAATACTTTTTAAGTATAAATATTATATCATACTGAATTCTTTGATTTTTGTCTTGCTTAAGGTAAAGTATTTAGAATTTTTCAGTTCGTCAAAGTATACCGATTGTGCAATTTTTTTAATTTTGTTTCTTAAAATAAGGGATTTGAAATCATAATCTTTGTTATGGATAAAAAGGGTGATTTCTAAATTTAGAAAACTTTTTTTGTTCTTTTGTATTCCACTTGTTCTTAAATCTAAATCTACTATTTGTTTTCTTTCGAAGGTGTTTGTTTCGACTACTTCTAACAGGTTGTGTAATATTTGTCTTTTAATTTGTCCTGTAATTTTTGTCCAATTTGTGTAATCGTCATTTGGTTCAATCCAAGTCTGTATAACAATGTATAAAGATTTGAACTCTTTGGAATCGACTGTGCCGTAATAACACTTTGCATCATCAAAAATGTTTAATTTTGACGTTTTTCCTTTTTTCATTTTTCATAACTTAATCGTTTATTGTTTTAGTTAAATATAAAAAATTATTAAGGATATGTCAAAATTTAAAAAAATCCCTTATATTTATATCAATAACGACAAAAAATATGATTATAGTAGAAGTAAAGAATGCGAATTCTATTGAAAGCGCTTTGAAAACCTATAAATTTAAAGTTTATAGAACAAAGCAAAATGAAATTTTGAAAAATAGGCAAGAATATGTAAAACCTTCAGTGAAAAAACGCTCACAGAAAAATAAGGCTATTCATATTCAAAAAAACAAGAACTAATTATTCGCTCTTTTTTGAATCCCTTTTCCCAAAAATTCTTTCAGTAGAAGTTAAACCTAATGTACCAAACGCTAGTAACCCAACAGTTTCAACTAGCATATCTGATGGTGCAATTTCACCATGTGAAAATGAATTAGCAAGAAGTGTAACATTTAAAAATAATACACAAATCAATCCTGATAATCTTTTTGATGAAATACTACCTGATTCATCACTCAATAGTTTTACTATAAAATTTTTCATAATCCCGCATTTAAATTTCTTAGTTTATATAAATTATAATAATCGTATTTCGACTCTTTTATTTTTTGTATTGTATCATTAACTGCCTTTGTAAGTTCAGTATCTTTGGACTCATTCAAACTCATTTTTAATTTTGAAATTGCTTGTTCTTTCAAGTTGTCCATTTCTTTTTTTATTTCTTTTGTCGATAATTTTACGATTGAATTTAATTCTTTTCTTTCTTGTTCACTTAAATTAGAAAAACGATTAGTTAAAGTTGAATTTGCAATTTTAACCATTGAACTAATTGGAACATTTATTTTTTCGATTTCTTTTTCTTTTTTACTTTCAGTAATAATTTTTTTGATATTTTTTTTAGATTCTAAAACTGTTTCTAAATTTTTGATACTATTGTTGTAAATGATAGTATCAATATCATTATAGTTGTTTGAATCTTTTTTTACGATATTACTAATCCAATAGTTTACCATACCAAGTTCTTCGTCATTGTTTTCAATCAATATTTGAGCATATTCTATTGATTCATTGATATAATCATCAGCAATGTCGTTCGGTAAGTTTTTATTTGTGGACAAATCATCATAAATGAAATACAATTCAGATAAATCTTTGTTTTCTAAAACCACAGATTTAAATTGATTCATAAACATTTTGAATTGAGGTTTCCCATACAATTCAATTGATGCTTTTTCTATTTTTGATTTAATATTTCCAAAAGTATTCATATTGTTTTTACAATAAATATTTACTTGTTGATTAAATCGTTAAGTTTTTCATTTATTTCTACAAGAGAATTTTTTCCTTTGGACAAATCTAGTGTATCATTTCCATAAAATAACGTTTCTTCTAGTATCAAATCTAACCCATCTTTAACAAATCTTTCAGGTGTTACTGCGGCTTCACCACCTGCTGGTGGTTCACTCGGTGGTGGAGGTGCCCCACCTCCTGGTTCAGGAGGCATTCCTCCACCTTCAGCAGGTGCCCCTGCAGGTTCAGAATCCTTTTTACCATATAAATTATCGATATTATCAAATAATCCTGTTTTAGTAATAACTTCTGCAGTTTTACCAAGTTCAGCAGCAACCGCTCTTTCAACCCTCTGTTGTTGTAAGTCAAGTCTAATTTCTTCATCACTAAATCCAAGTATGTGTTTCTTAGCCCATGACGCTGAAACAGGAGCAACTGAATCTTGAATCGGTGCAACAGCGTCTTTGTATAACGTAATTTTTTCTTTCCATACTTCCACACCAAGTAAATCTGCTTGTTTGGATGGGTTGTGAAGTCCAAGACTGAAATTTGTTAATTCATCTTCAAACCCTAACAAAAATAAATGTATAATCGCAATTTTATTCAATTCCGCCAACATTGATTTTTGGATTCTATTGATTGTTCTTGCAAATCTAATATCAAGTAATGATAAGTTTTTACCATCACCCACCGCTTCTTCAAAACCTAAATAAGCCTTTGGTACACGAAGTGCGGTAACCAATTTCTTTTGGATATATTCAATATCTGCGATTTCCGCCAAGTTTGTACCACCAGGTAATGTCTCTATTGGGTTTGTTTGTGCCGGATCTCTAACAGGAATAAAGAAGTCTTGATCGACTGCCAACTGATTGTACCTCATATCAACGTTACCTGTTTTGGGATCAGCAATCTGATCTCGTTTGAATTTGTTTGCAACTCTTTGTACATATGGGTCAACATCTTTATCATCCATGTTTCCAACAAATACCTTAAACACTCTTCTTTCAGGTGCTCTTGACACCCTGTATATTAACATAGCATCTTCAGAAAGTAATAATTGTTTCCAAATTCTTCTTGCTTTTTCTAACATAGATGTTCCGTAAGGAAGTTTTCTGTCATCACCTAATATTCTGAAATGTCCTACTTCCCAAAGATTGAATTCCATGTTTTTTTCTTTCCATACAAACTTCAATGCATCGTTTTCCATTTCTTGTGAATACTTGTCAGGTTGAAAACGCATCCCTTTTTCCAATCTTTCAATTTGGATATTCGGTAATTGTTGACATCCTACAACACCTTTTTCTGGATCCAATTTCAAATAAATAAAGTTGTCACCAAATTTACAAGTGTTTCTTGTCCACATTGGGAGATTTGTATTAATATCCATTCTGGTGACAAATAAATCAGTCAAAACAGATTTAATTCTTTTTGATTCAGAATAAACTTTTAATATATCACCATCTTTATCGGGTGTTGTAGATTCTTCAGCATAAACATCAAGAGCTGCCGATATTTCAGGTGTATATTCCATTGATTCATAGTCATAATATGAAGCCATTCTTGTTGGTTCATAATATACTGCTTGTTGGTAAAGGTTAGATTCAACCTTTTGCCATTGTTTACCCAAATAAACAGTTTGTTGTGCTTGAAGTTTTTCAACTTCATATTCTTGTTTATCTGTTGTTTTTAATAGTTCTTTTTTATCGAACTTGAATACGGGTGATTGTTGATCGAGTGTAGCACTTGGACCGAATGTCTTACTCAACCTTTGCCATATTGTATATTTGTCTTGTGCCATTATTTTCTTTTTTAAAAAATTAAATAGGTTTACCTATAAACTAAACCCTTCCTTTACCGAATAACCATAAATAGTTTTCATAGTCACTTTTAGTCGGTCCACTTTTTGGGAAATTGTTCATACCATAAACATCAACAGGTATACCTGGATTAAAACTTCTTGTTGGATCGGCATGAACCTTTGATTCAACTTGCCAAGATTCAATCATTGCCTTAGTTTGTTCTGTTGCTTTTTCCAATTGTGCAAAAGAAGTTTCAGCAACATATATCGCCATTGCAAAAGACATAATTAAGTCATCATGTTGTCCTTTTTGGTGATCAGGTCTACCATTCACATATACAAACGTATTTAGTTCATTAAATAATCTTTGTGATTTTAAAGAAAAGTCATATCTTAACGCTTCTTCAAACGCTTGTATAATTAAAACTCTTTTTGCATTAAAATTAATTCCCGGTATTTTATCTTGTGCCTTAGGGTTCCACTTCCATTTATCTGCTGGATTTACTCCATCAACATATAAATTTCTATATCCTAGTTCTTGTAGTTTTCTTGATGTAGAAACACCCATACCCCCCGTTATATCGGTAACAATAAAGGCGTTATACATAGTTCCCCATTTATATGCGATTTCTGCAAGTACATCAGGTGGAATTTTTCCCATGTATTCTAATACTTGTTCCCTATTGTCAAAATCAATCACTGATATTGTACTAAAATCTTCACTATCACCTCTTGATACATCAACACCCATAATATATCGGTGTCCTGCAATTGGTTCTTTCCATTGCCAAAGAGCACCACCCATAAATTTATTTTCAGGTTCTTTGATATGGTTTTCTTTTATTTTTTTCATAGTTTCAGGTGGGATTACATTATCCCCTGAACCTAAAAAGTTACATTCTAATTCCTGTGAAATTTTTCTCTTATCGAATTTAAGTTTTTTAGCCATAGCCTCGAACCAAGAACTATATGCCTTATAACCATTTTCAATTTTTTCTTTTATTTCAGGAAAATTTCTGTCACTAACTTTTATTTGACTATAGTCTAATGTGATTTCATTATCATTATAATCACTTCTATTCAGCATATAGTGAACAATGTCATCACATTTTATAAGTTTTAAATCTTTTGAATATCGTGGATCACGATACCAATACATTTCTGTTATTCTAAAGTCATTCATTCCTTTGATTGCTTGACTGTATATAGAGTAGTAAATTGGGTCGAATCCGTTTGGTGTTGAAATTACAATAACTTTACCCCCTGTTGATAAAGACGCCATACACGCAGACCAAAAATCTTCATCGGCATCAATGTACGCCGCTTCGTCAAATATTAGTATCGTTGGTGTATAACCACGAAGTGCATCTTTTGATGTTGCAACCGCCTTCACTTCACACCCATTAGTTAATTTAAAGTGTCTTTGTGAATTTTTTTCATTTGAAAATGTTACACCCATCCATTTCGGCCACTGATCAACAAACGCACGAACTTTGTTTGCCATTTCGACTGCCGTGTCCAATTTGTTAGCGATTATAAGAATTTTTTCAGGTTTTTCCTTTCTTGCAAAAACAAGTCTTTTGGAAGCCCATGCAGATGTTACTGTTGATACACCTGCTTGTCGATATTTAAGTGCGATGTTTTCTTCACATTCATCGTAATCTTTTACAAGTGTTACTTGATCATTAAACAGTTCTAACGGAACATATTTTGATTGTGTGTTATCGTAAGTTTGCAAATATGTTTTAAGTGCGTAGGGTGTGTCCTTTACACATTTTGCATATTCTAATAGTGCTTGTTCTTTTGATAACGCCATTCATTTAGATTTTTCTTTTAATCATATTGATTAATTCACCCTTTGTTGTATGTGGTGGTAAATGTTTTTCCAAAATGTTAAGAATACTTTCTTCCAACTTTTTAACTTCTTCTTTTGATTCTGTTTCTTTAGTTTTTGGAAGTCCTTTATGTTTTGTTGATGCGAAATCTTCTAAATCTTTTTCAGACATTTTTTTTGCCATGTCTTTAACTTTTTTTGAAACTTTAGATTTAGGTGTATCCCCTCTTTTGACTGATAAAGCTAAACCCATTATTTTTTGTTGTTGTTTAGAAACCGCCTTTTCTGTCATTTCACCTTCTTCCATTTCTTCTTCGTATGTAACAAATGGTGTTTTTTTTGATTTAGCATTGGCAATCGCCGCAGTATCTGATTTAGATATATTCAGAACACCTGTTGATTGTTCAACAATTTTTTTATACAAAGCATTTAATTGTTTCCCATCCAATTTTTCCAAGGTACTAATTGAAAATCCTTCATAAAGAAGTTTAGCCAATTTAGGATTCATATGTTTCATCTTGCACTAAAGTTTTTTCCCATTTTAATACGATATCTCGTTCATATAATTTGTTTTCGATTTCCTTTTCTGTTTCACCAAAATTGAAAACCAATCTTTTTTTCTTTTTTATTAATATTTCGTCACTATCAGACCTTTCCCATCCAAGAGCAATTACACCATCAACTGAATCATACACACCAAAGAAATCGGAATTTTGTATAAGATTTAATTCAATCAACGAATTTTTCAAAGTTCCAACTCTTTTAATAAACTGAATTTCAGGTGGTTGTGGTTTTCCTGATGCTGGTTCCGAATCCCAATCTTCACCCCACACATCGTCCAAGTCAGAAAAGATGAATTCATATATATTATCACCTTTATAGTTCGGACCTAATTCATTAATATAAATCAACTTCATATAAGTGTTCCGTTTGGTGAAATTTTAACTTGTGTCCCATCAATTGAAAAGATTAAATTTTTCTTGTTCGTAATTCCAATAAATTTTGCTTCTGAAAAATCTTCAATAAGTCTTTCTGCTGCAACTTTTTGTTGTCTTGTTTCACTTAATCTTACAATTTCTTTTTTGGTTTCCAACTTATTTAATTTTTCATTTAAAAATTGTTTCTTTCTTTTTTCTTCAAGAAGTGTTTTTTCGGTTGGTTTGATGTCAAAATATTTTGATAGGACTTTTTCTACTCTTGATTCTGTATAAATTGAATCCATTACATTACCATACATTTCTTTTGGTTCTGCTAATGTTGGTTCCTCTGAACCCATATCAGGCTCACCACCCATATCAAATTCATCTTCACCACCTAAATCAAGTTCACCTGGTCCTTCAACACCATATTCATCTTCTTCTTCAAATTTTGATAAAATATCATCTTTATCGTCTTCATCTAGATTTTCTAAATCAATTGCTGATAAAATAGAATTAACAACATACTTAATATCTTGCGAATCCATACCTTTTTCTTTATCGTAAGCTCTGATTTTTTGTCCGAGTTTACCTGTAAGTCTTTGTATAGATTTTAATGCTGATGGTTCACCACTTTCTTCACCACCCATTTGAGGTGCTCCCATATCCTCGTCACCAATTGGTGGTTCTTCAGAACCCATATCTTCATCACCCATTGGTGGTTGTTCTGATCCCGTGTCTTCAGATCCCATAGGTGGTGCACCCATATCCATATCTTCAGACCCCATAGGTGGTTCGCCTGTATCCATGTTTTGGTCACCCATAGGAGGTTCACCTGTATCCATATCTGCGGGTGCTGACATTGCATCTGCTGGCGGAGCGGGTGCAGGAGCGGCGGGTGCAGGTGGTGCTGCCGGTTCAGGGGTAGGTTCAGTTACGGGTTTACTTTTTTTTTTAGTCTTAAGAACAAATTTTTGTTCTCCGATTAAAGGAATTTCTTCATCATTTTCATGAACACGGTTCAATTCACCCGCCATAAGATTTAACTTTTTCATAGCTTCAGAATATGATCTATAGTATTTTCTATGTTTCATGTGTTCAGAATAGTCCAAAGTACTTTCGTTAAGTCCCTTTTTGATTATATATCCTAATCTTTCTTTCACAATACCATAGGTGTTTCCGTCAGCAAGTCTGATAGTATAGTTAGTTGTAGAAAGTTCATTTACTTCCTGTTTAGGTGTTTCATTATATCGAGCAATTTCAAGGATACGTTGAATTTTATTCATACCTTGTAATTTTTCACTACCTAGTGGTTTTAAATCCGCCATTGTTAAATGTTTTTAATGTTTAATTATTTTAAAAAACTTTTTATATAAATATATTGTTGTTTGGTAATTTACTTTTTATTCGAAATTTTCTTGTTCTAATGACAATCTTTTGTCAACAATCTTGTTTTTAAAGTTTTCAAGTTTTTCAATATAACCGTTTCTTCTTAAAAATTTGAATACAAGGTTTTCATAAGAAAATTCGCCTTCTTTCTTTAATCCACAAGTTCTATATTTACGTAATTTTTCTCTATATTTTTTTACTAACTTGACAGCATCTTCCAATTCTTCATCTTCAGCGTTTTCTAAAACACCATCGATGATATCCATCCATTGTTCTGCTTTTTGTTTTACTTTGTTTTTATCTAAAGTAAATTCTTCTTTCTTTGGAATTTGTACCCATTCATTATTCATTATTGAGTATACCCCCAAACTTTCATTTTTTTCATTCAAATCCTGAACATAAACTTCAACTTCATAACCTTTTATATAAATGTCGTGAGCAGCATTAAAAACCGTCTTCTTTAATCTAAATAAATCTTCATAAAGTTCTTTTTTATCACCAGCATCATTAAAGTCATAAAGTATGTGTAAATCAAAATCCGAAAATTCACTCCAATTGTATCCAACTAATGAACCAACCAATATTATGTCGTGAACAAAAATATCAATATCAATGTAATCAATAAATAATTCAGCAATTTTTAATAACCTTTCCCTTATTTCAGGTTTAAGCATCAAATCTTCAACATTTCCTGTTTTATCTTTTTTTGGATTGTACCAAACTTCAGGATTGAGTTCGTCTTGTAGATAAAAACTATTTATAATTTTTTTTGTACTTGCCATAAATATAAATAGTTCATTAGAATTAAAGTTCTAATTTTTTGTATTTGTATTTTTTGGATATTTCTGAATTAAAAAATTTTCCTTGTGATTCAGATAATCTAAACCTCGCATAAACATCATGAGGAAATTCTTCATATTCATATTTTGAACCGTTGTTGAATTCGACAACTAGTGTTTTTGTATCTGTGTCATATTCTGTGGTTTTTAAATTAGAAGAATCAATTTCACAAATTATTTTACCTCCTTCAATGGTTGTTTTTTTTACTGCCATGTCTTATGTATATTTAATTTTAATTTTTTTCGAAAATACTTGATGCAAAATTTTGCCATTCAAAATAAATCATATATATTTGTAGTATATAAATAAACCCTTAAAAAAAACAGTTATGAAAAATTTGATTTTGTCTTTAGTAATGTCAGTAGTCAGCATGATTTCTTTTTCACAAGTAATTGAAATTGAATTTGATGAGTTTACGCTTTTTAATACGGGTATGTTAAGGGGTTATGACAATGTAATTGATTCAACAAATTATGTTGCAGTCAATAAAAATTTAGTAGGTAAAAACAAATATATTTTTGACTTGGATAATAAAACTGCAAAAAGATACCACTTTGGAACACTTGCCGAAAGTGTAGATATACTTACTTTCACCAAAAAAGGGAGTACGGTAGTTCTTACAATGAATGACAAAGAAACTTCAACAGGAAAAACAGTTGTTAGTACTGTTCACTTGAACACAAACAAGAATGATAAAACTAAACCTTACTATTTAATGTACTTTATCAGTACTGTAACAAATACCACCAACGGTACAATTGTTTATAATTAAAAAAAAGGACACCGTTGGTGTCCTTTTTCATTTTATTTAGTTTTATGGTTTTTTACAATATTTAGTTAACATTTCAGCTACCATACCTTGATTTTTCCATGCTTTTGCAGCTGGTATGAATGACGATCGAAGCGTACTAGACGCTTCTGCTCCACATTTAGTTCCTCTATTTCCAGCATTTATACAAAAGTTCTCATCTTTAGATACAATTCCCGAACTCCATGTACCTTTTGCGGTTTTACTATTACAATCAAGTGTTAATCTACCTGAAGTTTCTGAAACACCCTCAACAGATACTGTTAATTCTATTACGTTGGTATCTTCTGTTGTGTTTCCTTTATTGTCAGTAACTTTTTTATAACGTGGGGCAACATTGAATTTCAATTGTGAACCTGCAGAAGTCATAGCTCTATATATGTTCCCATTGTAATCTAATTCAGTGTAACTTACCGGAGTCATAGTAGTGGTTTCAGTTCCTTCACTAATTACTCGTCTAACAATACGAGCCAAATCTGATTCTGTTAATCTAATTATTCTTTTCATAACTTTTTATTTACAATTATTTTTATCATCACCACACACCGCTTTACAGTATTTTAAAGTCAGTTCGGCTAATTTTTTATCATTTTTAAATGTTGTCCCACCGTCGGTAATATTGCTTCTTAAACTGGCACCTCTATCACTTACATAAGATTTAGTAGTTTCATCGTAAGTAAAAAATCTACTGAAGGCATAATATTTTATGTCACTTTTTTGTGAAAATGTTACAGAAGCACTTTCTATCATACTGAACCCTTCACTCGTTCTTTTACACTGTCGTTTACTAATTCCTTGGAGTCCTGAACCAGTAATGTTAAAATTAACAGTACCAACACCATTTTTTAAACCAGCCTTACCCGTAATAGTTAGTGAATTTGGTGCGGTAATACCTTCACGAGCATCACTAGCATACTCTTGAAGTTTAACATCATCTTTCATAGTAATATCTGTTACGGTTTCTGGTGTCATAGTAGTAGTTTCAGTATCTTCATTAATTACTCGTCTAACAATACGAGCTAAATCTGATTCTGTAAGTCTTATAATTCTTTTCATAAATTTTTATTTATACCAAATAAATATGCACAATAAAGAAAAAAACATTTCCGATATTCAAAAAAATAAGAATTGATAAAAGAATAAAAATTAATTACATTTTAAAAAAACAAAAAATATGATTGATTCAGCAGATAGCAACGAAAAATCCAAAAACAAATCACAATCAACAGGTTCGTCAAAAACCCCCGTTTTGGATAATTTTTCAAGAGATTTAATATTACTAGCAGAAGAAGGAAAACTAGACCCGATTGTTGGGAGAGAAAACGAAATCAATAGAATTGCACAGATTTTATCAAGAAGAAAAAAGAACAACCCAATCGTTCTTGGTGAACCTGGTTGTGGAAAAACAGCAATTATTGAAGGACTTGCAAAGAAAATATTCGAAGGTGATTGTCCCCAAAATTTGGCAAATAAAAGAATTGTTTCATTAGACATGACATCTGTTGTTGCAGGAACAAAATACAGAGGACAATTTGAAGAAAGAATGAAAGTTATAATGGAAGAACTTTATGCAAATCCTGACATTATTATTTTCATCGATGAAATTCATACAATGATTGGTGCAGGAAACGCATCAGGTACAATGGATGCATCAAATATTTTCAAACCAGCCCTGTCCCGTGGTGAATTACAATGTATTGGAGCAACAACACTTGAAGAATATAGAAAAAACATTGAAAAGGACGGAGCACTTGAAAGGAGGTTTCAAAAGGTAATGGTAGATCCGTCAACAAAAGAAGAAACACTTGAAATCTTGTATAATACAAAAGAAAGGTATGAAGATTATCATAAGGTAAAGTACAGTGATGACATATTAAAACTTTGTGTTGAATTGGCTGATCGTTACATCACAGATAGAGAATTTCCTGACAAGGCGTTTGATATAATCGATGAGGTTGGTGCCAGGTCGCAAGTTGAAATCAAATTACCTGAAATTATCGAAGATTTGAAAAAAAAGGCAGAAGACATTAAAAAGGAAAAAATTCGAGTTATTAATAGTCAAAAGTACGAAGAAGCAGCAAATTTAAGAGATAAAGAAAGAAAAATACTTCTTGAGCTTGAAAAGGAAAAAGATGAATTTGAAAAAAATAGAAACCTTTTCAAAAGAGAAGTAACAGAAGATATTGTTTATGATGTTGTGTCACTTATGACAAAAATTCCAATCAATAAAATCACAACTGATGAATCAGAACAACTTAAAACATTAAAGGACACACTTAATAAAAAGGTTATTGGACAAGATGATGCAATTGCAAAAATTGCAAGAGCTATCCAAAGAAATAAAGTTGGTTTGAACGATCCAAAAAGACCGATATTCAGTGGACTTTTAATTGGTAATTCCGGTGTTGGAAAAACGGAACTTGCAAAACAACTTGCAAAACATATGTTCAATTCAGAAGATGCTCTTATCAGACTTGACATGAGCGAATTTTCAGATAAAATATCAACATCAAAATTAACAGGAACATCGCCAGGTTATGTTGGATATGATGATGGTTCTCCTTTTTTGAATAAAATTAAAAACAAACCATATTCTGTTATTTTACTTGATGAAATTGAAAAAGCCCACCCTGAAATCTTCAATGTGTTTTTGCAAATGCTCGATGAAGGATTTTTAACCGATGGACATGGAAGAAAAATCAATTTCAAAAATTGTATTATATTGATGACATCAAATGTTGGAACAAGAGCCGTTCAACAATTTGGAACAGGTGTAGGATTTTCGACGGCAACAAAAATTGAACAAAAAGAAGAAGAAATAAAATCAGTGTTGGAAAAAGAACTTTTCAAAAGATTTGTTCCAGAATTTATAAATAGATTTGATGATATTGTTTATTTCAAAGATTTGGATGAAGATAACTTGATGGAAATTATTGATTTGGAATTGGAAAAAGTATATGAAAGAGTTAGAAAAATTGAATTTGATGTTGAGGTTGACGATACCTTGAAAAAACATATTATTTCAATTGGAACTGATACAAGGTTTGGAGCAAGGATTTTAAAAAGAACGGTTCAGAAATGGGTTGACGATTATATAACAGATAAAATCCTTTCTGATAACCCAGAAAAAAATTCCAAGTTTATTTTATCATACAATCAAAAAGAAGATAAAACAGATATTAAAATAAAAAAACCAACAAAAAGAAAAATAAAAACACAATAATTTTGTTATTAATAAAATTTTTTGTATTTTTATAAAAAATATATATCTGTGTACAATTTAGAAAAATTTAAAGAACTTCTTTCAGTTCCATCAAAAACGTATCAAGAAGAAGATATGGTTGAATATCTTTGTAATGAACTTGATACGATTCCCGGTGTCAAATATTATCGGGACAATATGATGAATATATATGCAACAAAGGGTGAACTTTCTGACGGAGAGTTCTACCCAATGTTTGTTGCTCACACAGACACCGTTCACCACAAAATTGATAAAATAATTGTAAAAAAAGAAAAACTTACAAGACCCGCAACGTTTGGAAAAGTTTTTACAAGTGAAAAGGTTGATTGTTTGAAAGCATATGATGTACATGGAAACCCAACAGGTATTGGTGGTGACGACAAATGTGGAATTTTTATTTGTTTGGAACTTTTAAAAAGATTGGACAAAGTAAAAGTTGGACTTTTTGTTTCAGAAGAAACAGGTTGCCACGGTTCACAAAAATGTGATGAAGATTTTTTACAAGATGTTGGTTATATCACACAATATGATGCACCAGGAAATCATTTAATTACCGAGATATGCTCGGGAGTTCGATTATTTGATAGAAATAGTGAATTTTATGAAAAAGTTATTTCAACAATTGAAAAATCATTTGGAAATGAAATGCTTGTTCAATCACACCCTTATACGGACATTTCACAATTAAAAAAGAAAATTAATGTATCTTGCATCAATATGTCCTGTGGATATTATAACATGCATTCATCACAAGAATTTATTTCATTAGAAGATGTTCAAAAAGCATTAACCGCAGGGTTAAATATGGTTGATGTTCTTGGTTTGAAAAAATATGAATATGAATATAAACCAATAGTATATACCAATCAAACCGTGATGAATTCTTTAATTGAATTAAATGAAAATACCCACCATCAGTTCGAAGAAATTGATGTGTCTGAATATGAAGATGGTATTATTTTAATGGATGTGGATACATCAATTTTCATTTCAAATGAAGATTGTATATCTCTTTATGAAATGTTAAAGGATAGAATTTCTAAACTTCCTTAATAACTGTTCCCGAAATTCTGAAGGATGGAACAAACTTTCATAGTTTAACAAATTAATTAACTCATCAATAGTTGTTCTTCCTTTTTTAGAACTCCAATTGTTACTTTTGTCAGAAACAGAATAATCTATTTTTAAAGTTTTTGGGTCTATCTTTAATATACGAATTTGATACTTACCATTTTTCGATTTAATCCAACTATCAGTACCACCAATTAATGAAACTTTATTTAATACGTCAATATAATCTTTTGAATACTCTTCGTCATCCAAAATTTCATCATACTTATTATCTAAAATGTTATCCATTTCTGGATTGAAAGTTTCACTAAATCTTTGATTGTCCCAAACATAATGTTGAATTTCATAATGTTCAGGTGCATGTTTTATGCTTGATTTTTTTATTGCTTCAAAAAGTAAATCATAAAGATTATCTTCTGGTGAACCAAATCTAGCATATAACAAAACTATATCACCCCAAGATAATTCGTATTTCCAAAAACAGTATCTTTGGCTGTAGTTTTCAAGCCCAATAGCTTCTTTTAAACAATTACAATATATGTCTTTTATATATTCAGCAGCACTGTTTCTAACCGCAGAAACACTTCCTTCAATGTATGCATCTAGAAAAGAACTTTCAAAACCTAATGTAGTCAATAAATCAATAATTTTTTGTACTTCATTACTATCTCTACCTATTTTTTTTCTTCCCTGATCTGAAGTATAAAAATAATTAACCATTGTGGGTGAAACTATGGATACAATTTCTTTCAATTTATCTACTTGATTGTCATTCAAGGCATCCAATATGTATCCTTCACCCCAATCATCATAATATCTGTCAGAAAATTCAGAATACCAATCATAATTTCCGGCATACATATAATCATACATTTGAGCATCATAGTAACTATCAGAACCTTCTTCAAATTCGTCAGGAAAGAAAAACTGTAAGTATTCAACAAGTCCACCATCGAAAGTGAATAATAATCCGTCTTGGGTTATTTCAATAATATCTGAAAAATCTTTACCTTCTGAGTTATAAAAGTCAACATCCCTATAAGAAATCCTTTTTTTATTTATTGCAAGAATTTTTTTGAAGTCAGATAGTTCTTCTGATTCGTCTTCAAATAATTTTCTTCTTTTTTTCATATAAATAAATATACTTAAATTTGGATATATTTAATATTATACATATATTTGTATTAAGAAAGTTCTTTGAAAATATGGGGGTGGTTTTGGATTTGACAGGCATTGGCTGAAGAATAAGGGCACGTGGGGACTGAATTAATCTCCTTAAAAACTGATTCAAGTTGCAAATGGCGACGTTTTAGAAAACCTTTCAGTGGTTGGTTTAATTTCAACTGAAGAAGTTACTGTAGCTTAAGTTAAGCACGGAAACGGGGGGTCGGTGGACATATAACCTAGCAACAGAAGTCTTTACAAAGGTGTGGTTTCTACCCGAAAAGAAACAAACGGTCTCGTTCAGAGTGCTACCGTAACAAAAGTGAACTCGACACAGTTGTTGGTAACAATGTCAAAATAGGAACCAAATATTTTGGAAGGTATGAAAAACCTTAACCTAAACGTGTAGTCCTTATCTGACAGGATGTTATGGACCGGAGTTCGACTCTCCGCACCTCCACGCCGGAAGTTTTGTACTTATCGCCATATTTATATATAAAATATAGATATGGCGAGACTACAAAAAAAATATCACTACATTTATAAAACAACTTGTTTGTTGAATAACAAATATTATATTGGTATGCACAGTACCAACACACTGAACGATGGTTATCTTGGTAGTGGTAAAAGATTATGGCGTTCATTAAACTATCATGGAAAAGAAAATCACATCAAAGAAATTATTGAGTTTTGTGAAAACAGAGAAATTCTAAAAAAAAGAGAAAAAGAAATTGTCAATCAACAGTTGATTTCTGAAAAACTTTGTATGAACCTACAATTAGGTGGGGGCGGTGGATTCATTGATAAAAACCATATGGTAAAAACCTGTAAACGGGGTAATGAAGTCTTTTTAGAAAAAATGAAAGATGACGAATATAGAAAACAATTTTCAGAAAAATTAAGTAAAGCGAATAAACAACAATATCTTGATGGTAGAAGAGATAAAAAATATTTTTATGATTGGAAAGGAAAAAAACACACCGATGAAACAAAGAAAAAATTAAGTGAAATGAAAAAAGGTACGGGTGTTGGGGAAAAAAATTCAGTATATGGTAAAAAGTGTATGACTAAAGGTACGGACAATAAAATGGTAAACCCTAATGAAATTAATTTTTATTTAAGTAATGGATGGAAATTAGGTAAATATATGAGTAAGAAAAATAAAAAATAATATTAAAAATTATAGAAAAATTTTATTATCTTTGTATCATGCAAACATTCCTTCCATATTCCGATTTCAGAAAATCTTTAGAATCTTTAGACAACAAACGTTTGGGTAAACAACGTGTCGAAGCATATCAAATTATATCCGCTATCACAGGAAGACTTCGAAAAGATGGAAAACCATACAAGGGATGGTTAAATCATCCTTGTTCTGTAATGTGGCGTCCTTATGTAAATGCACTAAAACAATACTATAACGATTGCATCGATGTGTGGGTTGAGCGTGGTTTCAAAAACACTATGGAATATGAAAGAATTGAAGGTGAATTTGTTTTACCCGATTGGTTAGAAAATGAAGAATTTCATTCATCCCATAGAGCAAATTTATTACGAAAAGATTTGGATTATTATTCTAAACATGGGTGGATAGAAAATCCCGAAAATCCGTATGTGTGGTTAGATGAAAAGGGTAAATGGTACAAACAAATTGTTGGCAGTAAAGAAAGGATTTACGCAATTTCGTAAGAACCATTCCAAACAAAATAATCATTATTACCCCAAGTGAATGGTAAAGTTGCATCCAAACCTGAGCTTTTACCTATGGATAATGTTGATGGGGCGAGTATTGAACTTTTAGTTGTAAAACCTCCGTAAGAACCATTCATTAACCCTTGATACCAATCAATACCCTGATCCAAAATTGAAACAGGTAATTGAACTCCGTCTGCTGATGCGGCGGTAAAAGGTAAAGAAATTTCCCATGCTCCCGACCCTCCTGATGTTGTTGTTCCAAAAAGTAACTTACCTCTATAAAAACACGTTTTACCAATAACTTTGTATGCTCCCGTAATCGAACCGTCACCTATGGTTGGTTGTGTTATACCATTTGATGACCATGTTGGTACATATGATGTCCAAGATGAGGTTATATCACTACCACTTAAAACTATTGTGGTTGCAGAAACTGTTGTTGCTGAAATTGAAGTTGATTTTAATAATCCTGAATTTGTAGTATCTCCACTTATATCTAATTCCACAGTTGGGTTACTTTTACCTATTCCCACTCTGTTTGTACTTGCATCTACAAATAACATATTTGGATTTGTGTCACTTTCAACTCTAAAATCAACATCGATACCCGTTTCATTGATAACGGTTTCCGTGCTTTTTAAATTTAATCTATCGATTGTTTGGTAGTAGTGAGTTACTATTGATGGTTCCCATCTTGTAAAATTACCAACAGAAATCGAATTACTAAATCCTACGTCTATCCAATTTGTGGAATCCATATAGATTGAAGAACCACTTGTTGTTCCATTTGTTTGTAACCACAAATAATTGTTATTTGTGTTATGTGTTCTATTTCCTGTAAAGGTTAAATCAGTATTTGCAAAATTAGTACCACTTGTAAAACCAGTAACATCAAATGTACCACCACTACTATTTGTAAAAGTGGCAGTACCTGCAGAATAAGTTCCGCCAGTGATTGTTTGCCCACTTAATAAATAATCTTGTAAATCTGAAACATACGTATGAACAGTATCACCTGTCGTGGCAGAATAATAAGTAACCAAAGGTACTAAAGTATTCCCTGAAATTTGTGATTCTGGTATGTATGGTAATTCTGATATTTTTTTATTTGCCATATTAAGATAAATACTTCAAACTAAATTATCTAATTAATAGTATTGGAGGTGAAAATCTTGGGTTTGTCCCTGATACACCATTTTGCCCAATAAGACGAATAAATACTAACCCATTGGCACCAACAGGTATTGTTTGCCAATCAGTATCTTTCGCACCTGTTGTATTTGCAATGGTTAATGACACTAATGTGGAATATACACCACCTATAGTTGTTGCGTATTGAACAGCAATTAATGTGTTTGCCGCAGCACCTGCAACTTGCATTGAGGTAAATAATCTACATTGTGTGTATTCAGTCAAATCTGTAACATATGTTGCATCTTGAGTTAGTGTTGCTGTAGTCGTATGTAACCAAGTTGTAATACCTGCAGGCATATTTGTCCAAATAATTCCAGGAGTTGTACCAGCGGCAATACTACCACCCCATTGGTGGGCTAACTTTACACTTGGACTATTTGTCCTAAAAAGTTGCCCATTAAGTCTTGTCGTACCTGTAAATTGTAATTCACTTCCCGTAAATAATAATGATGTACTACCCGATAAAAGTCCTCCATTATTAAATTGTATCGAACCATTAACCCCTCCTGGTGTTGCTGTACCATTAACGTTTATAATATTCGAACCATCACCAAAAAGAGTTGATCCTGAAATAGTTGTTGCACTTAACGTTGTGATACTTGACGTAGATGCTGTTAATCCTCCCTCTGAAATGATACTATCTGAAATAAATTCTGCCATATTATATAAATATTATCTGAATATAATTGTTGGTGGTGAAAAACGAGGGTCGGCAGTACCATTACCTCCCGCACCAGCCAATCTGATATAAATAAAAGTTCTTGCACCAACAGGAATTGTTGTCCACCCCGAATCCCTTGCTCCTGTACCAGTACCCACAGCCAAAGTTACTAATGGAGTGACTTCCCAAGTTGAATTATCTAATGAGTATTGTATTACTAAGTTACTTGCCGCAGCCCCTGCGACTTGTCTTTGAAATGTGAACCTGAACTGTGTGTATTCAGTTAAATCTACAATATATGTTGCATCTCCTGTTAATGTTCCTGATGTTTGATGTAACCAAGTTGTAGGTAACGCAGGCATATTTGTCCATATAATACCAGGTGCAGTTCCTGCGGTTTGTGTTCCAAACCATTGTAACCTTAATCCCGCTGAACTATTTCCGTAAAAAAATTGTCCATTTGTTCTCGTTGTTCCTGTTATTAACAAACTACCTCCACTATATTCCAAACTTGTGTGACCACTAAAAGTGTTTCCACTATTAAAAACAATTGCATCTTGACTTGATGTTAATGTAACATTAATGGGTACATTTGTTAAATTAGAACCATCACCATAAAAGGTTGTACCTGAAATTGTGGTTGCACTAATTGTTGTTATATTTGCGGTGGTTGCTGTTAACCCCCCTTCTGAAATAATACTATCTGAAATAAAATGCCCCATAATTAAGATTCACCAATTGCAATTGTTTGCCAATCAACATTTCCTGTTAAAACGGTGTTCGCATTTGTGTTTATAACAAATCCTGTAGTTGCTTTTGATTCGTATGTAAATGTTCTGTTATCTGAACCTGTAATACTTATGGTGTAATTTGTATTCGGATAGGCGGTTGTGAACGTTACGGTATATTTTTTTGGGTTACCTGTAAAACTTCCAGCAGCTACAGTATCAGATTTCATTGAAAGTATAGGTAAATTCTGATATGTTGTTGCACTTATTGTATTTGCGGTTAACCCATTTGTAAATTCGGTAGGACTTGATATTGTTCCTCCCGTAAATAATCCGGTACCTTGAGGTCCTTGTGGACCTATTGCACCTATGTCACCTTTTAACCCTTTAAGTTGTTTAACAGATAATACAAGATTCCCTATAGAACCACTAGTTAAGGCGGGAAATCTTGCTTGTAATGTTATGTAATCACCTGATGACGCTGAAAAGACAGTATTTGATGCGAAAGTAATCCTATCTGTACTTGAACTTTTTCCACTTAAACTACCACCATTAATCACTGATAAATCATTCAAATACAATCTTGTTTCAAAGTCGTTTGCGGTAGTACCGTGCCCAACATCACCATGATAATGTATTTCATACAAACCACTTTCATACATATAAATTCTACCGGTATTTACATTGTCATGGGAAATAACTGAAGAATCATTTTCAATATCTGTAACATTGAATGTTATATTTGTGAATGTGTTTGTTAAAGTATAAAGTGTTGTTCTTCTTGCTTGAACACTAATAGTATTTCCTGTAATATATGGAATGTTAAGGTATGTGGTTGCACTTATTGTATTTGCGGTTAACCCATTTGTAAAATCAGTTGATCCTGTTACCGTACCACCTGTAAAAGTTCCTCCACCACCTGTACTAAATCCTGTAACATTAAATGTACCACCTGTATTATTTGTAAATGTTGCCGATCCTGTTAAATTGTCGTATGTTCCTCCTGTTACTCTAATATCCGTAGGTAAATTTTGATATGTAGTTGCACTTATGGTGGTTGATTGTACATTCGTCATTCCCGAAAGAACACCTGTTTGCCAATCTAATTTTATATTACCACCAGCATCAATTAAATTTCTAGTTCTCCAATCAACAGAAATAATAGGTGTGACTGTGTCAAAAAGTTGCATGTTTTCCCAATCAACAGATAAAACTCCGGAAGAATCATTTAAATATCCATTGTTCCAATCTAATTTTAGTATTGATGAGTTATATAGTTGACCATCACCCCACACAACTCTTGTTTCACCATTTGATTCTCTAAGTATTCTATTGAACGAATCTATAGTATCTACAAATATACTTGTTCCACTAATAGTATTACCTGTCAGTCCTTGTGTAAATACGGTGTTCCCTGTTACCGTTCCACCACTTAATGGTAAGTAATCACCACTAACACCACTTGTCCCTCCAGTAATAAATCCTGACACATTAAATGTACCTCCCGTATTATTTGTAAATGTCGCAGTTCCTGTTGAATTATTGTATGTCCCTCCAGTAACTCTAATATCTGTAGGAAGATTTTGATATGTAGTTGCAGATATAGTTGTTGCAGTTAATCCTTGAGTAAACACGGTGTTCCCTGTAACTGTACCACCTGTAAATGTTTCACCAGTACTTCCTGTTGATGATATTGTAAAACTTGGATATGTGCCTGTAACACTTATTCCTGTACCATTATTTAATACAACGGTTTGATCGGGCGCAGTATTAGTAATTGTAAAATTAGGATAAGTCCCCCCCGTTAATATTCCTGTTCCACCTGATATTGTTACCGTTTGATCGGGTGCGGTATTTGTGATAGTAAAGTTAGGATAAGTTCCACTTGTTGAAATGCCTGTTCCATTATTCAGAACTACTGTTTGATCAGGACTAGTATTAACAATTGTAATATTACCTGTTGTTGTATTCGCAGATAAACCTGTTCCCGTTGTCAATGAATTAACATAACTTGTTTGTCCTGTATAAAACCCTGTTACATTAAATGTACCACCAGTATTATTTGTAAATGTTGCACTTCCATTTGAATACGTTCCTCCTGTAACAAATACATCAGTTCCCCCTGTGAAAAAACCTGTGACATTGTAGGTTCCGCCTGAATTATTCGTGAACGATATTGTACCATTAGAATATGAACCACCCGTAAATGAATTCAAAAATCTTGAATCGTTATCACTAACTACAGTAGTGCTTGAACTTGATGTTTTTACTTTACCAAAAGTGGTTGTTGATGCTGTTGACACCCAATCATTGAGTGTCCCATTAACATCGGCATATGGTATTGCGTTTGCTGATGGTGTTACAGAACCAACAGGGTCTAACCCACCAAATTGATGTCTTGTTGCGTGAGCAGATACTGTTACACCATCAACCGTTCCGACATTTGTGATGTCGTTTGTACCCATATCAAGGTTACCACTCATAGCACGAGCACCACTAACCAAAAGATATTGTATGTGGTCATCTGCCGCCAAACCAAGAAGATTTCCGTGAACTGACGATGCGTTTACACCACCCGCTCTAAAACCAATTGTTGGACGAACATCTTCTACTTGTGTTATACCTGAAGAACCTTGTTCGATATAAATGTTTGCTATTTGTACCACACCATCACTAAAATAAGTTGGCGGTGTTGGTAATAATGCGTCTTCCGCCTCAACCAATGTTGTATACTCGTTTTGTCCAATTACTAAAAAGTAATTTTCATACGAACCTTGTCCTACAGTATAAAGAGTATGTTTTGTAAAATAACCAGCAGTTAAACCTGTTAACGTTCCATTATTATCATATTGGGTGTTATTAACTAACGTGGTTGCTGAAGTCACCCAAGTTGAACCAGTGCCATTTCTATAATATTGTATAAAATTAATGTTAGTTCCTCCTGATGGTAAAAATTCATTTGTTGAGAAATGATAATCTCCTTGCGTAACATCTATCGTAAATGGAGTCACCCCTTCTGTAACAATAGACCCCTCTGAATAAATTGGACCTAACGCTTCCGTAAATAAACTATCGAAACTATTTGATGTGTGTTGAGCTTTCATAGGTGACAAGTCAATAAACTCGACACCTGTTGAATCTGTAATAACTCTACCTAAAAGAATGTTATATGAAGTAATGGGTTTGGTTCCCGAACTTACAAGGTTACTATTTTCATTAATGTATATATAATTGTCAGTATTTGCAGATAATGTTATTTGATTGTTTACCCAATCAATTCTTCTAACAATACCACTATCATCAGATTTTTCTAAATAACCAAAACCAGCATCTGCTTGAACCGTAAACCCACTTATAGTTGTGATACTACCACCAGATATAAGACCCATAGTACCACCTTCAAAAATTAAAGTAGTAAAATCTGTATGTGAACCATCCGTGAATGTAACGGATGCTTTTCTTGTAATATCAAATTCACCATCGTCAATATCCAAAAATGCCCAATATACGTTTTCAGATGCTGTGAATATCTTTTGATGGTTTGAACTACCTCCCAATGTTCCAAATGTCCCAATACTTTCAACATATAAATCCCATTCACCATCAACAAAACTTGCGTTATCAATATCAAATCTGACAGGTGAACCAATATTAGGGTTTCTTACACCATAGGTATTACCATCGCAAGTGACTGTGGATGTATTAAGTTGTGAACCATCTTGTATTAAAAACGCAGTAGTTCCTGATACACCATTACTAACGTTATCACAAACAAATGCGTTTATTGTCGCACCACTACCTGTCGCATGATTACAATATGTTATATTACTCCCCGTTGGAAAGTTGAAGTAGTTTTCCATATTGGCTAATGCTAAAAACCCATTGTTTCCTACTACTCTTGTTCCGTATGTATATGTTCCATTGAAGTCCATATACTCACCATAAAACTTCGTATCTTGTGTGTCCGATTCTACCCAAACGTTTGTATCACAATCATACATTGATATTTTGTGAGCCTGTGCAAAATCACCAACATCATAACAATATATTCCCGCATATCCTGTTGATGCCCCACTTATACTTAAAAATGAAATTTCGTTATTTATTCCTATTTTGAATACGTGTTGTGTTGAACCACTAGGAACAACGAGTGTTGTTTGTATGTTACTTCCTACAATACTTACATAAGGAGTAGTAGTTAAATCAATTTCATCTTCTACAAAGATACCAGGCCCAACCGTTATTACATATCTATTTGATATTGATGAACCTACAATACTATCAACCGCATCTTTGATTGATGTAAAGTCCGCATTTTGTTTTGCAACCGTAAGAAGTTGTGGGTCTTTGAATGGACGATAAACATCGGGACGAACAAATATTGAACCGTTAACACCCAATTCCATTACAATAGCGATAATAATATCTTGGTTTGGAACAATTGGTTTCACATTTGTAAATCCACCAAGTATTGTTGGTGAAACATAAAGAATGTCACCCTGACTCCAAGTTTCACCATATGGAGCACCTGTCGTATCTATATTTCTAACTAAACCAAATGATGTTACATAACCTGTTTCCCCACTTAATAATGTTTGAGTTAGAACTCCTAAAGTAGTAAATGCGGGTATAGTTCCATTTGCAATTGTATAATCAATTAGAATCTTACCACTTGAACCTGTTGTTCCCACTGCTCTTACAACATATCCATCTAATAATGTTCCTGTTGTTTGATTTTCAACTAAGTAATATTGTTCTTCACCTATTTGTTGAGTTACACCACTCAACATACCAACACTCAAAGTTCTATTATTAACATCCCAAAATAATCTACCAGGTGATGAGGTTGTTCCTGTTTGTGTTATATCAAAATCAATATAATCAACGTTTGTTATTGTATTTGCGGTGATTGTATTAAGAAAAGAACTACCCGTCACAGTTAAATCACCATTAATTGTTAAACCTGTGACATCATTGATTGTTGCAGATAAGGTATTACCTGAATTATCAATAAGAGTAAAAGTATTGTTGTTGTAGGTAAAACCTGTTGTAAATTTATCGTTATCTGTTATACCTGTAGTTGCTATTGTAAAATTAGGATAAGTTCCTGATATTGTAATATATTGTCCATTTGAAAGTGTAACAAGTTGGTCGGGCGCGGTATTTGTTATCGTAAAATTTGGGTAAGTTCCACCTGTCAATATTCCCGTTCCACCTGATATGGTAACTATTTGGTCGGGAGCGGTATTCAATAATGTAATATTACCTTGTGTAGTATCACCTGATAATCCGGTACTTGTTGTTACTGAATAAACATAACCTGTTTGTGCTGAGTAAACACCCCAGTATTCACCCGACCACTCCCAAGTGGTTTGTCCAAAGGTGTAAAGTTCACCTACAAATGATGGTATTGGAAAATTTATTGGCATATCTTATAAATAATATAATATTTCAGCAGTCCCCAAAAAAGCAGCATTTGCACCTAATGGAGTTATACATACCCACATTTCATCTAAACTTCCATCTACATTTACACCAACCCTAATCTGATTGTCATCAACTTTTGTTGTTGTCAAAGCAGCACTACCAGATGCACCTATAAGTGATGTCATTACGTGTCCTGGTGATGTTATTGTTGCAGTTGTTGTTCCTGTAAATAACGCATATTCAAACGGTGAGTTCGGAATAGATTCCCAAGTAGGTGTTGTTGATATTGTAGGATTGAATTCAATGGTAATTAAATAGTTATCATTTGATGTGTTTAACACACTCAAACTACTATATTGTGATGTTACTGCGTGATATGATTGTTTTAATCTATAACCAATGTATGGATATTTTGTGCCATCATTTTGTAATGTTGTCGTTGTTGGGTGTTGTATCCCTACTGTAGAGTATAACCCATTCAACGCACCTTCCGTAGATGTTTGACTACACAACATATCTAAATACCCTGAACCAGCACCAAGTTGTCTTATTTCATACCTCATTGGTTGGTTTGGTGAAGACATATAAACATCAGGTTCGTTATTTGCGCAATTATGTTCAGTAAAATAAATTGTTTGTCCTGATAAGTTTAATCCAAATCTCATTCTACCAACACCTAACCATTGATAATCAACTGTAATTAGGTTTGTATTACTCCAATCAATATCTCCTACATTAAATCCACTATTATCCCAAGTTGTTGTAGATGCTGAAAACACTGTTGTTCCCGACCTATGTATCTGAAAACTTATTTCATTTGTCACTCCATTACTTTCCAAGAAGAATCCATCAAATCCTGAGTTGTATGGTGATATTTGTACCGAATCAAATCCACCTATTCTTTTGATTACATTTGTTTCCAATTGGAAATTTGACATACTTGCCTCATATAATTGACTTTTACCTGGTTGGTAAATTGGGTGTGTTTTTGTTTGTCTTATGACAAAATCATTATTTGCAAAAGTTGACATTCTTACTCTTGCAAATTGTGGATTGAAAATTGATGTGGCAGTTCCCGCAGTAACTTCATTAATCTGTAGTGGATTTTTATCATAGACGTGTTTGATGTCCAACAAATTTTGAACTGCTGCAGTTCTTAATCTACCAAATGCGTCAATCGCCGGACCATCACTATAGGCAACTTTATTATTAAAAATAAAACTCATATCAACCACCAATTGTTGTTTCTTGCCACAAAATGAAGTGACATATAATTTATATTCATATCAACATAACTATTTCCATCAATACTTCCTGAAGGTGTTGTTATTCTTATTCTATAAATACCCGAATTACCACTTTCATCTTTGATGTTCAAATTAAATCCATCGTTTCCTACTGGTGATGGAAGTGTCAAATCTACGTTACCTGTATGAATGATTCCATAATATGTAAAACCTGTTGTTAATGTTTGTGTGGATGCTGTAATACCCGTAGTAACAAATAAACCACTAAACCCTGGGTCACCTTGTGGTCCTTGTATACCTTGTGGTCCTTGAATACCTTGAATACCTTGAGGTCCAGGTATTCCTGCAGGTTGTACCCATTGTGTGGTATTACCGTCGTCATTCCAAACGTATTCAGCACCATTATTTAAGTTATACCACCTGTCACCGATATTTAATGTAATACCACTTGGTGATGAACCTGAAATAAAGTATTGAAAATCAGAAAATCCTGTCACCATGAAGGTACTTCCTGTTGTATTTGTAAATGTTGCAGTACCTGCAGAATAAGTACCACCACTAACAAATACGTCAGTTGGTAGATTTTGGTACGTTGTTGCTGAAATCGTATTTGCAGTTAAACCTGTAACATAATTAAATGTTGCAGAATATGTTGACCCCGAATTGTCAGATATTGTAAACGTGTTCGCATCATCATAAGTAAATCCTGTAACAAATCTATTGTTATCTGTTAAACCTGTTACATCAATTGTAAAATTAGGATAGGTGCCTTGGACACCAATATTGTTACCTTCGTTTAATGTAACTACTTGATCAGGTGCCGTGTTTACTAATGTAATATTACCTGTTGTTGAGTCTCCTGATAACCCACTTCCTGTAGTGACAGAATTTACATAACTTGTTTGTCCCGTATAAAAACCATTAACATTAAATGTTCCTCCCGTGTTATTTGTAAATGTTGCAGTACCATTAGAATAAGTCCCCCCTGTAACAAAAGTATCGGTGAATCCTGTGATTAAAACAGTACTACCTGTGGAATTCAGCGATAAAGTACCGGTAGAGTAATCAATAGTTCCACCAGTGATAGTATCACCACCCCCACCACCCACTGAAAACCCAGTAACCGTGAATGTTCCTCCAGTATTATTTGTAAATGTCGCAGTACCACTAGAATACGTACCACCTGTGACAAATACATCAAAGTAACCTGTTGTCGCACTTAAAGGACTCCAAGTGGCATTACCACTACCGTCGGAAGTTAGAACATAACCATTTGTTGCGCCTGAAGTTAGTCTAAATGTTGTTGTTGTCAACAATCCACTAACATTAGAATTATTTTGGGATATAAACCCGTTTTTTATTACAAATTCGTTCGGCATAATTTAATCTTTTCCCTATCCAAGATTATGTTCTGTTATAAATATCTATGACAATTCAAATTTTTGTTTGAATGTGATATAGTTTTGTAAAACCTCATCATCTGAAAGTGTTTTTGTATAAACGGCATGTGAAGCAAATCTTCCTGAAAAAAACCACGTTCTGGGTGGGTTTGCAGTATACGCACCTAAACCATAAAATGTGTTAGTATTAAAGTAACAATTCGCAATAGTTGTGAATGATTCTCTTATCCCATTAACGTATAATGAAAGTCGACTTGTTGTGATATCGTATGTTCCTGTTACATTATACCATTTGTTAGCTTCCCAATAATTGGTGGTGGAATATGTTACCGCCAATGGATTAAAAGTTTGAAACCCGATTCTACCTGAAGTACTACTTAAAATATAGATGTAATTGTCAACACCGTTCAAAACATAATTTTGGGCTTCCATCAACATATAATTAGGACTAATTACCGAAGTAATTGTCGTTGCCGGACTAAACCAAATACTTAATGAATAATTACCAAAAGTTTGATTTGTTGTTATTTGAGGTAATATAATATAATCATCAACACCGTCCAAAGCAAGACAACCTTTGTTTGATTGCGAAAAAGTGACACCACTTAACAACGTACCACTACCTTTGGTTTGGTTGCTTATGTTATTCCAAGATGTTGAACCACTAACGTATGAATTTGGATTAGACGCATCCAAATAATAAATTAATGAATCAGTAATAATACCTGGACCTTGTTTTAAAGTTTGCATTTTTATATATATCTACCTTTTAATGCATTATAGTTTTGTAAAACTTCTGAAGCAGATAATGCCCTGTTATAAATTTGTGTATTTGAAACTTTTACATTACCATTTGTTGTTTGTCTTCTTGCTATTTGTAACGTACCACTTGTGTTTGTAATATTTCCGTCAGCAAATACTCCATTGGATAACTGTCCGTTAAAATAAAAATTTAAATTATTTCCATCATAAGTTGCACAATAGTGATTCCATTTATTAATACAACTATCATTATCAAGTAAAACAAAGGCGACTTTTTGTCCTGTTCCACCAAATCTTTCTGTGGCAACGGCTAATAAATTTGGACTGTCCCTATAAAACCACATATTATACCCATTTCTTGGTGCACCATATTCACGATTAAGTAATCCATGGAATGTACTACTCGCCGATACAATATTTGCAAAAATACTCAAGGTGTAAGGTGATCTTCCCAAAAAATAAAAATCGGGTAAAACAGGAAATGTCCCTACATCATCAATACCGTCGAAAACAATACTACCCTTATTACTTGAATCAAATGTTGGGTTATTAACCAAGGTTGAATTGTTATTTCTTTTACTTAAATCATACCAAATAGTTGACCCTGATGTGTAGGATTTAATATTTGCAGCATCTAAATATAGAACTAACCCATCTTTGACTGTATTTGGTGCTACGTTACCCGACATATTATGTTAATCCAAATCTTGTTTTATTTGCATTGTAGTTTTGTATAATTTCTTGTTGAGTTAAAGCTCTATTATATATTGTTACAATTGAAATTTTACCCGTGTAAGGATCAGGGTCTAATATAGTATTTCTGAAACCAATATTGAATTGTGTGTTATTGTAAGTTATAGTACCGGTAGATAATAAAACAAATGAAGTATTGGTTGTCTGTCCATTTTTATATAAACTAATAGTCAACCCCCCATCAGTAACAACAGCAGTAACATATTGCCAAATATTAGGTGATAATGTATTTGCGGCAGCGACTCTATACGCTAAATCACCCCCGATAGACATAAAAAAAGTATTATTAACACTAGCACCAGCAGTACAAAATAACCAACCTTGTCTAGTACTATAAGGATAACCGTTCCCTACAATTGCTCTTCTAGTAGTACCCAATAATGTGGGGTATATCCATGCGTTGACTGTAAAATTTTGTCCCGTATTTATTGCACCAACTTTCGATACCCTATCATCAACCCCATCAAAACTTAATGATCCGTAATTTAAAGTATCAAAACTAACACCGTTGGTTAGTGTCCCATTATTTGAACTACGACTCAAATCATTCCAAGTTGTACTACCACTTGAATATGATTTAGGATTTGCAGCATCCATATAAAGAACTAACCCATCGGTTATAATTTTTGGTGAATAATGAAAACTCATATCAAATACTTCTTACTATTGTTTTAACTGTCCAATTTCCTGTAACTCCCGATGTACGTAATATTGCGTTTCCACCACTTACCACCATATTAAAAGTAAGTCCCGAAGTATTACCAAAATCGGTTGTTGATGTTTCCGCATAATTTACAGAACTTCCACTCCATGTAGAAATTATGTTACCCGCTCTTAAATTACTTCCGTCACTTACGGTATAATCGAAAAATGCACCTGTATACGCACTTGTAGGGATAGAATAGACGTTAGTTGTTCCTGTTGTTGCTAATACACTTGTTGTAGTATTAAGTGATGGGGTAACATAACTACCCATCAAAATTGTATTATCAGAAAATACTTCGAGTATTGGTAATCCTGATATATCGTTAACAGAAAAAAGTGAACCCGTTAAAGTGTCATAAATTGTAAATAATTCACCAAATGAACCTTGTACTGATACAATAGGTTGAGTAGAACCTGAACCAATAACGGTTAAAACATTTTGTGCCGTTCCCGAAAATAACGCACTTGTACCCGTAATACTATTTACCCTACTTGTACCTGTTACAACAAAATTACCATTGACGGTTAACCCCGTCATCGTATTTATTGTTGCCGTAAGATTTGGTTGTGATTGATTTCTATTTATTGTAAATGTGTTATTGCTATAAGAAAATCCAGTTGTAAATGTATCTGCAGTTACAGGTAAGTTTTGATATGTGGTTGCAGATATAGTTGTTGCAGTTAATCCCGTAACAGTATTGAATGTTGCAGAATACGTTGAACCTGAGTTATCGGATATTGTAAATGTATTTGCATTATTGTACGTAAAACCTGTTATTTTAACATCTAAAGGTAAATTCAAATATGTTGTGGCACTTAAAGTATCACCATAAATGTTAGTCATACCTGAAAGAACATGATTTTCCCAATCTAAAATAACATTCCCGTTAGAATCAAAAAGTATTCGACTATTCCAATCAATAGAAACTAAAGAATTTATATCATATAATAACAAATTTTCCCAATCCAAAGAATCAATACCGGTACTATTTGTAAGTAACCCATTTTCCCAATCTAAAGTAACATTTGTAGAACTGTTCAATAATGTGTTATTTGTCGAATTTAAACTATCAACAATAATACTTGTTCCACTGAACGTATCAGCACTCAAACCTAAAGTAAATGTAGTATCACCAGTCACTGTACCACCACTTAAAGGTAAAAATTCACCCGAAGTAATGATACCCGTCAAATTACTACCATCACCAAATAAAGTACCACCACTAATTGTCGTCGCTGAAAGAATACCGTTGATTGTTAAACCAGTAAATGAATTAATTTGTGTTGATAACGTGTTTCCGCTATTATTTGAAATGGTTAAAGTATTGTTTGAATATGAAATACCTGTGATTGTTAAATCTATTGGTAAATTCAAATATGTTGTTGCAAATATTGTGTTTGCAGTCAAACCTGAATTAAATACAGTTGCTCCTGTTACTGTTCCACCACTTAAAGGTAAATAATCACCTGATAAACCACCACCCCCACTACTAAAAATACTCCAATCAGATATTGTATAATTCCATGGACTATTATTTAATTTATAGTACGTAGTCCCTCCACTTACACCAACAACCATCCCTGCTCTTCTTCGAAGTTCAGGAATATTATTTAAATCACTTAACAGGTTAACGTTTCTTAAACCATCTACACCATATAACGGATCGATTACGGGATATGTATCCAACGGATCTGTTGGAGATATAAATCCAGTAACTTCAACACCACCTGAAAAACTAAATGTACCCATTCTTTATTTTTAACTACACATCCAACTATAAAAAGAACCAACAATACTATAATAGGTTCTATAAATATTGTATGTCACAGGGAATCCGTTTATGTCATTAATAACTATTGTTCCAATATTATTGGTTGGAACGTTTAATCCATCACATCCATTAGTACTATTAACAAATTTACTAGGTTGGGTAAACCCAACAGGTATCAATGTGTAACCATAACCAGGTACTGCAGCAAATTCAACATAAGTGTTAACTGCGGTATTTGTTTCAACAAAAGTAACTGATGGTAAATTTGATAATGTAAATGTTGGACTAGTAACTTTACCATAGTAAATACCACTCTTGCTCGGACCAATCGTTGGTGATGGTGTAGGAGTTGGAGTCGGTGTTGGTGGTGGACTTGTTGGTATTGGTGTTTGAATTGGTGCAATATTCTTATTAGGTCCGCAACAAAAATCAGAATTACTTATTGAATCCAAAACATTCACAAAAAGTTTGTCCCTTAAAGGGAATTTTATAAGTCCTTGACTTGTATAAATATCAAATTCAGTTTCAAATCTTCCAACAAGATTTGTATTTTTTTTGGTGAACTGATAATATACAGTATCAGTATCAATGGAGTATGTGCAAACACCTTTTGCTATTTTATAAACATTATCAGATATATTTTTCATATTGAAATATATCGTAGATGCTGTCAAAGATGTTTTATCGTACCTGAAATCCGTTCTTCCGTCTTTAATTAAATTAATTTCCAAGAGTGGTAGTGTACTATTTTTTCTTATAAAAAACTCCATACAGATAAATACATGATAACAAGAAAAGGTGTCCGTCAGGACACCTTTCTTAGATTAATGAACACCTCCTTCTTTTAACAGTTTATGAAACTCGAAAACTACTTCTTGTTTCGAATTGTCGTTACTTGTTCCCCCGCTAACGACATTACGGATTTTGTTTTGTTTTTCTATTCATAATTGTTACTGTTCTATATTTTTACCATAAACCTATTAAAAATTTCATTTACAAGTTTTGGTGTATACCCCATATAAAGGAGTTGGTTTTTTTCACTCAATAAATTTTTTCTGATTTTGTTTCTTGTTGTATAACCCGTGCTGTCTTCAAAAATGAAATTCAAACGGTTTTCAATAATTTTAGATTCAGTAGATGATTGAATCTTCTTAATTCTTGCATGTTCTTTAATGATATTTTTTATAGTTTCTTTCATATCATTTTCTTTAGTATAAATATATTGTCTATTGTAATTTTCTTTCAAATCAACTTGATATACTAATAGTTTTCCACCAGGTTGTTGGATTAAACTCAAGTCATCCTTTTTAATTTTTTTTGATAATTCCTCTTTGTAATTATTCCAACAATATTGTAAAACTTTTTTAGATGGTTCTATTTCTTCTGCGGATTTTATAGACGCATCACTTACTTTTTTCAAATACACTTGTTTCAATTCATCGGCATAATTATTGAATTGAGTGGTACAAAATTTTAAAGCGGTTCTTTTTCCATATTTTTGTTTAAAAGTACCATCCAAAATATCCTCAACATAAGTAGAATCATCCTTATGGGATTTCAATAATGATTTTAAAATAAGATTTTTGTAATTTTCTTCTGTAAAGTCTTCTAAATCTTCAGCACTGAAACTTTCTTGATCTAAATAATCTTGTTCCCTTTTTTCAAGTTTTTTTGTTTTAACTGTTGTAATCTCATACGTTTTATTCGAATCGATTTTTAAATTTTCAGCATCGTATTTAAAATACGGTGACAATTTATCACCAAATCTAATTTTTATATCATAAGTTCCGTATGGAACACCATCAAATGTAAATTTACCATTTTCATCTGTGGTGGTTTCAAATGTTTTACCTTTTATTATTTCACCTTCCGTTTCAATTTCAGATGATTTGGATTTTAAAACAACGGTGGCACCCATCAAGCCACCCTTATAAGTGTTTTCTGTCTTTTTTCCATCATCAGTTTTCAAAGTATATACTGATTGATAAAAAACGGTTCCATTTACTTTAGCCCCTTTTAAAACACCCAAATATGTATCAGTGGTTTTATCAGTACTAAATTTTACTTTCGAGGCATAATCCATCAAATCTTCAATAACCGCACCATTCGATAATGTAACTTTATATGTGGTATTGCCGTTATCATTTTTTACTTGTTCAAATTCGCCTTCAAATTTTCCTTTACTTGGGATTGTAAAAATGCCGTAACCTTTTATTTTACCATTTTCAAAATTTCCATTATAATATGAATTATCTTCGAAAAGTATTTCAGATTTTGCGAATATATTTTCAACAGAAGAACCTTCACTAATTTTTGGACTATGAATGATACCATTGTCAAATGTTCCTATGTATTCAAACTTTTCGACATGAAAATCGTAGTCAGGTGAATTTAGTAATCTTCCTCTTTTGAACTTATTAGCTTTGGATTCATCTCCTTCAAATTTTAAAGGTAATCCATCATCCTCACTATAGTATACACCATTAAATTCACCCCTATCACCTGTCTCATTTCCTTCTTGTGTTTTAATTAATTTGAAGTTGTCAAAACAAGCGTTTACTTTTATGTTTTTACCATCAACTTCACCTTCAAATTTGAAATAACCTAGTTCTGGTATTTCTGTGACATAATCATCTTCGGGTTTGTTGAATCGGAACAAGTCGTCAGCCGTATATTCACAACCTGTCCATTTAGCCCTTAATTCATCTGTTATTTTAGTATCAGTATTTGTAGAATTTGTAGACACACTTGGAGTTACTGTGGGTGTACTAGTTGTCCGTTCAACATCTGATTGACTTCCTTCTGTTTTTATATGAAATTGAACTAAATCATCAGTTTCTAAACCCTTTGTTTTCGATTTGAATTCAAAATTTGATGTGTTGTCCGTAATGTCTCCATAATATATTGATCCGTCATTAAATTTAATTTCAGCATCCTTATAAGTGTTTTTAACAACATTGTCACTTTTAATAGTAAAACTCATTGAAGATATAGTGACTTCAGTCGTACCTTTAGTTAAATACCCATCAACAAACGTACCTTTTGTGACTTGTCTAAAGTTTTCACTTGGTACTTCTTGTATGTACAAACCTTCTCCAGTTAAAAGTTCCCCATTCTTGAAATTTCCACTCTGATATGTTGTATTAACACCGGTATTGATTGTGATTTCCCCGTTAGTTAGAATACTTTTTTTAAAAGTACCAATGAAAGTTTTTTCTACTTCAACATTACCGAACTTACTATTGATTACAAGTGTACCTTCACCATCAACACAATCACCTTCAGAGCAATTACGGGTATCTACTTCTTTCAAAAGGTAATATTTTTCCAATATTGCACTTTTTTCTTGTTCAGATATAGTGAAAATTCTTTTCATTAATAATAAATATTGTCTTTATCAGAAAGAATGTAAACCAAATTTTCCTTCGTATTTTTCGTTACACTTTTTAACAAAGTGATTTACATATTTTTCTACGTCAGATGTGATATCAGCGTCGTTTTTAGATTTGACAATCGATTTACAAAAACCTCTACTTATAGGAATGTGTGCAGAATATTCTTTTAATTTGTTAAAAAATTCTTCTGTAGCCTTCAATTTATAAATTTTTATCTTGTCATTGAAAACAGAATTTATTTCACTTTCAGTATAAAAATCTTTAAAGAAAGATAATGGTTCTTCAGTTGTCCAACCTTTTGATAACTTTTCTTTTAATTTCTCTTTCACCTTAATTGGTAAACTATCAAAACCATCTTTTTCGTTATTCTTCAGTCTTTCTACCGATTTTTCTTCTTTTTTTTTTAACTCCTGATAAGGATTTTCTTTTTTTGTTTCTTTTTTGTCTCTTGGTTCTTTTTTGTGTAAATCCATATTTGCAAGTTCTCTTTTGGTGAAGGAACCTTTTACCAAAAACCAGTTACCATCGGTAGGTCTTGCAACCGACCAAATCTCCATTTCACCTTTTGATTCTCTCAAAACTTTCAAAAGTGCCGCAAATCCATTTAAATGAACCGATTCAGTCAAATGTGCTAAATCTTTAGTAAACATGATTCTTACTACTTTATCGTGTGTGTCAATAACCGCACGAACAAATGCATCGTCTTCATCATATTTTTTTCTGTAATGATCAATTCTATCCATTACATCTTCCATATTAATTTTCACAGTTTTATATTCTGCTTTTTCTTCATCATAAGATTGGAATTTAAAAGTATCCTTCCAATGTTTGTAATTATCTTCATCAAATCTTGTTCCCATATTTTATAAATTTTTCATATTTTTATAGAAGTCTTTTAAAGTTCCATAGGTTCTTTCTGTGTTTGGTTTTATGTTCTTCATACTTGGGGACACCCAAGCAACAGATTCACCATCAAATATAGTCGAAAACTCATCAGGAGTTAAATCAAGTTCAAAATTTGGTGAATTAACCACTAATAAGTACTTATCCTTATCCCCTTTTATAAGTACTGACCCTTTTCTATTTTTTGTTATTTCTTCTTGAATTTTTTTAGTGTATAGTTCAGTATTATTTTTTATATCACTTGATAAATTTGCCAAATTTTTCAAAGTTACATTATAATTATTATCTTTTAAATTTTTCTTAACTCTTTCTAAGTAATCGTTTGGTAAATATGGAACAAATTCTAGTCTAGATATCATATTTTCCGCAGCGTCAGTACCTTTACCAAAAATATCGTTTATTGCATATTTTGCTTCATTTAAAAACGCACCAATTTGTACTCCATTAATTTTTTCGTTAGCAATTGCGATATCATATTTCGCTTTATTTTTACTTTGTTCATTTTTAGCATTTTTTAGTCTTTCCTCGGCATTTTTAAGTTCATTCTGTAAGTTTTCATATTCATCGATAGTTGTTTGATTTACACTATTAATTTCAACCATTTCTGCAATTTCTTCAACAGTATCACCTCCTTCAGTCGCTGCCACGAATGATAGTTCAATAATTTCAGTGACTATATCATCACCCCAACCTTCAATAGCCCAATTTAAAAAATCACCCCATGATGTTTCGATTTCCAACTTTGCAACTTTGTTTATCATTTCTTTAGAATCTTTCCATTTTTTAGGTAACAAATCTGTTGCGACAGACGCAACTTCATCAACAGGACCATTTCCTAAAGTCCATTCAATTACCGGATCAACAAAATAGAAATGCCAATAATACCCCCAACCAGTACCATATTTTTCAACATATTTGTTTTTAATACCTTCAGATCTTTCGAGACCTAAAAGAGCACCATAGACAACGGCACCTAAAATAGGTAATAAAACTTTTTGCACCGCATATATAGACATTGCAGTACATATAGCATTCTTTTGCGTCATACCATATTTTAAAAATTGTCTTTGAATTGTTTTAGGTCGAAGTACCGTTCCAGTAAAAACTAAAGACACAAGATTACCTAATCCATCTATAAATTTTTGGAAAAGTGAATTCAAAACGGTTTTACCATTACTTTGAACACCATCAGCCCACGCCTTTTTTATTTTTTCTCTGAAAGTTGTTTTCACAGTTGTTTGATCAGGGTCAGTCTTCAAAGGAGGAGCGTCTCCCAAAATTTCACGGGTTGATATAGATAACGATCCTTCCCCTTCTGATTCAAACAATCTAATAAAAGTGTCCCAATCCTTAATATTTTCTGGTGGTACTTTAGTTCTTGCGTTAGTTTTAAAAATCTCCCAAGTTTCTTCAAGTAACATTTTTTCAATCTGAGAACCTTCAGCCAACGGTGAATATGTTTTCAAATACATTAATCTTTCTTGCATTTTTCTAATATCTCGTAAACCTAAATTACCCCCGCTTTTAATATAATTATCAAAAGATTTACCCATTGTTTCTGTGAATTCGCGCGCAGCAACATCAAAATCTAATTTTAAAGTTCCGTTTTTGATACGCATAGACCAATTTTGTAAGAATATATCAAAACTTGCATTTGCCCATCTTAATGTCGGTCGAAAGATGACTGTGTAGAAATAATCAAACGGAACTAACACTTTTTTAAGTAAATACATCAAATTCCATTCACTGGAAATTCGTTTGAACGTTGTACCTAAATTATCAACTGTAAGAACAAAAGGTTCCATTGCTTCGTCAGCTAATGTATACCATTTATATTCAGTTCCATTTTTTTCAAAATCTTCTAATGCATCTACTAACTTTTGTTCGTTAGGTGTTAATTCGTCTGTAGAATTTTTCAATTCATCAACGTAGTCGTAAATAAATTTAGATGGTTGATTTCTGTACTTGGTTGTTAGTTTTTCAGCATCGATGGATTTACCAGATTTCCAATTTTCAACAGATTCAACTATTTCTTTTTCAATAGGTGTCAAACTTTCTTCACCTTTAGTCTTAACTTTATCAAGTATGTCATAGTAAAATTCTGAAAGAAGTTCATCTAATTCTTCAGTTCTAGGTGCACCTATCCCTTGAGGATCTGGAACCTGTCTTTTAACGGTTTTACTAGAAGAAGATGCAACGTCTGAAATAGGTTCTACTTTTACTGAAGATTCTTTTATATTTCCATTTAGTTCAAGTTCTTTTATTTTTTCTTTAATTGGAACTGATTCCCTAAATCTTTGTTTTAGATTTTTTCTAGTCCCTTCATTAACCGCTCGTTCAACAGGAGACATATTATCAGTAACCGGATATTTTTTATCTATTAACTTATCTATTTCATTATAAGGTACTTCTGCAGTTTCCATAATCTTCCCTTCATTTTTTCCTTTTTCCATTGAATCAACGATTGAAGTTTCAAGATCAGTTTCCCATTGAGTTTTTGGTTTATTTTTGAAAAAACTATCACTTCGTACACTAACTATTGAAGAAATTTCATCATCGGTTAATTTATACAAAGTAGTTAAAACTTTTGCTTCTGATTCTGTTATATCATCTACAAGATCATCTAATGTTCTAAAACCATTACCTGAAGAAATTTTAGTCTTAACTTTTGGTTTTTTAAAAAAAGTTCTTAAGATTTCAATTTCATCTTCAGTATATTTTCCTGTACTTTTCGCATATTCAACTAAATCATCAATTTCACTATCAAGAAGTTCAACACCTTCCACCGCCGACTTTCTTACTATTTTTACCAAGTCGTCAAGGTTTTTAGCTGCCGCACTAGACGATGCTCGTATTATTGCCATTAATTCCGCACCTTCGTTCATCAAAGGTTTTTTTGGTTCAATACCCATCAATGTTTGATACCTTGTTATTTCTTGTAAAATTTCCTTTTCCATAATTTTTATTTTAAATCGTTTTCTGTTAAACTACCATTTTTAGCCTTTTCTAAAAATAATTCTACTTCATAAACAGTAGTGTCTGAAACATTAAGACCTTCATAATTTTTATTTAAAAATATTTCAGCTTCATTAATTAATCCATTTTTTTGTTTTATGTATGCATTTTGCATATCTTTTTCAGAAATTAACATTTTTTTATCTGTACGTTTTTTAACATCTTCAAGACTATCTAAGAGTTCTTCTCTAAGTTCATCAATTTCTTCGTCAGTGTAATTTATGTTTGCATAATTTTTAACTTCATCACTTTTTGATTTTAATATATTTTGTAACTTTATTAATGTTTTTGTTCCTGCAATACCATCTGACGGTGATATACCATTTTTTTTCTGAAATTCCATAACTGATGCCTTTGTAAAATTGTCAAAAAATCCCCAGTGGAAACTTGTGTCAACATCCGCAGTCTTCATTCCAAATGACATTTCTTCAAAAGAACTATTTAAATTTATTGATTTTTTCTTACCAAATTTGTCGGTTATTATTAAAAAATGTTTTTTACCAATATCCCTTTTCAAATAAACATAAGTAATAGGACGACCGTTATAAGGGTTCCATTCTTGTACTAACGTTCCATCTTTTTCTGTCAAGTTTGATTCTACAGCTTCTAATGATTTCATCGAAAGTACCCCTATTCCTGTTAAAGTATTACGTGCAAACATTTGAATTTTTTGAATGTTGACGGCATTTTTAAAACCCCACAAAGTAGAACTTTTATATACTGTAAAACTAGATGATATATTTTTTGCAAACCCTAAACTTTCTAACGCCATTTGAATGAATACTAAGTCAACGCTGTACACTTTTGATAATTTTTCACTAAACTCTTCACCACTTTCGATATTATCTTGTATAACGTTTATTATTCTGTTTTTCATAGAAATTTCTTTGTCAAATTCTTCAAATATTTTTTCAACTTCAGGATTTGTTGACATGACACCTGTAGTAAACGGTTGTAAATGAGGACCTAAATCACCAAGAAGTTTCAAAATTTTCCAATTTGATTTTTTTAATTCAACAAGTGGCATGGTATTTTGGATTTCATATTTGTATGCAATGTAATCCCAACCAATAAACCCCCCACCAATGATTAAACCTAATTTCGATAAAATAGCTGTTGTTGCAACACCAAGATTAATAAGTTTTAGAAGAAATAATCCGAATATTTTTGACTTCATTATATATGTCATAGCAACTCTTACAAATTTAAAAGCAGTTCCCAATCTTACCAATCGCATAGTTTGGTTTGTATTTTTTAGAAATTGCAAAAGTTTAATTTCATTTACACTATATTTTGAGGATTTTATCAAGGTTTTTTTTATCAAAGAATTCCCACTTGATTTAATAAAAGGGCTCAAACCAAAATCTAAAGGACCTAATGCGGCAAAAGTATATGACAAACCCGCAGCATATGTATTACCTTCTTCTTGATATTTTACACCATCCGCAAATTCAATAACTGCACCTAAAGCCATACCAATGGGACCGAAAAAATTCAACACTAATGATATGAATGGAGCAACTGTATGAAAATATTTATCAACAACCTCCTCAGCTTTATTTGTTGCTGTACATTTTTTCAAGTCAAACCAATCATTAACACTTGTTACTGTTGGGACATTTGTCACATACTTCAAATTCAAAGGACCGTCCAATTTGAAAAATGAACCCGTAGGTAAGTTAGAATTATATTCAGTAGGTGCATAAAATTCCACATCTTTTTTACATTCGCACCAATATGTATTATAAAGATATCCTTTTTCTTTTTTTACGACAATACCTCCACCTGTTTGGACGTATTTTTTTCCTTCTTTTCTTCTTTTATTAACTTCTTGAGCATAATTCAATGGGTAAAAATCTTTTGTTGGATGATTATATTTTACATCAACTATTGGAGAATTACAAATATCAAAAGGTGTTAAACCATTTTTTACCCAATCACAATACCCTGCTACCGCACCAAAGGAATTATCAGGACTTATTCCACCACCACCTGTTCCACAAACATATGGTGCCCATTTATCATAAAGGTATTGATAACTTTCATCTTCTTTTTTATTCTCATCTTGTATGTATTTTGACGTTTCATATGTTGCTGCCGCAATTTCACGTCCACCACCAGCCATATATTGTTCACTAATAGTTTTACCTTTATCAAAATTAATAAGTTGTAACTGTCTTAGTATTTCTTCTTCAATTATTTTTTTCATTACGATTAATTATTTATAATTATTTCCGGTAGGTCCAAATTTTCTACCCGATACCCAAACTCGTTCACCTGACTTATTTGGTTTGTTACCGGGTCCTTTTACTAATTTAGAACCAACAACTTCAGCCCATTTTGTTAGTGAACCTGAATTACTAGGACCATCAGCCCTACCACTTGCCCATTTATTTAAAGTGGGATATGCTGCACTTGAAGTTGCACCTTCACCACCTGCCTCATCTTCGGTAATTTCAGATTCATCCATACCATCAGGTGCATCATTATCACCATCGTCTGACGATGGACCTTTTTGAATTGGTTCTTGACTATCTCCCTTATCAATTAAATCAACGTCAGTCGTAAATTTATCCTCTAAAACCATCAATTGTCGGATTCTTCTTATATCTTCAATAATTAAATTCATTTTTTAATAAATAGTTTAACCCTATTAAAAATGTTTATTTTACTGAAAAAGGATTTTTTAAACTTTTTCCGACTTGTTAAATCGTCTAAGTGACAAGCAACTTCAAGTTTCAACTTTTTTGATTTTGTGTAAAATGACATACTATAATGGTTATCGATAATCCACTCTTTAAGTAATTCGAAATCTAAAACATCGGATTTTTTTAAAGGAAACTTTTTTAAATCTTTATTTAAGATTGATTTCAATATTATTATTTTGGAATCTAAAGAAATGACAATAGCAATTTCAGAAGTAACCATACCAAGGCAATTCTTTTTTCTAAGAACTATTTCACATAAAAAAAAATGATATGGAATGGGTTTCTTTATCATATTAATAAATATAATAAATTATATGAAACCTTAAAACTAATTTTTGGTGTTTTTACTTATAATTTACCTTTGGTAATTTTTTTGGGTAAACAATATAGTATTCATTAAGAAACGAAATTAAATTGTCTTCATTATTAATATAATCATAGTCATCTTCTTCCCATTCATCTTCTTCTTCAAGAAGTGACTCGAATATGTCAAAATTTTTATGATTGTCAAAACCAAATTCTTCAAAGAAAGAATACTCAATCAAATCTTCTCTGATTTCGTCTTCTTCGTCACCTAACAACCTAAATTCCACATTTATCAAATTTTGTGTTTTGTCGATATAATGTGTAACAATTTCAACAACTTCCATTAGTTAAAATTTTTAAATCTTTTGAATAAGTCAAGTGTTTTTTCGATACTTTCATTTATATTGTCATCTTCATCTTCAAGTTCTAACTTGTTAACAAATTCTTCAGCATCATCTAAACTAATAAATTCATCTTCAAAAACATCTACAGGTCCTTTCGAAGTAAAATCATATGGTTTTTTTCCTGGGTTTGGTTGAACCATACTTTGTTGAGGTCCTGGTGAATCAAAATCATATGCCGGCATTATTTCGTCGTAATTCAAAGGTTTTGCGGTTATTTCATTGATTCTATGATTGGTGTATGTCTTTACAACATTATTGTTAGTTACTGTTATTCCTTTACTATCTCTTGCATCGTCGTAAACACTTATCGGGTACATATTAGTTCCCACATTTCCAACAGCATACCCGTCATATGTTTTACTGTGTTGTTTTAATATATCGTCAGTTTCTTTTTTTGTTAATCCTGCAAATCCTCTCATTTTATAATTTTCTAAAAAGTTTATCTTGATATAAATATTAAAATATTTTCATAAAGTATTTAACACATGCTTGAGCCAATAGTTTCATTTCACGTTGCACATTATTAATTGTTATTTCTTGTCCTCTTTCTTCAATGTTTTGTACACTTTTGGATATTAAAATATTTCTTACAGTGTCGGACATATCAAGTATTTCATCTATAATATCTTCATCAAAATCACGTTCATAAGATTTCATTTTTATAAAATCTTTCAAATAGTCTTTGGACGCCCCTAATAAACCTGGTGATTGAAACATATTTACAATACCAAGTTTTCTAATTAATTCCAAATATGTTTGGATTATTTTCATTTCTGACTTTGGTAAAGCGGATATTATCTTGAATGCCTTCATGACATCATCCATATTGTCCATTTTGGATTCATTAATGTCAGTTGGATTTTCCATATAAAACATTTTATCGTAAACCCACCCATCGACTTCCGGAGCCAAACTTAACTTTGATATAACTTTTCCTTCGTCGTCGTACCATTCCATATCATACATGAACCCAAGATCGTCTTTTGTGAATTTGGGTACATCCATTATTTTCAAAACTTTTCCTTTTGTTCCCGATGGTATGTCTTCTCCATCCAAATGTAATAACATGATACGATCGCCAGGTTTTAATTCGGGATTTAACTGTTTGAAATTTTTCATATTCAATAAATATAGGTTACACCTAAAACATAAATATTATTTGAGATTTGAAATATGTATCTCTTTACCGTTTACATATTCTATTTTTGAACCAGTAACCATAGTTAAATAAACAATCCCATTGATAATTGACACGTCAATAGCCACTACATTATATCCAAAACTTGAAATAACTCTATTATGGCTATCTGATTGTTTAAGTGAATATAGTAATCTTTTTCCTATCCACTCATTTGTCATATATTGATGAATAAAATTAGTAATATTTCCTTGATTGTCGTCGGTTGTCCATAAAACAACACAAGCAGCAACTTCAGCCGACGACGCAAAATCTTTATTTGTGTTGTAATAATTATTTCTATCCATATAATACCCAATTATAGTATCGTTACCTTTGTATTTAACACCGTCTTTGATTTTGAATTCATCGTGAGTCATAATAATTGAACCATCATTTTGTTGAATGTCAGCAAGAAATTTATTGTGGTGAAGACAAGCATTACTTGCGTTATCGTTCACAATTGTTTTTGGAATACCATTATGTAATTCATTCCTCATGGTATCCAAGTGCTTAAGAAAGTAATATTGAATACTATCCTCATCAAAATTGTGAGTTTGTCCATATGAACTCACAGTCAAAAATAAAACTAAAATTGTGATTATTGTTTTCATGTTGAAAGATTTGAGCAGTAAATATAACACTTTTTTTTTTAATTATAGTTATATTTATAAATAAAATATTTATGGACAAAAAATTGTTAGAAGAAATTAATAAAATTAATTTTTTAAATTCTTACAAAGTAGGTAAAACTTTGAATGAGCAATCTGATTTGAGTTCTGAAAATTTAATTTTAGAAATTAATGAACCAAAAACTAAAAGTTTTAATTTGAATTTAGGTGGAGGTAGAAATCAATTAAGAGATATAACCCGTGGTTCACTTAACATTGGCGGGGAATTTACATACGACAAAGAAGTCGATGAAGAACTAACAAAACCTGCGAATGTCACCCAAAAAATGAATGCCGAACTTTCTTCTTTTGCGGAGTATAATAAATTGACAGGTGAACAAAGAATAAAATTAGGTGAGGCATTTTATAACGCACTTAATACTATATTGGATGACCCAAGAGTATACATTTCTAAACAAACTGACAAATCACAAAAAAAAGAAATTAGAAAATTAAAAAAATTCTTCAAGAAAGCACAAAGATGGAAATTTGTAATGAACAATGAAGTACTTCCAGAAGAATACAAGTCTGTAGATTTGTCTTTGATTGCTGAAGTCGAACCTGAAGAATTAACCGGATTGAAAACAGCACTACAAACAGCATTAACAAATAAGTTTGATTATGAATGTGAAGAAGATGTGGTATTATCTAATTCTCAATCAGTTTATGCAGGAAATAATGAGGATGGCACATTTAATTATGTTCCTGTAACAAAAAAACCATTATCTTTCATAATCACTACTGAAGAAGAAGAAGTAAAACCCGCAAAATTAAGAGATGCAAATGTAAAAGAAACTAAAGCATCCAAAATGATAGAAATACCAAAAATAGAAACAAATTATGATCCGGGGGCATCAGACCCAAAACCGTTTTTAGAAAGTGCTATGGAAACAATATATAACACTTTATATTCTACAAAAATTGATTATGAAAAACCAAAAGGTGATTCAGATAGTAAAACACTGAAAGAAATGATTGAATGTAATCGTAGTGGTGAATGTGACGTATCATATAGAATAGAAATATATAAAGTATATTCAGAATCTTCAGCAAGTAATACTTGGACGGGGACTGATGTTTTGGACGTGACACACACAAATGATGATGAATTTGTTAAAAAAATTGAAAATATAGAAAAGACAGGTAATAATTTAAAAAATGCAGCACTTGCAAAGAAAAGAGGTGATCTTTTAGTACAAAGTATAGTTTCAAAATTCAAACAAAATACAGATATAATAGTATCTGAAAACATATATGATAATGTTGATATGTATTATAAAGTAACTGATACTGGAGGTAAACTTGATAATGATCCTACCAAAACTTTACCGAATCCTGGTCAGTATGCTAATTTTACTTTTTATGTTAGGGTAACAATTCTTGGTAATATTAAAATTTCGGCAGAAAGTGAACTAACAGGTAAAATTGCTAATAATGTCATTTCTCTTGAATACATTGGAAAACAAGGGGGAGGTTTTGGTTTTAGTTCGTATTCTTACACTACTGGAAGGATGAAAGCACAATATGTTGATCATTCAGGTGCATCTGATTGGATGAGTGCAAGTAAACAAAGACGTAGAAATAAATCAAACGATAGAGATTATGCCAGAAGGACAGGCACGATACCAGCATATAAACAAAACAGAAAAACGTACGGAAGATCTTATAGGTAATGAAATTTTTCAAATACCTTATAGTTCAAATAATGAATAAATATGGTTCTTTTATGTGGTTAGGAACTCATGTTGGTGTAACCCAAATTGATTGGCATTATCTTTTAGAAATTTTTTTGTGTGTAATGATTAACTTCTTAATGATTTTTGCCGTATATTTGGAGTGGAAAGACAAAGAAGATGAAAAATTACAAAAAACTACCAATACCTAAAGATTCCGCATGGGAAAGAAAATTCCTATGGTATAAATTTCCCTCTTCTATTCGTAACTTTTGTACAGGTGTATCCAATATAATCAAATGGTTTCCTACAATTTGGAAACAAAGAGATTGGGACAGTGACTTTATTTTTAATATAATACAAAAAAAGATAGAGTTTCAAAGGGAATATCTTGTTAAATCCAACAGACACACAAGAATAGATATTGACAACCGTGATATGACTATTGTTCTTAACTTAATTGACAGAGTAAGAAACGATTACTATTCAATTGAGTTCCATGATTATGAGGATAGTGAGTATCTTATGAAAGATGTTGAGGGGTTTCCAAAACACAAAAGATTAGAAATAAATGTTAAATCCGAAAGATACGGTGAATATCTTTCAAAATATAAGTCCTCTTTAAGACAGGTTTATAAGGAACATCCCCAAGGGACAAAAAGAGAATATTGTATGTATATTGCAAGACATAACCAACAAAAGGCAAAAGACTTATTGTTTAAAATTTTGAAAGAAAGAATAGAAAGATGGTGGGATTAAAAACATACAAAGTAAAAGATAAAGAAATATATGAAAACTTAAGAAAAATGTTTTCAGGGATTGCATTTTTTAGAAGTGAAAAAAATGAATATTTCATTAAGGTAACAAAAAACCCAACAATAGATGAATTCTTAAAGTTGGGTTTATTGTTTGAAGTATGTTAATTTTATTTCAATAAATTATAATATGTTTTGAATTTAGAAATTCTGTCAGCCAAACCATGTGTTCCTCCATTAACTCTTTTGGTGACTGCGGTTACTGTTGCATCGTCAGCTCCTTTATCACAGATACTCCACAAACTATTGTTATTAAAGAAAAACGCCGCGGATGCTAACGGATATTTTGTAGCAACTAAATCAGGATTTGCCACACAATCTTCACCGATGAATTGTGTAAATTTAACGTAGTTTGATTTACCTGTCAATTGAATATATCCCCTTCCTCTGAATTTAAATCCTTCTTTTGTTGATTCATCACCATTACCCATTCTTCCACCGTAAACACGGGAAGCAATCTTTTCAGGTTGTTTAGCGTAAGATTCTGCAAGATTTCCAGGAAAGTACTTTCCAAATACTTTTTTTAACCCATCAACGGAATAATTTAGATTTTCTGATACCGCTTTAAAACTACCTGATTCGTGTGCACATTGAGCTAAAAAGTGTGCAAGTCTTAAATTGTTTGTAATATTAAATTTCTTTGCGGTTTCTGCAATTTGTGCAATAACACCATCAGGAATTGTCCCTTTTAGTTTTTCGATGTTTAATCCCTGAACAGGTGCAATTACCACATCTTCTTTTATCACTTCACCACCAAACATTTTTGTCCAAGTACCTGAACCAACAATACCATCGGCAGTTAATCCATTTGCTTGTTGCCATTCTTTAACTTTCTTTTCTGTGTTTGGACCGAATGAACCATCGGCAGTTAAACCGAGTTTGGTTTGTAGTTTTTTTACATCGTCCCCTTTTGAACCTACTTTTAGTAACATTTTAATTATTTATTTATTGTTTATTTTCTGTGGCATATTTGATACCCATTATTGTTCCAACTATTGAAAAAGCATTTGTTAACAAAATCCCAAATATATTAGACCAAGCAGCGCTTATAACTTGTGTATCTTTTTCCATAAATAAAGTAAACACATAGACGCCAGTTGTAACAACACCAACACCAATTATTACCCAAAGAGCAACTTTCACAATTGTTGATATAAGTTCTGTTTGATTTCTTTTTTGGATAATGTCCAAATCGTTAATTGCACTTTCTTTTGCCTTTTCTGCTTCTATTCTTGCCTGTTCTGACTTTACCATTTCGTTTTTAAGTTCTTCGGTAAGTCGTAGGTTATCTTGTTTCCATTCGTTAAGTTCTCTGTTTTGAACCTCAAATGTCATTTTGGAATCTTCAACTTCTTTGAGTGTTGTTTGAAGTTCCTCAAGTATTTGTTGATTCTGAGTGTTCAATGACTTTAAATCTTCATTTTGTTTTTGAATCTTTTTTGTCATTTCAAGACGTTTTCGTCTTTTTTCAGAATCTTTTGTTTCACATTCTTTTAAATACTTTTTGAAGTCTTCATCGTCTTCACCATCGATGAGTTTTGTGATATTACCTTCAAGTCCTATACCTTTATTTTTGTATAGTTCTAATAAAGTTTTCTTTGTATTTTTATCTATTTTAATCATCTGTAAATTTTAAAAGGAGCGGTTCTTGTTTTATACCCCTCATAATCTTTTTTAAATTCTTCCAATCTTGGTTCGATTTCATCTGATTTGATAATCCAAAATTGTGCACCTGATTGAAGTGCCTTTGCTTGTTCATCTGGTTCGTTTGATGAAGAAATAATTCCAATAACAACATGATTACCATATTCAAAGTTAATTCTTCTTACAAGCTCAATTCCATCAAAAGAACTACCAATTATATTTAAATCAACAAATACACATTCAGGTTTATCTTTGGTATTCTTATCGTCAAACCATTGTTTAAACATCTTTGCTGCTTCGTCTGCACTACTAATAGATTGTAGAGATAAACTTATATCAAGTAGAGAACAAGCGTCCTCAAATACTAAATGAAATAAATCTTCGTCATCAACCAATAAAATAGAATCAATCATCTTTTTTTGTCTTAATTTTTATTTTAGTTCCATTGTTAATTTTTTCACAAGTCATTGTAAATCCGTGTTCTTCTAAAATGGTTTTACTAATACTTAATCCCAAACCAATTTCAGAATCCCCCTTTTTAGTTAAATACTTCCCTGTTATCGTTTCTAATTCCTTTTGTGTAAACCCTCTACCGTTATCTTCCACAATTAAGTCATTTTTATCCATATAAATCTTAACTAATTTGTCTTCACTATCGTTATATTGTAATCCGTTTTTAACTAAGTTGTCTATTGCGTTACAAAATAATGTGTCGTTAATATCAAGTATTACTAATTCGCTAATCTCTACTTGATTCTTATATGAAGTGGATTGGAAGTAATCTGTTAATAGTTTTGTTGTGTCCGTTTCTTTTTTATCTAATACCACTTGTTGTTTTACAAGGTTTGTGAATTCATAAACTCTTTTGTAAACTTTTTGTGTGTGACTCAAACCATCTTTAATCATTTTGATGGGTGCAGCAATTTTAAGATTTTCAATATCTTCCTGGGTGATTCTTTTTTCTAATGATGATATACCTCTTGGAATGTAAGTATTGATACCAGAGTGCATATCGTGTCTTATGATTCTTGCTGAATATTCTAAGTATTTGTTTTTCTTATTGATATCGGTTAGTTGTTTATCTATTTCTGTATCTTTAACTCTAATTGTTTTTCTTTGAAGAAGTACAAGGATGAATAAAATAAGTACTGATGCACCAATTATTAATCCTGTTAAATACTTTTTCAAAGTCGCCTTTTCTATGTTTAATATTTTAGTTTCGCCTTTTAATTCATCACTTTCAATTGTTAAATCAATTACTTCTTTTTCTTTTTCTAATGATTTGATTGTGTTATTTTTTGATGATAGTAATTCTTCATTTGGTTTTTCACTTTTAAGTATCGAATCCCTTTCTTTAGTTAATTGATTAATTTTATTATTAATCATTTTTGCCAACTCCAACATATCGTCTTTTGATAAATTATCATATGATTTTGGTAAACCTCCTAAAAACTCCAAATCTTTTTTCATTTGTTTGGCATCTTCTTGTGATATTTCTGGTTTTGTTTCTTCTTTGTCTTTTGTTTTTTCAACAATAATTTTTTCTTTGTATCTTTTTGCTCTTTTTAGATACCAATCGGCAGCATCATACATACCTTTGTCATAAAACGCAAAACCAATTTCTCTGAAAAGTTTTAGGTTTGTGTTATCAGTTAAACTATCAAGTTCTGTTAGATTTTTATTCCCCAACTTATCAATCAAACCTGAAATGTATTTGTCTTCAGGACAAAGTGGAACACCTTGATCCCAAGTCGCCTCTAATTGTGAATAAGAATTCACAACAAAAATAAAAGTTGTTAAGAATAATAATAGTTTTTTCATTTAAGTTTAATCTTCATTTTAGTTCCAATATCGTTTTTCTCACAGGTAATTTTGAACCCGTGTTCATTTAAGATTGCGATACATATGTTTAATCCAAGTCCCGTTCCACCTTCCTTTTGGTTTTGTTTTCTTGTGTAAGGTTGGGATAAGTATTCAAAATCTTTTTGTGTCATCCCTCTACCATTGTCCTGTAGAATTAGTGTGTCTTCTTCCATAAATATTTTAACAAACTTGGTATCACTATCGTTATATTTCAAACCATTTCTGATTAGGTTGTCAATTGCTGTGCAAAATAAAGATTCGTTTACATCAGTGACTGGTAATTCCTCAATAATCACCTGACTTTTATATGCCGTTGATTGTAGGTATTCATCCAAGATAGTTTTGAGGTTACATTCAGTTTTACCCATTCTTGAATCTTTTTTAACCAAATTGGTAAATTCATAAACACCCTTATAAACTTTTTGTGAATGTTTTAATCCTTCCTTAATCATTTTAAGTGGGGATTCAATTTTTAATTCCTTGATTACATCATCATTTAATCTTCTTTCTAGTGAACTAATTCCTCTTGGGATATAGGTGTTGATACCTGAGTGCATATCGTGACGTAATATCTTTGCTGCGTGTTCCAAATAGGTATTCTTTTTTTCAATCTCTTCTGATTTTTTCATCAAGTCAGTTACATCGTATCTAATAGACATAAATCCTTTTAGTTTGTCTGTTTCAGAATCAAACTCAGCGATGATATAAGAATCAACCCAATATATTTCACCATTTCTATTTTTGTTTGTCACAACCTTATTCCATATCTTTCTATCTTTTACGGTTGTCTTATACATATCCTTCCAAAACTCCTTTGGGTGAAAACCTGAATTTACAATACTGTGGTCTTTACCCATTGCTTGTTTTAGTTTCCATCCTGATACATCCTCAAACCTTTTATTAACATATGTTATTTTACCATTTGCGTCTGCCTTACTTACTAATACCGAATAATCAATGAAATGCTCAATATCATCTATTGTTTTGTTTATACGATTGATTTCTTTTACGGAGTATGAAAAGGAATAAAGTGATGCTAACATCTGAGCAAAATCAATTTCACATTTGTCCCACATTTTTGGTTCTAAACTTTCAATACAAATAACCCCGATAGTGTCACCCTTATAAACAATTGGAACATCCAACATTGATTTAATACCCAAAGGTTTCAAATACGATTCAGTAAAACAAGAAGTTGCTTGGTGAGTTTCAGCATCATTTGCAACAATCACGGGATTTAACAAAAGAGCAAGGAAGTAATCCAAATAATCTTTTTTATGTAGTTCAATATTCTGATACCAACTATTTTCTGATTTAACATATAGTTGTTGACATACAATTGAACTTCTATCCTCATTGTATAGCCACACAGAACATCTATCAACATCCATATTAGTGGACACTTCTTTTGTTAGAATTTTTGCTCCTTCAGAAATATCACCATCATAAAATAATGGATTATGGGATTGTGAAATTATTGTTTCATTAAGTTTTTTTATATATTCACCTTTTACCTTACCTATTTTGTTTCTTTTAACATATTCATATGCAAACACAGAAAAAAATGGGATAAATGCTAGTATTATGGCGTAACCAAAATACCCTATCATATCTACATATTCAATAAAATGAAAAACAAGTAATGATTGTGAACACAGGAACAATAACATCAGAAAGGCTGATATTACCAACGAAATTTTTGAAAGATTTGTCATACATATAAATATCACAAATCTTTCTAAAACTATTTACTTTCTGTTCCTATATAAACTTACAAGAACAAAAGAAACTAAAATCATAATTGGAGTAACAACTAAAGCATACATATCTATATTCATCGTATAAGTGTTAAATGCCCAACTAGTACTTTTCTAGCATCGTTTATTAAATTTCCAAATTCAATTTTCCAAGTATAAACACCTTCAGTACAAGCCTTTCCGTTGTAATCACCCAACCATCCAATTGTATGGTTATTGCTTTCGAAAACAACTTCACCCCATCTATTTAAAATAGTTAATTGATAATCATACGGATCGAACCCTTCGGTAAATATTGGTAACCATGTTTGGTTATATTCGTCACCATCAGGTGTAAAAGTATTCGGTATAAAAATTAATTCTTCAGGACAAGTCGTCAAATTAACTGTTGTTGATTGGGTTTCTGAAACACATCCATTTACCACCTGATAAACTTGTATTGTATAGTAACCATTAGTAACCCAACTTTGTCCTAAACTGTAAGATTCTGTTGTATCACCATTTAAAATCCAATAGTAAGTACCACCATTTAAATTGGATTCTACACTATATATTCTATTAACAATATCACCTTCACAAAATTCCACCATTTCATCATCAGGATTAATGTCATCTAAAATTGGTTGTGGGTTTACAACCACAGTTATTGTAGTATCAAACGTACAATTTGTTTGAGTATATTCATATGTAATTGAATTATTACCAACCAAAGACACATCAGGGCAAAATTGATTATTATTGACACCTAAACCTGATAGATTACCACCAATTGGATTTACTATCAAATCAGCACAATCATCATAATCACAAAAAGGTCCGATTTGTTGTATAGTTGGATTTATATCCAAAATGTATAAATCAAAATCTTGAGGTAAACTTTCACATCCATCCGAATTTATTCCAATTACACTCACACCTTGGGGAACAAATCCACTTGGGTTATCGTCCCAATTTATGTAAATTGAATCATTACCTTGACCGTTTATAATACTTCCAAGTGTTGTCCAAGTATATGTGTAACCATTTCCGTTGTCGTTTACAAAATATAATTCACTTGATGAATAATCACAAATCGTATCGATTGATTGAATCGGATTAATAACAACTTGTGGAGGATCAGTAAGTGTTACAGATGCCGTTACATCACATCCTTGATTGTCAGTTACTGTTACATCATATATTCCTTCACATAAATCAATAAGGTTTGGTGTACCTTGTCCATTACTCCACACATAGGTAAAAGGAGCAACTCCGTTAGATGGGGTAACATCGATTGTTCCATCACAACTTTGAAAACAAGTTGGGTTTGTAAAAGTAACATTTAATGGTTGTAGGTTTGGTGGACCTGGTTGTACAAATACAGTGTCAGGTGTTTGTCCTGGTATATTATTACAAGTGTTCCATCCTACGTTACAAGCAGGATAAACTAACTGACAAGTATAATTTGCACCAGCTTGTGGTGGTGTTACCGTAATAGATGTTCCAACACCAATAGGTGTTGGGTTACCTACTTGATACCATGTTGGTGTTGGGATAACTGTAGGCCCACTTGGTGTGTATCTTCTTGCATCATTATTAGCAGTCCACTGGGTTGAGTTTCTACCTGGTACAGTTACTGCGAATGTTCCATTGTTGTTATGTAATCCTTGTACGGCAGTTCCTCCTGCCCAAGCTAAGCAATTAGGTTTATTTTGAATATGATTTTCAATAATGTTTGTTGATTCATAAATTACAATATGAAATGTCCCTGTCAAGTTAGTACAAGAAAACATTGGTACGTTTATCCAACTAACAACCAATTTTCTACATGGTGCGGTTCCTTGAACTTGGTATCTAATCTGTCCCCCAACTCCAGGATGCCAATCTTGCCAAGGACCCATGATACAGTTCTTTGGGACTGTTCCTAATCCTGATGGGATTGTTGTTGATGTGAATGTTGTTGGTTGAGCTGGTGAAAATGAAACCCACCCATTAGAACCAACATAAAATTGTGTATAGGTTTGTCCAAAAAAACAAAAAGTAAATCCTATATTAAAAGGTCCTTGTTGTGAATCATCAGCCATTATAAGTGATGTCCCTGTATTTGTTTGTGCCACGTATGGTATGTTTGTTACACCATAGTTTGTTGTTTGATTTGGGTTACTGCCAGGTGCACATTGACTAAAGTCCGCAGTTAGTGTAGTCGAACCAACACCACACGCAAGATATTGATCGGGTCCTAAATTTGGACAGAACTGTGAATAACCAACAAAGGTTAAAAAAAAGAAAATTATGTTTAAAAGCTTCATAATAATAAATAGTTTATTTTATAACGTTAGATTTTGAAATAGGTTGTTTTTTACCAAACCTGAATTAAATTTTATCATTTACTGGAAATCAAATATTTATATTAATACAAATGAAGAAATTTGTCAAGATATTAGGAGACATTATCAACGAACAACTTGTTGAAGGGTTTGAATTTGCGGTTGATCCAAAAACCGGAAAAGAACTTTCAGATCCTTTCAAAAATGATTATGCAATAGATTATCGTTCAGGTAATCAACCAGTAAAAATAAAAGTGGGTGGAAGTATGGAAGACGAACCACTTCCACCTTTAGAATCTTTGACTGATCCGGCAGTTGATTGTTTAAATAATGTACTATCACAACCACAATTTAAAGGAAAGTGGAGTAACATTTGGGGTTATGCAGATAGATACGTTGCTGGATCAAAAATAAAGTCCGAACATTCATATGGAAATGCATTGGATTATGTCGCAAAAGGAGGTGATTTAGATCCGACTATGCAAAAACTTGCTGACTACTTGGTTGACAACGCGAGTGAGCTTAAAGTTAAAAATGTGATTTATAATTATAAAATATGGAATAGTCCAAAAGGATGGCATGATTATGACACTTCAGGAGGAAAATCAGCACATACTGATCACGTCCATGTTGATTTTATAAAATAATTATTTTAAAAATCTTAATTTATAAAGTGTTGAATTAATTAATTCACAAACCGTATCAATTTGATTTTGTATATATGAATCTTCACAACAATCCCTCAAATTTTCTACTTTTTTGCACAAGTCTTGTAAATATTTTATAGAAGTTTCCGTATTTTTATATGGTGCGATGTCATAAGATTTATAACTTTCAATAATTCCATATTTACCTTGGTATGATTCAACCAATCCATCAAAGATATCACCAATAGAATCATAGTAATCATTCAATGCTTTGTGTTCAGCGTATGAACCTGTTTGTAAATGTAGTGTATGGGTTTGTGTTCTTGAATGTAATATCAAAGACACCATTTCGGAAAATTCTTTTTTAGTTTTTTGTTCTGAAATCATTTTTTCACCTTTCACTCCATTTGAAAGTAATTCTTTTTTTGTTATCATAATGAATTGGTTTTATATTTATAAATATGATATTGAATGAAAAAATAAACAGAATCCAAAAACTTATGTTATTGGAAAATAATCAAGAACATGACTTGGGTGTGTTCAAAAAGTTTGATTTAAATAAATTCAAGTCATTTCCCCCACCAGCAGATAATAGTCAAAAAACAAAAAACGAACTTAAATTTTTAAAAACTATAGATTTAAACAAAAGATTTGTTCAAGAAAAAGATGATATTTATGGAAATTTTGTGGAACTTTTAAAAGAAAAGAATATAAAATACCCAAAAGAAAAATTAGAAAAAATTCATTATGACGTATCAAAAGTTGTTCGTGAATTAAAAATGTTCTACAAACGTCCACGTCCATTCAGATTGGATAATGACATGAACGATATCTTGTTAAAATCAATGACAGGTTTTGCATACCCATCGGGACACTCTACACAATCATATCTTTTATGTCACATATTAAGTTATATGTATCCTGAGTTTAAAAGTGATTTTGAAAAAATTGCAAAAGATATTGTTTATTCAAGACAAATGGCAAAAGCACATTATCCATCAGATATTAGTTTCGGGAAAAAATTAGCAAAAGAGTTATTTAATTTTTTAAAAAATCAAGATGTTATTTAATTTTTTTTGTATATTTGTAAAAAACAAAATATGAAAACAATAAAGACAAAAGAAAAACAAGAAAAACAATTACAGGACGCTCTTGATGTTGTTAACAAATGGAAAGAAAAATTTACCTTTTCACTTGTAAACCTTATGTTCTTCGGTTTTATTTTATTTGCATATATGATAAATCCTTTCTTGGGTTTAATTCCTATTGTTGTATTAGGTATTCTGATTTTGGTTTTTATTCAACAAACTATTCGATCACACAATTATAAAAAGTTTCATTATACCACATATAAAGCACTTTTAATAATTCATGAAAAAATAAATGATTTATAAAAAAAAGGGACATAGTCCCTTTTTCAATTTAAAGATCTCCTCTACCTGAACCGAAACCGTGTCCTTGTCTCATTCCACCAACCATCGGTTTTACCACATTTTGGTAGAATTTACTTTTTTGGAATTTTGTAGGATTTGCAATGAATTTTAATACAACGTTTCCACTTCTTCCTTGCATCAATTTAACTTCACCATCGTAACCGTCTTCAGCCGCTTGTTTTACCACTGAATCAACACTATTATATAAGTCATCATCAGTTAAGTTGTATTCTTCAAGTAAATCATCAATAGCACGAATTAAATCAATCTTTCTTTGTTCTAATTCCATACCACTCGGTCCAAAAATACCTTCTTCTATTTGAACTTCCTCAACTATAATTTGAATTAAATTTGTCAATTCACTTTCTGTAAGTCTAATTACTTTCTTTTTCATAATAATTTTATTTATAAATATCTTTATTTTTTAAAAATCACATTAATTCAGGAATAACTTCTTCTTCGAAAAAGAATTTTACTTGATGAATTAGTTTCCCTAGTGATTCCTGTAGTCTTTTTTCTTTTTGCTGATTTATATTCCTATCATTGTCGTCTAAATTATAGGTACTAAAGGTTGTTTGTTCAGAAATAAAATCAATTTCAGTTAAATTACCCTTATTATCTGTAGCAATTAACCCATACCAGTCTTCACCATCCCAATTTACTAACCCATAGAATAGATATTCATTATCTAAAACATCAAAATAGTCAAATGTAAAGGTAAAATCACTACCATCCATTAGTTGTTTTTTCCATTTTTTACCCATTTTTTCGTCAAAATCACCCATTTTTTGGTGTTTTTTAGGGGTAAAATCACCCTTTTTTCCTTGATTTAACCATTCAGAATAGTCTTTTAACATCATTTTTTCGTCATTTTCAAGGTTTTCATACCCAAATTCGTTCATTTTGTCTAATATATTGTCTATTTCTTGACTATTTTCGACTAAAAAACGGTATTGAGACTCTGTTATAATGATTTTCATACAAATAAATACCTAATTTTGTTGTATTTTACCCAAAAAAACGTTATTTTAGCTTAAATGTTAGAAGAAAAACTCAAAAATATACCAAAATCAAGTGGTTGTTACCTTTTTAAAGATAAAAAAGGACAAATTATCTATGTTGGTAAGGCAAAACACCTTCCAAATAGGGTAAAATCTTACTTTTCTACTAAAAATCACCCTAAAAAGACTAAATTATTGGTAGAATCCATAGTTGATGTGGATTTTTTGACTACTTTGGACGAAAATTCAGCATTTATACTTGAAAATGACTTAATAAAGTCATACAAACCTAAATTTAACATCAAATTAAAGGATGATAAGTCCAAAAAATGGTATTTAACCCTTACTGATGAGGTTTTTCCCCGTTTAGAAGTTAAAAATGACACTAATTTAGTGTCAGAACCACTAATTTGTGTGTCAAGTAGTAATATTTGTTATCAATTATACGAATTATTACACGATATCTTTAATTTACGCTCCTGTTCATACGATATCACGCCTGAAAATATAGAAAAAAACAAGTTTTCTACTTGTTTAGAGTACCATATGGGTCGTTGTGACGCTCCTTGTGTGTCAAATATCAATAAATTTACCTATAAATCTATTATTTCAGACTTAAAACAGGTTATTTTGTTCAATTTTAGTCAAGTTAAAGGTAAATTAACACGACAAATGAATAGTTTTAGTAAGAATTTAGAGTTTGAACATGCAAATAGTGTTAAATTTAGGTTAGATGCCTTAGATAAGTATGAAAAATGTGTAGAATCTACAAGAATTGGTAGTTATTTGGTGATTGCTGACGAGTTTAAAACTAAATATGGTTTAAAAAACACCCCGATTGACATAGAAATGTATGATAATTCACACACTGGAGGTGATAACAAGGTATCTGCCTTAGTTAGATATACAAATGGTAAGAAAAACACGTCAGAATACCGCAAATTTAACATAAAAACAGTAGAAAGTGCTGATGATTACGCTTCTTTTGATGAGGTTTTACGTAGAAGGTTTACAAGATTACTATCCGAAAAGAAAAAACTCCCTGATTTAGTAATAATTGACGGTGGAAAAGGACAATTAAGTGTAGCAAAGAAGGTTTTTGATGAACTTTCACTAAATAATAGGGTAGATTTGATATCTATATGTAAAAATTCATCACATAAATCGGAAAAAATCCTGTTTTCTGATGGAAATATGACAAAATTTGAAAATTCCAAGTTTTTTAATCTACTTGCAACAATTCAAGACGAAGTTCACAGGTTTGTTATCACTTTTCATCGTAAAAAACGTAGTAAATCTATGTTAGGTGTAGTTTAAAAAGGCTGTGTGATAATAAGTTGCCATCCATGAAGGCGAAACTAATGGATAATCGTTCAAAATTACATCCATTTTTATATAAATGTTTTCGGATTCCCAATAAGAACTGTCTTGCTCTAAAAAATCATAATAATTTTCTATAGTTTCAACTAAATTGTCAGTCAAAATTGTATTGTCTTGTAATTTTTCAATGAATCCTCGACTTGGTATAAATTTATTCCAAAAAATAAGTCTATCTTCTTCTGTTTCAGTATAGAACCCCACACTTTTACCGTAAATTACAATTTTTTGTTTCAAATATTTGTCAGAAACATCTAATTTATTTACAGACGAAAAAAATTCTTCAATTTTTTCTTTCAATTCTTTATTAAAATATATTTTTTTTGAATTGGATATTATTGGTTTTAAATAAATTTCGGTATATTGTTTGAAATCATATAAAATTGATTCCAATTCATCTATTAAAGCTAAATCAAAATACGAAATGTCGTTTGGATTGTACATTTTGAACACTATGTCCCTACCTGTAGGTAGTATTTCAACAGGTTCAAAAAAAATACCTTCAATGTTAACATATTTTTGTCCAATGAACTTTGAAAATATTTTTAATACCTTATTATCATCCATAATAAAAGATTATTTTAATCTTCTGAAAAATAAGAACTTTGTACTCTAACCCCTTTTGGTAATTCGAAATCACTTCTACGAGGTCTTTCCATACGTTTGTATCGTTTTACAGGATATTCTGCATTTAATTCATTTAATGCTGCAATGTATTCGTCACCAAATTCATTAATTCTATTAATTACGTCATCAACTAATTCAGTTCTGTCTGATGCTGCCGGTCCTGTAACGAATTGATTGTCTTCTAAAACAATTTTTTTAACAATTCTATTAATTTCTGATTCAGTTATTCTTGTTCTCATAATTCTTTTACTATATTTTCACATTTAATAATGAAACGTAAGATTTTATCTTCATCTTTTCTTACTATCCCATCCATAATTTCATTAAATTCTTTTGGTGTTAGAGTTTCTTCCAATTCTGACATCAAATGTGGTTCCATATCAGGACTATACCCTTTAACCCTTCTATTTAAAATTTCTCTAATTGTATTAACTAAAGCCCTACCGTAGTTCATGTTTTTAATTTCATGTTTATGAACATCGGTTGTACTTGTAATCGCTTTACTTACATCTCTATCTTTAGGTAAAGAAAATAATGAACGATAATATTCACCACCTTTTACCAATTCGTGTAACAATAAAGGAAAGACAGGGGCTCTTGCTTCAATTTTCACTTTACCATCAGGTAAAAATGTGACATCACAGTAAGCAACTCTACCTGTTGCTTGTTGTGCCATTCTTTCAAGCATTTCTGTATTTTCCCAATAGAATTTTGAAGCACCCTTACTAAATGAACGATACATATCATATAACTTCGGGTCGATATTTTCAAGTTCATTATCAATTTTAAAAATATAATTAAACCCATTAACCCAAGCCTTACCTTGTGTGAACGCATTTTGGTAATGTCTCATTTTTACACGCTCTTCAAAGTCAGGATCTTTTTCTTTTGCTTTTTCTATATCCGACATTGCGGGTGTTTGAGGTAACACACGTCCACCAGTACCTCCACCTAAATTTGCATCTACTACAATTCTTCCCTTATCAACCCAACTTTTAATATCGGGATACATTTCATAAAAAGAATTTACAGCCAATTCAACCAAATCACTTTTATGTTCCCTTTCTATTGATGGTAACCCCATCATAAGTCGTTGAAACTCCATAGTGTTTGCCGGTGTTCCTGATTCTTCACTTTCTTTTGCAGATTGTCTTGCGTATTGTTTGAATTCATCAGGTAAATAGTCAGCAATTGGTGCTTCGTACAAGTTTATTTTTTTCATCCTTTTGAATTTAAATATTTTTTTACTAAAGCTTCAATAGAATCAACATCAGTATCACCAACGTCCATAGTATATGGTTCATCAATTTCTGCATCAAACATTTTTTCATCAGCACCATCAAAGTATTTGTCATCAAGTTCCAATTCAAACTCTACCTCATCTTCTTCTCTACCTTGTGGGTGTGGTTCAGGACGTGTAGCCGGATCGAATCTACTTGGATCGAATGTTCTTTCTCTTCTTGTAGGTCGTGAAGGTCTTGTTTCCCTATCAACATCAGGTTTAACTTCCTTTTCTGTTTCAGTATCAGGTTCAGCAAATTCTACATCTGAAACCATCATTTCCATATCGTTTTCTTTTGGAAAGTTTTTTTGCTCAGAAATAACTCTACCTCTTTCATATCCAAACAAGAACTTCATTTCTTGTAATTCTTTTCTCAAATTTTTTTTCAT